GTCGACCCGCGCATGCTCTGCCCGATAGGATGCTTCACCATCCGGGTCCGGAACACCCCGATCGTTGTCCGCAAACACAACACGGGATATGCCTCCGTTGATGATCATGCGCTTGCAGAGTGCGCAGCAGTCCATGTGCTGCACCAGATCATTGCTTTCACAGTCCCAGCCATATAGATATAGGATGGAATCGCGGAGCTTTTCCGGATCAGCATTGATGAGCGCGTTCATCTCCGCATGAACCGAACGGCACGCCGTGGTGTAGTCGGTGCCACGCGGAATATTGTGGATGATGCGATGACATCCGCCACGCTCGGCACAGGTCTGGCAGTTCTTGGGGGTGGTGTTGGCACCGATGGATACGACCTGGTCATCGCGAACGATCACGGCGCCAAAGCGTTTGCGCAGGCAATTAGAATTGCGCGAGACGGCCTTGGCCATGGCGAGATATGAAAATTCTCGCCGAGTGTCGGCCGCCGCATGTTGCACCATATCATGAGTCATACTGGTTTCTATCCTCCTCTGATAAAGAATAATATGCACTGGACAATCGTTGATGCCCAGATAAAGACCGTGAGTCCGAGGAACATTCTGCCGACACGTCTACCTCTTCGAACTCTGATGTTTATCGTGAGAAGCATGATCGCAAGCAGACCAGCGGTGATCAGCGTGGCCGTATCCAGGCGTATGAACTTCATTGGGATCTGCCTCCAGATGTGAGATCTGTGTATTTACCGTAGCGCGACTTCGGGAGCATGTAGTAGAGTCTCTGGCGCGCACGCGTCACCGCGGTGTATCGCAGGCGCATGTGATACTCTTCATCGTGTGCGAAGTTATCCATGAACAGAACCGAGTTGGCGCTGGCGCCCTGACAGAGTTGTGTGGTGATCACGTGTGCATACTCAAACTTCTTACCCGGATTCATATTCTCATAGTACGTCATATCCTTGTCTCCGAATGGAGCACGGAGGAACTTTGCGTCGCAGAGAAGACCGTCATAGTAATCATTCTTTATGAACTCGGGCTGAAAGTCCATTATAAATGTGTCGGCGCTCGTGTTCACATCCGCACCGGAGACTGTGTACAGTGCTCGGCCAATGGTGCCGTTTGTGAGTGGGAACTGGTTGAGCTTCATGTTCCAGTCATTGCGTCGACATATGAGCCTTTCACCACGCTGGGGATAGGGTGAGTTTGTTCTGATGATGTATTTCCGATAGTAGTCCGTGAGTTCGCGACGCTGTTTGTTTGTGCTGGATACGATGAGATCGACGCCGCGAAAGAACGGCATGAACCTCATGAAGGTCTCGAGATTGTCGTTCTGTGCCCAGAGGAAGGTCACCTCGCGGCCATAGTCGGCGAGGTTCACCGGTTCATAGTTACGAATAGCGGTGGCCAGCTTGATGATCTCCGAATCAAGGTTCTGACGCATGATCTGGGTGATGAAATAGTCCAGATTGTCCATCGTGAAACATTGTTTTCCGGTGACGGGCGGGAGCTGGAGCGGATCTCCGGTCTCCAGAATGGGAGTGTTGTATTTGGTCATGAGTTCCTGGAGACTCTCGGGAAGAAATGAAGCCTCATCGCAGATGATCAACTTGATGCGATCCGGAAGACTTCTCACCGGTGTGAAATTGAGCTTCGTGAGGGGTATGCCAGATCGTGTGATAGGACGACCATCTTCGTTGAGAATGATCTCGTCGGTGGTGTGCATGAACGTGGAGTGTATGGTCTTCGCGAGAATCCCATCCTGGCGAAGCACGTTCACCGCCTGACCGGTGTATGCGACCACCGCGCACTCCTCCTCGTCAAAGTCCATCTGTTCGATGATAAATCTGAGCAAGAACGACTTCCCAACGCCGCTCAGGCCACCGATGCGAAGAATCTGAGAATCGGCATGCTTCTCAGAATAGTACCAATCACAAAAAAGTTTCCACGCTTCTTTCTGCTGAGCGGTGAGATCGTCGTATTCTATCTTATCCCGAATCTTGATGAGAAGGTCTCCTGGTCTCTTTTTCTTCTCACGTTTCTTCGGGGCTTTGATTGTCATGTTCTTACTCATTGGGAAAACATCCTTATAACAAAGATTTATCATTGACAGGGGTGATTTTCGTGGCCAATACCAACACTGCCCTGAATGCACAGAGCAAGCAGGTGATGAAGGTCTACACCGCCAGAGCCTACACCGAAAAGAATCCTCGCCTTAGCAATGAGGTCGAGATCAATGCGCCGGAATATGTACCAACCGTCCCAAAGGATGATAAGAAAGAGACCGTTTCCATGGCACCAAACTATTTTGCCAACAGCAACTTTCCAATCACCACCAGAGTAGCCACGCTTTCTCACTCCATGAAGCTTCCGTTGTTGCGCGGGACAACATGTCCAATCTACATGGACAAGGGGACCGCGTTTCTACTTTTCACACCCACCGCGAAGATCGAGGAGGGTTATCTACTCTACATCTAAGGAGGTGCACGCATGGCAACGCTTGTGACTCTGCAGGATGTCATCGATTCAAGGGATTCGCGCTATGACATGAACAATGTCACCTTCTATGCGCTCACCGATGACAAATCACTGCTCATCAAAGATACTGATCTATTCCAGATATACAGACGGTACATGCTCCCCTACATTGGCACCTACTCGGTGACCAAGGAACAGCGTCGCAGATACCTAACAAAACCAAAGCTGCTGAGCGCCGATGTGTATGGGACACCCGATCTCGACTGGCTCATACTCATGATCAATGATCAGGAATGCGCAAGCAAGTTTCGCATGAAGTCCACGGTAAAACTCATACCATCCGATTCGCTTGCGGAGCTGTATGATACGATCGTGACACGGAGCAACATGCGCCTGCAGGAAAACTGGAACAGATATCTTCCTGCGATTGACCAGTGAACGAAGAGGGAGGGCATGGTTGCCCTCCCTCTTTTCTGTTTTCTCAGTTTTCGGAGGATACCGACTCGGTGACGAGTTCCATGGGAGAATCGTTGGACTCGGCGGATCCACCTTCGAGATTCTCGATGTACATCCCAGGGCCAAGGATGTCCTCGGCGGACTGGAAGTTCTCGGGAACCTTGTCATTGGTCTCATCGATGACCACATCGTCCTTCGATTCGAGATTCTCGGGCACCGGTTCGGCCATGAATTCGGCGGTAACCTGCTTGGCCATGGCTTCGGCGAAGAGATCCGTGAGCGCATGGATGTCGCCGAAGTATTCGACCCGACGGCACGTTTTGCACTCGCGCATGTAGAAACTCATGCGCTGCATGCGGCCATCCTTGGAGATAACGCAGGCCGAGAAGTTGTAGTTGTCCAGATCCTCCTGCTCGATGTCCATGCTGATGGGCTGTCCCGGAGCGATGCCGAGGAGCTGGGCACGACGGATCAGACGTTCCTGGATCTTGCCCATCTGGCAGGGGCACGGAGCAAAGCGTCTGAGGATCTCACCCTTGACCTGTTTCTCCATGAACTCTTCGTTGTGCGCATCCCGCTCAGGGTCGACTCCTCCCTGGTAGTAGTCGTTGGCTTCGATCTCCGCGAGGAGACCATTTTCGTCGATGCGAAGATTGAGCTTGTTGATATCTGTCATGACTATTTCCTCCTGTTGATAAATTATGGCATGAGTGATGTGATGTGGATCGCCGAAAACCCAGCATCTTCGGCGGCGTTGATGTTACTCACGGTATCTTCGATGAGCACGAAATCTTTCCGAAGCTTAGCCGTGCGTTGCTTGATGATCTCCGTGGACAGGAAAGGATCGACCCCGAGCAATTCATCGCTCCAGAACTTCGTCATGTGCGCCAGTTCACGCTCATAGATCGCTTCCATGACCACAACCTTCTGATCCTTTGAGGATACACCGATGACTCTGTCCGGGTTAAAACAATAGTGGTTCTTTCGGAGGAATGAAAGTTTGGCGGCATGTTCCAGCGAAGAGGTTTCCTCGGTGAGAACGTATTGTCTGTCCACGTCAAGACTCTGCTGAAGTTCTACCAGCGTCTTTGGCGCTCGACTGCATGAAAATGGCTGGTCTGGTTTGGTTATGAAGGATTTGAGGTATTCATCGGTCATAATGTGACACCGATCCGGCAGAGCCTGGTAGGTGCACAGAACACCGTCGAAATCCCAGAACACATACTTTTGAAAGAGATCATTCATTGGGCATCCACCTGCGGGCCAAGTTCACCGCTTGCCATCTGGAAAATGCGCTCGACCGCATCGGTGGGACTGTGACCGTCATACTTTGGCGCACGCTCGAGTTCCTTGCAATGGAACATGTCCCAGTACGGGTCGATATCGTAGTGATAGGTGGCCTGCCCGATCGGAGTGTCGATACCTACGATGAACATGCCCTCGTACATGGGATAGGCAGGGTCAGCATGTTGCCTGGATTTCCAGGCGACGCTGTTGAGCGTGCTGTTGACCAACGCGGCGAAGAGCAGTGCTCGATGATCGTAGAGCTCGTTGAAGGTATGAAAACCGTCGCTGACCTCACCCGCGGAATAGCGCGGATGAAGCTCCTTCATCCGCTCGATGTTCTTGTTGATGTTGGCGATGTTGGCGCGATGCTCGGCGTTCTCAAACTTCTTGGTTAATCTTTGTCTCATACAATTCCCTCCATTCATTTCATTCATTCTGACCGATAACAAGTGTCAGGCCAAGTATACCTGCCGAACCGTTATGTTCTCTAATGTATGAATCAAGTTCTTTGACATATCCTTCATATGTATCGCGATCTTCTTCCGGAACCTTCCAATATTCACCCATGGGGCAACGACCACACCACATGCATGAGTAGCCATCACAAACGGTGGTTCCATCTGGTATTGGTGGATACTTGTTGATAAGTGGGTTGGTTGGAGGGTTGCAGATTGTGCCATCGGCATTGATAACCTTATTAAACAACGGCATACCAAATACTCCTCTCAGTGCGACATGGCCCCAACCACGTTGAGACCGCTGAGATCCAGCTGTTGCATCCGCGGAATGAGAATCCAGAAACCGTCCGCATCACGAAGCATGTCGTCCTGCGGAACCGCGGATTGCTCCACATCCTGGCGAACCAGATTCATGAACTCTGCGGCATCCACATCCTGCGGATCGTCGGTGATCTGATCCAGGAAGCTTACCTCTCGACGAGTGATGTCGATGATTGCATCGCGGTCCTCCTGGATCTGCGCTGCAAGCTCGTCGAGGAGACTGAGACGATAGACAGGTCCGGTGGATATATCATCCATGAGTCGAATCATGGTGTTCTGTCCCATGAACGGTTGCAGGAAGTAATCCATGCCATCGGTGGTATCGCCGCGGAACTTCAAGCGTCTGAAGGACAGATAGTACCGTTGCTCGCTCGAATCATATTCAACCACGATGGCAATGTTGGCATCGAAGTTCTTGAGCATGCCAAAGGATTCCGAGATGTTCCCGGTACCCACCTTCTTACCGATGTCCACGTGACCCTTTTCTCGCGCTTCTTCCACGGTTGCAACGCCCTCGCGGTTGAACTGTGATGCGGTGATGATCGGAATGTCAAGCTCGATGGCCAGATCGTGCATCTGGTTCGACACGTCGGCGAGTGCATTGCGTTTCTCCACGCCAGAATAGGGAGGACGAAGACGTTCGATGTAGTCCTGGATGATGCAGATAACCTCCTTGCCGGAGTTATCCAGCTCTTCGACGATGCCCTTGATGTCCGGAACACCGATGTCCATGTTGCCATAGTATCTGAACTCGATGTTGATATCGAGTTCATCCTGGACCACACGGAATCCGCCATCACGCATGATCTTGAGGATGTCTTTGACGCTGTGAGCCTTGATGTCGGTTCCGCCGAAGATGCCATAGATGCGCAGGAAGGTTTCCCAGATGTTGTTTTCCTGGGACAGAAACAGTATCGTCGGTCGCTTGGTCGGATCCTTGTGGGCTCTGCCCTTGTTGTAGAGCTTGATCTGCTTCATGATGTTCAGCAGCAGACCTGATTTGAAACCACCCGTCGCACCGATGAAGTTGTAGACACGAGCATCTTCGAAACCACCGCCGAGCATCTTGTTCAGACCCTGCCAACCGGTGATGAGATAGTGTGCCGTCGAAAGTGCGCGTTCCGCCGCCTCCATCATCACCGCGTTGAAATGATCCTCATCCACCAGATCAAAACGATTCTCTTGGCGTGATTTGCGCCGAGCCGTCGTGAGCTTGTTCATCATGGACTGGAATAGCCTGATCACATTGTCACAGTCCTCCGCATCTCGACCAAGCTCATTGTTGTTGAGATCCGCCAACATCTTCATGATGGGTTCTTTATAATCGTTGAGGAAGAAGGTGTTGAGCTGACTGAAGATCATGTCGTTCATGAACTCGATGTCCTTCTTGCTCATGCGATTGTGCTGGATCCCCTCCATCACATCGCGCTTGATTATGGCCGCGTACTTCTTTGATACATGATCAAGCACATATTGCATGCATATCTTCGGAGAGACAATCCCCTTGTCGAGCCTACCCTCGAGATAATAATGGATGAAAAAATAACGGGCCATTTTGGCCTCGTTCTGTTTGAAACTATCCTCGCTCACACGACTGAAGTATTCCTTCAGGTTCGACAGATTGGAGAAATTGATGTTGCGATTTTCATAGTTGAGCAAATATTCGCAGTACAGATCCAGTGTATCCAGATCTGCATGAATCTGGAGCTTGTCCGTCTGCTTCAGCATCTTTATATAATCGACGCTCATTCATTCACCCCGATTTCAGAGTTCCTAAGTATAGTCTTGTACTGATCTGGGTGGAAAAAGAAAAGGCCCATACGGGCCCTTTCTCATTCTCGCACCACTTCACATGCGAGCAGCCACGGCGATGACTGGTCTCGATACACGTGCGCAATGTGCCAGTTGTCAAGTTTGCGAAACTTGACATTTACAAGACATTGTGACGGTGTGCCATAGATGCCATCAAAGCCGACTTTCTTGTCGAAGTAATAGATGTGAACCAGGTTTCCCGGCTCCAGAGTTTCGAGCCATTTTCCGAGCTTCGGAAAATCTTCGTCTTTGACCGACTGCACAGCATCTGCCGTGACATCAATGCGATCCTGGATCTGTTTGCCCGGAGCGACGGAATTCGATGCTGAACCGATGTGTTCCAACACGAGCCTGGCATTTGTGCTGAAGCGATCGGATTCCTGATTGCGCTCCACGAAACTAATCCCATGTCTATTGCGCGCACGCTCGATGCAGTCAGGAAGGCTGTCGCCCGGAGTGACAATGCGTCCTCCAAAGGCCGGCTCCCATATGAGTGCACAGTGGTGTCCATTCATACCAAGCTCCATGATCAAAGCTCCCTTCTAAATTGCATCGCAGACCATTGAACCCAGGTCATAAATAGTCTGGCGCGGAAGTTCAGAGTGCGGCCAAATATGTCATTGTGGGATCCATATACCAACTCATTGGTCAGCGTTTCGCCATTGATTTTACTATGCACAAAGATTCGATAACCTTTGCGCCAAAGATTCACGTCCATGAGTCCCATCTGGGTTGTGTGAATCTCATGAACACCAATGTTTATGGCATCGAGTGTGTCGTACCAGGAATGTTTGACGAGTCCTATCTCATCGAGATTCTTGGGATCGTACTCATAGAAATGTATTTGCTTGGCGTTCGGTTTGGTTAGCATGATGCGAATCTCGTCTATCTTGGGCCGGCATAGATTATTTACCGAACTTGACACTATTCGTCATCCTTTCTTTCCAAAACTAGATTGGTCACAAAGAAGTAACCTTTCTTAGCGAACGCTTCCTCTGCCACGATCCTCGCCTTACGCTCCGTGTTAGCTTTCACGATCACCGTATCATGGCGTGATGCGTCCATATTCACCTCTGCCGTAGCTATCCATGTTTTGATTGCCATGTCAAACCTCCAAAACAACTGAACCAATCTAGGTTCAGCTGTTTTCCGCGTGATTTTTCACGTCAACCGCGTCCTCTGCATACACAATATCCATATGCGCCTTGACGCCCTTGGCATGCTTGCTGCCGACCTTGACGCCTTTTCCCTTCGTGACGCTCTTGATGCGTACCACCGTGCGATCCGGCTTGGAGATGACACCCGTCTTGATACCCAGGAAGGTTTCCATGCCGTTATCGACGAAGCGTCCGGCGGTGGCGAGCATGGGACGTGCATTGCGCTTGATGACCTTGCTCGCGGAGCTCACGGCGGTGTTCGCAAGCAGGCCGAAGTTATCCGCCGCATAGTGCAAATTGTTCATCAGTTCTTTGTTGTTCATTGAGTGAATCCTCCTTCTTATTTTGGTTTCACTCATATAGTATATAGCTCATTTATCGTCTCTTAGTTCATCGCGCACGCGCATGAGAATTCTGCCGAGGTGATTCTTTCCCCTGCCTTCACATACACCCCAGTAGGTATCACCCCAATCGTTACCTTCGATGAGCTCGGCGTCTTCGGTTGCAAGGAGAGCCTCACGAAGCTCTGGATTACGATTGAACTTATCGAAGACAATGGCGTACATGATGTCGTCCTTGACATTTTCCCAATCCTTGCGAAGATTGACATGGCGTCCACGACGCTTAGCCTCATTCGGCTGGAGCAACGCAAACTCCACGGCTCTATCCGGATCTTTTTGAGCCTGAAAAGCAGCCTCGTTATTGCGATATTCGATGCCGCCATACATCACAGGTGCTCCGTAGAAGTTGGAAAGAAAATAATACTTCCCCCTGAAACGATCTATTGTCTTCATGATTGTAGATCTCCGATCATGATAAATGTGCCGTTTCTGCTGCGATAGAATACTTTGTTACCATCCTCACTCACATAGATATCATCACTGATAGGAATATAGTCAGCATCGACGGCTGGTTGCTCGGGCTCCGGTGGGATCGTCATCGGTTTTCTCTGTGGAATAACCGGCTCGATCCGATCCTTTCCAAACAGATTGGACCAGATGCTCATGATTTGTCCTCCTTTAGCACCCTTCTGAAATCTTCTAACGTAAGTTTACGGGACTTATTGTATTCCTCAGCCAGCGTTGGTAGGATGTCCGTCTCGTAGTAGCGATATAGGATCTCAGACATATCAAGGTTACGATCCATAGTATAGGCATACTTATCGTGACGAGCCTTGTTCTCCTCCTCATGCTCTTCCTCCTTCTTGGTTTTCACCTTTTTGACGATGGATATGCGATGATCCTTGCGATAGCGAGCTTCGAGCATGTATACCTTATCCGATTCTTCGAGGGCATCCCCTCGTGTGATGCGCAGTGTGATGAGATCGTTGGGTTTTGTGCCTTCGAGGAGTTCGTCGATGGCATCGATGATCTCATCGATGGAATAGTTGGAGAGAATGGATCGTCCGACCTTGAACTCATGGTATGTCGCCGATTCTGGATTGATATATCGCTCCAGTTTCCATTTGCTCCGATCACTGTCGCAGATTCCACCGACCAGATATCCACCATCGTTGATGCCGCGTTCGAGCACCGTGAAGTTCCCAACATAGTAAAACTGTTTTCGGAAGATCTGGTGCTGATGAATGTGGCCAAACATCACCGGACCCTTGCAGGAGTCGCAGAGATCCTTCACCTCATACTCGTAGGTCTTCATGGGCATGGATTCGGATTCCTGCACGAAGAACTTCATCGACGAGGTAAGACCATGACCAAGGATCAAATCATAGTGCTTGTCCTTGGTTAGATACTTTGTTATCTCCGACGTGTTCTTCACGTGCACATCGGGGAGTATCAGAACTTTATAGTCATCCCAGATCGTGGTTTCTTCGTAGGTCTCGTAGATGCGGAAGTCCACCCCGTCGTCGTTGTTGATATAATGATGAACATTCGACAGCTGATCATTCTCGTGGGCCGGAGTTCCCTTGACCACGACGACCGTCGCATTCTTCTTCTTCGCAGTTTTGTAGAGCTGATCAAAGAACCAGAGGTAGACGTTGGAATAGTCGGAGTTCAACGAAAGAATGCAGTGCGATGTATCTCCGAGCACGAAGATTCCGTCGAGCCTCGAGAATCGATTGATCACATCAAAGAACTGGGTCTTGAGCTGTCGCTTCATCTCCTTCGCGGTGATGGTTCTCCTTCCGATGTGAATATCTGCGATGGAGACAAATATCTTGTAATCTCTCATGGGTGATGCTCCATTTCAATCATTTATATAGTGCTGTAGCGAATGGACTCAAAAAGAAAAGCCCCGAGAGGCTTTTCTCAGCGTGCATTGTATTTGACATACTCAGCACGTTCCCCCATCTCCTTGACGTTCGCAACGTCTTCGAAGATAGCGATGCATTCTCGCATGGCGGCGAGTGTGTTATCCTTGCCGAGGAGACGCACCGCGTTCATGTCAGCTTCACATTCTTCGCGAAAGGATCTCACCGGAGCAAACTTGATGATGCGACCCTCGCGCACGGCCTTGATGATGTCATCGAGATGACCATTAACGAGATGGCCGAATTCATGACATATCAGATAGCGCTGAGCATTGGTGCTGAGATGAGCAAAATATTCGTCGGTGATGAGCAGCGGGAGCGGCATGAGTCCGTTGATCCCATTGCCGGAGATGACCGTGATGCAGCAACCTTTCCCACCGAAATGTTCGAGGTTCGCCGGAGAGTGTGCGACCGCATATTTGCCGCGAATGTGATACATCGAACCGTCATAGATATCGACGGGCATGAGCGTGCTGTCGATGCGCCCGGGAACAAACCCATCCTTCGATTTTTCATCACGGATGGCCTCCGCATTGAGACTGAAGAGCATTTGATTCATCTGTGTTGTACCTCCGTTCAATATTTTATTCTCTTCAGTTCTATAGTATATGATCCATCGCATCCATGGAATCAGAAAAAGAGACGGGACCACATCGGGTCCCGTCTCATCATATCAGATACGATCACGAATAATCTGGCAGCGATGCTCGTAGTTTTTCGCAAAACATTTGCCAGAATATGCTCGGCGCAGATAGTGCTCCGGGACTCTGATGAAGTCTCCGTAGAGCTTCGCGGGAAGCTGCCGCATTCCGGCCTCGCTCAGATAGGGACGAAGCCTCAACAGTGCCGATTTAATTTCATTGGGATCAGTATAGGGTGCATATGGATCGACCGGTGCCTCCGATTCGACCTGAACCGGCTCTTCGGGAAGTTCCGGGAGCTTGATCATGCGGAGCTTGCGAGCCTCAATTTCCTCATCGCTGAGAATCTTGAGCTTGGAGCAGATCTTCTTGAGTGCGATTGTTTCTTGGTGATTGAGGAAGCAGAGCCTTGCCAGCACGGTCGTGGGCAGAAGTGGGCCAAAGATCAGAGCATCGACAGAATGCATCCTCCCGTAGACATCGAGCACACATCTCATGGACATCGGGTTGAGTTCCTCGCAGATGCGCTGGATCTCATTGTCCTCGAGAAGCTCGATCGGTCGTTTGAGCTTATCGCCGGCATCCTCATAGAATTCCGGGGCTATGGTGAACCGGTCTGCCACCTCACAAAGATCCTCGCGCGCAAATATTGATTGGGGGAACAATGTGTTATGCTTCGTGTTATGCTTCGCGGCGGTTTGCTCCGGGTTTTTGGTCTGGGGTACCGGTATTTCATCCTTTGTCGCGGTTGGCTTTGCGACATTCGAAGGTTTCGTCGATGTTGTGCTCTTCCTGGCCGGTTGATCCTCCGAAAAGCTGATGCGGCCATCGGAATCGATGAGAACCGTGGCATAGGATCGTCTCGACGGAGTGATTTTGTCGACAACCTTTGGCGACAGGCATTCTGGAATTGGATGTCCCTCGTTATTTCGGTATGCATCATCGCCCGTGAGCCAGTGAATGGTCTTGACAATCTCGTGCATCTCCGAATAGTCAAGGTGTCCGAGATGACGCGAAAGCAGGACAACCGGTATGGTTTGAATGATGTGAGGGACCAGGCTAAAGGTGGTGGTAACTGCACCATAGTTATCCTCTTGATCAACACAGATGGATGGGTTTGTGTTGTTGTAGGCGGGAATCACGGTAACGGTGCTGAAACTATCCCAGCTCATAGGCGGACGCACAATGAGCACGGGACGAGAGCCGATGAGCATGAGCGCGCTGTTCAATGCTTTGGTGATGGCCATGTCTTCGGATTGGATGGGTGATTTTGTCAAGAAAATGTCCCCCTGCGAAATGCTTTTCATTGATGGTTGCCCCTTTCATATGTCAAAATTTCGACGAGGGAGTCAAATCTCCCTCGTCGAATCTATGATATATATTCAATTTTTCGCTTTATCCGTATTATTGGACCTGAGAATTTTGTCATAGATCGCAAGGAGTTTGCGTCGTTTTTCCACGGATTCCTTGTCGTCTCCATAATCCTTCGCATTGCTGTGGAACATGCGCAGTTCGGCAAAGCACTCAAAAAACTCGGCGAGAAGGTTCTGATCAATGTCCTTCGTCAGTTCATCGATCTCTTCGTCGGTGAGTGTCTCATCGCCCGGATTGATGTCGGTGATGAAACGGGATTCATATTTCTTTGCTCCATCCCCGATGAGATAGTCTCTGAGTGCGCGATTGTGGGGAACTTGCGGTGTTCCCATGGCGATCATGAGCATGGTGACAATCAGACCGCAGCGCTGGCAGTTGAGGCCGTCGTAGGTTGCGTCCAGCGTTGCACAGATGCTGTCCCAGTACTCGAGGGCTCGATCCATCGCATGTTCCACGATAATGCGCAGTTCCTCATCCGTGGTATTTGGATTTGGTGTGGTTACCTCAGACAATGCTCTAAAATAGCATTCGGCCGCAATATCCACGGACATGTCATAGCCATCTATTCTGGTGGCATTTTTGTCTGCTTCGCTGAGCACCCGAGCGATGAGATCATCGCACCAGCGTTTATCATCTTGGCTTATCATCTGAAACTCGGAACTCCTCTCCTTCGATAGATGTCGAAGTGATACACATGCTCCACACCATCCGCATCAACATAGATCATCGGATGTCCCTCCATCTCGAGACTCCAGTGAAGCCATGATATTCGCGGAAAGTATTGATCACAATCAAAATCCTCATCAACTCTGGTCAGATATATGCGATCACAGTGCGAGATCAGGGCACGGTATAGAATGCCGCCACCGAGGAGCCAGCACGAATTCGGCTCCTGGTTATATTGGTACCAATCGTCGAGGAGTTTGCGCAGTGTCATGCATTGGCAATCGGCGAACTGTGGACCAATATTCTCCGGATTGTTGGTGATTATGATGTTTGTGCATTCTTTGAGGGGTTTTCCGATGATCTCCGCAGTTTTGCGACCCATGACAACGGTGTGATCCTTTATCAGAGCGCGAAGTCGTTTCATATCGTTTGGTATGTGAATTGGCTGATCACCGTTCTTGGCAATGCCATTCTTGGCATCACATAGCACAATAGCATTCATCCATGATCCTCCGCGTAGTTTGTAACATCCAGAATTGCGGCAGCATTCGTATGTGATTCGTTCGCATGGAGTTTCTCGTTGAACATGCGGCGAAGATCGTCCGCGGTATAACTATTCGAAGAATTGCCGGTGGCATGCTCCGCATGGTACTCATATATGCGGCTGCCCTCAGAGGTTGGAGACGACCATTCTTTGTCATGATACCGTCGGAATAGATCAAACGGCCGTGAGTCTCTGGACTGGAAGCACGCACGCATGGCAATCTGGGCCTGGTTCTTGTTGCCCTCCGTCCAGTTGTCCCAATGGCGAATCTTGTACATGAACTTGGTATTTGCCGGAAATCCGGACTCGATGGCCGTATCCTTGATCCGCTTTGCCAGAAAGTCGCCGGCCATTTCGACACCGTTGGCATTGCGATGGAAACTATGTTCCGGAACAGAAAACTTAATGTATGGCGGATCTGTATACGGCGACTCCTCATCGATGAAAATGCCGTAGCCTGCCCAGGCGAGGCGTACAGCCTGATTCATGGTATCGGATGTCATCGGATCACCTCCATGGGCGTCCGCGGCGGCCATATCCGGTTGGCGCCGTCTTCAATCACCTTTGCCAGATCATAATTCATGGATTCGATCCAGATGACCGGGAACCCGGAGTTCGCCAACTCGGAGATATTCTCCTCGTAACGGGCAACTGCGTTCATGAGGGCCCGATAATCCTTGTCTTTGCCAGACTCGCCGTAGCGATCCCTGAGTCGTTCAATCCACGGCTCCTTGAGTTCTGGCCTCGGGCAGCACATGGCGATTGGTGTTTCTTCCCTATGACAAAGAAGCTCGCGGCGAACGCCGGCATGGCTGGAGGTAAACACCGTATAATGCTGGGTTGTGGACAGATCCACGGCGAAGTTGACGTAGATCTCTTCCCAGTTCGGCCAGCGTTTGCGCACACCGTTCTCCTCGAACCAGGTGTTGGTGGACTCGAGGTCGAGATAGTTGTAGTATTGCTCGGCGAGCGTAGACTTGCCGATGCCCTGGTATCCAATGATGATCATGATGGTTCCTCCTCATAAAGTAAACGGCACTTACAGGAGCATGTGTGGTTGATGGATTCGAGCAAGGTCTCTCTATATTTCTGGTCCCGGTGGCTGTTCCATTCCGTAAAGAACTCATGGAGCGGGGTTTTGCACACAAGACAGGTTCTCGGCGGTATGACATCGGTACATTCACCGTGGTACTGACGGTCACCGTACCAGGAAAACGACACGCGTCCCAGCAATCGAGGCTCCAGCCTATTCAGCACCTCGATGAGTATCCAGCTGGAAGGCGGCGAATACATATGATGCAGGTATTTTGTGGTCAGTTCCGTGAACGGTTTAATGTTCATCGGGAACAGGGTGACCTCGTCTGCACCACGGAAGAAGGCCGTCTTGACGGACATCACCGCATCGGTCAGCTGCTCGCTCGGAGTAAGTTTGGGAATGCCAACAAGCACGTTGAGGATGACCTCCATTCCGTGGTCATGAATCATTTCCATTCGACGGAACAGCCCAAAATCATCGATGGATTTTCGTATGGTCTTCCTCGAACGTTCCGACGCGGACTCGAAGCCCATTTCAATGACAATGTCCTTGCCGGGAAGCCAGCGCTTGAGGTTACGAAGAATCTTGTCGGTGATGGTTGTGTAGTGGGTCTCAAAGATGATCGTCGGAATGTGGCTTTTTGCCAGGGCCAGACAGATTGCCCTCAGGCATATTGTCGGCACCTCGTATGGATCCAGGATGCTTCCGTAGGATCCAATGAGAACGGCGGTCACCTTACCATCAAGGGACTTCACGTTGCGCCGTGTGGTGCGATATGCCTCCAATGGCCGCAGGGTTTCACCTTCGCCATAGTTACACATGATGCACGACCCGGTTCTTCTGAATCGACAGCCGCGACTGGTGTAGATCCAGGTAGAGAATTTATCCCAGACTGTCACCTTGCAGGTCTTGTTGTCGCTTAATATCTCCATGGATCCTGTTTCTCCTCATATACAACCGCAGTCTTTCCAGGCCTTTGCAACCCGTGGGCCAACTATCGCCCACCAGTCGACCATTTCTTCACACTTTGACCACGGTCCATAGTGTTCCTTGGCCTGGCTGTCCAGACCACACTCGTTTAGAAACGCGTGCACCAGCTCATGGCGTAGGGCGTGTTTCCAGATACCATCATACTTCTCCGGGATATCCCGAGGATAATCCTCTTTGACCCGGTGATCCGACAGAACGATGAATTTACCATTGCTGCAACAGTAGGCATCCACGCCGAATTTTTTGAGGTAACTATCATCGTTCACCTTGCGCACATGGATTCTATAGGTAACACCCATCACGTCCACGCTATCGACCTTCGGTCCAAACCTGTAATTCAACTCATCGCTCACCGGTAGCAACCTCCGTTTCCTCTGCCAGATTGGGTACATCAACGACGGGCGGTTCATCCGCGGATAAATCTTCGTACTCGGCCATGCGGTTAAGCATATCCCATGTCCGGTCATCATCCGGCATGAACGTTGTGCCCGTATATGAGTATTCCTCCTGGTGCATCCGTTGTGTTATCTGCATGAAGACAGCATTGAGAATAGGTAATACCAGAAACCCCAGTATGAGAGCACATGCAAGTACGTAGTAAATCATGATACGTCTTGCCTCTTACCTGCAATCGGATTCAAATAGAGAATTGGCTTCAGTATCCGAATGTCACTCATTGGATCATTGGTATCGGTGGTTGCATACATGAACCCAACGCGACAGGTCTCGATATTTTTCCGTACCAGATCAATCATATCATTGGCAACATCGAGACAAACGTAATCGTCGCCGATATCAGTGATATAACCGACAATCTTCTCTGGTCTGATACACATCTTCTCTATAAGGGGTGCAGTGTTCAGATCTTCGCCAAGCTGGACGAAGACGCCGAGGGTGCTATGGGCATACAAATACCGCATGATGGCCGCTTCCAGCTTATAGTATAGGATCCCGTTGTTAATGTTAGGTTCCCAGGCCTTTATGAGCCTGGGAACCGTAATCAATGAGCCGTTGTTTGTCATATCATTTGTCTCCGTTTGACATATGGTTTAATCGATCGAAGCTAACAATTCTCTCGTTGCAGCTCTTCCCATCTGTCTCGGGTAATACGGTAAATGCGATCCTTCTTGCGGTCTTTGTAAATTCCGTGGGAGGTCTCGAAGAAGGCGTAGTCCTCACACATGAATTGAAAGCCGAACCGCTCGTAGAACCTAACCAGTCCAGTACAAAGATGCACCGCATCGATGTTACAGGAGCGGAAAGCATAGTTGAGCAGAGCTCCAATTAGATTTGATGCAATACCGAGTTTGCGATGGCCCTCGGTCACATACAACGAGGAGAGCACCGGATATAGGTCCTGACGAAAGGTGGTGTCGTTGGTTACCAATTTGATGCAACCCACCACGTTCTCACCATCCAGCGCCACCCACGTGCGAGGGAGACTGGATGAAAGCGCGGTGGGGTAGAATCCGACATCTCTCGTACACAGAAATATCGTATCGTTCATGGTCATTCCGCATTCTTCGGCCCACCAGTCGTACATGATCCCGGCAACCTGTTTCACTGCGTTGGCGTCCTGACCGTATGCATCGTTGAGAAGTCTATACTCGATACTCATATTTCGTTTGATTACACCGCCACTTCGATGTCGCATCCGGGCCCGTTGCCGATCCTGTGGTCGAACTTGCAGGCCACGTAGTTGATGAGCTTCAGATCTTCCGGCTTGAAGTCGAAGAAGGACTTCACGTCCGGATTGATCCAGAACTCCGGATTGCTGTAAGGAAGTTCGTAGTCTCCTGTTAAGGTACTGATTGGAACCCGACGGATCTTAGCGTTAACATCTCCGGCCGTAACACGCTCTTCATAGCTGGTGGCATCGAGTGATGCCCTATCCCAGTAGGTGTCAATGAGTTCTTGCACCACGGGGATGTGACGATCGTAGATGTGCATATCCGCCACCATGTGATCGAAGCGGCCAGGCTTCATGCCGACGACCTGGGCGATCATCTGGACCAGAGCCGCATACTGCATCACGTTCCAGCCGTTGGCGGTGAGCATGTCCTGGGAGCGCTGGAACAGGATGGCATTCAGATATGTACCGTCGGCATCCTTCGTGACGTTGAACATGACGGAGTAGGCGCAGGGAGACAGGCCCATCTCGCAGAGGTCCGCATGGTTATAGGTGTTGGTCATGATGCGACGGGAACCAGGATCGTGCTTGAGATCCCAGAGCACCGCGCCGATCTGGTTCAGATAAACATAGCCGTCCACCGGATCCACCTTGAAGTTGCCGTAGAACCCGGAGTCGAGTTCCATCCTGTCAGTGGATTTGTACTTGTGATGCTTGGACAGCTCGCCGATCTGGTATCCGTAGGCCTTGCCAATGGTACCGTCGCCAACGTCCCAGGAATCCCAGACCTTGGAATTCAGCTCGGACAGCTTGCTGGTCTGGCGCTGGTAGATCCACAGGATCTCGTCCACGGCGCCTCTGAAGAACTGCTGCCTAAGGGTGATCGTCGGGATGGGATCCTTCCGAAGATCGTAGCTGTCCTTCACGTAGAGCAGCTTCTTGGTGTGGGCAGGGGTCCCGTCCGCCCACTTGGGTCTAACGTCGAACAGCTCGTCCGAGTAGCCCTCGTTGATGATCTTTGTACAATTCTGTACAAAGAGATGATCTGCGTAGCTCATTTTCAAATTTCCTTTCCTAATCGATTTCGGGAACACCCGGGAACCAATATACGTCTATGTTTGCATAGGGGCATGCGACGAGATGGGATTTGTCATCATCCGTTTTGGTGTTCCAGTGATGCACCGATAGTATGTCCTTGGTGAATACCTTGAGAATATCGCGCATCTCCGTGAGAGTCCCAGAAACCGTGGCACTGTTATCGCGATCCATGATGATGTTCAATATGAACCTCGGTTGTCCGTAGCCTCGTATGCTGTCCAGGCGCTGCATCTCCTCAAGCAGGGTCACGGTTTTCCTTTCCGGTATGCCGTTCCTATTATTCCAGTCCTCCGATGCGGCATCGAGCGATCCCCATGTGTAGTTAAAAATGCTGCTGGAGCCGCAATTCTCGGTTGGGCATCTGATCTCTATTTTGCTATTGGGGAGGTAGGAATCGTTTTGATCGATGACCGTTAGCTCATCGCCGTCCATGGCGAGTGTATACTTCTCGACGGCGGTTAGCCTGACAACGGGCATACTCCCACATTTCTTGCATCTTCGCAGGGCATTGCATTTTACCTTGAAACTGGTCGGTATCATCTCGGATTACCTCCTCCCCTAGCAACATCGTGCGGATACGATGGCTGAATCATCAGCCATCGACCTGCTCATCGTCCGTATCCTTGTGGACCTGGCACAGCCGGATCTCGGGATCGTCCTTCAGAATCTCACGGAACAGGTCCTCAGGGACCATGTTGTTGCAGCCGTAGTAGTCACTGATGTCGTCGTCGAAATACTGGACGACCTCGTTGTTGAACAGTGCGAAGGTGTACTTGACGTTCTCGTCGCGGGGATCGCTGAGCTGGATCACCGAGTTGAAATAGGGATTGCCGCGAAGGGCGGCCTCGTACAGGGATGTTCTCTTGTCGCGGTCCGTGCCGGTGTAGGTGAAGCGCATATCGATGCGAACACCGGAGATCTCGTCGGGGGCATTCACGATCTCCTGCAGAGCCTTGTACTTGACATAGTTCATGCAGATGATTTCGATGGTCAGGAAACCCTCGGAGACATCGGCGTCACCAATGTCAACGGCGATCTCGGGATCGTCACCGAAGGCGGCGATGACCTTGTGCGCATAGGCAATCCAGGGTGCGGAGATGGTCGGAGCGCCTTCCTTGTCCTGATCATTCATGTATACGAGCTCTTCCATTGCTATTGTCCTCCATTTTTTTTTAGTTGTTGTCGGTGTTGGGTTCTGTGTCTGCCTCTTTGTCCTCGGAGAGCGGTTCCATGAAGATGGCCTTGCCGCCATCCGTGGTCCCGACGATGGCGAGTTTTTCCACGGAATCGTAATTACCATCTTCATCGGGCTTGCCGGCGAAGACATTCAGTTCCAGTTCTTCCTCGGTCAGTCCCTGGAGCCAGCTCAGTAAATCTCTCGCGTTCATATTTACCTTCCCCCTTTCTATGATTACAGCTTTGAGAGCCTTGCGAGACAAATTTGTTTGATAGCCTCCTGGTCCGTCGCTACCGCCGGTACGGTGGTGGAGTAGGCCACGGCCTGCGCAAATTTGAGACATCCGGCATCCGGAATGCCGGCCGGTGTGAGATCGTAGTTCGTTGCGCCGATGAATGACATGGTATGGAAATGGTAGGTTTCTCCGCAGTACGAGATTGTCGAGCGGCGCGTGCTGATGTAGTTGAAGAAGAAATCCTGCGCATTCTCGGGCACCGCGTAGATCATGATCATGGCGGTGCCATAGCAGATCACATCCTTGATGACCGGATTGATTGTGATGATGTTGTCGAGGCTGGAGATCGTGTCGAGATACACAAACTTCAGCGTGTCGATGTAGAGATTGTCCTCCGAAATCGAGTATTCCATGACACGCTCGACGGTGACAACCGCCGTGTCAGGCACGGGGCGCGAATTGGGATCCGGTCCGACAAAATAGAGAATGAAGTCGGAGACGTTCGGTTTGATCACCTCCGGCTCACCAGAACGGAACACTTCTTTCACGGGAACATTTTGCACGAGAACGGTGACATGATTACCGTTTCGGCTGATTGCGGTATCTCCAACGGTCAGCTTTCCGATGATGCTCATATGATTCCCTCCAACGGCAGTTTGGTATTATTGTATTTTTCGAGCTTTTCTCTGATCTCTTCGTCTGTCAGATGATTGATATTGATGCCGGCGCTGAATATGCTGGTTCTCGATAGTCCCACACGAGGATGGTTGCTCACAAAAACATCGCAGATGGAATACACCGCACGCATGTAGCGCAGTTCGTCGTATCCAAGCTCACGGCAACGATCCTCGTTCTTGTAGATGAATATGACTCCGGTGATGACTCCGCGAGCTGTTCTATCGAGATTATCATTGCCTAGGAGCGCCGTGATCTCCTGGGTTACGGTATCCATCGACGAAAAGCTGAAGCTGTCATGGATCTTGAACGCGCGATCGATCCGATATGTTCCCCCGAAGTAGGAGACATAGGTCGGCAGAATCCTCAGCATGTTGAAGTATCTCTCGAATGATTCCTGATCATCCGAGGCTACCAATGGAAACCGATAGTGCCGGAGCAGCACCACCGGACTCCCATATTCTTCGCAGGGTTTCGGTTTGTTGAAATCGAATACCGGTCCGGTTTCCTGGATGTATCCGGAGGTTGCTTCTGCGGATCCATGAGATGAGTATGGCTCAGTAATGCCAATCATCTGCTGAATATCCTCATCGCTGAACCGACTACTATCCGCTGCCATAAAGTCCATGTTACACTCTCCTAGTATTCAAAGATTTGACTGAGTTCCGGAAGACTTGCGGTGAGGATATTTACTCCCCTCGTCACATCAAATAGACACTGGAAACAGACGATGAATGGGTCCAGATCCTTGCGAGAGATGAAACGTGCTCTGGTCTTTTTGTTCTTTTTCTTGCTCATGAGGATCACCATGACACCCTCTACCGTGTCAGGGCCGTGGACCTCTTCATAGAGCATCGCATATGCGGCGAGCTGGAGAAACTGGGTGAGGAAGAAATCCTTGGCTGTCTTGTAGTCCACGAAGATCACCTTGTCAGGATCTTCCCAGCCATCGATTCCACAATCGATGGTTCCGCCTAGCTCCTTGCCCACCACAACCTGCTCGGTGAATTTGACATGATACCTTCGATGTTTGCTGAATTCCTCGAACCAGTCGAAGAAGTTGTCCAGCGCATTGTTGACCTCTTGCACATCATCGGGATCATCGATGCCGAATTCTTCGTAATCCACAAAGGCCATGCGCTTTGGATTGAAATAGTTTTCAACCACCGAATGACAAAGAGAACCGATGTTGGCGGTGCGATCGAGTTCTTCCTTATAATCGATACCCTTGAGACCGAGCATGTTTGCCCAGACCATGAGCGATTCCTTGCCGATCATCTTGATCACGTCGCTGACTCGCATGACCTTCTCACCGTCGGCGTTGATGTAGTATCGATACCCTCTCACATCATTCTTCCCCTTCGAACCCTTCTTCTTCCACTCGCTCACGTCATATCCTGCCTCGCCGAGCCAATCCGCCACGATGGTTCGATGACAGAACGAACCGGTGCGCTCGTAGCAACAGAGCGCAACATCCTTGCCACCGGAGAGCTCCATGAGTTCACGCACGACCTGGTGTGGATCAAGGACACCCAGCACCTCTCTTCTGAAGCGCTGGGTGTACAGTTCCTCATCTTGTCCTTGACGTTTATATTGCCAGAATATCGATCCGGATGGAGCAAGCGGTCGATACACCGGACCCTTCCACTCCTCCGGAACCTTTGTGCTGATGGCCACCGGCACGATATCCTTCGGAAGCTTTCGCGCCGCGGCATAGTATGTGGTATAGATCATGCTCATTCTCCAAAAGCATCAAATTTATCGCAGTGAAAATATGGGAGGCAGTACTCGTCTCTTCCCAGATTGGCACAGTGATATAGTTTAGTCTTTATCGTAATGCTGCTGTGTGCTCCTCGAGTTTTCTCACTGCGTTTAACATCGATCACACGATTGACATGTCGGCAACGATCACATCTTCCATGGTCACCGCTCTTCACGCCGTTGGGACACGACAGCTTGAGTGATCCGATCTTGTTGTGTGCGCAGATCACACGAAGATCGTACAAACGGCGAATGGGCTGCTCCGAGATGAATTCATGCTCATCCGATTCGAGCACGAGTTCTTCGAATTCCGCATTCCCGCAGTTCATGCATGTGACGTTGTTCGACCGAAACTTCTTCATTTTCTCCTCGGTCTGGATTGCCGTAATGGCGTTGTCCACAAAGCCTACACCGGATGATCCTCCATGGGTTCCCATAGCTACCTCCAATTATTTCGTTGTTGTTCGCATATTAAAAAGGAACAAGGTGACATTACTATATACACCTTGATACCTTATATATGTGTCCAACCGACAAGAAGGGGGATCTTTCATATGATCGAAAACATGGCCAACATCTATCTGCCACAGGTCTCGGACGAGGGCCTGGACGAGAGCGTGGGCGCACGCTCGATTTTTTATCGTCTCGGAGAATCTGAGATCTTCAGCTACGCCAACAATCATGTGATGATCGGCGGGCTGCGTCTCGTCGATGTGATTCCGCGCATGGTTGTGCCCGACATGGGATTCATCCATGTCGATCCTTCGATGTTCGACAAGACCCTGAGCTACGAACTCTTCGAATCCAATCGATTCCATCTCAGCTGCAAGAAAAACATGCGTGACATGCTCAGCCGCGGTCTCGTGCAGATGGTCTATTCGGAGACCTACCGTTTGCCGACCTCTATTCCGTACATCGTACAGACGACGGCCGATGGAAACAGGATCTTCGTGAACATCACAGACTTTGTCACGATGGATCAGTTTGGCGTGTTCAATGTCGACAGCGCTCGCAACTACTCCGCGCTCATGGCGGTGCTCTTCGCGGCCTGTCTAGCCCAGCGCATCACCAGCATGAACGCTGCGATAACGAGCTCTTCCATCGACGGCATGTGCAGCATGTACGCATCGATGCTTTCGCGCATCATCACCGGCATGGTGCATGTGGATCCGATCACGTCGGAGAAAATCCGGTATCTCTGCTGGGAGTTCGCTTCGATCCAGATGTTCGGGACCGAGATTGGCACCAAGCGCTTCTATGCGACCAAGAAGCGCAACTTCCCCAAGCTCACCAACATCATCCAGGAGACGCTCGATAATCAGTTCAATGTGGATGCCTTTGATGACATCTCGCTCTTCGTCGAAGAACTCAAGAAACACATCAGCCCACTCAAGGGTCTCACGACCTATCTGATCTACGACAAATGGATCCGTACCTATGGTTCTGCGACGGCCATGAGCCTGGACTACTTCGGATACCATCTGTACACCATCTGCATGGTGCTCCTCGAGAGCCCGCTGATCACCCGCTCGGCGCTGGAGCCTGTGCTCGAGAAATCCCGCGGCAGTGATCTCTACAAGTATTTCCAACAGCTCGTCTGATGCTGTGGCCAACATGACGGGAGGGGACAATGCTCCCTTCCCGTCATTCACTATCATGAAATCGGAAAGGAGGAATCTCCTTGATATCCACGGAAGTAAGAAAATCTGAACTCTATGATACACTCGCATGGATGGGTTTGCTCTCCACGGAGGAATATCGCATCAGAGAGGTGCGCTCTTCCAGCTTCGATCGATATGTTGATCTCGATGTGAACTATGATGACATCGATCGTGTCGGCTATTTTCACCCGCATGTGAGCATGCCCCTGTCCTACGAAGGAGTGACCGAGCTTTGGTACGAAGGTACCTATCTGAACCCGGAGAGCCTCGAATGGATCAAGACAGCCAATCAGCTGCACGCCGTGCTCGACCACAAGGTGGATGACACAAAACCCGTGCATGCCTTCGTAAACCCAGGGATCATCCATCGCTACAGCAAGGTGGTTGACGACGATGCGGAATACACTCACACGGTGAGCATCGATACCACCGAAATCATGTATGCCGAAATCGATCACATTGAATATTGCGCATACTACATCAGCGAAAACGCATATCATGTGCCGGAGCACGAATGGATGGATGATGAGCATACCATACTTCGTTTCAGCGCTCCCTACAAGCATGACATCGATTTCTTCATCTGTTCCAACCTTGTTACGGTGCAGAGCGTGAAGGCCGGTGAATCGGCGCTGCTTGATCACCTGCAGTCGAATCGTTGTTATCATCGCATCTTTGTCGACGATTCCCCGAGCTATCCCATCGATGCCAGATTCTATCCATATATCAGCGTGGATAAGAATTGCGTGGTTCGCGTCTTTGACGATAACTACCATACGATCCTGTACCCGGAAATCTGTCGTCTGCTGCTCTATCCAGAATTTCTCGACATCGATGATCCGTACAACAGCGACAACGAGTATCTCAGGTCATTGCCAGTTCTGGATGATCACATACTGGCGAGCGACACGGACGATGAGATCCTTCAGAAGTTTAGCACCATGGCCAGCTATTTCTACCGTCTCTGGGAGAAATATCCAATCAATACCGCCGAACAATCGGATTTCATCATCTGCGACAACACAAGACTCGCGGACAAGGCCTTTCTCAGAACAGATATCGACCTCGTCGAAGGGTCCGTGGATCGCATCATTTCGCTCGTTCCGGCAGAACCTCACCGAGAGCTCATATTCTACGAAGGATATGTGTTCAGCGACTATGAGATTCGAAGCATGTATCACAATCGTAGCACCGATCACTACAGTGAAAACACGACGAACGGCATTGACCGGTACGTGATTGATCCATCCTACGATATCTCAAAGCTCAGCATCATCAAGTTCAATGCGAACGAAGACACGGTGATCGTCAATGCTGGTGAATATTTCGATGAGAACAATGTGCTCCAGCTCCATCGCAAACTCAATCGGTTCTATCGAAATCTCATGGTCCTGCGCACGCAGATTCTCGATCAAGAGGATCAGGACAAGGTTCGCATTGCCACGGAGGAACCGGACATAAAGGATGGTTACCTGTGGTTCGAGCTCCTGATCAATGCGGTGCCAGAGATGTTTGCGACCAAGGCCGTCGACACCATCAACCTCTTCGGTCTCGATCCGGACACTGTCCCGGAGGAAATCAAGGAGGGTGCCTATCTGATCGACCTTGATCCATCCGCCGGTCCAAAATCGTACAACAAGCTTGTGATGACCTACTTCAAACTCACCGACTATTACAAGGATCAGCTCGTTCTCCAGTATGGGGATGGCATCGACGACCCTCGCGTCAAGGTGATGAACAAGATCAAGGTTGGAGATCTTCCGACCGAGGATGAGATGAACCAGGTCCTCATCGAGCTTGATAGCCCGAACCCAGCACGCGATGAGACCAGCATAACACACGGTTATGTGGATGCACCGCCACCGAAGGTTCCGAACTATGAAGATGGCGATCTCTACGTTCAATCTCCGTATCCGGAGTATCCGGAGGATGTCAACCAGACCTTCGAGCGCATCGAAGAGGGTTTCATAACTCCGACCGAGGAACGCGAGAAGACACTCTGGCTCGAACTTCCGCAGGGAGATCGACTTCCGTACAAAGATAGTCTCGATTCCACCAATGATGGCACACGCGTTTTGGTGACCAACGACACCGCGGGCAAAACCAGCGAGACAGGCAACTACGCATTCGATGCCATCAACGATGATATTCCCGAGTCCGAAGAGGGTGAATATGATATTCACACCGAATTCAAAACCGGTGATGATGCGAGTGCCACATCCACGGACGAACTGGATGATCTCCTCGGTGTCGATGATCTGGGCGATGACGATGGTGTCGATCCGTCCGGAGATCTCCTGGATCAGGTACAGAATGCCGTTTCCAAGAATATCACGATAAACTCCATCATGGATCCGACGATCGGCCAGGTTGCGCTGGATAACATATCCTTTGTGGATGAGACCACAGGTGAGCAGCTTAGCATGGACGATGTCGCAAAGCTTTCGACCGATGTTAAACTTTCGATCGTCGGAAACTATCTCATCAACAATGATGACGATGAGCCGGTGGCAAAGGATGTCGGTGATCTCTGGCTGCACTATGCTTCCAGCGATGATCCATCGGTACTCAATGATGTGGTGTATCGCATTCTTCTCGCACGACATATCCTCAACATCGGTGATCCGACTGAGGGAATGCTCGCCATGGAGATTGAATCGCTTCTCGCCGACGAGGAAGATCAGATCGTGCTCGGCCCAGACTCTTCGCACCTCCGCAACAATCAGATCATTCTCCACACCGATTTCGATGAGGAGGGCGTTCCGATTCCGGACTATGCGAAGATCACCGAGATGGCGGTAAAGTATATCATGAATATCCATGAACCGGATGCTGCGGATCTCGAGGTGGGAACTCTCTGGCTTGCGATTCCAGCTTCCATCAAAGAAAACATCATCAAGGACGTCGTCACCGCCTATGCATACGAGATCGGACACAAGATGCCCGATGGATACTATCTCGAAACCGAGACGGAAACCTATGCTTCCACCGGTCTCGACTATGTGCCACACGACAAGGGAACCGAGGGACTCGGTGAGATATTCCGCGAACGACTCGACCCGACACTTTATCCAGTTCACTATGGCGGCGAACAGCCAGACATCGGTGCCGGTGACAAGGATATTCTTTGGTACGAATTCCTCGATGACATCGATAACCGCGTTGCCTACTCCGATCCAAACACCATGATCATTCGAGTCGACGAACGTCTCGTCATGGTGCGCTTTGATTGCCCTGATATCCAGGCGTTCATGTTCGATGATATCATGATCAACTTCAAGGGAAAACTCGGGGTGAAGTATCTCTCGATCATTGCGGATCTGTTGGATTCGGGTGAAATTAAACTGGATGATGTGAATCTGTTCTACAAACGCCTCGTGACGCATGGTGATGATTTTGATCCAGCGCTCAAGCGTCTCTACACCGGAACATCACATGTGGTTGCCACCGCTGACATCGACACGACGGATTGTGCGGTTCACTTCTCGACCAACGTTGGACGGTTCCGTCTATATTACTCCGAAGATACGACGAGCACCGAAGAACGAGAGGCAGCCTACGAGCACATCATTGATTTTCACGAGCGAGACTTCGTCTTTTTGAACAGACGGATGCTTCTCTTCGTGAATGGTAGATATATTCCCACCAACGAGTACGAGGAACTCGCCGACGGTCGCCTGCGACTATTGAACTTTGACGAGATCATCTCCACCGTCGACATTCTCTATTCCAAGAGAGACGAGGCGCTCATGACCCTCAAAAAGAAAGCGCTGGTCTATCACCAGATCGACATCGCCACACGAAAGATCAGCAGACCGTCTCGCTACAACACGATGGAGCCGATCAAGGTCATCGATCGCACAAAGCGCGGATACTACGATGTGCTTCTCGAGGAGTATATCTATAGCGGAAAACTCGAGCGAATTCTCAACTATCTCGAGGAACATCCCGATGAGGCAGAGGAATTCCGCACTGATCTGGTGCGCAAGTTCCACGCGATATCCGACATTGATCTCTCGGGTATGCCCTTTGATCAATCGCGAATCGTGATCAGCGGTAACGGCGATGATCCAACCTATCAAATCGGCGCAAATAATTGACGAAAACGGGGCCTTCGGGTCCCGTTTTCACTAATGTCGCGGCGATCCAATGGCTGGAACATCCATATAATCAAATACATTGAAAACAAGGGGTGACATTCCATGAATCCAGCCAGTTCCATGACCGCCCAGCGAACGATGACAGACTATCAGATGGCGCTCCTCGCGCAGATCTTCAGAATCATCGTCAAAGAAATTAAATCCGACGAGGACAAGAATCTTCTGGCGCCGGGTGAGATCGGTGTGAGTTACACCGAAGGTTGTTTCTATGTGAAGAATCCGACCACCGGTGAACTATTTTGTCCAAATTCGGTTGCACACATCAGTCAGATTACTTCGAAGTTCGATCCGGACACCAAGCTGCTAAACTCCGACATGGTGAACGGCATTCATCTCTATTCGTCCATCTCCCAGCTCACCCAGCTCGGTGTGTCCCTCTCCATGGATAGCATCATCCGTCAGATGGAGGAGCCGGCCATTCTAACCTCATTGGTTGAATATGAGAACTATGAAACCATGGGATTTCCCTCCAACTCTGGAATCGTGACGGTGTTCAAATCGTCTCCCGAGGCAGTGCTTTGCCAATACTACGATAATCATTCGATGATTACCTACACCGGGAGGTACAACACACAGCAGAATCTCTTCGTTGGCTGGACCTCGCTTTCACCGTCGAGCTACTATGCCGAAACCACAAGCAGTGGGTCATCTATCAGCTGTGTGATCTCTGGCAGTCTTGCCGACCTCGACGTGCTCTGCCTCTATGCTACGGCAGATATCGATGAGAATGCCACGCTCAGAGTAAACGGTGCATCCGAGAAACCCCTTGTGGATGTGAATGGTGATTCCTGGGGGTACCCCATTTTAGCAAACAATATTATAATGCTGATCTACGATGAGCAGAACGAATCCTTTGTTGTGTGCGACGCCGCATCTTCAACGGTCATGCAGGTCATGAAGTTGGTTTGTCAACGCCTCAATGCCGCCAACACGCGTCTCGAATGGGCAATCCAGGATTATCAGCAACGTTTCACGGACATGGCGAATACCATTGAGCAGATGGAGGAACGTCTCAACACCACCATCAGCAATGCCGTGAGCCTGCTCAAGGCCAGACCCGGTCTCATCGATGCCCGGATGTCCACCCAAACGATAGCGATTGACAGCACGGATACGATCAACCACGTCGAAGATTTCGACCCGAACTTCGATAAGCTGATCGTTATCTTTGGCCAGACTATCCTGCAACCTACGACAGACTTCGTGATCGAAGAAGAGGGAAGTCTCGTGTTCCAGAAGATTCGTTTCAACGCTGGGGACATTCTCCAGTTCATCGTATTCAAGCAGGCCGACCCTGAGTCGTAGTACGACTCCATATTTTATAGAAAGGATCGTTGTATCACTATGGCTACTGTACAGAAAACTACTCTGAAGCGCTATAATGGCACGGATTGGGATCCCATTTACCTTGCCAACAGCGCCGACATTTCCTACATTGGCACAGGCTTCAACGTTGCCGCCGGCGACGGCTGGACCATCGACGAAACTATCTCCGCGGATAGCAGCGTCTATGCGCTCCTGCAGAAGGCCATCAACAATCTCACCAAGCTCGACAAGGTCACCGTTCCGGCGATTGTTTCCGGCGAGAGCATCACTGCTCTGGCTGCGAACAAGCTCACCGGTACCGTCTCCCGTGCCAACCTCCCCGAGGATGTTGGCGGCAAGGGCGTCGAAGTTGCCTCCGAGGCGGCCAAAGCTGAGCTCGACAAGGACGACGTCAACATCGGCGATCTGGTCAAGGTCACCGGTGGTAAGGTCTATCTGGTGACCGGTTTCACCGGCACGACTCCCACCTACATGGAGCTCTCCGACAGCGCGTCCACCGTGGCATGGAACCGTATCACTGGCACTCCGACCACGCTGGCCGGTTACGGCATCACCGACGCCGTTAACAGCGCTGAGAAAGTCACCACGGCCAGCGCCGAGAACGTCGGCAAGATTCTTGTCCTGAACAACGCTGGCAAGATGGATGTCGACATCACGGGCGATGCCGCCACACTCGGTGGCGAGGGTAAGTCCTACTATGCGACCGCCGCCGCCATGACCAACGCCGAGGGTCGTCTCGATACCGCCGAGGGCGAAATCGACACCCTGCAGAGTGAGATCCGGGCCATCGATGCCACATGGATCACCAGCGGCACGATCAGCATTGACCGTCTGCCCGCGAGCGCCGTTGAGACCGTCTATGTTGCGGCTGATGATGCTGCGCGTGCGGCTCTGACCACCGCTCAGGTTCAGAATGGTGATACCGTCAAGGTTACCGCCACGAATCTCATGTACTTCGTTGTTGACGAGACCAAGCTCGGCACCGCCGACTGGGAGAGCGCCTACATGGAGTACACCGTTTCCAAGGCTGCGGCCGTCGATTGGTCCGGCGTTGAGAACAAGCCCACCGCGATCAAGAACTACGCGTCCGACGCCGTTGATACCTCCGACCTTGTCGAAACCGCAAGCGCTGCCAACGCTGGCAAGCTGCTGAAGATCAACGCGACCGGCAAGATGGACACCTCCATCACCGGCGACGCTGCGTCCCTCGGTGGCAATGCGCCCAGCTACTACGGCACCGCCGCCGACGTCACTGCGCTGCAGAATCGCGTTGGCATGAACGATGAGTCTGGTCTGTCCAAGCGCATCGCTGACCTCGAGACCACCGTCGATACCGCGACCACCGGTCTGGTTGATCGTGTTGGCGCCATCGAGAATACCATCGGTGATGCGGATACCACCGGCACCATCAAATACGACATCGCTCAGCTCAAGGCTGGCACTGCCATCACCGCGCTCGCCGCGAACAAGATCACCGGTACCCTGACCCGCAGCCAGCTGCCCGCCGATATCTCCGGCCGTATGATCAAGGTTGCTGACATGGCCACGGCCTACACGACCCGCACCGCGGACAACACCTCCGTTGGCGATCTGGTCAAGACCAATGCTGGTGCTGTCTATGCTGTTGTCGACACCGCGAACCTTGACAATGCTCAGGGCTACGAGGAGATCGTCAACGTCGGCGGTTCCCAGATTCTGTGGAGCCAGATCACTGGCACTCCGACCACGCTGGCCGGCTACGGCATCACCGATGCCGTGAACAGTGCTGAGAAGGTCACCACGGCTTCGGCGGCAAATGCTGGTAAGATCCTGGTCCTGAACGCTGCCGGCAAACTCGATGTCGATGTGACCGGCGATGCGAATACGCTCGATGGTCACGATTCTGAGTACTTCGCGACCAAGTCCTGGGCTGACGGCATTGACGACGTGATCGGTGATGATTCCACCGCTGACACCATCCTCGGTGACATCGCTCAGCTCCAGACCGACATCCGGGCCATCGACGCCACATGGATCACCAGCGGCACCATCGACATCGCTCGTCTGCCTCACGGCGCGCTCGAGCGTTGCATCGTTGTCGCGGATGACGCCGCGCGTTTCGCGCTGACCACCGCCACCGCCCAGACCGGCGACACGGTCAAGGTCACGGCCACCGACAAGATGTACTTCATTGTCGACGACACCAAGCTCAGCAGCGAGGATGGCTACGAGGTCTACAAGGCCGGTGCGGCTTCCAGTGTTGACTGGAGCGGCGTTCAGAACAAGCCCACCACTCTGGCCGGCTACGGCATCACCGACGCGGTGAACGCCAGCGAGAAGGTCACCGTGGCGTCTGCGGCCAACGCTGGTAAGATCCTGGTGCTCAACTCCAATGGTAAGCTCGACGTTGATATCACCGGCACCGTTGATTGGGCCAATATCAACGACAAGCCGTCCTCCACGGTTGCAGCCATCGATGATGCTGTCAGCAAGGCGACGCACACCAACCGCGCGGTGCTCGATAAGCTTGGCGAGGATGCCAATGGTCGTCCGACCTATGACGGCGAGGGCCTGGCCTACAAGTCCGAGCTCGATCAGGTTGCTCTCGGCTCTCTGCAGGTTGTCAACGCTGGTGCTCTGCCCGTTGATGCGGACGAGGAGCAGCTCGTGCTCGAGGCCATCAGCGCCAACTAATATCAACGCATATCGGAAAGGATGAAGGGGTATGAATAGGCTCATACGAATGAGACATTTCAACTCCTCGTCCTCTTCCGGTGAATATGATGTGTTGTTCCCCCAGGGGATCACCGAAAATATTCTGAGATCTGAGAATGGCGGCGTACTGGAATCTGATCTGATCCGGTACGACCGCCATCTCGAGGACAAAACGGTTCATCTGAATCATGTCCTTGCCGAAGGAACCGAGCGGGCCCTGAAGGTTACTCTTCGGGGTACCGCTCTTTCCGACGGTCTTCCTCTCATGGTTACGCTGAGCAAGACCCTCGAGGCCGAACCAACACTTAGCTTCAACGGTGGAGAGAATAAGCAGATCATCAGCGCGAACGGTGAACGTATCCCAGGTGGACAGATGGCCGACGCCACCATTTTCCTCGTGTGGAATGAGTCTCTGGACAAGTGGATCCTCATGAGCACCAACAGCTTTGTTGATGTCACCAAGGTTGTGCTGCCGGTTGAGACTGATTATACCTTTGAGGCCGACGCCGATGATACCCAAACCATCGTCATCCCCGGCTTCAATAAACGAACGGATAAACTGGTGGTAAACTACGGCCAGACCATTCTGAGGTTCGGTACCGACTACGAATATACGAAGTCGGTGAACAATAGCATCAGACTCATCGGATTTGGACTGAGTGAGGGTGAAATTCTCCAATTCACAATCATCAGCTACGTCACCACAGCAAAGAGCGGCCACTACCGCTACGAGCTCAAGGACATCGTCAAAGATGTTGAGATCACCGCAGACAATACCACGGTGGTACCTGTTCCAGGCGAGGTAATTGGCGCACATCGCATGGTTGTAAACTTCAACCAGACAATTCTGCGCAATGGCCTAGACTATGACTATGATCCCGAAGAGTGCATTATCACTCTGCACAACATCGTATTATCAAAGGGCGATGTGCTTCATTTCGTAATCACACAGTTTGTGGAATGCCCCGGCGAGCTCATTCCAAACAACTGGGGAGCCACCGGCAACTATCGCTATAAGCTCAACGTGATCCATGGATCATACACCGCAGACACCGAGACCGGATACTTCCTGGTCCCCGAGTTTGACCACAGACGCGACGACATTTCGATCATGCAGGATAACTCGCTGCTCATTCTCGATGTGGACTACACGATCGATGAGGTCGGTGGCATTGTTCTGCTGCAAAAGACACTTGCATCCGGAGAGGAAATCTTCTACACGATTCTCCAGGGTGCCATGCTTGATGTGCCAAACTTCAATGTTGCCGAATCCCGCGACCACGATGGCCAGCATCTACTCTTCAACATCTCTCACTCCACGCTCTGTGACAACTATGTGTTGCTCATAAAGCTGAAGAATAGGCTGAAGAACTACCCAACCATCAAGTTTGTCGATGGTCCTGCGCTGCCGGTTTGTGATGTGTTTGACATGCCAATCACCGGAGGATTCCGTGCCGGAACCTATCTGTGGGTGGTGTATAACGAGAGCAAGCGGGTTTGGTTCTCGCTCATGCACGGCAAGGTCGATGTGAGCCAGCTGGTTCCCACCTATCTAACCAGCAGCGGTGAGGGTGAGTTTTCCGGTGTTGATCCGGAAACCGGAACGATCTATGAGACCATCATCCCTCATAATCTCGGTGCGCGACCGCAGACCATCAATGTGCACCCCTGCGAAGCACCCACGACCGATTCGGATGGTAAGCTTCAACCCATCGGAGATATCTGGACGCATGCCGACGAGACATATCTCTACGTTGGTAATAGCGGAACCTCCACCTCCAAGTTTGCGTGGAGCGTGTCGACCCAGGATAAGAACAACGATCTTCGCAGCTACATCGATGATCAGCTCGAAGAAGCCAGGGAAGCTCCTGGAAAGATCGTGCCCTACGCTTCGACCTATGAGTCCGTCGCGGATGGAACCGTGAACATCGTTAATATCTCGAACTACGATGCATATCGCGATCGTTTGGTGGTCAATCTTAACCAAACGATTCTGCGTCCTGGCATCGATTACGAAATCGATAAGGAGCACAACGGAATCAATCTCCTCACCCTCGATCTGGACTACGGTGAAATGCTTCAGTTCGTGGTGCTCAAGCAAACGGACCTCATCTGACGAAACGAACCCCTCCCCTTGTCCGGGGAGGGGTTTTGCAAACATCACTATAATGAAATCCGTTCAAGAAAGGAGGATTCTCAATGTCTACCCAAAACATCAAGGATGCTGCTCCACAGGAACTCAATGTTCCAAAGGCTCAGACAACTCCTGACAGCGCAAAGGGCTTCGAACGATTCATGTATAACGCAAGCAAAAAGCTGGTGTGGCTTCTCACCATCAATGGCTGTCTATGGATCTGGATGTCGTATCTGCTTGCGCTGCTCGGGCGCGAACAGATCGCCGAGAGCCTCTCGAGCAATGTGTGCACCGTGATCCTCGGTGAACTCATGACGTTCTTGCTCACCAAGACCATCGAAAACGTCTTCCGCTACAATCCAAAGTTCGGTGGCGATTCGACCTTCCCGGATGATATCATCACGCGAGAAACCGCGACGGCACAGGCGCAGTTCGCGGTTGCCCAGGCACAGGCCCAGGCACAGAGCTTTGTCGAACCCGTGGAAGATGCTCAGGATGAGTCGACACAGAATCTTTATGTGGATCCAACTCGTCTCGATTGACGAAGAATTGGAGCCGGCCACATGAACATGTTCCCATGGAAACTATTCATTGAATTCTTTGTGAGGAATCTACTCAAGGAGGTAAGCATCATGGAGGAAAACAGGGTTGTCACCAACGACACGAGCGTGCTGAAGAAGTACACCTCTCGCAAGTTTATCATGTCTCTCGTCGGTGTTATCGTCGGCGTGCTTGGCATGTTTGCGGTCCCCGACAATACGATCGCAACGGTCGCGTTCATCATACTCGAGATCGCATCGGTGCTCGCATATGTCATCAGCGAGGGCCGAATCGATGCCAAGTCGGTCGAAGCATCCATCAAGGTTGTGCAGGAGGCGAGCGAGGTCATCTCTGCCATCAAGGAAGGCCGCGATGCGGAGATTGATGAGAGCCAGGGCGTGCAGAATGAGCTCTTCGATGCCGCCGAGAAAAATAACCAATGATATGATCCCCTCCCAACACTGGGAGGGGATCTTTGTGTTCATTTGTTCATATTCACATCGATGATCAGAGCATTGTCAGGCTTCTTTACTCTGATGTTATAGTACACCTCCGCCGAAGTGCACTCGGGATTGAAAGCAATCGTGAAGGCTACGCCACCGGAGGTAACAAGCGTCTTCGCAATCTTCTCCACGAGACCCCATTGGAGCAGGTGGTTGTATGCGTACTGATACTTGTCACGAACATCCGGCATGGTTTTCATGCGGGATGTATCTTCATCTGTCATGATGGTTCTACCGGTCACGATGATGTATTTTTCATCATTTTCCCGATATTCACCACCGTTGAAGGATGTGCTCCCGGGGAAGGCCAATCTGTCATCGAATTTATACACACCATTCTCCTGGAGAGCCTTATTTAGAGCCTCCTGAACAGTTTTGTAGTATTCTTCGCTTTTTTGCATCGCCGCATTGATGCGATCCTGTTCGAGCTCAAGCTTCCGGTTAATCTCCATCTGCTCTTCTATGGATGTGGCTTGGACCGTGTCGAGAGTTTTGTTGGCCTTGTTCAATCGCCGGTTAAGTTCCTTGTTGCGTTCGACCAACGATTCCTTTTCAACCCTGAGATCGTCATATCTCTCACACTCGGCATCGTGTTGCTCGAGAGAGCAGCTCCACCAGCCAAGCTTTCCGAGAATCCAGACGAGAAACCTCACGATGAAATTACCTTCCGGATAGTTGCTCATGTTAGATATCCTCCCTGTCATCAAAGAATATGTTCGTGCCTTTCGGTGATAATTATCCCGGGCGGACCGTCGGTAGTGGTTCCGCCCTATGTTGGGCCAGCTTTGGTGAGGCTTCTGTCCCTCCATTTCTTCATCGGATCAAAGATTTCAATCCGACTATCGCGGTGAGCTGGCAAGCCTTCTCGAAGATGGTTGGTGGGCAATCTCTGATTCGAACAGAGGGTCGACCGGTTATGAGCCGGCTGCTTTAACCGCTAAGCTAATTGCCCATGATTGGTGCCGGTAGTCGTACTCGAAACGACACGTCATATGACACCGGAACCTAAATCCGGCGCGTCTACCAATTCCGCCATACCGGCATATGTTTGACGGCTGCCGAGGCGGATCGTGTATTACACCGCCCCGGCGCCCAGAAAACGTGTGATGCAGCTTTGTCCACCACGCGGCGGTAGCACCTTTCGGCCCGCTTTCGTCAATCCATTAGATTCGGAGCATATTCGAGACGGTCATCTGACAGGTATCATCAATGATATGCCCGATTGGCACCTTGCCAACCGATAGACGTCGTACGGCCAGCATCGGGCGGATAGCTACCAGACGCCGATGCCCGGAATTCTACGGACTAACTCCACCCCACCCTCGGCGATCCTGCGATCGCAATCTAGTGGTAGGGAATCAACGTTTTGTCTGACCACGGGACGGAGTCGCCAGGCGGGACTCCCTATCGCGTCGGCGATTCCGATTCATGCCCATGTGTCAGAATGATTTTGCTCGCTGCGCAGCGAGCTGGTCCGAGTGGTGGGACTCGAACCCACGGCCTCATGCTCCCAAAGCAAGCGCGATACCAACTTCGCTACACCCGGATATTGGGCCCACCATGATATTTACTACCATGGTGGGCAAATTAAAGAACAACAATACTCAGCCTGTTCTTACCGAGCATTGGAGTTTATGGTGGAGGCGGTCGGAATTGAACCGGCGTCCGAAGCATCTATCTCTGGATATCTACATCGTTATCCCGATCACCTAATCACCGGCTAAGCACGGGCAACTTTGCCGGTAGATAGGAATTTTAGACAGTCCCACCTGTTCGTGTCTTTCTTTGCACCTCTGTTTTGATTACTCAAAAACGATGGTTAGGTGACACAACTATCCCATGGAGGTGGGCGATTTTGCTTAACTACCGAGCTCTCAAGAGAACCGCCAAAGAGTACTCGGGCTCGTCTCGGGCTTACCGCCTAATTAGGCAGCAGCCTGAGCAGGAACGTAGTAATCGTTCGCGTTTAATTTATGAGTCGGACTTTTATGCTGGATTCCGCCAGCCGATGCAATCCTCGGAATCAACCCCCGTCGAAACCATTTCGCCCCCATAGATAAAATGGATGTTGCTTTCGGCATAAGGATATCGGAGTGAGATCGGATCGCACATTCCAAAATCACTCCGAGCATCCCCATGGATAGGATGAATGAAAGCAGCATTATACATATGTAGGTTCCATTTCATAAAATAAATGACACCCCTGATTCAGGGGTGTCACAGTCTTTTCTCTGTTAGATTCTCTCTTCGGTAAGCGCTCTTGCGATCATGTATGCGAATTCGCTCGGTGTTGGAAAATTCATATCATACGAATAGATATGGTCCTTTACCTCGTAGACACGATCTACACACATCCTGTCGCCGCGCCATACACGTACCCGGTAGTATTCCCTAGATTCGGACCTTGCATCGAATTTAATTTCCACATACGAATTATCATCGAAGCTTTCGAGGCTATGACGTGATATGAACGATAGCACACGGATTATTCCGATCGAGGATCGTCCATCCTCATCCATGCAAATATTCAGCGATGAGAGTTCGAAGAAGTTGTGGAGTATCTGGCTAATATACGCCATGGTTTTGCACGCTTCGAATAGTTTGGAGCGTAGCACCGTAAGGCTGGACGATGAGCTGGACAGAAACCTGTGATGCCCGATGCGACTCACCACATATTCAAGGTCTTGAGAGGTCAGAGCCCCTACCACCGGGGGTGCTGTAACCTTTAATTCAAATGTCTTCAATGGAACACCCCCCATTTTGCTCGGATAGATACACTCCTGCACTGCATCATAGTAATGTTCATCGATGAGAATGCTCCGAGAAAATGAGCGGAACGAAGAGAAGCACACCCGGAATCGACCGGGTGTGCTGTTGCTTTGATCAGTTCACGTATTTCATCAGGTCATCCGATGTCAGCTTGTAGAAGCTCAATACCGAGTTGTGCTTGCTCTGGAGCGACGCATTCAGCAGAGATCCGCTCAGAACACTCATGCTGAGACCGACATTGTTGATGCCAAGATTATAGAATCGATTACCCACACACACGTTGCAATAGCATGGATCCTTCATCTTGCAGTGCAGCGGAGATCTGAACCTCACGCGTTTGCCCTTGTATTGATCGAGGTTCTCTGCGGTGAGTTCCACGAGTTTGTTGCCCTCGAGCATAAAACGATGGAGGAAGCGGGAGGTTACAACCGCCGTCATCGTATCACCGGTTCCACAGTCGGAGCCCTTGGGACCGATGGTCACGCGTTGCATGAGCACATTGTATTTCTTGCCGATGTAACCAGCATCCTGTGTCTTAACGCCGGATGAATAGGACGAGTTCACCACGGCATTCGCAATGGCTGGCATATCCTTCTTCGAGATGCCCTCGTTGTAGTCACTGGTGACAACCTTGTATCCGGTCGGAGATTCGCCGGTGGGATCTTCGACAGAACCCTTCATCACGAGCATGGTCTTCATGTTGTTGTACGGGTCAACTGCTCCGGAATCGAAGATTGAGATGGCGGGGTCACCGGCCTTGCGCATCTCATCGACCGCGGTCTTTGTGACCGCACGTTCGACGCGCGACGCTGCCTCGGTATCGTTTGCGGCGAGGGCTTCGGCATTCTCTTTCATGAGTTCCTTTTTCTGCTTCTTGGCGGCGGGTGGCAGTTTGATGATGGTCGAAGACAGTGATGGATTGATGATGTGCGCGAGTGTTCCACCGAAGAGAAACTGGCAGCGGTCAATGTATTCTCCAAACTGTTCGGTGGTTATGTCTCCGGCCACCAGCGCTTCTGCGACCTTCGCATCGAGCTTCTTCCACACCTTGCCAAACTCCACATTCAGATAACCGAATACCTCGAGCATCTCGAAGATGAACTTATTCACGATGAAGATGCCTATGGTGGTATCGGAGTCTGGCTTCACAAACCTGGAGTGTTCGGGACCGATGCGAATCACATCGTCGGGATGAAAGAGTTCCGGACCATCCAGGTGCGCCGCAAAAGCTTTGTCAAAGAAATCCGCGGTCGGATTATTGAGATCGACGGTCTTGAGCAGCGCAAAGAACTGCTGTTCCTTCGGAGTGCCTCTCAGATCACGAGCCATGGACCAACACTCCTTTCTATCACTGGATGAAGAGTCTGTATATAAAGGTGACCGTGGACTCGGAATCCTTTAGCTCTTGGTTCTCCATGTTCATGGTGGTCATGGTGCGCACATTGAAGAATTCATCATAGGAACCATCGCTGGCGACGCCCGGATAGCCGGTAACAAGACCGACCGAGTTGATGAGCGAGCGCAGCGTGGACCCATAGTTCACCTTGAAGAACTCACGGATATCCTCGGCATCGAGCACCGCACGGTAGCGAGAAAACACTCGCACGAACTTGCCGGAGGAAGAGGATGTATCGGCATCCACCGGAACCGTGGTCCCATCCTCATAGAGGACACATATCTCACGGTCGATGTCGAAGGTCTTGCCATAGTAATACGCATAGTCACCGCGGACCACGCGCAGGAAGTATTTCTTGCATGTTTCGCCGCTGAGGTCTTCGGCGACCGGAACGACGCGGAAGGGCACCGGAGATGGAACGGTGAGCGCAGAACGATCGACCTTGTACACCGTGTTGTAGGTGTCTCCGGACCCGCCGTTGCCAACCATGATGCCAGCAATCTTTTCTTCGGGGATCGTCGTATCATCGATGACAAGCTGATCGGCCGTGTGCACTCCGAGGGACACGTCATTGGCGGTGGTGATAAAACCTGAACGCATGTTGTTGGCCTTCTCGGAGAGGAAGACTGCACCCGTGACGAGAAGATCATTGTGATCGTGGAGCGTGCGAGTAAACATGACATTTCCACGTTTGGATCTATGGATAACGGTCACATCACCGATGATGCGTCCCGCTTCACCATCATAGCGACGACCATTCACATCGAGAATCTCGCCGATGTGCACGTGTTCATTCTTTGGATTCATTGGCTGGAACCTCCCTTTCATTGGATATTGTTATACGCCTTCGTCTCAACCCTCACCACATCATCGATCGCGATGCTGCGGTGGAACGCCAGTTCGTCGGAAACATAGACCGTATCGTCGAGCGCCTCTGTCTCGTGGTGTTCGAGCTGGTCAATCACTCGAATCGGTATATCGTCACCGAGCGTGAAGATCACATTGATCGAATCTAGCTGGACCGAAGACGCCTTGAATACATTGATCGCCATGCGCAGATATTTTTCGATCAGTGCGCCATAGGCAGAGGATGTGTTGATGAATAGATACTTGAGCTCTTCGGAGGAGAACAGGTCCTCGAGCTTTTCGAGCGCATAGACAAGAACCACATCGAGTTCGTTGGCATTCTCGTCCATGTCTATGGAATCGAGCTTCTCCGCGAGCTTCGGGTCAAGCTCCTCGAGCATCTCATGGTAGGTCGTGGCATAGCTACCGTCAACTTTGCGGAAATTTTCGTGCTCCATGTGCGAGATGTAGAGACAGTCGCGCGCATGTTGGAGTGCGATGTATCGACGAATGTCATTGGTGGAGTTCATCTCCTTGACGATGGCGTTGTACATCGCACGATTGTGCACATACATTTCGATCATCTCAAGATCTGTGGTGCCGGCACGGTGTGGAAGCGAAAGCGCGGGAGGACTATCATAGCCCGGTACCAGTGTTGTTCCGGCATCCACATCGATGAGCGATTCGTATGAGTTTACGATGCGCTGGATTTCCTCGCCGACAGCTCCAGAATCAAAGCGCATGATTTCCGCAATGTCCTCTGCCTCGTACACAATGTTGCCATCGAAGCCGGATCGTTTGGCAAGACCGGCGAGCAGAAAAACAATCATGGTATAGATGTCGCTCTTGCCGGCGGTTGTGTATTGGTTGGTGCAGAAGATCTTAGATTCGTAGGGTCTCGATTGGAGAATCATGTTGAGGAAGTAACACACCTCGAAGTTGAGCGCAGATACATCATAGGCAGCCTCAACATCCACATACTTGGTCATGCGCAGATTAAAGTCATCGGCGAGCATCTTCCGATATTCCTCGTCGCTGAGCTGCCAGAGATAGTCCGGCTTTGTGACGGTCTCATAGTCGGTCACGTCCTCTGTACCAAACCCGATATCATCATCAACGATCGGAACCTTGACGAACTTGAGATCATAGTCCTTGGTGGGATCTCCACTCACCGGAATTGTCCCGTCCGTGGTCTTCGGTTGATACTTCATGAGGTAGTATCTGTTGGCTATGAAGTTATCCATGGAGAAGATCTTGCACACATCGACGAGGACCTTGTCGGTGCCTTTTATGGTGAGGATCTTATCCATGGCCATGACAAGCCGACGCTTGAAGATGAACGGGAAATTCTCGAAGTATTTGAGCATGCCATAGGACTCGAGGATCGCGTCGAGAATCTCTTCGAAGTTCAGATATGCGGCCTCGTCCGGAACAAGCGTGTTCCGCACGGCGAGTGTCAGCATAAGCACACCGATCACCGGCTCGTAGAGTGTGCGATTGTTGAAGAGTGTTGTGTCATAGATGTTTGCCATCACATAGCGTCGGGCACAGTAATATTCGCGCTCGAACATCTCCTTAACGAGGGTTGCCGAGGCTCGGGTCGGAACACCGAGCCGAAGGATATCAAAGGGCTTTGCGAGCCGCGCCGTCAGATGGTCGATGGAGTTGGCGCCGAGATAGTCGAGGTAGGCCGCATCGGGGTATAGAAGCTTGAGCTTGTCGATGATGCCGGACGCATCGAGGTAGCTGATCTGCTCGACGCTGAGCTCGTGCACCGGCACGTCGCTCGGAATCCCCTCGGTGTCGGTGAGGTAGATCCATTGGGTATCCTCCACGTTGGGAAGACCCATCAGCATCCGATAGTAGTTATTCTTTTCCTCGAAGTTGTTGATGACCCTGTTCGACTGGTCCTCGACGATCGATTCTCTGTATTCCTCCGGAATCTTATTGGAATCATAGTAGCACTCGTTGACAGCCGCCGGATCAAGGTACTTCTGAAGAATATCGATGTCGAAGTTCTTGAAGTTGTAGAAATAGCGGCTGCCATTGAGGCAGCTTAGATATAGATCAAAGGCCCGCGCCGTCTCGGCGGTCTCGTTCTCGTACGCAAGATCATCGCGCTTGACGACGATGCGCTCGAGCATGAGCAGAATATCGCTGTACAGACTTTGGAGAAATTCGTAGGTCACTCAATATACACCGCCTTTCCTGGCATAAAAATAGGTCATTCTCCAACTTATAAGGATGTTCGCGGTCATATGAAACGACGGCTCCCCGGGAATCAACCCGGGGAGCGTGCTATGCTTTTAGAAAGGAGTTTCACTACCACGTGTCGAAAGACATAAAAAGAAAGCATCACGTGTTGTGAGCATGGTTTACGGCTCGGTCAAATCCGAGATCTTTCCCCATTGCTAAGAAAGGATGTTTTTGGCTGGTTACCGAATTTGTATTGTGTAGGAGGTTCAAACGAGTATGATTGTAGCGAAGTGAGGTTGTTGTGTCGATTCACGATCGACGGTTGTTTTTGGTGGGGTCAAACCCCCCCCTTGTGATTCATGGGTCGTCGAAATCGAAAACATTCAACGATCCTATAATAATGTTATGGGGGTGTAAAAATAAATGGCCAAGAGCGATGTGATTCGGATATATGGAACCGGACGCAACGAGGATAAGTTCATATCCTTCGGCGCGGATCCGGAGGTGCTTCTTCACGACTACGATTCCTATGTCAAATTTGTGAAGGCCTGTGAATTTGCGGTGCGCAAGGATGATCGATACAAGAAGTACGTGGGCAAGGTGCGCCAGGCAGGCTTTGATCACTGCGCCATCATCGGTCATGTGGTGGAAAAGAATGACAACGTGGACCTGGAGATGCACCACGGCAGTTTGTTCACACTGTTCGATTACTGCGATATTGTGCTCAAGGCATCCATGCGCCGTGGGAAGATAAAGGACCTGTGCAGCTTCGATGTGGCTGATCAGGTGCTGACCGAGCATGAGCTCGATAACGTGCAGGTGGTCTTTCTCACCAAGACCGCGCACAAGGCGGTGCACAAGGGTGATGCAGTCTTCATCGACATCAAGGCCACGGTCGGTCGTGTGGACCGTTTCATCGATCGATGGTATGACGGAATGGAAGACAATCACTGGCAGCGCGTGGAAAAGTATATTAAGCTCGCCGAGAAGCATCGTGGCGAAATGACCGACAGCGGCCTCTTCGATGTGGCCGAAAAACTGAAGTCCTTCAAATGATCCTGCCCCTCCCGGTTCGGGAGGGGTTCGAGATCTATAACCATGTCATGGTTATAGATAAGCGCACAGAGGGTAGGGCTGTAGCGCATGGAGGATCAGACATGATCTATAATAAGCCAAATGCTTCGAAGATCTCTGAGCTCAATGCCGAGATCGGAACATTGCGAACGCAGTTGACGGCAGCACAGCAACAGGCTGCGTACTGGGAACAAATGTACAATGAGAAGACTTTCGATTTTTCTGGGGCAAATGTAACAGTGGATGATCTTGAGTATGGTATATATGCCTGGGATGCGTACGGTCAACTAATTACCGGGAAACCAGCTGGTGAATATGGTTCAGATAGAATTTCGGGTACTCTTACCAAGGGTTCGTATGTGCGCTTCGACGGTATCGACTGGATCATCGCCAACGTATCCGGATCCACCTACACGTTGATGAAGAAGGTTATCTCTGAGACAACAGAGTTCGGTTCGTCAAACACCTACAGCGGTTCGACGATCGCGTCGAAGTGCACGACCTTCCAGAACGCGATGTCGGCGAACGCGCTGTCGGTCGTCAACTCGAAGACAGTCCAGAGCGTCACCGCAAAGGTGTGGATCGCCCAGAAGACCGACATCGCCAGCTGGACCGATAGCAACGACCCGACCAGTTCTGACTGGTCTGGCATTCGCAAGTGGACGGGCTCGTCCGAGGATGACTATGCCGTGAAAAACATCTATAACTATTGGTGCTCTGATTGTCCGTACAGCTCCAGCTATGTCTGGCGCATCCTTTACGACGGCTACTTCAGCAGCCACACTCCGGGCGCTACGTCTGGGTTCCGTCCGTGCATTGAGGTTGTGCAATAAAAAAAAGAAATCCCCGGGATCAACCCGGGGATTCTTCTGTTTCATTGCTCTGCATAACCGCATTCTTGGCACGACGTACCATCGTAGCCAATTCTCCCCCGCTGTCGAGGAAGTTGTAGGTGAGCTCACACCAGCGGGTGATGTAATCTTTGCCATAGAAATACTCGATGGCCTCGACGGTCTCCGGACCGAGATGTTTCTCGATGCCGATAGCCAGATTCCCGTAGAGTATGGCCGCAGCGTCCGGATCGTTCTCGGCGATGTCCGTGGTGATCGTTATCTGGATTATCATGGACATGATCCTCGTCAGATACTCGTCGAGATCCTTCGGGCTCATGGTGGCAATCTTGTTGTACTCCATCTCGATCTTCTTCTTGGTCACCGCCGCCTGATTCTTCAGTTTCTTGGCCTGGTTAATCTGCCAGCGCACGAGCTGAAACTCAAGTCTTGCCAGCACAATCATCAGCGCCAGGACGGGTATCATCCAGATCAGCACCATCCCCAGCATTGTTTCGGTCATCCCGATCGTCTCCTTTCTTCCCGGCTCCGGTCCTGGAGACCAGCGTTCCAATCATCATGCTCATCGCATGCGCGATGATCACAAACGCAATGAGCAGGGTAAACAACTTTGCACCGTCCGTCAACAGAACCACTCCCTCACATGAATTGTTGAATCAGAGGTAACACAAACCGTCGATAGTTGTAGATGGGGTTTATCATATCCATGTCATCCGGACCGATCTCGGTCAGATTGTACTCGAATCCGGCCAGTTCTATCTTGGTTCGGTATATGTTGTTCGAATTCAGTTCACGATAGTACTGATGAGGAAGCTTCAGTGCCTTGTAATCGCGGGCAAAGCGAATCAGATAGTCTCGCAGATCCTGGACCTGATCCAGGTCGAGGTATCGGAACACCTGCAGAAAGAAACAAAGCATGCCGGACTGGTGATCGGGGTGTTCGACGACCATGTCGCTTACTCCCTTGATCGTGATGCTTTTGTGTTTCTTGTCATAGTAGATCTCGATCTTGTCGATGCGGATGTATCCCGCATAGACATTCTTGAGTCGAAACTCGTAGGGTCCGAACGTCGTGTGCTGAAGCTTTCTTCCGATCACGAAGACCGCATCGTTTTTGATGGTCAAGACCTCATCATCCTTGATGCCATTGAAACGAAAGAGCTGCTCCTTGGCTCGTTGGATTCCGCGGGAGATATATCCGTAGATAGTTTTGGTCTTGTCGCGGCGAATCATCTTGCCGACGGCTTCCTCGCGGACCTGCTTCTCGGAGTTTTCAAGGATATCCAGCATGCGCTCATCAAACTTGCCCGTGGCCCTCAACGCGGATACGTTTGCGGAATGCAGGTCATACTCATAGATTCGATTCTGAACCCTGTCCACCGACGAGGTGTAGTTGGTTTTCTTGTAGAGCTCAGAATACCTCCTCCTCAATATGATGAACCCTTCGGAGTCTCGTTCGAGACCGTCCGTTCTTACTTCGTTCTCGGCCATTCTATCCAACCACCCGGCAATTCTATTCTTGGCACAGCATATCCTTTGGTAATACTATCCACCTGATCTAGGATCTCACAAGACCTAGCGTCGCGCTCATGGTCCTTCTCGGTCAGCAGTCCCACAAGCTTCATCAGATGTATACCATTACCCTTGGAGCGGTGATGTGTATCGTGATTTGATTCGATATTATGCTTCAGCGAATCCATATGAAAATTAACGTCATCAGCAATCTCTAACACCTTATCAGGACGATAGAAGAAACGGTCACAGATCTCACATTTGTAGACCGGATACATCTTCACCGATGCCATGATTTCTCCTTTCTTGATGAAAAAGAACGGGACCATCCACGGTCCCGTTCTTCGCTTTCACAGCTTATTCGCCTTTGCCGTAGGCCTTGGCAGCGCTCACGAATGCCTTGGAGAAACCGTCGGGCATCTCCAGACGGCCAATGGTGGCCGAGAGCTGCTTGTTGTAGGCGCTGTCGCCGATGTTGTTGCCGGTGGCGAGGGCGGCGGTGTGCGCATAGAGCATGATGAGCATGGACCAGTTGTTGGTCTTCTTGCTGCGCTTGGTGAAGAACTTCATGAACTTCTTCACCTTCATCTTGGGCTTACCATCCTCCTTCTTGCGCTCCTTCTTGGAGTAGCCGAGCTTCACCACGGGCAGCTTCTGATCGGGAAGCACCGCCTCGATGAGATCGGAGAAGGATTCGTAGGCCTCGACCGCCTCTTCGTTCTTCTTCTTGAAGCGCTTTGCCATCTTCTTGAGATCCTTCTTCTTGAGATAGCGCAGCGCCGCCAGATTGTTGTTGGTATAGATCTTCACCAGCGCCATGGCCAGATTCTCGATGGACTTGCTCGAGAGCTGGATGTTGGCACCCTGGAGCCCCGAGAGCGAACTCTGGTTGATCTCCACCGCATAGTAGGCGAAGAGGATCCGCTTGAGATTCATGCCGTCATCGTCGATGCGAACCTCGTCGTTGTCCTGCATGAACTCGGCCACACGGCCGGGGACCTTCTTCTTCTTGGTGTCGAAGATCTTCTTCACGACCTTCGGGTCGGCGATGATGTGCACACCGAAGGCGGCGAAGAGCTCGCCGATGTACTTGGTCAGGAAATCGTTCTTCCTCTCGATCATCTTGGAGTGGGCCTTGGCCTCCACGCCGCCGGCCTTGCGATCCTTCTTGCTCAGGTTGTCCTCGAGCACGAAGACGAGGATGTTGGGGCCATTCTTGCGATACTTCTTCTCCTTCTTCGCACCGCGGTGCTCGGGGGAGATGATGTTCACGAGCTGAGCCATGGTGATGCCAATCTCGGCGGTCTCCATGCTGGGCTTGTGCAGGGCCTTGAGGGCATTGCTGATGATCTTCTTGCCCTTGATCTGGCCGGCGACGACGCCGTTGATCTCATCGAGGTCGGGCATGCATGCAAGGCGCTGATAGGGAACCTTCATCTCGTCCTCGACGAAACCCTTGGATCCGTTGAGACCGAAGGCCACCACATTCTTGTGGTACTTCTTGAAGATCATGCGCGCATAGCGTTCTTCCAGAACAAATACCATGATGTAATCCTCCTATTGATTTGTGGTATTATAGAATTGTGGATGGGCCCTTCATTTTTGAAAAGCCCATCCGGCATCGCTGGATGAGTTGATGGTCATTCCCTGCCCCGGATATCCTCGACGAGTTCGGCATGGGTTTCCCTGAGATCGTCGAGCATGTCGTGATAGTCCACCGCTTTGTAGTAGGTCTTCTGATCACCCAGACCCACAAAGACGCTGAGACCGGACTCTTTCATGGCGGCATCAAAGTCACCACGGATATCCACATAGATTCCGGGATAGAGGCCAGAGCCTCCGGGAATGTCGAGGCCCGTATCATTGATCACATGATAGTGGGCTCGATCAGGACGTGCATCCTCTTCGGATTCGCCCGATATTACCTTGTTGGCCAGATCATTTTTAACACGAAGCTCTTCGAGCTCCTTGGTCAACGTATCGACCGCATCATTGTCGGAGACCTTGGCACGAAGTTCCTCGACCTCGAGCTCGAGACTCTTCTTCTCCCGGAAGAGCTGGTCATAATCATCGTCTCCGACGGAATCCGATGCCTCGTTGAGCATCTTGGCATTCTGTGCGATCTTCTGTTTGAGAGATTCATTCTCCTTGCGCTGCTGCTGAATCATCAGCTCATAGCCGGCATTCTTCCGGAGGAGCTCATCCACATTGACCGCGGACCTCCGCGTTTCGTCGAGTTCGCTCCGCAGCGCATCATTGGTGGTTTGGAGGGAAGCGAGCCGGGCCTCGGCGTCTGCGCGAACAGACTCGAGCTCCGCGTCATGCGCTTCCTGCATCTTTGTCAACTGATCAAGATATGTATCCAGACTGTCACGCGCCGTCTGCAGCTCGGCGGTGAGACCGGTCAACCTTTCGGTGAGATTCGCAATCCGGACATCCTTGTCATCCTCGGTGGGATCGTTGTCATTCGCCACCGCGGACCGGAGCTCTTCGAGATCGTGCTCCAGCTCAACAACATGCTTTTCTCTCTCGGTTAGCTCATTCAAGAGCGATTCATTGATGTGGCCTTGCCGTTCGATGATCCCGTGGAGAGACTTGAGTTCCTCGGAATTGTCGGCGCGGTTCGCATCGAACTTCGGAGAAGATGTCACATATTCTCCTACTTGATCGAACTGCGCATGTTCGAGCTCAGAAATGTCATGTCCATCGTCGGAGCCGGTAAAGTATACCTTCGCATCATCCACGAAGTTTTGCACCGCACGAAGCTTAGCACCTCGAACATATTTCAACAGACCACGATACACGGCTCGGTCACCGGAGCTGATCCCCTGCCGCTCCTTGAGGATGGCCACCAGTTTCTGGAACTGGGCTATCTCCGGGTCCCCGCTGAGGGTAAACCCGGCATCCTCCTGTGACAATGCCGACGCCTCCTCAACCAACGTGGAGACGGTTTCTGTGCCCGGCCCATGGGAATCATCACCCATCGCCGTGGTCACGGGGCTATCCTCCCCGGGGACCTCTGTGGCCGTGTCGTGCCCATCACCGTCTCCTTCCTCGACGGCACCCTCGGCACGCAGAATCTTCTCCTTGAGAGATCGATACTCATCGCTCATGCGAATATCGTCGGAGATGGATTCTTCGGCAGCCTCCGCATTCTCGGACCTGTCCTCCTCGTCCTGGGTCAGGTTCACCTGCGGGCCCACACGATCCTCGTCTTCCCCGTCTTCGGCCGGGTCAGGATCGTTCAGTGTGGGCAGCGGAGCTTGACGAGGCCGAAGCACGAAGAAACCTTCCGAATCGCGGTCGTCTTCGTGGTCCTCGTCGGTATGCACGGGATGTTCGGAATCGTCATCTTCGTTCACCACAAAGGTGGGATTCTCAAACTCAGATTCCTCTTGATCATCGGACGCATCATCCGACATTTCGTCGTTGAGATGATCATCTTCGACATCCCCATCGTTTGCGTTGTCCGTGGATGTGCCCTCATCCCAGCGCGATCTCGGACGGATCACATGGACTTCCTCGTCTTCGTCCTCGTCGTCCATATCGTTCCGATATTCCTCGATCTCACCACGGTTCGCAAATATGTTGCGGGTCTTCTCATGCATCCCCGCCATCATCTCGGCAATCTCCTCATTGCCGAGACGGTATCTGTCATTGTCCTCCTCTCGTTCGACCGTCGAGCCAAGCTCGGCCCTCTCAAGCTCCTTGCGCTCCTCGGCGGTCAGTCCATCACTCAGTGCCTGATACATTCGATTCACGTCCTTTCTTGGTCTGAACTCCAGCGGTATGAATTCCTTGCCGCAGGACTGGCAGATCATCCTCGAGTAGTCTCCGTTGTAGCGCAGTTTGCCGTCGCAGTATTTGAACTTGCCGGAGTGCTTATGTTCTCCGACGATGCGATTGCAGCGAGGCTCGTGCCGAAGCTGACTCAGAGGATACAGATCCGAACCATCGATGTAGCGAAAGTCTCCATCTCTGGTTACCCCGTAGTTTAGATAGTTATCGGGGCTGAGATCTGCGACCAGGAAATACTTGCTGAGATCTCTCAACGTGGCGATGATCTGCGGCTCAAACATCTCCATCTGATGATGCGTTGGCAGCACCAGACGTTCCTGAACCGAAACCATCGCCGATGGATCTCTCGCAAAGACACGATTGTATCTGGGGACAAACTTCGATAGCTCAACATCGTTGAAGTTATCTGCAACCCCGAAATCGTCCAGAGCGATCTTGAAGACGACGCCGGGATAGGCCGGATTGGCCATGGTCAGAATGTTGGTCCCCAACCCAACCGCATAGAAACCGTAGTCTGCGAGCTCCCGCTCCACATACTCGGCCTTGCGCTGATTGTCGCTGCAGGATCCCATGATGGTCCTGAGATCCTCCATGACGGTTCCCGTGAACAGCTCCAACCAGTTCTGATCCATATTCGGTTCCCCGAACGATCTGAAGTTCTCCTTCTGCTCGGGGGTTAGAATCTTTGAAAATTTAGTCCTATTGGATTCCTCCTTCCTTTCTTTGTGATTATGTTTCTTGCTCATCAAATCACTCCTTTGTGATCATTCCTCGCGATTATAATATATATCCCATGCCGAAGCTCAATAATTTGGCAGCCTGGCATACTCTTCCCAGTAGTCATCACCAAAGTGTGGTTTCTCGAGTTTGCGCGGTGGCTCAGGTTCAGCACCGATGTCGAGCGCCGTCGCCAACGATCCCTCCGAATAGCTCGTCGATCCGAGCGCCTGATCATCGATCTTATAGATCGGATGTTTCGGATCATTTCCCATGAGCTCCACGCTTATCCGATCGCCACCCTCGGTGGTGATGGTGAACGGAGCCTGGGCGATGTTGCCGCCATACTTCTCGAACCACTTCTTTCGGGCATTGTAGGATTCCTTCTGTTTCTTGTAGCGCTTCTTCTCCTCCTTCTGATGGAGCTTGAGTCTTTCGTAGTCCTGCTTCCAGCGCTCGCGGATGCGATCGCGGGTGAGCTTCGTGTCACCCATCATGTGATCCGCATAATCCTGGGAAAGCTGCCCACGTGCCACGAGATCATCCAGCATCTCTACGAATTGCTTGCGACGCTTGTCGTAGCTCCGCAGCTGTCGATGTATGTGCTTCTTCATCTGTTTCTCCGAAACAAACGATGCACCGGTCATCGGGTCATGCAGCATGAGATTGTTTCGCCAGGTCTTGTTGCGTTTGTTGATGAACTTCAGGAATGCACAGCGCTGAAGTCCCTCCGGTGAGACAAGATATTTGCCGTAGTACGCATAGCGCTCCGCTTCCTTCTTGAATTTCTTCAGCTTGTGTTCCTTGGACCAGGCGAGGAATTCCTCCCAATATTCATCGGGAATGTCGGGGAAGGGATCTTCCATCGGGTCGCAGACATAGGATTTTCTCCGCTTCTCCGCAACCTCGAGTCGCCTGAACTTCATCCCATCAATGTCCTCGACGATGTCTCTGGCATCGCGCATCCGAGCCTGTAGACGCTCGTAGCCCTCCTCAACGCTGAGCACCCGATTGCCGGTCATTTCCTCGGCCCAGGAACTCACGAAGTCATAGCACCAGTTCACGAGTTCCTCGGTGCTGGATCCGTGCTCACGTGTGACCTCCCACGCATAGAACGGTGTGCACCAATGCTCGAGGAACCAGTAGGACACATCGATCTTCTTCTGCCACTCGCGCTGTTCCTCGGCACGTCTGCGCTTCCTGCGCAACTTCCGCACAGTCTTGGATTCCTTCTCCTCCGCGTCGAGATGTATGGTCTTGAGCTTCGGGACATACTTGGCCCGCCATTCGCGGCGGGCCTTCTCAACTTCTTGTTTTCGCTCTTTTTTGCTCATTGGTTTTGCCTCCACGAACGGAACCGTCGAGAGCAATCCCGGATCATCCTCCGGCGCACCAAGCCAACGATCATCCCAGTAGGATCTGTTGAAGAGTTTCACATACTCCTCCTGCGTCGCCGCCTGTTCGATGCGCGCAGCCCTCGCCCTCATCTCGGCACGATCGCGTGCATCGTAGTCCGATTCATCACGCTCTGGAATATCGAGCTCTTTCCGGAGCTGCATGATCTTTTCATGTCCGGTCATGTGGCTTTCCACCTCCGATTTTTGGCGTCACTGCTCAATCGCAGAGTATCGAGATTTCGATCGATGAGCTTCGCGGTGACCTCCTGGGCCAGGTCATCCGCGCGCTGATTCATGCGAATGAGCTCATCCGCGGTCCAGTTATCCATGCGCACCATGTTTCGCTTCATCTTCGCGATGATATGATTACGCAGCGCCTTGTCGTGCACATGTGAATTGATGTGCACGATGCGCATGTTGATCCGATGACGCTCCATCGCCTTGATGGTGTATCGGAACACATCCTGGTTTTTCACCTCGGATCCATCGGCCTTCTTCCAATGATAATAATCACTCGTATCCCAGGCATAGGGTATCCATGCGTTGAAGGTATCCACCAGGAGCTTTGAGTCGGTGATCGCGAGCAGGTTCACACCGCGCTTGCGATATTTCTCTCGATCCTCCTCGTATGTATTATCGACAACCACGTTGAGTTGTCGTATGGCCTGGTACAGGGCCCAGGCCTCCGCATAGGCGATGGGACTGTCGCCCAGCGGTCCACTGTGTGTCATGAACTGTGCGCTGTGATAGTTCATGATGACAAATGCATAGCCGGTGAAGTAGCCACCGGCCGGATTTGGTCTCGCGCTTCCATCCGTTGCTATGATGTAATCCGGAACCATGAATGGTCACTTCCCTTCTTTTCTTATCTGTGTCCGAATCTTCATATCGACTCTATAGTATATAGTTCATCGGGAAATGAGAAAAGACCATGAGGCCCCGTGGAAAATGGGTCCCATGGTCTTCCGAGAGTAGCGGTATATGATTGTTTGATCGATCCGTATAAAATCAATCGGGTTTGGATAGGTTCGTGATGAGGTCGTAGAGCTTGGTCTTGGACACCCCGGGGATCTGAGCATCGGAATCGATGTAGATCAGATGCTTGCGGAGCTCGTCCGGTATCTCGTTCTTGATGATGTTGTACCCCTTGGTCATCTCGACGATGTTTCTGAACTTGCTCTTGAGGGCCTCGGGGATGTATTCGTCGTAGATCTCGAAGAAAGCCTCGGGATCGCCGAAGGCCACATCGAAGGGTATGAAGAGATCGTTGCTGTCGCCGTGGATGTACGAGTGACATATGTCACAGAGTGGATAGAGGGATACCAGTCCGATGTAGTGATCGAACATGACCTCCTTTCCGATCGACGATTGCTTGAGATCCTCGCCGCGCTTGAGTCTCTTGTTGATAACGATGTAGATGATGTCCTCGATGGTTAGACCGAGGTGGTGAATGGAGATGTCGAAGCCGTCCCATTTCTTGACGTTGTTGTGCACGCCACAGCAATACATGCCACGATATTTCTTGAGAAACGACATGAGCTGGGTGTACTCCCAGGACCCTCGGATCAGAAACTTGGTCCTGACCACGAACTTGTGGAGTTCCTTCGGATCATCCTCGAACATGGAGACATCGTCCACATATTCGGATGGCTTCAGCGTGACCTGGGCCGACTCGTACATCTTCTTGTCCTTCCACTCCTCGCGCCGTATCTTGCTGAGGGCCACCGCCGAGTTCGCTTCGCGGGCGGGGCCGGGGGCAGAGTTCCGATGCTGATCGGACAGGTCCTGGTTATAGTGAACCTTGGGCACTCTCATAGCAGTCCTCCCAGCGCCTGGTAGAGCGCGTAGCCGAAGGAGATGGGATCGTCTGGATAGATGAAGGTGGTGTTCAACGTGGTTTTCAGCGTATTGGCCAGACGATCCATCGAGGGTATGTGAAACTCGGTAAACAGGTTGATCAGAATGATCTCCGAGTCTCGATCACCGAGATAGGATCCGAGTTGCCTGGTGATCTCCTTGTTCCACTGGTACTTGCAAGCGCACACAACTCGGATCTCCGATCTGATATCTTCGTCCTTCTCTTCCTCGCTCAGCTCGGCGGCACGCAGTAGCTCCGACATCTCCTCGAGCGAGGAGAAGATGGATGGACTTTCGTGCACTTCGATGTCGATCAGATGTGAGGAATCGAGTCCATCCTCGAGCGAGGTTTCATCCTGCACGAACAGATCATAGGATGAGATCATCTTCCCGGGCATCACGGGACTCGAAAATTGATGGAGCAACGATAGTTCGTAGCCACCGGTGTAGTCATGGACACTTCGGATCGGAACATCATTGCTGGTTATCACATACAACATACTCTGGCACCTCCTGATCAGGAAAGGATATTTGGTTACAATCATGTTCATCGGATCATTTTGTACACCAAGGAACGCCATGGCAGATTTCGCCGCGCATTATTTCATAGAAGTATCGTAGGATGATGGGCTCGGCCTTCGGCAGCCACACGGCGTACGATCCATCGACTGTCATGGTGACAGATTGACTCTGTCATACCACCGATGTGAGCACATCGTCCGAGATACATGTTTCTCGAACGGGATACGTCTCCCCAGTACGTAAGGCCCCGGGGAACCCGAGCATTTTTGGAGAGCAAAAATCCGAGCGGTGACCGGAGAGGGAGACCGTTGTTCACTGATCATTTTATTTAATAATATAAATACGAAATTTTGATGAAAAATATTTTCGAAAAGTACAGGGTCGATTACAGTATAATAATCGACAACGAACGGAGTGAGTATTATGCGTCACGGCAATGACCATAAAAATTATAGATCACTGACCTACCATTCCATCGCCATCGAGCTGGACGACCGCGAGCTCGATGATCTCGGCGAACTCCAGCGTGCCTACGACCAGATCTATGCCAACTACATGGAGGGAAACATAATTCGCACGCTGCGCAGTCGAAAATGCAAACGGGCTCGGGAGTATGGGAACGAGGCCTGGGACAACCTCGGGTTCTACTTCCTTGATGAGCATGTGACGGAGAACATGTCCAAGACCATGCTCATCGATCATCTGGAATTCGGCGAGAGCATGATGGTCCACATGAAAAAGTATGTGCAGCATCATCTCGAGCGCTTTGATACCATCGAGAAGATTCGCTGGAGCCTGTATGATCATAAGCTCTGGAGAATCTACAACCTCAAATATCCATACATGCACATCCGCTCCACCTATGACATCGAATCACAGGTGTTCGGCAATGGGCACATACGTCTCCCGGGATATGGCAAGCTGAAGCTCGACCCGAAGGGTATCAGAGATTTCCCGGTGGGTAACAGAATATACAATGCGCGTGTGTATCTGTGGTGGGACAAGGAGCGGAAAAGACACGGCGGAGCCAATCTATCCATCGCGAGCTTTCCGGCGAACCGCGACGATGACGGGTTTGTGGTGCTGGATCGGTACATGAGCGTTGATGGTAGTTTGCGTGTGTTGATGAATTTGGGAGGTGGACAATGAAAGATCGCAGAAAACTGATAGTCTGTGTCGACATGGACGACACGGTCGAACAGCTCACCAGGGCCTGGGTGGCACACACCAATCGCATGTTTGGACTCGATATGACCGTCGAGGACTGGACCAGCTGGGAATTGTCTGAGGTATTTCCGGGACATAGCTACGATGAGATCATCGAACCCCTCCGTCGTCCGGGATTCTGGAAGGGTGTGGAGATGGTCCCCGAAGCGGACATATATCTGCGAAGACTCATGGACGATGGCCACGAGATCTACTTCGCAACCGCGGCCGAGCATGTCAGCTGGCATGCCAAGGTCTATGATATGTTCCTGAAACTTTTCCCATTCGTGAACGAGCGCAACATCATGAATATCTGGAACAAATCGTTGCTTCGGTGCGATGTCATGGTTGACGATGGTCCACACAATCTCCTCGGTGACTATCTTGGGATCATGCCAGATATGCCACACAACCGGTCCTCCGACATAGATAAGGGACCCACATCCACGGTCATCCGAGCCCACAGCTGGGAAGAGATATATCGAATCATCGATGACTATGCGGCATATCTCCATGCCAGGAATTCCACGCAACAGCACAGCAGATCCTATTTTGATGCACTGCAATACATGAAGGAGAAAAGACATGGCCAAGGATAAGTACAGAGATTCCGACGGATTCTACACGCTCATCAAGCGCACACCAGAGGATAGGAAACGCGTCGAAAAAGAAGACAGACAGAAGGAAAAGAACAAACACCAGAAGGGCAACCCGTACAAGAAGGGCGGCTGGAAGCACGAACTCTTCAAGCGGCTGAAGAAGCGCAAGATCGACAATCGCCGAATTCAAGAGTTCCATTTTCTCAAATCCGAGAACTATCTCATTTCGGCGAACGGAGAAAAGCTCAAACCGTTCAACACCCGCATGATGCACTCAAAGCTCGAAAAATTCTCCGAAAAGCACAAGGATGCGATGATTCTTATCCAGAGTGGCATCGGTGGTATCTATACCAAAATTCCGATCAACACCTACCTTCGTCTTGCCACCATAGAAAAGATGTCGATCAAATATCGCATGGACGCATCCTACGATGGTGACGAAGACCTGTATACCGTGTATGATCTTGTCGAAGACATCAGCACCATCGGTGAGCTCATGCACTTCATCAACTACTATCGCCAGCTCATCGATGGAGTGATGGAGATCCAGGCGGCGTGCTGTTGCTACAGCATATTCGAGTGCAAGGTCAAGACCATGGTCATGTTCGAGGACGGATCGAGCATGGCCTTCAAGGGCGATCTCAACGAGGTGCTCAGATACTTCGAGTTCAAGGAATTGATCTGATTTCTGGTTTTATCTGCCTCCGGAATCATATATCATAGCTGTGAAGGAAGCAGACAATGCTATGATTTCAGAAAGGGGATAAACGTCATGTCAAAGAAAACAGTGAAAGATCGCAGGGCGAACATGGATGCCATCCGCAAGAACCTCGTCGAGAGTACTCTCAGAAAGTGGCAGCGCCGATTCGACAAGCTCTCCGAACTCTACGATGAGTACAGTGAGGACTATGATCACCTCTACGGCGATGTCGGTGAGAAGATGAGTCGTCATGAGTGGATGCGGGAACAGTGGTATTTCAGATACTGTACGATATCCATCGCGGGTCGTGTCTTCGAAAAACATCAGCGCATGGAGTCGGAGACTGCGAATTTCTTGGTGGTAAATCCGATGACCATGTTCGAGCGGCTCTGGAATGACTACCAGAAGTCGCATCAATGAACGGAACACAATGCAGAGAAGAAACCCCTCCGATCATGGAGGGGTTTCTTTTTATCATTTTGCGTTTCTGTATTTTGCGAGTTCTTCCTTGATCCGAGAACCATACTTGTCCCGGAGCTGATATTTTTTATCGATGACCAGGTTGCAGGTCAGACCGAGCTTGATCACATCGTTCAGCATTCTTTTGTAGATGCCGATACAGGACACATCGAGCTCGATCGGATGCTCGGGATCATCGATCGGATAGGGTGCTAGCTCGTCCGGGATGATATTGGAGATGATACCCTTCATGGCACTATGGAAGGAAACCTTATCACCGGCCGAGGCCACATCTTCATATTCGATGTAGAAGTCGATCATGATTCCATCGGGGAGTTTCACACCCTTGACCTTTCCATTGGAATCGGGGATCAATCGCTCGGAGGGATGAATGATGGTTTTCGAATCCAGCGTGGAAGTGTACTTCTCGAGACTGTTTTCGCGCTTGGCCACCCGTTTTGCATAGTCTTCGATCACCGCACGCAGCGACGGTGTCATCTCGTTGGGGTCAGCGGTGTAGAAGATCTGGATATCCACAACCTTTCCGGATATCTTGGAAATAACCGGAGCGTTGGTGGCGATGACCTCGTCCTCATCCCCCGCCTCATCGGCCATGGCCGCGAGCATCTGCGAGGTGAACGCATCCTCGGTGTCATCGAAGGTCAGCAGCGCCTCATTGGCTCCGATATCCTGCCCAAGCTTCACCATGTGTTTAACATTCGCATACTTGGAGAGGATGACTCTCTTTTGGCGTGTGATCTTTGTGGCGATGCGATGTGCGAACTTGTTTGTGATGAAGCAGGAATCCTCGAAGACACCACCGTTTGTCTCGACCGCAACCCTTGCCATGGTTCCGAGGTTGGCGAGCGGATCATGGAACATATCCTTTTCGTTGATGTATTTCGGATCCCAGGCGATGAGCTGACCCTTGGTGACCTTGTCTCCGGGTTTGAGTCTGGTTATCATCTGGTTCATCACGAAAAATCCACCATCAGTGTTCTTGGCAGGTCTCTTGGAGAGATCCACATCCTCGATGGTTCCATCATCATACCTGATGATCAAAATCTCGTTGGAGATGGACACCACGGTCCCATCCTTTTCTGCGGTGCGAGCAAAATCGTTGGAGTAGTACGGGATCACACGCTCCATGTCATACGAGATTGGGCAGGATCCGGTGTCGACAACAGGTACCACGTGCTTGGTCTGGGAGATGGCCATGGCCAGACGCTCAATATCCGAAGACTCTGGACTGAAAACCTGCATGGCCTCTCCGGGAGTTACCATCTGGGAACCGGAATAATCTTTCTTATCCAGATCCATGAAACCGCGAGCATCCACCACATTGGGATTTATCACCATATGTCTACCGATTCCAACCTCGCCCGACGGAACCGAGTTCATGCCAACCACACCCTTCATGGAGGGATGATAGGCGCGCTTCTCGATGGTGAAAGAATGATCCTCATTCATGCCGGACGGACCCTTGAGCTTCACGAGGCGATCATTCTCGAGCTCGAGCACAATATTGAGCTCGGAATGCGGATCCACGATGTTGGCCGTGAGCAGATACTTAATCACACAGTTTTCGGGGATCGAGAAAGATTCGGCGCGACCGGTGCGATATTTGCCCCAGGCACTCGCAAGCTCGTAGTAGAGATGCGCGAGGATGATCTCGTTGGAGCGTATGCGACTGTTGTGATAATCGCTGTCGATCTGGTAATGGTTGTCCGCGAGGACATCATTGCAATAGAGCATGAGTCTGGTAAAATCCGTTGGCATCTTGAGACGCGCCAGGATATCCTCGGTGATGGGATCCACGAAAAGATAGTAGAAATTACGGAGACCTTCGTTGAGATATCTGGCACCAAACATAGTGTCAAAGATCTGCACGTAGGCATCGAAGGTGTCCATATCGTAGAACGAGTAGTTCTTCGTGGGGAACGTGTTGAGACCGTTGAGGAGCAACGAATTCTCGTAGGGATACCGGTTATATACCAGATAACCATCCGCGAAGGCGATGCAGGCCTTCTCGTCGCCGAGCGTCGGTTTCTTCTCCACGAATTCGAACTCAATCTGCGCCTTTTCGAGCACCGCCGTGAGCCCACCCGGATCGGCCGCCGCACAGAGCAGAACCGTCGGGATCCACTGATTCATCGCCTTGGAACGCGAGTAGACAAAACGAGAACCGGAGGTGGTCTCCTTCAGCATTTCCCTGGAGATGATGCCAACTTCGGCGCTCAGCTCCGCCAGAAATTCCGCGAGCTCACCACAATCTTCGCCACCGGCCGGATCGCCATTCTGATTGGGACCGCACGCATAGACATGATTGGACCTTCCAGAAAGGAAATAGTAGGTCACCTGCTTGTTCGGGTAATGTCGCACCGCCAGTGGGAAACAATCATCGGCGGTATCGCCGTGCTCACGCATCTCGGCACGCACGGGAGCCTTCGCAATCCAGCTCTGATCGATCACCGTCGCCGCCTCATCCACGATGAAGTATATGGTGGTATCGTTGCGGCGATCGCCCATGCGAATCTGGGTGATGATCGATCCGATATCATCATACTCGATGGTTGTCATTCGGTTTTTGTTGAGCGGATTGGAGTTACCCTTGGTGACGATGGAACCATTCGGCGCTTCGGGTCCGCCGAAGATCTTCTTGAGCTTGGTGATCAGCGGAGAAAGGTTCCCACCATAGCGTTCGGTGAAGATCTTGTTGTAGTTGGAAACAAGCTGACACTTATCCGGAGAGACCTTGGTCACGGGGAACGGAAGCTTCTGGTGACTGATATTCATCTTCTGGTCATTGAGATAGAGATACTTGTAGTTATACATCTTCGGGAGCAGGAAGCTGAACCGATGACGTTTGCGGGTCGTATCCTCGTAGTTCACCGTGTAACGGATCATTCGATCCGTCGGTGTGGAAGCATCCTCTACCTGGATGTCTTTGTACAGATACATTGCCGGGTTCACATGGCTGAAGTGCATGAGGATGCGCGACAGGTCATACGAAAAGAGATTCTGCATGTAGGCCTTCTCGAAGTTGTTGAATGAGTTGGTCTTCATGTCTTCGTTGACCGTCCTGGCCGGAATGGTGCTCTCCGGGATCTTGAGCTGAGCCTGATGTTCGAGCACATCCTTGAGAGGAACGTCACCTATGTTGAGTTCCTTGTACTTCTCCCGAAGCATCTCGTCGCGCTTGTTGGATTGCACAGAATTCCCGGCCGTTTTTGCGGCGAGCAGCGCATCCACGTCTTCGGCGGAGTGCAGATCCACATCAAAGACAGGATGCGAAAGGATGGCCACCGGATCCCCACTCACCGGATCACGCTGGATGGGAACCTTGCCAACATCGATGTTCTTCAGCACAACGTTCTTGACGGCGTCGCGCGTCTCCTGGTCATCGAGATCCGCACCAACCTTCTTGAGCAAGGTATCGACGACCACATCGGTCTTTGCATCGAGGTATCGACCCCGGGATTCATCCCTTCGCTGGCCGATGATATCTTCGCGCGCTCGCTGGAGCTCCTGCTGCCTAACCCGTGTCTGATACACCGAGGTTGGAGTTGTTTTCTTCTGGACTGGGATGGTCGGCGCAGTGGGTTCATCATCTGTCACGTCCATCGATCCTTCCGGATCCTTTCCCATGAGCTGTTTCGCACGACGATCGGCGGCGATCATGCGCACGCGCTGATCGAAGGTCTTCGGCTCCTCATCCTCCGAACTCTGGGAAAGCAATTCATCATCGACATCGATGCTGCCATTGCACTTTGTGAGAAATTTCACAAAGAGACTGTGAGCTTCCTCCTCAATCCTACCCTTCTTCGTCCAGGCGTTTGGATAGTTCGCCGTATCAAAGGTCATGACCAGATCATCGCTGATGAAGTGGATACGCCCAAGATGTTTGGCGTTGATCGGGTCTATGAGGAGCTGGATGATATAGCTCATGATGTTGGTATTCGATGGTGTCCTCTTGAATATCTTCGCCGGATTGGCATAGTCAGCCTTCCCGAACCAGAGATTCATTGGGATGACCACGTCGACGTTGTATGCGCCGAGATAGTTCGCATCACCACCATTCACCGACGCACTGTCATGGATCTTCACCCACTCATCGAAGATTTCCTGGGCCCTCAGATACATGGGGCGATGATCCTTGGGGTTATTCATGATATCACGGGTCACATGATTGCATTCCAGGAGCAGGTTGTAACCCTTCATGAGAGTTCGACTTGTCGCGCTCGGCAAAAACGAAGAGACATCATCGATGCCCCTGAGATTTCCTCTTCGATACTGGTTCAAAAGGGCCGTGTATTCACCGTTTGCATTCGGTTTAGACACAACCACGCCGCGTCCCTTGAAGGTGTGACTCCAGCGCTTCGGGACAAAATATCTCGTGAGATTTCTGAAGCGCAGCAAGGAACTGTTCGAAAGAAAATTCAATTCCTGCTCCGGGCTTGGAGCAAGAACCATGAAAGCTTGGTACTTTTTACGATCTCCGGGATTCTCCGGCATGATCACGGGAGGAACCACCCTGTTTACCCTGAATGGGGGCACCATTTGCAGTTTGATCATGGGGCGAGACCACCGCCTTTCTTTGAAAATAAAGTTCGCATCCGCATGTCATTATAGGGATGTTCGGGGTTATTCAATCCTGACTTCTGGGTAATTCTTCCCAATGAATTTATTTTTCAATGATCTGTTTACATCTCTATACTATATCAATGACATGACAGGCATGAACATATGCTTGTCTGATCCAGACGGCCAAATACACGAAAAATATTACATATTATGGGAGGAACCGTAGATGGGAACAGTTGATCTGAAGGCGCTCATTGCCAAGAAGCAGGAAGATCGAATGAAGACATCGGAGCTCGTGCTGAAGGATATCAATCGCGAGCTCATCACCGCATTGCTTGCACTTCCGATCTATGGAAAGGATGCGAGGGACGAGGATATTCTCACCATCATCATCAATGGTGGAATTGATACGCCACTGCTCAAGAAATGGCGTGATCGGGTTCAGGCCCAGATCGAATCCGGTGAGATCAAGAAGCAGAAGGGCGGAGACTATCGCGATGCCGATGGTTTCATGGTCCTGATTCCTCGATGAAGAAAGGAGCATTTGTCATGACGCATCAATATCCCAGCAACGAAGCTCTTCGCGATAAAATCTACGTAGAGCAACAACGGCTTGGAAACAGACTCGAACCCATTCCCATGGAAAACATTGTGTTGGTTCGATACCTCAAGGGCGAGTGGGCAATGGAGGATATCATCCCCGGGGAACCGTACCATATGGAGATGTTCGAACTGATCTACCGTCGACCCGCCCATACCATAGGAATCATGACCGGTCCCATCGACTATGATTACATAGATGGTCATATTCGACACATCGGTAAGATCGAGTGCATCGAGCTAGATTCCAGACTATTTGCCGAGGGGATGAAACTTGATGGATAGGATCGATGTGGTAGAAATGCTCAGTGAACTTGAGCAAGATCCCGGCACAGCATTCTCGCGCACAAAGTATCAGGCCTTGGTGTATGCCATCCTCTCTGACCCCGATTTCAAGGCCAAAAAGATACTTCTGCGCCACGGTGAACTCGTGGAGGTAGACCATTCGATCCATGACAGGTTCGTTCGATTTCTCGATAAGTTTCTCAAACATGCCGGTGTGACCGATCGTAGCGAACGTCGGGAGCTCATCGAGAGCTTTGAGATGACACCGCGTGACACCGAATGGTTCACCGATGCGGTGGATGAGGCCATCTACCAGTACATGGAGTGTGGCAAGAATATGCGACTCTTCCAGGATCGCATGCTCCGTCTCACCATCAAAAAGATTCGACGCACCGGCTCCCACGAGGGAGAGGTATCCTACAAGAAGTCGGTGGTGGACCGCCGCAAGAGACTACAAAAAGAATCGGAGGGGGCTTGATGCCTCCTCCGATCTCTTTTTCTTTTTACGCAATGTAGAGGATGAGACCGTTGGTGCTGTGGAGCTCCTGCATGAGGTGATTGTCCACGGTGCCGTCGTGTACCACGTCGGAGCTGTAGTGAATCTTCAACACCTGCTGCTGGCTCTTGCAGTGGTTGGCGATGCAGACGGTGTATTGCTCTCTGAACTTCGGGTCCGCGTCGGTGATGATCAGATCTTCCTCGTCCATGCAGAGCACATCGAGAACTGCTCCGACCGAGGCGTATCTCGCGAACCTGATAACGTTCTCCACATCGAAGGCGCTCACGGTTAGAGTGAGACCATCGTGGCCGATCCTGACACCGTCGAGGATCATCTGGGCGATGTCCTTGTCGTTGATGAGAATATTCTCGAAGAGGTAGAGTACCGCGGGTGCGGTTCCCTTGATCGTGGTGATCTTGCGCGAGATCGGAAGCTTAAGCTCCACGTTGATACAGACATCATCCGGATTGGTCTCGAGGACCCGGAGGAACTGTATAGGAGTCAGCGCGCCATATTCGTAGGTTCTCATGTTACATTACCTCGATTCAAAAATTTTAGTCCAGCAAAGAGAGGGAGGCATTACACCTCCCCCTCCTTCTGCTTGGCTTCCTCGGCGGCGGCTTTGGCCGCGGCCTGGGCAGCCTTTCGAGCCTTCTTCCCGTTGGGACGAGTGTTGCGCTTGGTGGTCTTCTCCTCATCCTTCTTGGGCTCGTCCTGGGCTTCGACGGGCGTGGGCTCGCTCTTGGAATCGACCTTGTCCTTGTTCTTCGCAGCCTTCTTCGATCTGGGCTGCTTCTCGCTCTTTTCCTCGGTCTTGGGAGCATCGTCGACCTTCTTTTCCTCTTCCTCGGCGGCGGAATCGTCATTCTTCTTGCCGTCATCCTTGAGGATCTTCTTCAGATCAACGAAGCCCTTGAAGCTCTTCCGAGGCTTGAGCTCCTCAGCCTCACCGTCATCCTTCTTGGACTCATCGACGTTGGGCGTCACCTTGGGTTTGATGACAGGTTCATCATCGGCGACGTCGGCGGCGGTCTCCTTCTCGACAGGATCATCAAGCTCCTTCTGCTTCATGATGTAGAGCTTGACAAAGTCATCCTCGGCGAGATCGAGGCCCTTTTCTCCGGCCAGCTTGTGGAACTTCTTGTAGAGCTTATGAAGCTTCTCCTCCTCGAGCTGCAGACCGAGAAGCTCGACGCCGGTGACGTTGGCCGTGCAAATGTCGTCGATGAGCTTGTCGACGTCGATCTCGTCGAGCCCGCTCACGTCACAGGCAGCACGGGCGCGCTCGGCTTCCCGCTCCTGCTTCTTGATGGCACGTTTCGCGGCGCGCACGTTGGCCTCGAACTCGGCACGGTTCTTGAGGGTCCACATACCCCTGGTGATATTGTCCTTCGCGCTCATGATCTTGCTAAACATTTTGAATTCCTCCATTTATCTAATTTTGTGTGTTCTCAGGTGAGCCCAAACACCATCGAACCGGTTGATTGGGAAGACTTTCTTTGCTTCCTTCATTGCTATGATATATAGCTCCACAATGGGAAAAATCGGAAATACGATAAACCTTTGCGGTGCCCAAAACGAACATCCTTATACAGTATACATGACACCGGAAAGGTGGTGAATTTTATGCCTAGACAGGATCAGAACACTCGTGAAACACGATCCAAGGTGGAAAAGGCCGTGCGTCGTTCCAACCTCGCAAAATCTGCGGGGCGCATGTTTTTGGAAACCGGCAAGAGCATCTTGGAAACCGAGATGCCCGCTTCCAAATCTCTCTACGAGACGAATCGTGAGCTTCTCAACGATGCGGTCAGACTTCTGAGAAATCCGACGGAGCAGAGTGCACGTGCCATCTCCAGGGTCACCGACTCGGATACCTTCAAGAATCTTCGAGCAATCGCCAAGAACATGGGTGATGACCTGAGATCCGGCAACCTCTATGACCCCAAGCGTGCGCGCAGTTCCATGTCCCAGATGATGGCTCTGGAGAGCTTCGGTGGCATGGACATGAGCAAGTACGATGATAAGGGTAACTGGATCGGTGATGACGAAAAACCAGAATCCGATGAGCGTGACTTTAGCATGCGTCTTGCGCAGGCCCAGGAGGATGCGGAGAGCTATCGTGCCGAGGTGATGGTGGATGCACTTGGCAACTCCACCGAGGCATTGCTCACCAACCAGAATGCCAATGCTCAGATGACACTGCAGATGTCGCTGAAGCAGCACGCCCAGCTCATGAACCAGATGGACAACATGATCACGACCCAGGCTGCGACCTTCGAGCTCATATCCAAGAGCACCCAGGCGCAGATGGATGTGGCCCGCGAAGCGCATCTCAAGACCATGGAGAAGATGGACAAGATCATTGGTCTTCTGGAACACATCGATCATGGAGTCAATCCGCCGGTGAACACTCGTCGGCAGGGTCGTGAACTAGAAGTGTTCCGCGGTGGTCGCGGTTCTGGCTTCGATCTCCGAAACTATGGGAAGCAGATTGTTAAAAACTTCCAGGAAAGCCAGCTTGGGTTTGGAATGTCGATGGTCACCGGCATGATGGGCGGTGGCATGGGCAACATGATGCTCGATAGCTTCAAGGACAATCCGTGGATGGAGCTCAGCAAGATCATTGGCGGAGAGGTCTGGAAGCAACTTGCGCCCAAGAGTCTTCAGCGGCAAATGAAGCGCACAAATGAGAATCTCGAGAACTTCTTCCCGGCATTACTCAATCAGTTCGCAAAGAGAGGTAAGAATGCCTACCGGTCCGACAATAAGATCGATTGGCTATTCAATCTTCTCGGAGTATCCAACGCTTCGAAGTCCGAGATCAATACGATGACCCAGAACATGACGGATCGGGCAGTCTTCAGCAACAAGACGGTCCGAGCCATCGAAGAGGTCATCCCGATGTGGCTCTCTCGCATCGACTCGCACATCACCGGAGGCCCTCTCCAGGTATTCGACTACCGGTCTGGCAGACTTGTCAGAGCCGATAAGGTTGTTGCCGAGAGCGGAATCCGTGCCAGAAATCTCTCCACGAACCTTGGCGAAGCTGGGAATAAACTCATCAAGCGCGGCGAACGCATAAACCTTGGCACCGCGAAACAATCGGAGGATTTTCGCGACTTTCTCAATCTATATCTACAGCGTGCCGCCGAGGCAGATAGCTTTGCCGAACCTGGTAGCGAGGAATTCAACAGACTGATCAATAGTATCAACTTCTCAAAGGGAAGAGCCACTCCGGCCGAGATGGAAACCTACCGCAGAGTTCTCACACAGCTTCTCAGAACCATGCCTCGCAATGAGCGCATGGCCATGGATGCCAGTCTCAGCGGTGCCCATGCGGCTCGTAGACGCAATGTCCAATACGAGAGTCAGTTTCTCGCCGACAGCGGTCTACGCGGAGCATTCTCCTTCATGTCCGACATCGAGCGCAAGAATCTGATCAGCGAAGCCGAACAATGGAGAAATGGTCTCGGCGAGGCTGGACTCGATGCATATCGCCTCCGCCAGAATAACCGACTAAACACCATGGAGGGACCTGATCTCGCGAGATATCTCTCCTCCGGTGGCGTGAGTGCCACAAACAGCCTCCTCGCCGATGTGCGCGCAATGCTGCGTCGCGGTGTGATCACCTACTCCTATGACATGGGCGGTGCCGATGGCGCATTGCTCATGGATAGCTTCCGTGCAGCGTCGGATGCGGCTGCGAGCCAATCCGTGTTTGACAAGAAACTCGCCGATGCGATCCGCGATGCATCCTCCGGAAGAGGCATATCCTCGTCAGAAAAAGATCGGAAGATGCGCGAAGACTACAAGAAACGCACGGGTCGCGACTATGATGCCGATGAACAGCTCAGACGGCGCATCCAGCGCGAGGCGTCTCAGAAGTTGCACCGGGATTACATCGTGGACAGCATGTCTCCGATCGAGATCAATGGTGACATGACCAATCAGCAGATCTTTGATGAGATCTTCAACATGACCAAGAATCTCGATCCCGATAACCCTCTCGGCCGCGATGCCGCAACTCGTGGGCAGCGAGTCAAATATGATGGCAAAGACGGGATCATCGCGGTGCTCAAACGGTTGGCACGTGAACCCTTCAAACTCTTCGAGAACGGTCTTCGCATCGCGGACCAAACGATGTTCAAGATACTCTACGGTGAACGTACCGCTGGACATCTCAATCTCGATGATGAGGACGTGAATCTCACCGATTATCTCACCAAAACGGTTCAGGCACATTTTGTCATGGCGAGGGACTGGTTCTCCAAGAATATCGGGGATCCGATGAAGAGATTCTTCTTTGACAAGGATACCGGACTCTTCACCCGAGTCGGTCAGGAACTCAAGGATCTCTTGCACTGGGATGACAGAAAACGCAAAGCCGCCGAAACGGTGTTCGGAACCAAGGATGAGAATGGTCAGTACCAGGGAGGCTGGGTTTCCGGCGCAATGAACGTTGTCGGTGACATAGGCAAAGAATCCAAGGGATTGACCTATGCCAGAGCCAAGAATGGTCTCGACAAATTCCTCTATGGTGCATACGTGGATGGTAAGGGTAAACGTGAGGAGAATTCTCCGACCCATGGAACCACGACAACATACTCCGGATTCGTTGGCAATCTCCGTCGTCGCTTCGATGAATTTGGCGATATGATGTTTGGCTCGGACGACTCCAAGGAAAAGCTGGAGAAGGTTAAGAACGAGCTTCGGGGTTCTGCGCCAAACATGGTCATCGGCGCGAGCACCGGCCTTCTGACATCATTGTTCATCCCCGGTGGTCCAATCTTCCATTCGATCGTCGGTGCAACCAGAGGTCTCATCGATGGTTCTGAGAATCTCACGAAGATGCTCTTCGGTGACGAAGTGACCGAGACGGAGACTCGTGTTGACCCGGTGACCGGTCTTAGCTTCACCCATGATCGGAAGACGAGGAAGGGTGGAAAGCTCGGAGACAAAGCCTGGGACGTGTATTCAAAATACCTCCCCGGCATGAAGAAGGGCCTCGTTGCCGGTGCCATCGCCGGTGGAATTGGCCTGTTACCCTTTGGCATCGGGCCTGGACTCGGAGCATTCATCGGCTCGATCGGCGGTCTCGGTGCATCCTCGAGCGAGTTTAGGCGTATCCTGTTCGGCGATGAGGATGATGTCACGGGCGATTCCGGCATCATCTCCAAGAACATGCGCGATAAGATCGCCGCACATTTGAAAAAGTATGCACCACCCGCAACCCTCGGCTTCCTGGCCGGAAAGGGTGTGTGGTCTGCGGTATCTTCCATGGGACTTCTTCCCGGACTCACCGTGGCCGGACCGGTCATGGGTATCCTGGGCGGATTGGTTGGACTCGGTTCCGCGGACAGATTTCAGAAGATGCTCTTCGGTGAGGATGTCGAACGTGAGATCAGCGAGGTTGACCCGAAGACTGGCAAGAGAATCGTCACCAAGAAAAAGGTCAAGGAAGGCGGTCTCTTCGGCAAGGCCTACGATTCCATCGAGAAGAAAATGATCGACCCGCTCGCCGATAAGATCAAGGGACTCACCGAGCGATTCTCTGACTGGTTCAAGGAGGACATCCTCGATCGTCTATCCAGATCTGCCAAGGGTCTCCAGGATAAGCTCAAGAAGGCCAGTTCTAAGATCTTCGGTGGACTCGTAAACATTGGGGATAAGATCGCGGGAAAGGTTGTTGGTAAAATCTTTGGCGACGAAGAAGGTCGAGATGGTATCTCCGGGTTCCTCAAGCGCAGAGCAAAGGGTCTGTTCAATTTTGGAGCAAAGATGGTCGGGGGAGCACTATCATCTCCGTTCAAGCTCCTCGAGTTTATCGCGACCGGCAAGGTGGAGAAGCGCGAACGCAAAACTCGGGATAAAAAGACTCGCGTAAATCCAACGTTGCAGGATCTCACGGATGCTGACACGGAGCTTGTGGCCCTCAACCAGGGCAATGGATACCTCGCGGAGATCCTCGGAACCGCAAAGGGTATTCTCCAAAGCATCAATAGACCGACCAAACCGTCTGATCTGCAAGATCTCATGCAGCAAAGAAATGGAATCGAGGGTCTCGGCGATGCCAATGCGGCAGGAACCGATGAGGTTGTCGATTTCAGAAACTATGTTCGCACCTATGCGAAGGTTGATCACGATGCGGAGGGTGCCGGTGATCAGGGTCAGGCCTATGACAAGGCCATCGCCAATGCCAAGAGCATGACCGAGGTGATCGCTATCCGCGACGCCGCATCGATGAATTCCAACAATCGCATGCTTCAGGTTGTCGGTGATCCTGAGAAGAAAACGTCGATCCTAGACATGCTCGGCAATTTGCTCAACACGTTTAGCGGAGATGGCATCTTCAATACGATCAAAAACGCAGTGCTCACCATAGCAGGTCTGAGGACCGCAACTGCTCTCGCCGGTGGCACGGCAACGGCCGGAGCCGCAGGCGCAGGAGCTGCCGCGGGCAGTGGTTTGCTATCGCTTCCGGGAAACACCGGATCGCTCGCAGCACCGGAATCTGGCTTGGGTGTGTTCAGCGCACTGGCGGGCACCGCCGTGGCTGCCAACCGTGGGGACGGCTATCGAGTAGCCGCAAACATTCCAAAGATTGGAACACGCTTGATTAGCTATCTCAGCGGCGCTGCCGGTGGTCTCACCACGTGGTTACGTTCGGGTGGCACGGCCAGCGGAACTGCTCTGAGAGGCGGTCCAGCATTGCTCAACCAGGCACAGAAACTCATCACAAAGTTTTTCAGCAACAAGGTGGTTGCCAGTGCCCTCGCCAAGGTGACCGGAAAAGCCACGGCGCAGGAAGCGACGAGCCTCGTGCTTGGTCATGTTGATGACGTGATCAAGACCCTATCCGCGGCCGAAATTCAGAACACGGCCAGATTGATTGGCAAGTACTTCACGATCGCCATGGCGGTCATCGATTTCATCAAGGGGTCATACTACGCGCAGAACTACTTCGAGGTTCTCCCCAACGATGTCACCGCCGGTATGACCTTTGCCGCCGGCGCCGGCGAAGCAATATCCGGTCTTCTCTGTGGAATCATCTCCGGCAAGTCAATCGCCGGATGGCTCTGGGATTGGCTTGGTCCCATCGAGGAACGCGAGCAGCTTGCGGCCAAGCAAGAAACGGCGCGCCAGTCCTACGGCGAATTCCTGCAGAGCGGCGGAGACTCCAGCAAACCCTGGGTTAATTATTCCGACTACACGATGGATGATTACCTCAGCTACGAAAAGAACCAGCAGGTGGTCAATTCGAGTGGTTTCCAGCGCCTCATTGCGCATAAGACTGGTACCGACAGGAGACAACATGGTCGTGGGCGCTGGGGTCGCGGATCCAACATGATGAAGGTGTATAGTCAGGACGACATGCGCTGGAGCAATCTTGCCGGGGATGGTTGTGGACCGACGGCGGCGGCCATGGTGGCATCTGCCTACGGTGATACGGCCACACCCGCTGACATGGATGCGTTATCCCGTCGCATGGGCATGCGAGCCAATGATGGCGGCACCAATCCCGAGTTCTTCGGAAATCTCGGCCGTGGACGCTGGGGTCGCGGCTACTACATGAACGAGGGTCCGGTCTCCGAACATGCGATTCGCTCCAACCTGAACCGCAACGAGCCCGTCGTGCTCATGGGCAAGGGTGGCGCATTCGGTCCCGATGAGCATTACATCGTTGGTCGCAGAATCGCTGGGAATTCGATGCAGTATGCTGATCCGTATACCGGTTCCTTCGGTGTCGGCAATATTCGCAGCATCGCAAAGAATACCCACAATGCCATATATTCGCACAGCACCGGCCGTGGACGCTGGGGTCGCGGACCGACGACTGATCCGCTTCTCCAATACAATGTGGGAAAGCAAACCGAAGCTGCGGCGAACAGAGCAGCGGCCATGAACGATCCTCTCTATGCGCACAATGTGGGAGTTCAGCGATCCCTCGGTGTCACCAACAGCAGCGATGCCAGGGTACGACTCGATGGTGTTGTCGTGAATGATAGCAACGCGGAGGCCGCGAAGATCATCGAGGCACAGAATGCGCTCGTCAACGCGATGTATAGCATCAAGGGTCGCATCCAGTACAGCTGCAAGAGTTCCATCCAGGATCCAGACCGCGGCATCGCATCCTGTGCATCCACCGTTGGCTGGGCCTATCGCAAGGTGCTCAACGAAATGAACATGTCCGCTTCCAGCGCCGAGCAATCCAAGGATGGAAGATTCCAGGATATCTATCGGTTCGGTCAGCCCGGTACCGCACCCGGCAGGACCTTTGATCTAAGCAAGCTCCAGCCCGGCGACATCGTCTACATGTACAATCCAAAGTACAAGTCAAATCATACCGAAATGTACGTTGGTAACGGCATCGACATGAGCCATGGAGGCGGTACGAATGGTTCCCAGCCCGGACCGAACGAAGTCCGACTCGACGAAAGTCGTCAAAGGTGCGTATTTGCCGTGCGCAGATACAAGAAATTCATAAACGGTGAAACCTTCAGCTACACTGATCCGGGCAGTTTTACCGGAACCACCACCGTTGCAAGCAGCAGCCCCTTCGGTGACGACTATTCGTCGCTTGGGTTCCTCGGCAAGCTGACTCGCATTCTGCAGACAGCCAACGATGCACTCTGGGGCGGCACCCCCGACAACGACATGAGCGCAAACGCCGGTTCCACAGGATCCACGGAGACCGTATCCGGCACAAAGGGTAGCAACATCTCCGGCACCACAAACCGTGAGAAGGTCTGGAACTATTTGCGCAACAAGGGACTCTCCGCGGTTGCGACCGCCGGTCTCATGGGCAACATCTATGCCGAATCCGGGATAAGGCCGGAGGCCGTACAAGGTGACTATCGACAAAAGAATCGCACGGCCTATGACGAGGAGTATCGCAGCAAGGTTGATTCGGGTGCGATATCCGAGCATGACTTTGTTCACAACGGACCCGGAGGCGGAGGATATGGACTCGCTCAGTGGACCTACCACACACGCAAGCAGGAACTCTATGACCTGAAGAAATCCACAGGTTCTTCGATCGCGGATGTTGGGCTGCAGCTAGACCACCTCTGGAACGAGCTGAACAAACCCAGCTACAAGGATTCTGTGCTCGGGGCGATCAAGGGTGCCGGAACCGTCAAGCAGGCATCCGACATCGTGCTCCACAACTTTGAGCAGCCGAAGAATCAGTCCGCCGCAGTCGAGAATACGCGTGCCAGCTATGGCCAGCAGATCTACGATGCGCTCAAGACTCTCGGTTCCGATGCCGAGGCCACGGCCAATGCCCGTGAAGTTTCCGAAGCGGCTGGATATAACGGTTCTGCCGGCGACTTCAAGAGACTCGAGTATGGTGGTGGAAGACGCTGGGGAAGAGGTCATGACACAACCAATCTCAACAGTCTCAACATGCGCGTCAGAGAAATCAATGATCAGTTTGAGCAGGCGCGGACCGAGGCGAAGGATCAATCCACCGCCGAGGAAATCACCAAGGCCATCACCGGGGCCGTCTCCCAGGCGACGACCGGAGGCAACAGTGAAGCCATGCTCTCGCTGCTCACCACATCGCTTGGTCAGATGATTCAGCTTCTGAGTGACATCAAGGACAACACCACGGTAGATACACGCACTTCCGCGATTGGCGGAAGATCGTCCGCGGTTCCCACCTCGAGAGCTGATGATTTCTCCTCGACGTTTAACATGGATGTTTCGGGCCAAGCCGGCTCCAAAATCATCGATCGACTTACCACACGCTGACACATGAATGGGACACCGATCTTGGTGTCCCATTCATCTTTCTCAAAAGTTTGACATTCTAATAATGAGCAATAAGGAAAGGAGGAATGCTCCTTGGCATATTCGATTGTCAATACGTCCCACATGTGTCGCACGGAGAGGCCGATGCGACTATATCACAGGCCAAATGACATCAAGCCCAGCGCAACCACGCTCCCGGCAAACGTGACCTTTGTGACGGATGGTGAGATCGTCATCGGATCGGTAAAGTTTCTGCGCATCGACACGATGGTTTCGGGCTTTGACGATGACACGTTGAAGGGTTTCTGGACAGCCATCGACGGTCTGCAGGTTATGCCGATTCAGACAGCGGATGAACCGGAAACGTCCAATTTGTCGGATGATGGCATTTCTGAGGTAATATCCGAATCACTTGTCGTCAACGGTACAAAAATCATCATATACGAAAACAGTGATTCCACAGAGCCATTTATTGTGGCCTCCACAATCGGAAATGTTATAACCGTTGATCGTAGAGTTAATCTATACGTGAACGGTCTCTACCAAACACGCTTTCGCATAGCTGCGATAGATGATAACGATACCGCCGACATGGTTGGGAACTGGATTCTCATGAACTATTCCATTACCATCAATGGCAAGGACCGCATCATCGAGAATCCAGTAGTCAAACCCCTCACGAGCACCATACAGAGAGCGACTCTCAGGGCATCTTCCACCAACACCAAGAGAGGCTCGGTGAATCCTCGTAGAAATGTGAGCACAGAAGATCTGCGGAATGCTGGTCAGAGCACCGACACCGGTATCGTGGCCGCGGTGAAAGATATCTGGAACAAGGTCATCTCCGGAACCAGCATCAGCTCCAATGTAACACCGGTTGGATCGAGCTGGGTCAATGGCCCAGTCACCGATCGCGTCATCGACCGCAGCATCGTCAACACAAAGATCGCAAACGCATCTCGTGCCGGTTCGGTGAATCCGCGCAGAGGTGAATACTCGAGCAGCAATACCTTCGGCAGCGACTCTGGGCGGCTCGGCGGCTTTGGCGGCAGCGCAGCTGTCACCGCCTCGGTGGAAAACACCTACGAAGAGCTATTCATCTACAACACTCTGGAGACAGCATTCATGAGCAATCCGATCGGAAGCATGATGTTTGTTCATGGCATGCCATTCCAATACACGAGTCTCACCGATAGACGCTACAACACTGTCGGTGAGGTTACTTCGGGGAACGAGAACGGAAACGTGATGTCCCCGGTAAACAGTGTCACCGACTTCTATGGTAGAACCTTTGCCAAAGAGATCGCCGCAAACATGCCGATCGTTGTTGTGGTTCCGGGTCGTCCAAAGTTCCTTTCCCAGGTGAGCGAGTCCTTCCTCGGAGGAATGCTCGGGCTCAGCGGTAGAGGAACGCAAAACCGCAATCTGCTCAGAGACTGGATCCCCAACTGGTACGATGATGTGGAGAATGCGCTCAACCAGCTGAACAACGATGCCAATGCCGCGGATGTGTATCAATACTATTCTCTCGATACGAGCAATGCCTTCGTCGAGTACTACAACTACGTGAATGCGCTATGCCAAACATCGGCCAAGCTCATGGGCCTCGAAGAGGAACGCATGGCGGGTGGCGATGGTACAACCTACTACTGTCACCAGTTCGACTGGTCCAAGTTCGATGCGGCCGTTGACAAGAAGTGGAACTGGTTCCAGGAAGTTGTTGGCATGGATATCGGCGTATCCTTTGCCTTCGATCCGCTCTCGGCCATAAGCGATAGCATCGGAAATAGCACCGGCGAGTCAAAGTTTGCGTCGATGATGAATAACATATCCGCCACGGCGCGCGAGCTCGACTTTCTCGCCGGATCCGCAGGTGTCAACGTCGATGCCATCGATACACAGAGCTACGAGACGGCGATCGCTGATCTAAACTCCAGGAGTGGACTCATCAACGGTGCCAGAAACATTGCCAGCAGTCTGAGCGCATATCTCACAAATTCATTTCACGGGATGAATGTTCGCTGGCCTGAAATCTGGGAGAGCTCCAACTTTGCACATAGCTATCCGATAGACATGAAGTTCATCGCACCCTACGCAACAAACTTCTGTAAATGGCGCTACGTGCTGGTTCCGTTCTTCCACTGGTTTGCCTTCGCGGCTCCGCAGTCCAATGAGTCGATCATGAACTACTCGTCGCCGTTTCTGGTAAGAGCATCGTCCAAGGGATATTTCAACGTTGAGATGGGCATCATCACCGGCATGGAGTGGAAACGCTTCGGTGACGGCGAAATGATCTCCGCCGATGGTGTTCCGACCGAGATCGACGTATCGGTCATGATCCAGGATCTGTATCAACAGCTCTCCATATCAAAATTCACGGCGGCTCCTAAGAATGGACAGAGTCCATCAGTCATGCCAAGCACCAAGGCCATAACGATCTTCTTCAACAACAGTGGTCTCGTGGATCTCATCGGAACCATGTCTGGTGTGAACATGCTTCGCATCGACCCCGGTCTGCGCGTTGAGCTCTTCGCCGGATCACTGGCACGCCAAACCCAGGCGATCGGTAGCGGATATATGAACCTCATCTCCGGTCGACTTGCGCAGCTGGCAAACACACGTATCTATGGAATCTGACCAATGAAAAATCGGAGGGGATAATACCCCTCCGATTTCATTTTATACAATATCTACTACAATATTTTAATATCGAAACATCATCCGATGGAGGCTTCTGCATGAAAATAAGGTCACGAAGAGAGCGTCTGAAGCGCTACAATGATAAATATCCGCGTCGATACTACGATGCGGACAGATGTCTGCGTGAATATTTTGAGCAGCGTCACTGGGATATGGATAAGGCGCAAAAGAAAGCTCTCAAAAAAGCTGAAAAGATTGCCTCAGAGCGCAGCTACGAAACCATACGCATCATCATGTATGAATATCCAATGAAGACCGAGCGTCCACGAGTGTCGTCCTTTGGTAGCTTCAGTCACATATATTCACCCAATGCCGCGGCCAACCATAGCTACTTCGAAAAAGCGATTAGAACGCTGGTCTCTGAGCTCAGGCTCATCAATACGCCGGCGGAGATAGAGGTTAATGCGTTCATCGAAATGCCGGCCCAGGTAAAACCGGATGAGGTCATACTCTTCGAGGCACGAGCGATTCCAATCATCGGAGGACCCGATGCGGATAACATATTCAAATGCTACACCGATATCATGAACGAGGTAATCCTCACCGATGACGATGTTGTTTGGAGTGCACATGTGAACAAGTACTATAGTGTACTTCCTCGGGTAGAGATCACGATCACATATCCAAAATCCCACGAGAGTGACTATATCTACAACAAAGTGATCAAGCGCAAGCGTATCCAGGAGGCCATCGAGGACGGCAGAGTTGAAGTCAATCGAATCGAATATGAGGAGAAATAAAAAATGAAAGAGATCACAACAACTTCATACACCAGCGAGTATGATGGAAAAAGCTTCGACAACATGTACGATTGTCTCGCCCACGAGAAGGAACTCGCCAAAACCGCCTTTGGGAAGTTCATCGCCAAGGGCGGCAGAGTCTGCTTCCTTGATTATCAATACAAGATCCTCCAACGCATCGAAGATAACAGTTTTGATTGGTTCCTTGAGAGCTATGACGCATGGCGCAATGTGTATCATATGCTGGTATATATCCCCGGACTCGGTGATAACGGATGGAACACACTCAAGGAACTCTGCCTGGCAGTGCGCATGTCCGGCAACAATCGGGAGATTTGTTATCAGAATTCCAATTCTCCCATGTTGCAGAATTTTCCGGACATGAATCTTGTCAATCAGAATGTCATCGAATTTACTCGCGATCGGGAGGGATCATCCAACGGCGTCTTTGTGGTTAGTACGATCCGCTTCGGAGACTTCGTCAAACGTCTTCTTGGTCTCCGAGTGGAGCTTCTTCCCTGGCTTGATCCGCAGGCATTCAAGCAATCGAACGAAAAAGACGAGTAAACAGCGATACCATATAACAAGTTATTAAATACCAGCCAGTGGGAATTACGTGTTCCGGGAGGTGAAACCGGATGAAAAAGAAGCTAACATACATGCAAGCTTGTGTGATGAATGAAGTCACCAAGCTCTTCAGCACCCAAGAGATTGCAGACTCCGCATTGAAACATCTCAACAAGAAAAAGGAATTGGCCACAGTCTACGAGACGGGGTCCGATGGTTTCGTTTTGAGACGGGCCACCGATGACATGCTCCTGGACACCGAGCTGGCCAATGTCATCACCAAGGGCATCAAAGATCTGATCAAGGGCTTAGATGATTTCGCAGATATCATATACGATAACTACGATTTCGAGTACAAAAAGGATCTGCTCACGGATGAGTATACGCTCGAGATTCTCAATATTCATCGCAACGGTCGCCTTGTGGTGATAGAGATTGATATGCAGTGAAAAATCCCCTCCCATGATTGGGAGGGGATTCAGCTTTTTATTTTCCGTAGTAGATGCGATCGGCTTCGTTCTTGAGATCGGCGGTGGTCCATTCGCGAATACCGAGCACCGAAGATCCCTCATAGAGGGCGTATGCCATGACACTCCGGGCTCTGATCTCATCGGCGTTCTCGGCCATCACCTGGTTGATCGAAACCGGCGTGGAGGAGTTCTCGTTTACGCTCTTGAATGCCATACCGGCCATGGAGTTCATGATCGCGTTCATGAGACTTGTCGGACCACGATTGCCGATGGCGGCGCTGGTCTCCTGGATGGCATTCTTGTTTTCGCCGGACTGGACCTGGGCCTGGGCGATGTCGAGCGCATCCTTGATCTCCTGGGACTTGCGATTCTCGGCCATGAGCGCCTTGACCGTGGAGTCGCGGACCTGATCGATCTGGATCGTCGGCTTCTTCTCGTCAAAGAGACGCTCGATGACCTCTTCGTCCTCATCGGAGAGTTCGATCTTCTGATTCTCGGGGATCTCGAGGTCATGCTCGGCAGCATCGCTCGCCTTCTGGTCAGCGACAGCTTCGCAGATGTCGAGCATGTCCTGCACAAAGCTGACCGCCTCCTGGAGACCGAGTCGAGTTGCCTTGATCGTCTTATTGTTGAGATCGAGCAGATCCGTGTAGAAGACATCGGTCATGGTCTTGGCCATCTTGACCTTGTCAGGCTCCTTCTCCGGGTCGATCTCACAGCAGATGAGGTTGAACTTTCCGAGAGATTCGAGCAGCGCAGCGTTGAACACGCGACGCTTGTATTCGCTCTGCATGATATTCATTGTAACTTTCCTCCTTTAGGTTTCATCGAGTTCTATCCGAATGTCCGTGACATTCAACTGTTCCGGAATGAATTTGGTGATGAGTTCAATGTTTGTGAACTCAGGCGGTTCGTAGGAGAACTGCTGATAGGATGCGTCGGAATCATCCACTCCCATGTACTTGATCGATTTGATGGCGGTGAACGTATCCTCCACGATCGTGCACACGTTTGATATGAACAACCGACCTTCGGTGATGTAGTTATCGCGAAGATACTCATAGATGAATTCTCGGACGGTATCCACATCCACACCCTTCCCATAGATCTTGAAGTAGAAGGTCGGGTTGAGATTGTTCAGCATCTCGTCCGTCTCGGCACCCTCACCATTACGACCTCCGATGAGATGGATGTATTTCGATCTGCCGTAGGTGTTTATGAACTTGAGGGAGACATCGAAATCGGTCGTCAGCGTGATCAACGTTCCATAGACCTCTGCGAGATGCTCAAAGGTATCATACATGTTGATGATGTTTGCGATGCCGAACTGGTATTCGATGAGCGGGAATTCTCCCACCGAGAAGAGATATGATGTGGTTGTTTTCTTGCGCACCTCTATGATCGCATCCTTGAGTTCTTCGATCGACGCATCGAGCTCGGCGAGCGTCGCATCGACCGTTTCCTGCGAAACACCATCGCCGCCCAGCAGCGCAACTGTGTTGCGAGTATTCTGCAGTTCCTCGAGATCAGATACCATCTTCTGATACTCCTCGTTGCTGATGGTCTGATCATCGCTCTCGGCGCGCGGGATCACCTGCACCGGAGACGAGGTGAACTTCGAATATTCGAGCATGAGGTTATACGGATTTGCCGGTGTGTTGTAGTACCCACACATGAGCGCATACCCATCGGTCTGGGTGCTCGGCAGCTGCTGGAAAATAACATCTCCGGTAGTGTAGTCGGCGTAGTCTTCGTGCTTGTAGAAGAAATATACGTCGAAGAATGCATTCGCATAGTCGATGACCGAATAGTAATTGGTCTCGGTGCGAACCTGGAGTAGACCATTGATGATCTCGAGATACCCATCCTCGGTGATGAAGTCTGTCGTGCGCATTGTTCCGATAAAGGTGAATTCGCGCGTCTCCGAATCATAGGAATCGATGTTCATCATCATGTAGGCGACACCGGTGTTGTCCTTTCGAAACACGATGCAGGCGCGGATGGCATCGAGATCTTTGATATTACCGTCATCATCGAGGAGATCCTCGTCTGAGGATGTATTCAGAGTTCCGGTGATGGTGAAGCGATAGATATCAAAGTTTTCAGAATCATGGGAGTTGCGATAGATTTGCACGGACCGAACAATCATCTGGAATGGGAAAACGGTTTCGAGTGATTTCTGCGCGAGCTGAATGTTGTCATTCACCGAGCAGTAGTAGTACGACGCCACGTTGTATTTGTTGAGCAACAGCATGAATGGGCTCGTATAGTAGTAGGCTCCCTCTTCCTCGGGCTCATCCGGATCGATGGGTGTCACATACTCGGTATCGCAGATGTTGTCCGCGGGCATGAGTTTGTATTTGTTGTGAGCCCGAATGATCTTGCGATCGCTGCGTGGATCGTAGGTGCTGTAGCCGTAGATGGTCATGTCTCCCCAGTTTTCCGGATTCACGACACCTTTGAAAATCGCACGTATCGTCGCCGTGGATACGATCGCGTCATTGTGGCGCAGAAGCGTATAGATATAATAGCGACGATCTTCGATATCGTTGCGTTTCTTGACGATCTGGATGTTCGCATCGATGTCATTGACATAGGTGACGATGTCGTGTTCGGTTGTGATGTTATCGCGCCGAGTCTTTGCATCGATGAGCGCCTTCTTGATATCGGAGATCGTGTCTCCATCGGATGCGTTCACCGTATCGGAGAGAATCCGTACCTCGACATAGACACCGGTGTAGTTGTAGGAACCATCGCGGTAGAGACTGAAACTTGCCTCTCCGTCCCCCATTGGAACCATGCCATCTTCTCCGAGAGTCTCCATGATTTCCACCTTGATGGTGGCGTTGGTGCCAATGTTGAGTCTCGGATTGTTGATGATGTAGATGATGCCGGTGTCATCATCGTTGTAGTAGATCGAGTCCGTGGCCACCGTGGTCAGATAGTGTGTCTTGTCGAGATGGGAAAACTCGTCGGTGGATGAGTTTTTGTAGTACACATCGAAGCCCGCAAGCTTGTCGGAATAATCAAAGGGTTCCCCATCATAGAGAAACTGCACAGGATCGGTGATCACATGCTCCTCGATGTTGTACTGGAACTGTCGAGCAAGCACGAGCAGGGAAATCGTTTCCTCATCCTGATCATTCAGGGTGTCGAACATCTGCAGATATGAATCATAGACCGTTCGATCGCCCGCATAGCTTGCTGCATAGATCGTTTTGCCCGAGCGTTTTACGGCACGTATGACAATATCATCGTCGAGCGAGTATGGTACTCCCTGGTGCACAATGGTGGAACGATGATCGATGATGAAGGTCACCTCGTTCCCGTTGCTGCTCGGAGTTCCCTTGGTAAGGATATCATTCTTCAGCACCATGAGCTGAACGTAGACAATGCCTGGCTGTGCATAGTGCACCTCAACCCCGCGGAGCTTTGCGGTCTGGTTCACGTGGATAATCGAATTGGAGAGCTCCGGACAATACTCGGCGGCTCGTCGTTGTTCCAAGGTAACCGTATCCTCGACCGAATCGGCCATTGCCTCGGTCAGATAACCCATGATCGAGGTTCTGGATGTGTCGAGGGTTTCCGCGGGGAAATACTTCGGTGCAACCACATCGATCAGATCTTCGATGATATCCTTGCTATCGATGAGTTTCTTGGCCAAAATATATCACCTCAGTTTCTTGTTTTATGATCTCGATCTTCCCAGACGAGATAATAGCGAATGCTGGAACCATCATTGCGCATCACCACATACGGATTCGTCGCATAGACGTTGCTCTTCGCATATGGGTTCGAGCGCATGCCGGTGGCGATCACCTCGTTGGTGAGCACGCGCTTGCTCCGTTCCTTCGCGAGATCATTCCAGCCTCTTGTGGTTTTTGTTTCGATCACGCTGAGCGAATCCCCCGACAGAGAGTTGATATCCATGAGAATCGAAGGATCACAAGGATCGTTCTTGATTCCATAGGAGAACTCAATGGTGCTCTTCTGCTCGATGATCATGTCGTTGGAGTAGCTAAACATCGACATGGGGAGATTGATGGGGAAAACACCAACCAGCTTTTCCCAATAGACGAGCTCACGATTGTCTCGACGTGTGACCAGATAGTAGATCGAACCGGCGTAGTCCAGAATACCATTGCGCTGATAATCCTTGGCCGGAACTATGGTGCCGTTCTTCGAGACGTTGTAGATGTACATCATCCAGAGATAGCACATCTTCAGCACGAGAAGATATCGATCATTGCGGAAATCTATCGATATTGTGTTGGATATCTTATGATCCTCCGAATGCTTTCCATACTTGATCACATGTCCGAAGTAGGTATTACCCTTTTCGATCTGTTTGATCGCGATGTCACTCACGTTATATGTCATGGCTGACGTGGTCACTATCGGCAGCCAGTTGTTCGTGGAGTAGCGTGACAGATTACACAGCATTCGGTTTCCGTATGGATCATGCGACCATACCGCGAGCTGCGGGTTGCGTATCAACGCATCATAGTTTATACGACTCTGTTCTGCGATGTCGCCGGCGCCGTTCACCGCGCCACCATATTTCACCCACTTGGTCGATCCGAGATGCAGCGATGGTCTTGACATGAGAATCGTTGCCAGATACGGTTCTGCCGCATTGTTGGGATTCGGAATCTTGCTGATGTCGAAGTAGTCGATCAGATCGTTTGCGTCGGAATAGGAAATGCCGAGCGGTTCGCGTCTTTTCACCGCATCGGTCCAGTGGTCCTCTTTGATGTAGTCATCCTGTGACTGCAAAACCTTGGCCCGGTCTGTCTTGCTCTGTTTTCTCAAATCATCGTAGGTTACGGGATAGTAGTCCTCTGCCAATTCTTTCTCACCTGCCTTTTTAGACGCAGAATAAAGACTGTCTAGATTCATTATATGGATGTTTCGCCCATTCATGGCTACCATCATTATAATTATACACTTCAAAATACATGGCTATAACAAATTATACCGAGGAGGGCTTTGTCCATGATAAGATATCTCACAGGGAAGGAACCCGCCAACGAGATGCTAACCATGAACAGACGCAGGGTTGAGCAGCTCAAGGAACGAACCAATATCATCCCCAGGCTGGATGTGATCCGTGTTGGAGCAGATCCGGCCAGCGAGCGCTATGTGCGCAACAAACAGAAGGACGCGGACAGTGTTGGTATCCAATGTGTTGTCCATCACTTTGCTGAGATGGAAGCATACGATCTCGCAAGCTGCGACGTTGATAAGATCCAACTTACCATCGAACAGTGCGCCCTGGATAAAAGATGCCATGGGATCATTCTGCAGCTCCCCTTCGAATCCAAGGACATCGAGAATCGTCTCATCAATGTGATACCAATCGAGAAAGATGTGGACGGACTCACCGCCGGTTCGATCGGTGTCAGAACGGTCGACGTGAACGGCGCATTCTGGCCCTGCACCCCCGAGGGCGTCATTGAGATGCTCTGTTACTACCGAGTTCCCATGGCGGGCAAGAATGTTGCGGTGGTGGGTCGGTCTAATCTGGTTGGTCAACCGCTCGCACAGATGCTAACCAACGAAGATGCTACGGTGACGGTATACCACTCGAAGTCTGACAAGACCAGGATGTGTCTCGGTCTCTCCGAGTACGACATCGTCTGTCTCTGCACCGGACAGGGTCATCGCTTTGACGCAAGCATGCTCGTTGATCCGGATAGAGATCCTTCCGACCAGCAGATCATCGTCGATGTCGGCATCTCCTTTGACAAGAACGGCCGCATGATCGGAGACTTCAACCCGGCGGAGCTAAAACTGACCGACAACGTGAGCTACACGCCGGTTCCCGGCGGCATCGGACTCATGACTCGGGCTGTGCTCATGAAACATGTGATTGATGCGGCGGAAAGGTGTATTAGTATCCTATGAATACCAACAAAACCATCGTAGAGGTGCCGGAGATGCTCGGAGGAATCCTCACCGGAGCAATGATTCGTTCCGAGGTTGCAAATGGACACATTGCTATTTCCGATTTCAACGAGAAGCAGCTGAACCCAAACAGCTACAACCTGCGCATCGGATCCAAGGTTGCTACGATTGCTCCGACAGGATATGTTGAGTACTGGGGATCTCCGGAACCCGATAAATACGGGGTCGTGAATGCTATCATGATGAAGCGTGAACGGCCAATCTGGGAGCTCGATATCAAGAAACCCATCGAGCTCGAGGTGCATGATATTCCGGCCGATGGCATGGTTCTTCAGCCCCATCAACTATATCTGATATCCACCGAGGAGAGAATCGAATGCGGTAGCTATGTGCCGATCATCACCGGAAGATCCTCGATGGGTCGCATGGGCATCGAGGTTCATCGCGAGGCTGGTTTCGGCGACATCGGCTACGAAGGGTGTTTTACCTTACAGATGGATGTCAGTCTCCCGACACGCATCTATCCATATGCCGAGATGGCACAGGTGTATTTCATCACTCCATGTGGGCCGATCGAGAAAAAGTATACCGGAAAATACCAGGGTTCCACCGATATCGCGGCTTCCAGGTCGTACATCGATTTTTCGAACAACTGAGTTTCGAATATATATCATATACGTGATGGAGAAAGAGATCCAGTTGTTTCTGACCTATTCACCAAAGAAGACGATAACAGTAGGCAGTAAATAATTGGAGGTATATTAACATGAAGGAAATGATCCAGGCTAGTATCAACAATTCTCCCATCAACGATATCGCGCATTCCATTGTTGCGCATCAGATTGTGGATGTGTTCGACGCATCCATCCATCCGATGCTCAATGCGCCCGAAAACAACTGCGATGTCTTCGCCAATGTTGCTCCGACCGGTGTGGCCACATACCTCACCGGCGATCGGCATCGTGCGATGAAGAAGCATCGCCGCAGCGAGGGTCTCGTGCTCCAGTCAGTGGATACGACCTTAGATGTTGAGGAGGGCTTCCTTCAGTTTGATTTCCACTATGGAAAGACGAACAAGAAGGAGAAGCGCGATCGCTGGGGCAGGCGTCCCGCGAAGAAGTAATACATAACGGAAACCGAGGCCATCGCGCCTCGGTTTCTTTTTCTACGCAGAGCCCTAAAAATTCAACACTTATATAATGTGACATGGTCACAAATAATCTCAAGAAAGGAGTGCGATGCATCATGTTTAGTGAACTCAGCAGCTTCGTGAAGCAGCTGAATCACGGCGATCCGAAGCTCGCCGAAAAGTTCGCGTCGAATCCGAGAATTCGGTCGATTTCGAGCTACAGCTCCAACTCGATCTTCTATTTTCCGACCATCGTGAGCAATCAGGTGACGCCGGAAGAGCAGGGCATGATCATGAAGATGCTCGAGAGGCAGTATGCCTCCTTCGTTGTCGCATGCATCAACCTGCTGCCGCCCTTTGAAATCAAGGCCGGTGACATCGACGCCGTGAGTCGTTTTCTGCAGCAACTGCACCAGAACATGGGGACCGCCGGCAGTGACATTGGCAAGGCCATCGGCAACTGGGCGGTGAGGCAGTTCCAGAGCGCAGCAGGCATCAGCGAATCTGCGGCACCGGTCACCGAAACCGATATCGAGGAAACTAGGCAATTCTTGAAGGAGTGCTGGGAGCAGTCTCTTAAAACTAACCAGAACTTCATCAAGCTGGTCGAGGAGACCGTACCTCTCTACGAGATGTTCAACGAGAGCCCCATCGACCCCAAGATTCGAGTCATCCAGGAACAGTTTATCAAAACACGTGAGGAGCTCGATGAGTGGGGCTTCCTCGGAGAGGCTACGGCCAACATGTTTGACACCACCGAGGATCTCTCCGATGTTTCGGACGAGGAGCTTGCGCCCATGGACGAGTCTGGCAATGTGAAGGGAGCCATCGACAAGATCAAGTTCAGCCTCGAGTCGGTGCCCTCCAACAGGATCCTGTCCTGCAATTCGCTCGTCAGACTTCAGAAGTATGAGAACAAACTCAACGGACTCAAGAACAAGTATGCCAAGTACCTGACTCGCTACAAGCGCAAGGTCAAGGAGAACGCCGAGAACGGGACCAAGCAGACTCTCCACATCCAATTTAATGGAATGGATATCTCCAATCCCAAGGCGTTCATGCACCAGTATGGTGGCTACATCAAGATCATCAACAAGAGACTTCAGCTCGTCGACAAGCGTCGTGAGGAACTCCGTTCCCGCAAGGGAATCAGTGAGTCCAGCGAGGGTGAAGGTCTTCTGCAGATGGATTTTGACGCGATGGATTTCTGCCTCGAAACCATTGACAAACTTCTCTCCGCCCCCGACACCGAAGTCTTCTATCTCACCGAGGCTATCTCCGAGGAGGAAAAGGCTCGTCGCGCTAGACAGTCTGCTGACCGCGCTCGTCGTGATGCGGAGCGTGCCGAACAGCAGGCGAAACGCTCGCAGGATCAGGCCAGAACCGCTCGTGAAAAGGCCAAGGAAGAGAAGGAGCGTGCCAACGAGGAACGTGAGAAACGCCGCGAAGCCGAACAGAAGGCCAACGATGAGCGCGAAAAGCGTCAGGCCGCCGAGGATGAGCTCAGGCGTAGTCGCGATCAAGGACGCGACAGCAACCCCTTCCGCAATGGTCCATTCACCCAGCAGGATGTGCAGAAGGCCAACGAGGTCATGCCGCTATTTTTGCAGGCTGAGATTCAGTTCAAGTTCAAGGAGACCGGCGACGTGATCAAGCGCGGCATCATCATCGGTGTCAAAGCATACACGCACCTGGCTCCGGCCAACGAACTCGTCGACGACATCTATCAGTGTGTCATCAATCGTCGCCCGTTGCTCAAGTTCATCAAGTTCATCACCGGCGAGGAGCGTTCTCTCGCGGACCTGCTCTTCGGGATCAAGGAACTCAAGAGCGATGCGGCGGCCAGATCTGACACCGGAAAGTGGAAGTCTGCCTTCCGTCAGCGTCGTCGCTGGAGCAAAATTTCCAACATCTTCCTGCTCAAGAACTACACACCAAATGGAACTCTCGTGATGACCCTCTCCGAGGCCAACTACCTCAAGGATCACTACGGCATCGATCTCCTCAGCGGGGATACGGTCTCCTATATCATGGAGCACGACTTCCTGCTTGGTTTCGTGGTCATCGACCAGAGCAACGAGGTGGTCTATGTCGCATTCGACGGTGTTCCCACGGGTGTGCAGCAATATACCTATGCCATGCTCGAGCGCGAAACTCGGGAGTCCGACAGGCAGATGCGTGATCTCTATCGCGCCATCGCCGCATCTCGATGAGAAAGGAGGAGCTGTAACATGGCACACGATAATGTATACCTGAGAGCGCTCAGAGAAGCAGGCATCGAGTTCGATATCGCACAGCGCAGCAGTTTCCTCTGCCTCGACGAGGCCAACCAGATCCGCGTGGCCGACAATGTGCTCGGCGATATGATGAAGTTCATCACAGACAAGTACAACGCCATCGATTTCCGTGAGATCGAGAAGTCTGCGGGCGACTTCAGTAAGTTCCGCTATGCAACCATGATCATGGAGAACACCGAAACACTCCGCAATATCTACAAGTCCACGCCGGATCAGGGAGCACTCAAGTACCTCGAGGTCATCGACGCGATCGGCCTCGTGTCCGAAAAGCTCATCGCGATGAAGCGTTCCATCTCCGAACTCTATCGTTCCGGCGATGGTATGGTGCAGATCGTCTACACGAGTCTCGTGACTTCGATGATCTCCGCGATCGGTATCCTTGTGGCAAACACGATCCGCTTTGTCACCACCGAACAGACCGCAGACTGTGAGGTTCTCTTCGATGAGATCCCCAATACCTTCAAGCATGTGCACATCAAAAATGTGCTCGCCGCTCCGAAGGCCATGGAGAACTTTTCGACGTACATGACCATGGTCACCGCGGCCAGACGGAATGGTTCCATGAACGAAAGTATCTCCGTCGCTGCCATCACCGGTGTGATCAAGTCCATCGTCGGCGTGTTTGCACCCAACGTCGCTGCGGCCGCCGCCAGCACAACTTCGGCAGGCATCACGGCCGTGACCGGTGTCGCCTCCAGCATTGCCGTACCCATCATTGTGATTGCGGCGCTCATCTATTTCTCCCGAGATATCATCTATGCGGTATACTACGGAAGAACGAAGATCTCCGACTACCTTGCACAGCAGGAGGCCATGGTTCGCACAAACATCGAGGCGCTCAAGCGTCGCGGTGTGAGCGATAAGGTCATCGCGCGACAGCTGAAATGGGCGAACTTCCTCGGAAGTCTGTCCAGAAAAATCGGTGTCAAGAACGATGTCGCCGAAGCAAATGCGCGTGCCGCAAAGCGCAAGGAAGATGAAGATATCAAGAAGAAGGCTGGAAACGAGGCATCCCAATCCGCGGATTCCGGCGTCATGCTCTAAGGAGGTTGAGAATATGTTTAGCAACTATAGTCTCTGCCCCGGTGGAGCAATGATGCTCTGCGAATCGGTGGCAGAATATGATACCAACGCTCATCTGACCAATAGCCCGGAGACCAATAATCAGATCACCACCGATCTGAACAAGATCTTCTCAAAGCCTGACTATTCGTACATCGAACACATGCGCGAGAAGCTTCGTCCCTACTACGCCATGACCAAGGGTCTTGAGCAGTCGCCCATGAATCCCACGCTCCTCGACGAGGCCATGTCCTTCGTGCGGCGCATAGACTCGACCGCGGACAATCTCGCCAAGGATCTTCGCACAATGCTTGTCAAGGCGCGCGCATTCTATGTGTATCTCACCGAAAACGATGCGGCCATCCTCTACGAAGATCTGCTTCCATACATGGGGCTTATCATCAAGAATCATGCGAAGCTGGTCGAGTATGGTCTCGACAAGTATCGCATCGTCAACACCCACGCATCCATGCTCGATCAATATGATTTTTGGTCTGCGATTCGTGCGTACTTCGTGTCAACCGAGGATAAGCTCCCGCTGTATCCTATCGAACTGTCCACGATCTACAACGTGATGGATGCGTATCAGCAGGCCGGTTTGTCCACCACGTCCGAATACGTGGATGCGTTCTTCGGTGATTACGAGCGGTTCTCCCGCACGCTCAACGTCGATGGTAGCTACATCGATGATCGTGAGGTGGTGCGGCGTGCCGGTCGTCGCTTCGATCAGTGCAACCCTGATACCTATCCCAGTGCCGAGGCCATCACCGGCATCTCCAAGCGCCTGCGCCAGGTGAAGATTGGGTGCTACGATCTTCTGAATGATCTCATGAGCCAGGAAACGGATGTGGCTCCGGAGGATATTGCCTCTCGGATACAGCCCCTCCTCGCCGGCACCTGTGATATCTTCTATGTGGCGACGCTCTGCCTGCTCAACTACACCTATCAGGTTGCGAACCTCCTGTCGATCAAGAGTGCGACCAAGGCATACGCGGAACAGCTCAGAGATTTCTTGCTCCCGAAATCGGCCAAGAATCCCGAAACGACGTCTGACCATGAGGCTGGTCCTGGTCACATTCTTACCCACGATGATCTTCGTGCGGCGGCCGCGGAAGCTCCCGTCGAGGAACCGATGGTGCCCCAGTCCACATCCGCAATGGAGAATCTCAACGAGGAGTAAACCTTGTGGAATAGCCCACCCTGGGCTACCCAAAACAAAACTATAATACCCTATCGCCGGGGATGTTACCCTCATCTCCGGCATCTTACCCAATACCCAGCTTTGATTTTCATGAAAACCAATACTGTACGATTGGAGGTACTTTCAACATGATCAGTTTTGATAAGTTGGTGGTTCTCTCTGAAGCTTCCAAGGGATACATCGCTTCTCGGGAAAAGCCCGTCGAGGAGACGTCTCTGCTGGAGAATGTTTCCTATGAGAACCCCTTCCCCAATCTCTCTCTGAACGAGAGCATGTCTCTGCTGACCACGACGATTCTCGAGACCCAGATCGAGCTCTATCGTTCGGAGGGTCAGACCAACGAGGCTCTCGTGGAGGCTGCGGTTAACGCCATCAGCACCAAGACCGAGGCCAACTATGTTCCTATCTACGAGTCTGCCGGCGAAAAGCTCAAGGAGATCGCGAACCACGCCTGGGAGGTCATGAAGAAGGCTGCCATGGCCATTGTGAACTGGATCAAGGACCGCTATCTGATGATCAAGGGCACCACCGAGCAGCTTCTGAGCCGCCAGAACATCGACATCTACAAGTCCTATCAGGGCAACTTCGATGTCACCGTGCGCGCCGGTCTCTTTGATGATGCGAATAAGTACTTCAAGAATACCGGCACCTCCGAGAGCATCGACGAGCTCTTCTCCGATGCCATCTCCGGCACCGAGTATTTCGGCAGCACCCCCGCCTCCGGTCTCCTCGATTTCTTCCTGTCCAAGGATAACGCCGAGAAGATCAAGGAAGCTGGCGCCAAGGTGAAACCGTCCGACATCGAGGGCTACACCGCTGCGCTCCTGCTCGCCGACAGTGCCGGTGTGGATCTGACTCAGGTCAACTGGGAGCTCAATCTGCGCCAGGCGATCTTCGGTGAGGAAAAGACCTTCACCTTCAACAAGGATCTGCACTTCAACCAGATCGAAGCCATCATCAAGGATCAGAAAGAGCTCGCTTCGATCCAGAAGACCTATGACGGCGTGGTTCGTCAGCTCCAGAAGACCGAACTCGACTTCACCAAGGCGGTCGAATCTGTCAAGGAAGCCGATGATTCCGATGTCCAGGCCGCCGAGGCCGGCGAGAAGGAAGCCGCGAGCAACTCCGACATGATCGACTGCCTCAACGTGTACATGCGCTGGTATACCGGCGTCATCAACGCGGTGAACAAGGTCAATAAGCTGCATGTCGCGTACATCAATGAGCGCTATGCCGCCAGTGCCAAGATTCTCCGTGGCATTCTCAAAGGTCAGGGCAAGGAAGCTGCGGCTGCCGCAAAGACCGAGAAGGCCAATGCCAAGGAAGCCGCCAAGGCAGAGAAGGCCGCGAGCAAAGAGACCAAGGAAAAGGTCAGCGCCCAGGTCGATGATGCGCTCAAGAATCAGGGCGGTTCCGAAGAGCCCGAGGCCTAATTCACGGAAAGCGAGGGCATCCAAATGATCGACATCTTTCGATTGAATGAGTTGGTCCTCGCGGCCAATGATATTCGGTTGAACGTCGATCCGGAGGCTCCGTCTATTTCCGAAGCATATGACTTCGGTTGCATGAGCCTAGGTGAATCGATCAACCATTTCCAACAGTATTTGCTCACGGAGATGGTTGATCGTACTCACTTCCGGGTTGGCGCCCATCAACTCATGAGCGAGGCGGTGATCATGGGCAATGATAACGCAGAACTGCTCTTTGAGGCCGCAAAGGATACCGCCATCCAGGCATGGCATCGATTCATCGATGGCGTCAAGAAGTTTGTCAATGGCATCATCACCAAGGCGAGAGAACGTAGCACCCTTGCTCGTGGTCAGTATGCTGAGTGGATCAAGATCGTTGAGCCGAAGGTGGCGGATGTGAAGAAGTATCGCGATGCGATGAAACGCACAACCTCCCAGGCCATGCCCATATACGATCTGGATTACATGAAGAAGGGCGGAGAAGCCGACATGGCTCTCCAGCATATTCTCGATGACCTGATCAAAGCCAAGGATAGCTACGTGGCCAACGTAAAATCGATTTCGGCGCCCGAGAATGACGAAGAAACCGACCAGGATCGTATCAGTAAATTGCAGCAATATGCAAAGGATCTGAACCTCGATGATCCGTCCAAGGTGACCGAGCTTCAGCACATCGTTGATGGTGTTTACAAGAAGTGCATCAGCGACGCCAATGAGACTGTTCGTTCCTACGACGACAATCGTCTCAATGTTGATGCGATGGTGTCAGCCATCAAGGAGATCCCCGAGGTATTTACCTCAATCTCAGAGGTATACACCAAAGAACTAGCCAACATCGATCGTGTGGCCAAAGAGGCTGAGCAGGTACAAGCCCAGGCGGCACAGTCCACCACCATGGATGGGCGGCCGGCCGTCGATGATCAGGCCGCCGTGGCCCAGAAGACCAATGCTTTTCAGGATCGTTTTTCTCTCCAGATACAGGTAATCAATCAAGTAAACGCCGTGCGCAACTCTATCTGCAACAAGTGCCTCGCCGACTATAGCCAAGCGATTGCTGAGTTTGTTCGCTATCGGGATCCCGATATGGCCGAACGGAAGAAGGCCGAACGAGAACAGAGGCGTGCACAGCGTGAAAAAGAACAACAGACTAGGCAGGCCAATCGCACCGCCAACTCTGGCGGAACAGTGGCCTATTAAAACTGGCAAATCGGGGTGATTTAACTATGCTTAGCATCACAACTCTTCAGAATATTACAAACTATGCGGTCAACGAGGCCGTTGTCACCGACGATGCCAGAGATGTCTTTCCTGGGTTGTCGTTGGTGGAAACGTTCAGCATGGTCAATGAACAAGTTCTCGCCGAAGCCGTGCTCGTCGAACAGTATGTCACCGAGGCTGAAGCCATGCAGATCACCTGCGCCACCACGAATCCTGAGAACCTCGAAGCTCTCCAGGAGGCGGTCGGCAAGGGAATCCTTGGCACCATTCGTGGGCTCATCGATCGCGCAATCAAGTTCATCGCCGGACTCTGGAAGAAGTTCACGGACTATCTGACAAAACTCAAGGATCGGTTCACCAAGTCAGCCAACTACAAGGCGGTGGTGACTGATCCGAAGATGAAGAATAAGGAATTCACCTGGCACGATTGGAACATCGAAGCCCTGACCACCAAAGCGCGCAAGGCCAACTCCAGCGTTGCCTCGCGCATGAAGACATACGTGCAGGTGATGATGAAACTGATCAAGATCATCGGCAACGTGACCCAGTCCGCCGGTGAATCCTCCTACATGGCTGCGCTCAGCGATCAGATTGTTGCCGCCACCGAAGGATGGATCAGCGGTCTCGGCAAGGCGTATGGTGTCGGAGAAGATGTCGAAGACGCCACCGATCTGCGCGAGCGGGTATACAAATCCTGCTTCAACGGTGACGATACAAAAGATCGTCAGGAGACACTCGAGAACATTCTCAAGGCGGTTCCGAATCCCGCAAAAACCATCGAGGACCTCAAGAAGATGATGGGTGAAGCTTCCACCAATGTGGGCAAGCTCAAGAATGATTTCGAGGACCTCAAGGTGGCGCTCGATAAGTATGCCGAAGAGCAGAGCCCGGAGGATCAGACTGCTCCGGCGAAGAATGAACTCATGGGAAAGATTGCACGCGACATTTCCAAGATGATCTCTGTGCTCACCACCGGTCTCAACTCTTCCGCATGTGTTATCATCAGCCAGGCGCAGCTCTGCACCTATGACCTTGGGCGTGTCAATGATTTTTGCGCCAATGTGGATATCCATGCCAAAGAATCCGGCAAGGTCATCGACGTGGAAGACAGTGAGCTCAAGCCTGTCCAGGAAGCTGCCGAGATGATCGACGAGAACGCGGAGTACAATCTCCTCGATGAGGCCTTCTTCAAGAAGGATGGTGTGTGGCCCATCCGCCCCGGCAAATCTGTCGGACCCATCAAGTTTGGAATGAGCCGCGAAGAGATCGCAACCATCTTCTCCGACAAGGAGGGTGAGTTCAAGAAGACCAGGGCGTCGAAATCCAACACCGACAACTATGGCACATTCCACGTCTACTATGAGGCAGAGAAGGCCAACGCCGTCGAATGCTTCGGTCAGAAGGTTAGCTATCGCGGCAAAGAGCTCATCGGCATGTCTTCCGAGGACGTCAATAAGCTCCTCAATCTCGAGCATGAGAGCGACAAAGATCGGGGCGGCGTCGATGCTAAGAAACAGATCGGCATTACCGTTGTCGATGATAAGGTCAAGTCGGTGCTCGTTGGGGCCAAGGGTTACTACAACGATTCCGAGGACAAATAAATCCGGAGGATGGTGAATCGCATGTCGAAGAGATTATCCTTCCTCTATGATATGGCCGAAACATCGAGCAATTTCGAATGCATTGACCTCATCGAATCCTGCTATGATGCCCTCGACGAGGGAGCCGGTGACGATACTCGATATGTCATCACCACCGCCAATCGGTATACGTATACCACACTCATCGAATACCTCGAGCGAGCCAAAAAGTTTCTCGATTCCATGTGTGACACGTTGACGAGCTGCTTCAATAACTATGTGATCAACAAGGTCACACTGCTCGAGCGATATGGGGAGATCATCGCCGAACGGTATAAGGACATCGGAGATCCGATCGCCTATAAGACCTATCGATATGAGCATCTTTTTGATTCGAAGTTTCCGAGGATATATTCTCCGAAGGAAGCATTGGATTATATGAAAGTGAATACATCGTCGAATGCGGCCGATGTTCGGGTCATGGTGGATGATCTTATTTCCAAGTTCGGAGAAGAGGTTACCGGTGGTGTGGTTGATCCGCAGGCCATCGCCGATAGTGTCTCCGATATCATGCGCGACGAGCTCCAGGGACGTGAAATTGTCAAGGTGCTCGGTCAGGATCAGGTCGCACTAAAGATCAGAGCTCTTGTGGGCATCAAGACCATGCGGAAACGCATCGGGATGATCAGAGCTGCGGTGAATGATATGTATGAGCATCTCAAGACCGAGGTCATCGATGAGCTCCGTCAGGTCGGCTACGATGCTTCTCCCTGGAAGATCGATGAGATTCGCGACCCGAGGTTGAGAGAACTCAATTCCGCAGACAAGGAACGTTTCTCCACCATCAGTGTGGAGACAACACGACTTGTGGACGGTTTCATCAAGATCTATGCCTCTGCGTATCGTACCACCATCGAAGTCTACGGCGACAAGATTGCAGAGGACACAAATCTCATCAATGAAATCCTCGTGAGGACCAAGCTCTTCACCGCGGTAAATCCGAGAATCGTACCAAAGGGCAAAGCACCACAGAAGGCTGCACCGAAGATCAAAGCATGAACTCGGATATCAACAGCACCGAGGCCCAATCGAGATGGATTCCGAAATAAAATCAACTCCCCGGGATGTCCCGGGGAGTTTTCTCATGTCTTTTCTCTATAGTTAGGATTTTGTAGGTCCATCTCGATCTTGTGTGTATATCTGCTGTTCTCTCCGCGACCCTCTCGCTCCATCACAACACTCCAACCCAACAATCTATAGGTGTCATCCTTTCCGATGTTGAGATTGTAGTATTGGGTGTCTACCTGGAAGCTGAAGATCTTGTAGGGTTTGATCGTGCTAATCCGACAGTTCTGTGCATACACATGCACCGTCGGACCATACATGGCCTCGTTGATGACCTGGGTCTCGGTCTGATCACTGTATGCATACACATAGTTCGACGCCGTTGAGTTTTGAACCGTGGTGGTCTTGTTCACATCGCCCTCACCGTTGACGCTGACCACGGTTCCAAATTTAGTGCTTCCTATCTCCGTGGTGTAGTCGGTGATTGTTGGTTCCACCGTGAGATTTATATAGTGAGTTCTGGATGTTACATCATCGAAGCTTCCATTGACCTGATACTCGGTCTTTGTCGGATTTGCCAGTAGCAACACAACGTTTCCATAGTCCTTGGCCTTGGGAAGGACAAGGTTCGGTTTGATGCGATCGATGATGTACAGATTCAACAGGTCATAATAGATATACGGGTAACTTGACCAGAGCCCATATCCACGATTGATGGTCCCGATATTATCGATGAGATCACCCATCGGAACAATCACCTGATCCATTACCTTGTTATCCTTCGGAGGAGTTGCGATCGTAATTCCGCTCGGAATGTTTCTCAGTTGCAACAGACTCTGAATGATGGCCGCCTTGGATGTGTCTCGAAATGTCTCGCTCAGCTTCTGGGTAAACCACTTGACCGCATCCATGTCTATGAGAAACAGATCCATGGGCTGCGGATCTCGCATGTCGTCGATGTTTACTTCGCTGGTGGCATCGGTGGCGGTGATGTACTCCGTCTGATCCCTTGCCGGAATGTAGCGGAACGAGTGTTGCCAATATAGTTGGGTATTGATTACCGCATGATCGGAGTTGTATTGATACTCATAGAGATCAAAGGTCACCTTCCCGGTATCCTTGTTTTCATAGATCCTCTGTATCATATATCGATCCATTTCGAGAATCATGCGAATGATGGGAAGTCTCCGATTCCGATAGTCATGCTTTATGCTAAAGCGTGCCACGCTCCCGTTCGGAAACGCGTACTCTTTGTTTCCAATGGTGAAGACCATGTTCTTCACGTCATAGCTGTATGTGTAGATTTCCTGTGGCATCGAAGATCACCTCCTATGATCAGAATGAAAAGTTGGATATGAAATAGTCTCCAAAACCGAGGGTGCTGTCACGGAATTCACCGCAGGGGTTGGACATGTTGAGATTATCGATGTCTATGATCTCGCCGTCGCTATCTATGTCCATGAGACGTTCGTTGATATCTTCGAGTGCATTTTGGTCGAAGAGATCGACATGATTCTTCCAGAGGTCGATCTCCTGGGATTGGGTCATGGCCCTGGCCGACAGGCTCAGATCGACAATGCGATGGCGATTGATGAGTTCCTCCGGGAGACTGCGCAGTTCCGTCTTGTGATCGGGCATGTGGTTGGATAGCTCCTTGAGAAAGGCCTGGATCGACATGTCATTTCTGATGAGCCCCTGGTCAACGAGCGGATTGAGCTTCTTCACCATGTCACTTATGCCGGATGAGTATTTTGTGTGTTTCAGCTCTATGTCAGAGCAACCACCCATGCACCATATGAATGGAAGCAAATTCGCACTGAGATTCTCACTGGCCCCCGTTTTACGGCCCCTGAGAAGCCCATCTGTGTATAGATTGAAGTTTGAGATTAGATACGAATCGTCTCGTTTGTTGTAGAGCACCGAACAATCGGGTCCGACGAGCTGGGTTGGAAGAACATTGCGACTGAATATCAGATGATACCAACCCTCACCGTAGTACTTAGAATTCTTCAGATGCTGAATTACGGTGTAATCATCCACACCCTGGGCATCCATGCAGTAGATACCCTCGAAGTAGGGGACAATGCTCTCAATGAACCCATAGGCAGTCTCCACCACCTGGGTCAGCGGACCGAATTCCGGATTCTTCGGATCAATCACGTCGTACCACTTGCTGCGATATTTGGGGAACAACAGTCCCTGGAAATCAGGAACTCGCCGATTGTAGATCATGATGATATCGTTGGTCAATCCGAGCCGTGTCATGATGTAGCGACGGTAGTGACCGACGGTGTTCAATATGGAAAGCACGAGATCCTTGGTTACGATTTCGGGCGAAACGCTGTAGATCATGTCCAGGTCTCCCTTGCGGTAGAGCCGATGAAGGATGGAGCTCATGTCGATATACATGACCATCCGATCCTGGGGAATATGTATAGGGCGAAATAGCTGATCGAGCACGGCATACTTGATACGTGACCGTCCCACCAGGAATTTCGCCATGGAACCTTCAACTGCCATGCTCATCAATCTCCTGTGTTGATCTCTGAAACTATAATAATGTCGTCGTGAAATTGAATCTGGAAATCCGTTTTTGTGTGTTCTTATGAATAGATACTATAGAAGTGAAGACCGCAAATCATGTCTTCGAAAATCATACCCTGACGGTCGGGTAGCAATAGAGACCGTCATGATCCGCCTGATCAACGGATCGAGGAGACCACCAATGAAAAAGAACAGAGAAGCCAAGATTACCTACGGGCTCGAGGTCCAGGCCGCAGCCAAGAAGTACTGGAACACCATGTCCACCTGGGAGAAGGTCTGCGATGTTATGTCCACGATCTTTATCGTCGCCTGCATCATCGTCGGCTACATCACCATCTATATGAAGATCGTCGAATGGACCTTCAAGGTCATTGATTGGATCGGAGAGAAGCTCCATCCGACAAAGGTCTACAAGACAGAAAACGAGGCCATCCGCGAGACCGATGGTCTTGACAACTACAGCCACTGAACGAAAAAGAGAATAGCTTCGGCTGTTCTCTTTTTACTCTGACCATCATAGCCAATATGTACATTCAGATGCCAAGTTCTGTGATGAGATGATCAAGGTATCCGAAGAATATACGCTGCATTCGATCGCAGACCATTTTGCTAATCGTGTGCTCGGTGAGCGAAGGAAATCTTCTCTGATAATCCTCGTACAGCTCCTCGGATCCAGCTCCGATATATAGTCTGGTGCCACGTTTGATGCTAGACATCTTGTCGGGAAGTTTACCGATGCTCAGATTTACGATATTGCGCGTGATGGATGTTCCATCTATTTCAACGATGAGACCGGTGCTATCGTGCAGCCAATCGTTAATATACTTTTTGGTTATAGAGTATATTTGCTTCATATGCTTCACACTGTCCTGGAAGATAACATAAGGACGACTGATCCCATAGGCAACATCAGATACCTCGATATGACCCTGGCAACAGAACTGGGTTCGATAACCAGCCTTATTAAGGGATACGATGTAAGGAACCAGCTTATCGTCGCAGGTAAACATATCGTCATCCTTATCTTCCTGATCCACATCCGGGGAGTTGTAGCAAATTGGACAGCACGCATGTACCATCATCCTCTCGGGAAGCGGAGCAATGACAGGACCATCGAAATGCATATAACCGGTAACGTCGACATGTACCGTATGCCAGCATCTTGGACATATGAGAGTGAATCCCTCCAGATTGATCGTCCGGATATCCAGCGGCTCTCTGTTCTCCAATGTAACTACCTCATTTCTGGAATGATTACCCCGGGGATGTTACTCCCCGGGGTTGTCTGCGTCACAGGCTCCGTGCGATGTCCAAAATCTCGCTATCATCGGCGTCCTCCTTGAAGTCACCGAGGATGCGTTTCCGGAAGGCGTTGCCCTTGTCCGCACGTACGAGCTTCTTGATGAGCTCTGCTCGCTTCTCGAGACCGTTCTCGTCGTCCTCACGATAGAGTCCGATCTTCTGGAGTGGGTTGGGTTCACCGGGAGTCGGGTCGAAGTCCCTGAGATATGCGTCGTAGGCACGATCAATCTCCCAGGCTGCGCTGATGAGCGCTGCATATTCGCGCTTGAAGGTCATGTTTTCATTGAACCTTCCGTTCGCCCTGTCGATGAATGTGTATGTCGGACACATTGGCATAAACAATTTGACAAACGTCGGGTCCGGTACTGCTATGAAGCTGAGTTGATCACCATCGAACAACCCGCAGCTAGTAACAAATGAATGAGCATAACATCTGTATATTACATAGAAAGAGAGGTTAGCTTATTATGTCATTAGCCGAGAAAACTCCAGCCGTCTACAGTATCACCAATAAGATTAACGGGAAGATCTACATCGGTTCCACGAAAAATCTGACCAACAGATTCAAGCAATACATCTCTGCAGTCAAGCGTTATTCCGAAGGATCGAGAGACCCGGCCGTAAGCAGTCTAATTATTCAGGATATTGTAAAGTATGGATGGGACAACTTTGAATTTAAGGTTGAAGACGCCTCCATCTACATGCAAGATCCTGATCTTAGATCGCTTAAAGAAGTTGAGTTGATCATGAAATATCGATCTATTCTCCCTGAGTATGGATATAACTCGACCATGGGTGGTGAGACTGGAGCTAGCAAACATCGCAAAGCGTTCAATCGAAAGCCTAAAGCGTTATTCGTATATGATACCGAAGATGATTCTATCATGCTATATCTTAAAGGAACATCCAATGTGCACGAGTTTATTGGTGGAAAACGCGAGAACGTTCCAGATGCATGTCAACGAGGAAAACTTTTTAAGAATCGTTACTTCATATTCTATGCGAATACCGAACGTCGTCATACGTTTGCTGAATATATAGATGCCAAGCGTAATGTCCCTAAGAATAATGGAGGCAATGATCTCGACGCTCAAAATAAATATCAGCAATATAAACATGCGCTTGCAGCTGTCGATGAATTTGCTAAGGAGCTAGAGTTATAAAGATATTGGTTGGACTATCTCTTCATCCTGGGTTCCGTTACACTCAGGAGATCTGCACTTCGGTGCCTGGCTTCCACCAAGTCCTAATCTTTCGATAGTCTCTACACTCTACTACCAGCCCTTCCGGTACTGGGTTCAAGCACGGTATTCTTATTCTGACCAGGGGCCTTCGGGTCCCTGGTTTCAAAGTCTCTTACGAAGATCCTTCGTGTCGTTTGGTATAGCACAGGTGGCCTAAGCCTGTGCCCGACCTTATTCTTCTTCTACCGTTAGCCAGCCGACACTGACACCGCTTGTTAGGCGTTCACAGATTTTGTTCAAGCAGGTTACCCTGCAAGGCGGACTTTCGTTTGGTGATCATCCGCGGCCAGGAGGCTGAGAATATCCGGAGGCAGATGCATGGTCCAATCTGTGCCATCCTTGTGGACTTTTCTCACCCTCACCAGGAGGATGGACGATTCGGAGATGGTCGGATTGCGGTTGATCAGTGCCCAAACCCCCTCCTTGGACTTGAGCATCTGGTTGATTATGTTGACAAACTTCTCATTGCGTTCCATCGCGTTCTCCTGGACCAGCGCAATGGCTTTGGAGATCGGGATGTTTTCGGATTTGGAGAGATAGTTTGCGATCTTCTCTTCGTAGAGAACCATCATGGTTTGGTATGGGATATCCACCTCGTGGGGCATCAGATCAATGCCGAGAGAGATGACCATGCGGGAGGTATAGTCAATTCTTCCCGAGGCGAGGGACTTGCGATAGACGCCTGCTTTATGATCGACCTGGTTTTCGACCTGCTCCATGATCGCATTCCAGTCCTGCTGAATCTGGTTCAGCGAACGCTGGATCTCGGTCTTGCGGCTTGTCATGAAGATTGGGGCCGTCGCCATCGCCTCGCGATTCTTCTCGATGGACAGATACCGCTTGTTGGATTCGAGCATGGTCATGGACACACCAAAAACCATGAGCGGACGAAGTCTTGCCGAGTAGACCGGAATCTTGCTCATGAAGGCATACTTCTTGGGAAGTTTGGTCAGAGGTTCATACTTCTCCTCATAGTCTTCGTAGAGACTCATTATGGTCGGTTTGCCATCGTCCACGATTTCTCCGCTCACGCAGATGCGCTTCACCGAGGTTATGATATCCTGCATGACCTTTGGTTTGAGCGCCTTGCACATGGCGTTCCACCCATGATAGGTGAGTATGTGATACGGAGCAATGTCAATGTACATTCGGTTGCGAAGGTCTCCGTCGATCACGGGCACAACCTTCTTGCCGCAGTGCTTGCAGACCTCACCGATGTGTGCGGCACCGCTGAGTCGCTGGCATTCGCAGGAATAGATCGGCCGATCCTGCGTTGTGTCAGAGCCAAAGTAGGGGCTAAAGATGCCGTCGTCCGGTTTCTGATTGCCGTTGACGAAGATGTCGGCCGTGCGAATGTCAACCTTGCGCCCCATGTCCTTAAGTTTCTTATACTCGGCGTCATGGTCAATGGGATCCACGTGCACCGACTTGATTCGATGTTTCACCGGATACTCCAACACCGGTGATTTCTGAAACAATGGATACGAATCTCGGTTGATGATGTTGAGCCTTCCGGGTGTCCTGGTTTTAGCCGGCATTGGGATCCTCTCCTTTGTCTGAATTGATCGATGGCGGGAATGAGCGTTTCCGCCGTCTGTTCGTTGTCTTTTTCATTTGCTGCAATGCTCCTTTCATTCGATTCGTTGCTATAATATATAGCTCGAGGAGTATTGTTTCACATCATCCACTCTGTTTCTCGGGCCAGGGTACATCGATGCCATCCTTCAGGCTCAGCTTCACCAACACATTTAGTCTGGCTGTCAACCCGTAGCAGAACGCAACCAAATCGCTGATCGTGTAGTTGGTGGAAATGGTCTCGCGTACCGGATCGATATGCTTATTGACGGTCTCTAGGATGATCGCAAAATCGATCTGGTAGAGTTTCTCGTCGGAACCATCCACTCTGTCGATCGAATATACCCGTGCCTCGAGTTTGTCCTCTTCGTCATCGGTGAATATCACAGTTGCGCGATCCTTTCTTTCCAAGAAGATGGAGAAGATTGTGGAGATGAGCGCACCCTCGTGCATCTTCGACATGTCATGACCTCCCTATCATATTTCGATCACATCGTTTTCTTTGGTGTTGATGAAATCCTCATAGCCTGGAAACCCGATAAACTGCACATTGTCTATGGAGCTGTAGAACTCTGGTGAATGCGATATCATGAAGGTCTGTGCAACCCCAAGTTGTCTCATCTGTTTGGTGAGAATGTCGATGAAGACCGCCTTGTTGGCCGGACTCATGGTCTGATCAGATTCGTCGAAGGTTAGGATCGAATAGCGATCGATCAGCTTGCTGATGATGGCCATGGATATGGCGATTGCGATGGTCGCACGCTGTGAACTCGACGCGAACGATATATCAGAACCAGTTTCTCCAGCATATTCGAAGGGAATGGTGAACTCCTTGTCGGTGATGATGAATTCATGGAGTCTCAGCTTGCCGTCGAAGGTATTCATGAGCAGCTCGTTGGCGGTCTGGTATATGTCGTAGAAGTACATGTTCAGCAGTTCCTTGCGGATACCCTTTCCCGGCTGCACGATGGAACGCATGATATCAACGACGAGAAAATCTTCGTCGATCTGTTCTTTTTCACCCTTGAGCTTGATGAGCTCCTTCATATCAAACTCGAGCTGATCCTTCAAAGGTTCGAGCTCCTCGATGCTGTTATGCACCTCGCGGAGCTCTTCGTTCATGGAGTTTGCCTTCTTCACCAGCTCGGTGATGCGTGTGATGTTTGATTCTTTGGATTTGGCATCGTTGAAGGTTTCGATGCGCTTCCTGGCGAGTTCGTTATAGTCATCCAACAACGAACGAATCTCGCGATAGCGTTCGAGCTGCAACGCGTATATGCTCCGCATGCGGGAGGATGCGGTCTGACTGATCGTCGACTCGTCGAGCTCGGACATCATGAGATCTCTGGTTTCCACAAGCTTCGATATCTGAGACTCGAGAATCGCTCGATTGGTTCCATATACCTTGGCCATCTCGATCGCATGCTCGATGTCCGGGAGCAGGTTATTGACGATTCTATCGTGATAATCCTTCTCCGACAGTATCGCCGCGAGGCTCTTTAGCTTCATGATATCCAATACGGTCAGCCAAGAACCGGTCACGATCGCATGGTACACATCATCCAGACCCAGGCCAAGATATCTGCGAAGACCATCCTCTGAGCTGCGCAGCAGTGTCATGAACGGTGCGAGATGCTCATCCATCATGAGCTGTCTTCGGTAGCTGTCCTGGGATGCGCTGGCCTGTTCGATCTCCACGTTGAGCTTGTCATACTGGGCCTGGAGATCCTTCAGCTCTCCGGCCACGTGGGACCATTTGAGAGCGTTGGCGATGAATGGGCAGTTGTCGATCGTGCAGTTGCGCGGGCGTTGCGTGAGAATATCCTGGAACTTCGAGTATTGCTCTTTCTCGATGATCTGTCGGTAGAGGCTGTCGCGCTTGGCCGAACGCGATTCGAGCTCAACGCTTAGCATATCGACGTTGTGCTGACAACCGTTTCTGAATTCGTCGAGGTTGTGAATGTTTCGGAAGTATTCTGTTATGAGTTCTCCATGTTCTTCGTAGAGCGCCTCGATGAGCTGGATCATCGACGAACAGAGCTCACTCATGCGAATGCATTCTGAATAGCTCATGCCCTCGTACTTCTTTTCATTGCCGGTATAGCGCATCTCCCTGAGCTGCTTCTTGTATTCATCGCGAGTTTTCTCGAGCTCTGCCACATCCTGTGTCTGCAGTCCGAATAGAACGCTCTCCGACTCTGCGATCTCCTTTTCGGTCTTCGAGATGTCGGCCAGAATCTTTTCGCGACGTTCGGAGCTGATGCGGATGGTTGTTTCAACCGATGCAAGCTTGCGCTCGAGTCTGCTTATTTGCGCGTTCAGCTTGTCTTCTCCGACAAAGGAAACCGGAGTCTTCTCATCCAGCTCCAGTCCGAGCTGGGCATAGATATGGAGGAGACGATTGCGCATGCTTCCGAGCTCGCTGTCCATGTTGGCGATGCCCATGACCATGTCGTTGTACGCCTGTGCCATGGCCTTGATATCTTTTCCACCGGACAGCTCACGGATGCGACCATCGGCACGACCGATCTTTTCGTTGAGCTCGTCCTGGCGTTCGTGGGCCTTGGTGAGCTGTGCGTTCACTCGACTCAGATCCGCATCCAGCGAATCCGCATCTCTGATGTTCATGATCTTCTGCGACACATTGCGCATGAGATTACGAAGTTCCTTGTGGCGCTCGTTTATGATACCATAGGCGACCTCGAAGCGTTCGGTGTTTGGTACCAAATTTGCGACACTCTGCTTGCGTTCCATGTCCGTCATCGTCACCATTCCCTCGACCGCATCGTTGTAGGATGCGAAGTTGACGAAGTCCTTGGTGATGCCAAAGTATGTGTCCAGGAGAGCATAGTAGGAAGTAACATTCCCGTTCGGATTGAGTTCAATGGCCTCTGTGTCTCCCGGCTTTCGTATGCTGAGATAGCATTTCCAGAGATGCGTGTCCTCCTTCGGCGTTGCTATGCACTTTGAGAGCAGAATGGTTCCATCATCGCCAATATATTCGCGAATCAGAGAACCCTCTTTGCCAGGAACGATGAACTTGGTTCTCCCATCGGATGGGATATGGGTTGGATGAATCAGCGACAGAAAGGTTGACTTTCCGCTGGCATTTGCACCACAGGCGAGGAAGATGCTTTTTCCCGCCTCCAATGCCTCGCTGAAGTCGATTCGAAAGGTCTTGCGACCAAGACCACTCATGAATCCTGTCACATTCGTCGCGCTCATGGATTTTAGCCTATACATACATCATTATCCTTCCGTGAGACGTATCATAACATATACACATGTATCCAGAATGTTACAAAAAGAAGAGCCGCCGACGGGCTCTTCTTTTGCTCACGCTATTTCCTCCGGTGTCGGCTCTGAGAGTGTCATGAGATCGTTGATGAGCACGCGGTCAAACTCCACCGAAGTACGCAGTTCGTCGCGAGATTTCTTAGCAACATCGATGATCTCGACGAGCTCCCTAAACGCGAGACGATCATCATCGCTCATGTGTTCGCGCAGATCGGCATCCATGGAGAGATGTCTTTCGAAGAAGCTGTGCATGATATCCAGCGTTCGATCCATGTCGTCATCTTCGGCAAGTATCATTAGCTCACAGATATCCTTCGGAGTCAAATCTCTGTCAGCGTTGGCCTTGATCTCCAGCAGACTGAGATCCGATCGGAGCAAACTGCTTCTCCTCTCGCGTTCTGCGGGATCACCGTAGAGGAGCTCGATGAATATCATGAGCAATGCCTTGAGAGCATTATCTCGCAGCATGATATCATCCTGCTGAGCCGAGATCTTGTGCCGTTGAGTTCGCAGCATCAGATGCGTTTTGTTGTAGATATGGTAGGACTTTACCAGCATGTGCACCAGGTACACCACCAATCCGACGAGCAACACGCAGAACACTGCCAATGTGGTGATGAGCGCAACCGCCTGGTTCATTCTTCATCCTCCTCCTTTTGCTGGTCGTTTTCATGGAACGCTTCATTCACGATCGGTGTGATGTCGATCAGATTCTCAGAGTTGATTTCGAATGGTAGACTATTCGGAAATATCACATACCCCTTGCCATCCTTGCGCATGGGATGCGTCGAATTTTCCTTATCCATGATCAGAATCCCGAGCTTCATCTGCCAGGCATTGCATATGAGCACAGCCTTGGACGGGCTCATGGCCGTGTTGGTCATGATGCCGCGTCTGGTGTTGTTCTTGGCGTTGGTTCCATCCGTGTTCTTCGAGTTATCCGTGGCGATGCGTTCGATGCGCTGGCCGTAGGGCTCAAAGGGTGCATGATGCTCACGGATTCCAACCTTGACAAGCATGTTGAGTGGATCATCTCCGGGTCTGATGGGCGGATTGAAGCATTCGCCATCCGTGGCGGTAACCTCGGTCATGATGAACTGATCGGCGGGAATATCATTGCCCAGCACCGCAGCCGCAAGATTGCGCTCCGACCCGAGTGCGTAGTTTTTCCGATCCGTGTCGTTGCGCATCGGCGAGATTTTAACGATCCATTTGCCGGGATTCTTCTGTGATTTTTTCAGATAGATGCCAAAGGGGTAGGCGGTTCCCCAGGGATCACCCTTCATGATCTCTCCCCGATAGGGATATATGCCGTTGAAAAATTGCCCATTCAGCCGATATGCGCCATTTTTCTTGAGATAGTTTGGACCCTCGTTTTCTGCTCGGTTGGCATCGAAGTCTTCCACGTGGTACATGGTGTTGTCCACGAGCAAAACCTCCAGATCGAGGGACTTCCTAGAATTATCGGTCAATGACTCTTACACCTCCAATCTTTTCCAGTCGAGACCATTCTGATTGTCCGGGTTCTTCTGTTCCGGGACAGTCTTCTTCGGACCGCCGAGGGCATCGTTGAGCATGCGCATGAGTTCCGCCTGGCCTCCGATGAGCCGATCAAGTTTGTGATCCATATCATCGAGTTTCTCGGCCATGGCAAGCATCATGGCGTATACCTGCAGATCCGTGTGCCCGAGCACCTCGCAGAGTTCTCGGGCCTCGTAGTGATCCACCATGCCACAGTAGCTTCCTCCCTGGGTGAACTGAACGCCCAGAAGTTCCTCGTTGGCATAGCGGACAATGGTTGGTGCGATGATCACCGATTTGCCGAAGAGATTCAGCTTCTGGGCATTCTCAACCATGGCATTGCCATCCATGTAGAGCTTTCCCTCCTCGCTGCGTATCTTCAGTTTGTCATCGCTCAAGCCGCGGTAGACATTCGTGAGCTTGTTGGCAAACAGGTATATCCTGTTGACCGGTATGTAGAGCTCTTCCGCAGTCTGACGCTCGAATCGGTTGCTCGGTCTTCCGCAGAGTGCGATCTTTGGATTATAGAGCAACATGCGATTCTGTGGTTCATTTTCCGGAGACCAGAACTCGATCACTCTCCGGTTCGGAGAATCTTCCAGCACACCCTTTGGGTTTACCTTGATTCTCCATTCCATGCCCCTTCCCTCAAGGAGCGTTGCCAGTAGTCTCATCTCTGTCGGACTCCTGTGTTGTCTCTTCCGTCATTGCTTCGGTTTCTGAACCTTCTTCGATTCTCTTTGGTATGGGATCCAATAGGTCCGTCGATGTGATCGCGGACACCTCATTCTCCATTTTTCTGAGCTTATCCCCAACCTTGATCAAGATGCCAAAGCTCAAGATGAGACAGACAAGCAGCAGAACGATGACCATGAGATATCCTGTCACAATGGTGGTATTCATTGGACAGCCCTCCTTTCCGATGCTATAGTATATATCTCGTCCGCTAGTTCACGAACATGATCTTCCCGTTCTTGGCCTTCTTGAGCAGGAATGGTTTTCGTTTTTCGAACTGCCGCGCGGTCTTGAGCCAACCAAAGTTCACAAATTCGCCATAGACCACTTCGGCATCGATCATGGCACGTGTGCGTCCGGAAAATTGGTTTGCGTCGATCTTGTTTGCGTAGGTTCCAACATTCCAGTTAAACTGCAACCCCTTGATGTCGGCTCCGGTTCCCAACGATGATGAGGTGCCTATGATGACCCTGGCCTCGAGGGCCGTTTCCTTATCCTTCGGCTTCATGCCTCCATAGTAGATGGCCGTTTCTCCGGGAAAGTGCTGTTCGATCAGTTCTTGGAGATACCCAAGCATCGCCACGGTCTGGGCCATGAACAGGATCTTCTTGCCGGGTTTTATGATGCTCTTCATCCATCCGCATATGACACCGATGCTATCCTCGAAGGATTTCGGTTTGGCGTTCATGAGCTCGGTCTCGTATGCCTTCGTATTGAGTCCGGTTCTTGCGCTCACCATGCTGCGTATCGCATAGCTATCCGGTGTCCAATAGTATTTCTTGACCATCATGTTGACGTGCATCTCTTCCTGTGTCTGGAACTTTTCGCCAAACTTTGGAACGTTCTTGAACACCGTCGAGAAGATCCACTCCTCCTTCTTCTCGGCTCGGCCCGGTGAAGCTGATAGGTATAGATTGAGCCTGTAGTTGCTCAGCGCCTCTATCATGGAGATTGTCTTCATATCCTTGTGACATTCATCTATGACCTTGACATAGGCATGGGTTCTTTCGAGCATATCCATGGTCTTCAGATCACCGTAACGTTTTTGATAGGATGCGACCGTGTCCACGGAAAAGATGAACACCTTGACACCATCATATTTGCCACGGCGAATCTTTTCGCACATGTCACTGCCCTTGACCACCAGAATCTCCTTGTCCTTGATGTTGGTGTATTCCTTGAAGGAATCCTTCCATTGATCGAGGAGCTTGGTGAAGGGCACAAATATCACACAGCGTTTCTGATAGAATGCGATGGTTGCGATGGCCAGAAAGGTCTTTCCCGAGCCAGCCTGCAGCTCCAGCATGAGCTGGGTATAGCGTGAGTTGCTGGAATATTGACCCTGGCACGCGGTGAAGGTCAACGCCGCCTTCTGATAATCGTCGCGTGGACCCGTATACAGGTCAATGTCAATGTTATCCGCCTTGAAGGCATCATTGTCGACTCGAACCGAATGCCCCGGAAAGAAGTTCGTGAGTCGGTGGAGATCATAGCCTCTTCCGATGCGAAATTCGTTCAGCTCTTCCACATAGTATCCTGACATGAGACGATATTTGAAATAGATCGCATCCCATACCGAAAGAGATTTCTCAAATTCACGGTTGTCGCCCATGTGATAGTTGGTGATTGCGATGTGACCATGTCTCAGCACAATCTCATTTGACAAGGATTTCGCAAAAAGATTACGATTTGATCCATGCTTCTTGATCGGATGACGGGGGACGAGGGTGACAAAACCATCCTCGTCCCTGTATTTTTCCAACGCGCTCCAGTCATCCATCTTTGTCACCTCGACAATGTTAGCAGCGGCGTTTTCTTGCGCAGGGGACAACCTTTCTTGGTGCAAGTCTCATCGGCGTTGGCACAGCCGCTCTGCGGTTTGCGCATGGGGCATGTGTTGTTGAAGCAGAACTTCACCTTGATACTAGCCTTTGCGAGCTTCATGGTTCTTGGCTCCTTTCATTCTTCAGAGAATGAGCTGGAGAGGGAATGAACCCTCTCCAGCTTCTGTGAACATCAATGCTTCGCGCCAACGTGCAGGCGGTTGTAGCTGTCGGGGCCGTTGTGGTCAGCCCTCAGCGGAGTCACGGTGATGGATTCAGCGCTGTCGGTCAGATAGGCCACCACATGGTAATTGAACTCGCCGCTCTCATCAACGCCGACACAGGTGATGCTGATGCGCTGCAGATCGCCGGTCTCGCGGTCCATGCGTAGCTGCTGCTCGACGGTGCGGAGCAGCGTGACCTCGCCGCTCTCGGGGTCTTCGAAACGGGTGGGGTATTCGGCCAGCTTCAGGGTTTTGCGGCATTCGGCGCGGAAAGCATCCGCATCGATGACGCCGCCCTTGAATTCATCCCAGCGAGGATAGAATTCGTTGATCTGGTCCTGGAAGTAGTCTGCCAGCATCTGCTGGAGCTTGGTATGTACCGGATCCGGACGTTCGGTGCGCTGGCGGCGCTCCCCACGAGGTTTGTTCTGATTGTTTTTCTTCGTGTTGTTGCGGTCGAATCTGCTGTTCTGATTTTGCATTGTTCTGGTACTCCTTTTCATGATTGAATGTGTTTGTGGGTAGCGCTGTGTTTATCCTCGGTACATAAACCAGTCGTAGACACTGGTTCCCGACTTGTCATATGTCCCATATTTTCCTCCGAGCTGGGCGGATGACTCGTGATAGAGGATGGATGTGATGGGACTGGGGCTGTTGTAGATGGCCTTGTCGATTGTGCAGAAATGATATTCCGGATCGTCCAGGGTCCAATCCACGCGCTTCTCTCCGGGTCCAAAGATCAGTTCGCCGACGAGCAGCTCGAGCTGGAACTCGGGAAGATGAATTCCGCCTGCCAGAAAGAGCGGTGCCAATCCGTTCAGGAGGTTATTGTAGTCTCCGAAGGATTGGATGCGCTCGGTCTTGCCGAGAATCTCCTGGATCATGTTGAGCGGCTTTGCGATGCCATTGTTCTCGTATTGATACTCGAAGATGGTGTTGCAGAGAATTTTCCCATGATCAACAAGATCCGTGAATGGAACGAGAATGGCTTCACCGTTCGGAGTCCGCTCCATGATATACTTGAAAATATCCACCGCAAATTCAGGACTCAGATAGATCGGAATCCCAGATTCTTCGGCGATGGTGAATCGGGCATCGGATCCTTTGTCATAGACGATGATCTCGTTGATCGATCTGTCGTAGTGACGACCCTCGCCATCCTGGTTCTTCTTCATGGATTCGAGGTGGAACTCGAGGAACAGCTGGTCGAAGTGTTCGGGGTTATCCTCCGATTCGTCGATCATGGCCGTGTTCAAATGAATATGCCCCACATCCATGTCAAAGAACTCGTTGAAGATGTCGTCAAAGACGATGTCGTTTGTGTTGGTGTTGAGTGCATGCTTCGCGGACAGAAGCTTCTGTTCCATCTCATCGGCCAGGTTCAGACCGGCGACCTTTCCGATGTGTATGTCGCAGTTGAGGTTTGCCATGAGTTTGCCGTAGCAAGCAGAGCAGATGTAACCTTCGGATCTCCGCGGATGGGTGCAGGTGATCGGAGTCTTCACATAGAGTGTCTTGTCGAGGAGACTCGTATCCTCCGGATCGATGATGAAATACTCATCGGATTTTGGATCCAGAGTTGCAACACGTCCATCGAGTCGATCGAGCATCGATGCATTCTCGATGTGACGGATGCGGAAATGCATCGAAGAACATTCGTAGTCGGGATCCACAAAGCGCACACCCGATAGGAGCATGGTCAGGGAACGCTCCAGCGCGCCCGCATCGGAAACGTTGAGCTTGAGCACCTCGGCCTTGCGACCTCCGTAGGCATCCACCATGAATGCGACAGGATCCTTCAAACCCTTGATGATGTTGGTCTTGTGGGTCATCGGAATGGTGTGATCGTAGAGATCCGGTTTGAATCCCTGCATCACGAAGAACTCTGCGGCCTGACCGGGATTGAAGAGTCCGTTTCTCGCATAGATCGAAATCGGTAGATCCGTGTTTGCGGCCATGATATCGAGCAATTCCTTGGTATACTTTTGTTTAAGATACTCGATCTCGGAGGGCTTGAGGTCGTCGGGAAGCTTATACTCACAGTTCATGAGCTCCTTTGCTCGCGGAGAACGCTCGGCGAGCACATAGAAGTCATGGTTGGAGATTGAAAGCCCGATGCGATCGCCAGCATTTGCGCAATATAGGTCCATGAGATACTTGGACCACTCGATGCACTCTCCTAGTCTACGCGGGGAACCGAGGGATCGACACATGCGAATCAGCTTGTTCATCTGGGCATTGTGTCCTCCAGCTGTCCATTTTTCCGGAGACCAGGGCTTCCAATTCTCCAGATTTGCTCCCATCAGCACCGGTATCAGGAGCAATGTGTAGTTCACCAGGAACTGGAAGAGGGAGAGCTCGAACGGTTCCTTCTGTTTCTTGTGCACACGAAACCGAATAGATTGTCCGAGCGTCATCACCGAGGTGGATGTATCACCATAGTATTTCTTGAAATGGTTGATGATGTTTCGAGCGTTGAACTCGAAGTCTGACTGATTGTGTTCATAGACGTTGACGATCTGACAGAGTCGAGTGAACTGACGGTCAAAGTCATCGACGCTATAATCGTCTGGACTGAAGAGGAAGATTGGCCGGATAAATTTCTTCCGGCGATCCTTCTTCAGTTCGAGCTTCTTGGTGTGTACCCCGAGATAGAGGTCCGCACCGGTTGGAAGAGTTGACATGTCTTCCGTTTCAATATTGAGATTTGCCAATTTGTTTTTGTTCTTGCTCATGTCTGGTAATTCCTCCCATGGGTATGTTGGTCATGCATACCTATAGTATATGATCGTTGCGGTTGTTTTCATTTTGTATCAGAGCTCACACATGAAGCGGCACCACTCGTCGACTATGACAAGTTCGGTCGGTGTCACCACCACATCATTGAGCTCGCTCTTGTATTCGACGATGCGGTAGGGGCTCAGAATGACAACCTTGAGTTCGTTGTAGAATTTCTCCATGTTGAGCTGGTCGATGGTGTCCGGGAACTGTTCGACCCAGTCCTTGTACATCGGGTTGCTCGTGTAGAGCTTATCCACCTTGCGTCTGGTGTAACCCTTGTAGCCTGTCGGTATGAGCTCGGAGGAGATGAAGAACGGGAGGTTCGAGTAGTTGCGCTTGCGCAGATCTCTCTTCATGATCATGATCATCTTGATGAGATCCTCGTACTCGATCATCTTCACGTCCGCCGCAGATTTGAGCTCCTTGGCGCAGTAGAGCTGGATCAGATAGAGCTGGGTATCCGAGAAAGGTCTGGGGGTATGCTTCAGGTAGAACTCATACTCGGCCTGGGTCTCCGGATCCGGCGAAACCTTTGCGAGATCATGCTGGTCCGGAATCAGATAGAATCGGAGCCCCTGCTCTGCGCCCAATCGTGTCACCATGTCGCGGATGGAGGTGTAGGCGCGCAGTCGATCCCGCTCGGAATAGCTCGTTCGATCCATCTGCCATCGATCGAAGCGCGAGATTGTCTCGTTGACCGAATCGGAAGCTTCCATGCGCATGTCGGACATCTCATACTTATCAGGCTGCACAAGCTCATTCTTGATGGATTTGTCGAAGCACACATGGATGAATACGATGGCCGACTGGTTGAAGACAACCTTCTGGGAGATGTCGATGAGATAATCATCCATGAGCTCGCTCACGAAGGATGCCGGGGTCTGGCCGAAGCGAGCTCGACGAAGCCACATCGGCGCATCAGAGTTCTCGGTCTTTGACACGCGTGTGGTGGCTGTGTGGTACAGCTTCTCGTAGAGGTTAATGTGATACACCTTGTCAAAGAGCCCGGTGAACGAGCGAAATATCATGGCGTAGAGCTTCTTGTCGGTTAGCCTCGCCGCATCCACCTCATCCTTTCGTATCACATAATAATGGCTCACGAGGGGTATCAGAAAACGGTGGAAGCAGCTGATACCCATGATTGCCTTGAGATGTTCCACCGTGAGCTGGATGGATTCATCGTAGGAGTTGTCGGATGTTTTGATGAGTGATTCATCGGTGTTGTACTCGACCATGCGCACCACCTTGCGTATCATGGATTCGGTGGCGAGGTTCGAGTAGAGCATATCAATGAACTGCTCGGGATTGATGTTGACCTGGTTCAGATGAAGCTGAAGCATGATCATGAAGCATGCTCGCATGAGCTCATCGTCCGGATCAAAGTATGTGATGAAGTAGTTCACATAGCGCATGGTGAGGTTCATGTTGTTGATGAACGACTTCTTGGAGATCTCCGCATACGAGAGTTTCTTGATGATTTCGTTCTCACCGTTTTCATCGGTGTCCACATCATAGCCCTGGAGCATGCGCCCGAATTCGAATTTGATGTACCGGCCTCCGTTGACCGTGCGAATATATTCCTTGACGCGTGCGTCAAAGTAGAATTGGTGAAGTCTTTCTAGTGACAGATCCTCCTTCTTGTTGGATGTGCGGAAACCCGCATCCACCTTTGGAATGGTTCCCTCCCGAAGTTTCCTTTCGATGATGTCGGGCGGGAGCCGGTCATTTTCGTCCACCGCAACCGTTACGATGGAGCTCGCTGATTCTTCTGTGCTGGGGTTAAATTGCTCTTCGCCATCTTCGGCGCTCATGAAATTGAATGCGCCGAGATCGATTACTTTGCGACGTTTCCTCTTGTTCTTTGCCATGATGGATTAACTGACCTCCCCAACTATTCATTGATCCTACCTATAGTATATAGACGAATTCATTTTCCGGGTTTTGTCGGTTTTTGTGCGGCCGTGGGTTTGACGGCCTTGATCGCCGACCTGGGCTTCACCGCATGGACCGCGGAGCGGGGCCTCCGAACCTGCGGTTTCTCTATTTTTGCTTCGTCCTCGGCGCGTCTGCGAGCCTTTTCGGCCCTCTGTTTGTTTTCCTCGCGCCTGCGCATATCCAAGAGCTTGTCAAAGACCATCACCGAGCTCTTGAGCTGAGCTTCGGTGATGTGTTGGCCCCCCTGTGCGATCAGGGCCGGATTCAAACTCATCAGATAAAAGATCGCGAAGTAGATGCTCTTGTCCGGAAGAGGAATCTGTGCGGGGTTCCTCACCTCCGGAGGATCTGTGAGCGCCGCATCCGGTAGATGCTCGAGCAGCAGCGGGATGAGCTGACAGTTCACCGGAGGACGTCGACGATTGAATATTGTCCGTCTCTGGGTTATATCTTCCCCATAATGATAGAGCGCATATGCATAGTAGTATATGAATGCCGGAGAATTGGAGAAGACGCGAACCTCGGAACCCTGGATATCTTCTCCCCTGCGTAGCAGCTCCAGCACCACATCATAGTGGACATTCTTCACTGTCTCGGACGGCACCTTCACATGCAGATAGGTGGTTCCGGAGATGTTGTAGATCTGCACATGAAAGCGCGAGCTCTTGGTCAGCTCCATATAGCGTCTCCGATAATCCTCGACGAGACCCCTTATCGGAAGCCTAACCGATCCGGGTCTAATCGAGATACCATCCTCGAACCATTTGCTCACGAGCACGATGATCACTCCTTTACCGAAGAATGGTGGTGCCCGTCTGGGCACCACTTTGTTCATGAAAGGTCAAATATTGGGAAATGCGTGACCTTTTCTGTAGATGCGCATCGTCTTCTGAAATACCGCATACCGGTCATTCTTCGAAAGCATGCGGCAATTCTTATCCGTCATAAAGATCTTGCCGTGATGTGCAAACATGAATGTCACGAATTCGTCGATGTCATTGAACCTCTTATCAAAATCAATATCCTTGCCACGACGTGTTGTTCTTGTTAATCTAACCTTGAACATAGCTGGAATTCACCTCTATCATAGACTGGGAGCCAATACTATCAGGATCTACTCGACAGACGCTAAGGGTTATGTCCTTGCTCTGCCCATTTGATCAAAAGATCACCATACCATCCATCGATCCTGGTAATACGGCAGCATCCCTCGGCATCCCTACGCTACTCGGCTTCCCCAAGTCACCGCCCGGATTTGAAAGAGCAGGTGCTGTGGTATGGAGAAGGTATGTGTGATGCCCGATGATACCGTGCCTGGCGCAACAGGCAAAGATGGTCGAAGATAGTCAGCGAGATAAGGAGGATGAAGACCGATCGGCTGTCGATCAACCGGGGAAGAAACTCGTTGACAAATGATCCGTGACCTGCGTTTTAATCTTTACAATAGACTCGCGTCGGAGGTAGCGTCTCCTTTGCACCACGAGCGGTGGTCCCTCACGACTCCGTGCCGCTTATTGAGACATCTTATTTATGCGTCTTCCCCTATCCATGGATCCATATGCCCATGATCCGTGGATTATATTATTGTAGCATCTGTTGTAGAAAAATAAAACGCCTACTTCTTCTTTTTCTTGGAAGGGTTGGACTTCTTCGTCGGGATCTTATTGATCCAACGAATCTCGTCGATGATGATCTTGTCGATCTCCATGCCAGGAGGCAGTTCCGAGTAGAATATCTCCTTCGCCGATTCCTCGTCGGTGCATCCATATATGTAGATGTAGTGGGGTTTTTCGTAGCCCTTGAGCGTGGAGTGATACTTGAAACGATATGCGTCGCCGCTCTTGGGTGCCACCTTGCTAACCTTTGTCATGGGAGGAAACCTCCATTCCATATCGCTTCACGATCTCTATCGATGTGACCCATTCGGGTTTTACGCCGGAGCAGCTATGACATAGCATATCTATGAGATGGTCGTTGTCGCCCTCCGGTCCATCTAGATAGGTGAAGTAGTTGATTTTCTTGATCGGATCTTCGTAGCACAGCTTATGTCGACAGAGTTCTGCCATCGTCATGTCTCCACTATGGATATGATATCAACCATACCAAATGTCACATATACCACATGGCGTGCATGACTTTCGGAGACAGCCTGCACCGGAATGGTCGTGAGCATACCCTGTGCACCCTTTACCGTGACGAGGAAGGTGTGTTCCTCGGTCAATCCATTTTCATTTTTCATAGGTTCCAAGCACCCCACGTTTCGCACGTGCATAAGCCCGATCTCGCAGCGCAAGCAGGGCCGCCTCCACATGATAGAGAGCCTGTTCATTCTCGTCACAGGCGAATGGCCCGGATTGGAAGGAACGGAGTCGATCACGGACGATCTCGAGGAGATCTCCGTCAAGCACGCCGGCCTGGCTCGCAGGATCGTTGCGCGGGCCATTCTGGAAATCGATGGTTGCAAGGGTAACGATTGGATGGGTTATCGGTGATACGATGTATCTGTGATGGGCATTGCCAGGACCGGCATCGTCCATGCGGTACACATCGTTGAGTCGATGCTCTTCCTGGATACAATCAAGCTTCCGTGCGGTTTGATTAGCCATTGCGCAGTTCCTCCTCAAGCTTTAATCTATCGCAGATTCGTGCGGCGGTTCTTTTCAATGTTTCATCCACGATCCTGTCAAGATGATCGCGGGTGTCACGAGTGTTCCAGTCAATGCCATAGGCAAGGAGATCGAGCCGAACATCGGCAAGCTCCTTGTATACTTGTTCCAGAGCTTCTTCCGGTGTGATCGGAGTTGGACTGATCTGTGTGCGGGCCCGACGGAGCTTGCTGAGCGCCTGGGCAAGCTCCGCGGCTTCTTCGGCGGCATTGGCGAGGATCTCTTCCTTCGAACAGCGCAGCCGGTAAACCTTCATCGACTCATCATCAAAATCATCCTGGCAATGTTCGACGGATACGAGCATGTATACGTTGTTGTTCGCATCGATGATCATATCACCATTGCACAGGGTGGCAGAGACTTTTGTCAGCGAAGATGGGAAGAGTCTAAACTGATCAACGGCAAACTCGTCGCCGGTAAACTTGTCGATGGCACAATCCTTCACCGTTGTCGACTCATGATCATATGACACAGGCGAACCGGTGCTGATGCTCTCGTACTGGGAACTGGACATAGATTGCTCATCTGTCATTGTTATCTCTCCTCGTGTTAGAATCTAACAAGGGGTTCCGTGACGGAACCCCTCGTTGGCATTGAGTCTCATATGAAGTTTTCCATGAAATCATCGATCTGGAAGGTTTTGGCCTGCGCCAGCTCGAGCATGAGTGTGGAATTCTCGAGCATGGTGGTGATGATGGAAACCGGCTCGACGATGTGTTCTTCGAATTCGACGGTGATATCATCACCGGAGTCGGTCTTCCCGATGGTGAGCCTGTGCACGACGGGTGCCGGACCCGGTTCATTGGTGTTTGTCATGATTTCATCGAAGGACGTCGCCGTGCGCAGGTTGAAGCTGTCGAGATTCTTTGTGTCGAAGATGGCCGCAGCCTTTGCGGTCACCATGTCAGCCTCGGTGACGAGCTCCACATCCGACCAACGATTACGCAGCATGTCCTCGAAGGTTTTCATGAGAGCCGTCGCCAGAATACCCTCGATCGGCTCGTCGATGTCGCTGCTCTGATCGGTCCAATCGAGGATCACGCTTCTGATGGCCTCGAGGATCGAGTTATGAGTAAGCACGCCATGCTCCACCGCCTCGGAAGAAGATAGCACCGCGTCGAGCACGAGCTCGTACTTGCGCTGCGAATCCTTCATGAGGTTGGAACCGATCTCGACCTCGATGAACTTTCCATACATGGTGCGGAGTCGATCCTGGAGCTGGATGCGTTTGACACCCGATTTTTCCTCTTCGATCTCTTTGCGAAGCTGCTCGTAGCGATTCTGCGCCACGGGGCCAGGTGTCTTGAGCATCTTCATGCCCAGCATCTCATCGAACTCGATGGGAAACGTATTGGAAAAGATCTCCTTGAGCTTTTCGATGTGATGTGGATCGGCGTCGAAGCGCTGAAGTTCTTCGATGGGATTCTGAGGATTTCCGAGGGCCTGATGGAGCAGAGATTCGAAGCTCAGCTGATTCACGAGACCGCCGATGCCCTGCTCATCGGTGATGAGCGTGGAGATATCCTCGACCATCTTGGGGTCGTAGGACCGATAGTCGGTGAGCGTATAGATCGCCACGTTGTTGTATTCGGAGAAGAACTTATCCAGCGGAGCATCTCCCTTGAGCGCATGCAGCGATCGATTTACTTCCTTGAGGGTTCTGCGCGTCGCATCGGTGACTCCGTTGCAGAGCAGAATCACCGTCTTGGGAACAAATGAGTCTCCCATCCGGTCCACACGGCTCATGAGATCAAGGATGACCTCGGGGTGGGCAATGTCGAGCATGCCGTTGCAGTGCAAGACCACGCAGCGCTCTTCGCGATCGTGGATTGGCAGGATTGAAAACTGCTTCGTGACCCGAATCATCGGCGTTTCGTGCACGGTCATGACAAAATCATCGGCGATGTTGGATTTGGCGATGGTGATGTAGGCGTGCTCCATGATCGCGGCGCGAAGGTTCCAGTAGATCTTGGCCGTGAGCTCTTCGTCCTGGGTGCAGGTGAAGAGCATCTGCTTGAGCCTCTCGTAGTCCATCTCAACGCACGAGCTGCGAATTCTCTCGTTGACGCGAGCGATCACCCGGTTCCAGTCATTGCGATCGATGCGCTTGCCGGGATTGCTCTCGAGATAGCTACGAATGTAGCGATAGAGGTTGGTGTAGAGCACCGCAAGCGTGGTGGTACCATCGCCAACCTTTTCGCCCTGTTGAGCCACGGCCTGATACATGATCTTGAGAATATACATGGACAGCTTGTTGTCAAACTGCATGAGACGGATGGTTTCCTTGCCGTCGCGTGTGTAGTATGGTTGTCCCTGGTTTGTGAGATACGCATCGGTTGCGTAGGGTCCAAAAACCGTGACCAGGTTGTCATGGATTTCCTGGATAGTCTTGTCCACGAACTCACGCATGTAGGGTCCACGCATGGCGTTGGATCTAATGTTGGTCATCTTTGAAGTTCTCCTCCAGTTCGTCACGGATCTGATCCAGCCCAACGAAGGGTTGGAAGATGCCGAAATCGTATTTTGCGGCACGTTCGAGCATCATTATCTCCGGAAGATTCTTCAGCATGCCGGTCTTATCGTCCATGTTATAGTGATATGACCCGGTCAGAAACGACATGCTTCGTTCCGGAATGTCACGATGCACGATCAGGGCAAGCATCACGGCGATGTCTATGCTCGAGGTGATGACAAGGTTTATGCCCCTGCGCTTGATGATGTGCCGGGCCATGGCCATGTCGAGAATCCTGTCACTCTGATATACCTTTTTGAGCCGCGATTCCCAGGGAACATGATGCGGATCATTGCGATAGCGAAGCATGTATCCATCGAGGTTATCGCGATCGAAGATATGCATGAACTGTGAAGCCAGCTGAGTCTCGGTGACAGGAACATATTTTTCACCGAGTATGTCGGATATGTTTTTCTCCATCGCATCCAGACTCTGGCTGTCTCGCTGTGATACGAAATTGTCGTAGGGATTGAGGAAGGGACAGTGATCGTAGTAGTAGACCAGCTGCTGCTCGACCATTGGAGCGGCGATCATCGGCAGATAGTAGCTATTGCAGTCCATCATCCGGTCATGGTCGAGGAGCAGATAGCGAAAGATGTCGAAGCTGTGGTATCGTGTCACATCATAGTCGATGATGAGCACGTGACCACGCTCGAGCATGCTTCCGTAGTGGTCAAGGGTGGCATTGAATTTCTGTTCTGCCATGATGGATCACTTGAAATCCTCCATGGTCACGTGCTGCAGCGTGTTTGCGTCGATCATGATATCGACGGGTTCGTTGGTGGTGGGCGTCGGTGCCTGCTGGGCACCCTGGAAACCATTCTGCGTCGGAGCAGAGGCGTTCTGGGAGTGTCCGTAGTTGCTCCACTGCCCAGGCTGGGAGCTGCGCTGGAAGCCGCCACCGGATCCACCCTGACGCTGGTAGCTGCTCTGGCCGGTGGTGCGATTGCCATAGCTCGTGGCGGCTGCAACGGCCTGGGTCACATCCACGCCGAGCGATGCGGATATCGCGGTGAGCATGGCGATGGAGGAGTTCTTGTCCTGCTTGGATGCTTCCTTGGCCGCATGCGCCTGGGCCATGGTGAAACCCTTCACGGCCTCCTTGAGCATCATGGTGAACTTCTTGAATTCGGAGGTGAGCTTCACATCCTCCTTGGAAGATCCGGTGTTGTGATCATAGTTGCGCATGACTTTGGTGGAGCCGAAGGGATAGAAGTCCAGCTGGTTCGTGCGCTTGCCCGCATCAACGGACTTGTAGATGACCAGGTAGATGCCAGCGGGCATGTTGATGTTGGATCCGTTGGAGATCTCCACGATGGTATCCTTCTTCTGGTTACCCTCGATGGCGGTGGACTCGAACTGGTTTGTCTGCTTGATGCTTTCCTTGATCTCTTCGCAGATCTCGTAGAGCTCGTAGAGCGTCGAGAATCCGAAGGTGCCGCCGAAGGTCTGCGCATTGCGCATGAGATTCCCGTCGATCGGAGTTCCGGGAGCGAAGGTGCCGATGTCAATGCTCATGTATCGATTCCAGAAGCGTGTGCGCAGGAACTTCCCAACCTCGTCATTGAAGAGGAGCGCACCGTCGGTGCTCACATCGTTGATGTTGCGTCCACGAGCCTGGGTGCCGGTCGTCGTTCCACCGGTCTGGGGACGATTTCCACCCCAACCGCCGCGGTTGCCATAGCCACCACCGGCGCGAGGACCATTGTTGTAGCGAGGGGCTCCATTGTTCTGATACGGCATAGTAATTAACCAACCTTTCTTTGTGTATTCATGGTTATGTTGCGCTTCACTTCATTTCACATCTCATCCGACTGTTCGGGAAGATCCTCGGTTCCTTCCGGATCGTCGACGAGTTCGACGCCGTGGATCGAGTTAATCTGATGAATCCGTTCGCCGAACAGCGCCGCGCGTTCACGGAACCCGTTCAGATCCGCCGGCGTGTTAACCACACGCAGATCATATTCATAGTTTTCCACAAAGCGATCCGAGTCGTTGTCGTAGAACTTTGGGTCCACGAGACCGGAGACGATGAGCGTCAGACAGATGGCGCCGTAGCGTTCCTCCACGAGGGCCTTCATCTTGTCGATGTTGCGCGGTTCGCGGATGTGCAGAAAGATGAGGTCATGTCTTTCGTATCCGCGCATCTGTCGACGGAACAGATAGTCGATGCTGTTGATCATCGACCAGGTGGGGCCGTCGCAGTAGTCCTCCCAGGCCCGCTTGACGTCGCTGAGGAACTTCCGATAGAGATTACTCTTCTTCTTGCGTTCTTCGACGGGATTGATGGTCATCTGATCGATGACGTCGCCGAGATACTTGTCAAGGTCCTCGTCGATGTGCCTGACCACATCAACGGAGCTGATGTTGAAGGCCGCAACACTGCGACCGACCGAATCGACGAAGGTATCTTTGCCGTTTCCACCCGCGCCGTTGATGATGCAGATGACCGGCATGGGGTTCTTGAGCGGCGGTTCGGTAGAGGTCTCGGTGGGAATCCTGGTTACTCCGTCGAGGATGTTGAAGGTGATGGGCTCCTTGATCAGTTCGATCATCTTGCTCTTCCGTGCTGCGAGATCCATTGATCTTTCTCCTCCTTGTTCATATTCGCACTATGTTTGTGTACATCGGAATTGATGCGCTGTTGTGGCTCGTGGTGGATTTGGCAAGGCCGAGAGGGAGGAATAGCTGAGTAAGCAGTCTCATGTTATCAGCCGCCAGCGATGTGACGTCGATGATAGCCTTGAGCCAGTCCGGCATTTCATCGAGCTCCGACGGCATTGCGATGGCCTTGATGCCTTTGCCCTTCTTGAGTTTGCCGGTATCCTGGTCGATCACATCTCCGACTTCATCATTTTCATCGAAGAGCTTCAACATCTTCTCATAGATATCCGGCCACTGTTCCAGAGCCGCCGCATCCTGCTTATTTCTCATCTGAACCTTGACGATGGTCACGGTGGCTGGGAGATCGATCCTATCCTTGTCCGGAACAAGCTGATTCCAGATGTACACGGCCTTGTATTGTCCGATCCTCAAAGGATTCGCATAGCCGTCCGGAGTCTTTACACGGATCGAACGCTTCGTATAGCCAAGATCACCGTTCGATATCTCGCGCTTCATGCGCTGTTCAAAGTCATAGATGGTCTGGTAGGTGCGCCGCAGTGAAACCTTTCCATCTGCGGGGGTCAAAAGCTGGCCCATGAGCACATCATCGTAGATGAACTTAGATGTTGCTTCCGCCGTCGTGCTCTTGAAGAAGTTAACGCCCTTGACATCCAGCTTCGGTTCGGTGAATACGACCTTTTCCTGTCGCTTCTGGAGTCCAACATAGGACTTTTTTGCATGGGTGACAATCACGCGACTGTAGTAGAACTCGTTCTTCATGTTCACATGCTTGCGGTCTTCCTCGGCGATGTTAACTGTGCCGCAGTAGTCCCACAGTCTCTGGGTAATTGCCACGGTGGTGAAGTTGCTCAAGACATTTAGCACCCGAAGCTTATAGTCTTCAGCCTCTTTCTTCGTTCTGAACAGAAGACCTTCGAGAACACCATTTGTTAGGTATCCATAGAGGGGTCCATATGAAACGAAATTGGAGTCTGTGTCAATAACGATGGTGCATTTTCGCTTCTGATACCTGGTTCTATCTTCGTAACGAAATACGCCGAAACGGCAATTCACAAATTCCATGACCCAGTCCGTGAGCTGATCCACCATAGGTCGCAGTTCGTTCGGGATCTTGTTCGGGTCAATGAACTCAACCTTGGTACATGCGATGTCCGAAAAGAGTTGGCTCGGTTTGCGCAATGCGAGAAATTCTCGTATGTTAGCCTTGTAATACACTCTGACACGTTGTTCATCATCGAGATAATCGTAGACCTGTCCGATCTGCTCTTCGTCGTAGAGTGATTCGTGTCCAAACTTTCCGAGGAATCTGTTGATGAACTTTGTTCTCGATGGAATCTTCGGAACAATATCAAAGGTATCGAAGCGCCAATCGGGAGCTTCGGCGATGACATTGTGCACGAAGGTGAAGAATTCGGTCATATGGAAGAACTTCACGTTATCCTCGAGCAGATTTTCGAAGCATTGACAGGCCGTGGATATTTGACCACGACCACAGGACGTAACCGACGATGCCGAATGAATGTTGTAGAGGAACGAACTCGACTCACCTTCTGCGCCATAGCCCGAGTTTGCGGCCTTCTTATCGTTGCCCTGTTGAAGATCCTTCACGGCGGCGAGGATCTCATCTCCGGCTTCCATGGCCTGGAATTTCTCCGCCTTGTGGATGGTGCGCACATCGAGCATATCGTCCTTAATAATCTCAACATTGATGTTTCGTTTCTTGTCCTTTGGGTAGAAGAAAACCCCCGACTCAGCGATGAGCGGTTTGTTCGTGGTGATCCAGTCGATGGTGGATGCGAGGGTCATGGATGCGACCGTGTTCTCATAGTTGTTATAGATGCTAACCTCGGTATCATGAAAACGGGCATCGAAGATCTTGACCACGATAGCCTCGACCTCTGACACATCCAACTCGGGATGTGTCATGGTCATCGCCTCGGTCATCCTCGAAATCCACGTATGCTTAAACACGTTCTTCTGTGCAACCAAATCATCATCTCCTTTTCTCTTTTCCTTATTCTATCATATCATCTTCTCGTTTCAATATACTAATGTATCAACGCTGCTAGAAAAAGAAAAGCGATTGGAGGAGCTCAGAAAGCTCCTCCGTGTAATAACACTTATCAGGCTCATCGTTTGGTTCCGTGGATGGTGCGACGAAGCTCTTCGTAGAAGGCTTTCTGACCTTTGCGCGCAGCGAGTTCGAGACGGTGCGCGTTGTATCGAATGCGAAGTTTGGTCAGGAGTGATCGCTTGCCGAGGTGATCGTCGACCATATGCTCCAGCTCATCTAGCTGTGATTTCTTCTTTGACATTGTGGTTTCCTCCACCGATGATTATATGATTCATACTATTATAATATTGTAGCCATATCGATATCGAATGAAAGGATGAAACATGAATATAAGCATTTACCGCACGGACCGGACACCCGTGCGGCGGGAGATGGGATGCTTAAATGTTTGCGCAAACATTTCAGTCTAATCTGTCAAAATCCCCAGGGGAAGGAGGAAGTTTTTACCATGGGTGATGTGCTCAAAGCTCTCAAGGCCTTTTCGGGTAAAATCGATGAGGCAGCCGAAGTCGATGTGAGTGAGTTCGAAAACGATCCGAAGTTCATGTCCGAATGCATGGCGGACTGTCTGCCCATCATTCTGCAGGCGCAGATCATGGACGAATCCTTTGCGAACCTCGACGAGGCGACCAAGGATGCGTTCCTCAAGGTGCAGGACTACTTCGTGGGTCAGGGTCTCATCGATGAGGCGACGGTGCCTCATATCAATCCGAAGCTCAACGTGGTGCATATGAACAAGCAGGCGCAGATCAATCGCCTGACCTCGATCATCACGCTGAAGATCGCCCGCAAGCAGGGCTCCAAGAACTACACCAAGTACAAGATGGGCATGCGCATCAAGAAGGAGAACATGGCCGAGATGAAGGCCCACTACGGTGCCAAGGCCTCGATTCTTGCCAAGAAGCTCTATGCGAAGCTCCAGCGCAACGCCAAGACTGCTTCGGTGGTCTCGGAGAAGAAGGAACAGCTCGCGGCCGACGCCAACGAGAAGAAGTAAAAAAGAAACACCCCGGGAATCCCGGGGTGTTTTCTTTCCTCAGTGTCGCAACGTTTCTGGGCTTTACTATGCTCATCTACCGTTGCCAGACGAGATGTTGTCGGACCATTCCTCGCCATGCCAACGCTCCACAACAGGTAACTGGACATCGCCGAGCACGGCAGTTCTACACACTTCCGTTGTATTGCTTGGTCTCACATCGAGCGGAACCTTTTGAAACTCGAATGCCTACCCACCTTCGAAGAACATCCCGGAGCAATCCGGGACTCTTCCGGTTCCTTGGCCGAAGCCAGAATGTTATGAGCTACACCCGAGTAAATTTACTCGGGCATCTCATCGATGGGATTGCCATGATCATCACATGGCGTCCAGATCAATGTTCCCATGCCACCGGATCTCCACTGCAGCATGCCGGAGCGTTCCATGGAGTCCATGACTTCGATGAGCGCATTCTTGTGCTTGCGCTGCATGAGGATCACCGTGAACCAGAACTCGGTGCCGGCCGGAACAATCTCCGAGCAGGCAATGGAGGTTCTCGGTCCCTGGGCAGTATCGGCACGTAGCGACCGAGTGAAGGTTGAGAGACGATGAATCACCTTTTCTTCGGTGCCGCTGTCCTTGTCCGCAGGAACAATCTTCTCGACCCATGTGGCGCGCACGATTCCCTTGTCATCGACAAAGGTGTCTGGCAAATCAAAGGGGATGCGTTTCTGTTCGATGAACCAGTTGGTATCAACAACCTTCTTGTGCGCGGTGATCTGCGAAGCCGCAAAGCTGGTCTTCTTCTCGGGTTTGGCCTTCCTCGTCTTCTTGGATTTTTCGGCCGGACTCTCTTCTTCCTTGGGAGGTTCCTCGACATTGCCATTGGTGGCTGCGCCCTTGTCGGCGCGATTCAGCAGTGCAATTTTCTCCTTGAAACCACCGCGGATCTGATATGCACAGATGTAGGGCCAGTTTTCCACCCAGACACCATCGATGAGCTGACCCTCCTCGCTGGCCATGCGGTTGATCGCATAGAAACCGCTATAGGCATCGATGCAGTCGCCGATGACCACGGGTCCGTGCTTGAGCTTATCCTTGCCCTGTTCCTCGGCGCGGGCGTCCGCGGCGATGAGCTCCTTCTGGATCTGTTCGACGACCTTGGAGCTGGGCAATTTGCCATCCTTGCGCGGGATGATCTGGTAGATCGGATCATACCAGACACCATCCCCGCCGCGATAGAAAACACCGCTGGGAAACACCGTGATACCCTTCTCGCGAACCTGTTCCTCACCGAAGATGGCGATATCCTCGGCCATGGTCTTGGCATCCGGGGCGTTGGAGGCTATGTAGGATGTATAGATGTCGGGATCGCCGGGCCAGGTTCCCAGTGCCTTCTCGGTAAACCTGCACCGAATGTTCGCCCGATAAATCGCCGGGCTGTCGTATACCTTGTTGGGTCTAAGATTACTCCACATGATAGTATTCTCCTTTGTTAATGTGATATATGGTCGAACATTGCATCAATGTTTCTCGTCGATGGGATTGTCCCGGAGCTGCACACGGATCGTGCCCTTGCGACTGGCCTCGACATGATCCACGCGTCGATCGAGAAACGAGGTCAAAGTCTCATCAGCATCCCGAAACGGATACAACGAGCGAGTGTCCACCTCATCATAGCCAATCTGCCGAATGGGATCAGCAATGATCAGACGCTGTTCGGGCAGGAAGAGATCACGGCAGAGCTTGCGTAGCTTGAGGTGCACATCGGAGCTACGCGTGACCATTTTGGATTGGCCATTGCGATAGTAGTTGCGGAACATCTTGCGCTGGATCGACACCAGGAGGATGCCATCCTGGATTCCGATGCGCTCCACGGTTCCGTCGAGCCACGCATCATCGATGGCGTTGATGCCGTTGATCAAATTCTCGGCATCCTGATTCTCGGAGATGGTCGTGCCGGTGTTATGGTTCACGATGGTGAATCGAAGCCCCTGAGTCTTGCGAATTAGTTGGATGAGTGTCATGACAAAAGATCCTTTCGTGAATAAAATTTGATGACATCGCGACTGTCATCAAATCTATAATATATGAACAAAAAGAAACCAGGACCGGATTTTCTCCGGTCCTGTTCCTTTCTTCGCGCAATAATGTAGCTGTGGTATGCACTGCCATGACGGTGGCGAGGGCTATGGAGCGTATCGTGAAACAGCCATGCCGGAACTTTGGCCAATTCTGCTGGAGAGTTCCAATGCCTAGCACGACGGAAAACTCCTCTACCGTACCCATGGGTCACGAGTCTTTGATCTGCGTTGACATGTATCTACACATGCCGGACAAACGAAATGTGAATGCGCTACACTATTCCTATATCGTACTGCGCTGAACTATACCATGACATTGACTTAGTTTGGTCTTACTCCTCGTCCGAAACCTCCCAAAGAACGAGGTGCCGATGCTAGATTCTGTCGGTTTCGTTGAAGTTGATGGTGAATCCTGCTGCGCAGGGATGCCCACCGCCTCCAAATTTCTTGGCCCAGGCGGCCATGTTCACGGACGGATCTCCAGAACGCAGATCAAAACGAACCCGTCCATCGTCGAGTGTGGTATCGATGATCATGAGCCAGGCCCATCTGGTCGGTTCGGTCGTGAAGATATATCGTGAATAGTTTGTATAACTCGGGTAGGGATCATTTTTGTTGGCATACAGATACACACCAACACGGGGCGTTCCAGCATGCAGATAGTCGCAGGCGGCTCTCCACAGACTGTCCGGAATATCCAGATCCCGTTGCACACCTTGAACATTAACACCCAACGCGCGATTGATGAATCTGTCCACCGTGCGAATTTTATCATGGTACTGATCGAAACGATTGTTCATTTCCACGGTATCACGCCATATTGCGTCCATGTGGTTTCCGTAGAGAACCGATGTCGGGACACTTGCGATGTTGTTGTAGAGATCGCTCGCATAGCGCGCGGCCAATTCTCGCATGAAGGTGTGCAGTGCGAGCTCGTTATCATCACACGTGCGCTCATGGAGATGCCACCATTGGTTGAGCTTCACTGCCTCGGAAACTTCGTTGTCATGGTAATTCCGATCATGGCGCATCTCCGCAGGAATGTACCAGTTTCCGCCGCGTCCGGTGTCCCAGCGAGTGATCTCTTCGACGGTGTTTCGAAGCACATTCAATTCTGCATCGTCGTGATTGTCGAGAGCCCTCCAGAGAATGCTGGTACCACAATGATTATCACCGGTTTGGATGACAAATCTGGCGGAGGCAGTGATGTTTCCTTTGCCCGGCAGATTTGCATAGCTCACGTTGAGACTCACCGAATCATGACCGTCGAGGATGCTATTCTGGTGATGATCGAGCACGATGATATCGATATCAAAGGACACCTGCGGAGCCCGCGGAGATCTCAGGAGAGCGACGAACTCGTTGCGGAGAAGATCCGGTGTGATGGAACCGATGTCCGTGATGAGTACGGTGATGGGTATTATGTGAGCTTCTCCGATGCTCTGGTCGCATGTTGCTCGCGAAAACTCCGCGAGCAACACATGGTTGACGTGCTCTGCCATGTGATGAAGTTCCCTCGAAAAGTCCGCCCCGAGCTTGTTAGTCCAGTGCCACTCCATGAGAGGTCGCTCGATGCGTGGTGTGATATCGTTTGGCCAACGACCATGGGATCGATTGATGTACCATTGCATATAATAGCTCAGCGAGAGTGCCCCGATGCCATCGAGGTCGCTGTGGCTCAGATGAATGAGATATGGACGGTGATTGTCGTGGATGTTGCGATTGTCGAGGAGATTGCGAAGTATCTCTCCGATATGGCTCAGATCCTCCACGATAACAGCATCTTCGTGGGTGCAATGTTCGGTGATGGTTGTGATGCCATTAGTAGACATAGCGTTTCTGTCCTTTCTTTGCTGTTTTCTTTGTGGGTATCGATTCATTGTTGACTCCGTATATTTTTGCCAGTTCCTGGAAATTCACACCGTGATCGTGACGGTGCAGATATCCGATCGGATCCTTTAGGAATTCGTAAGATTCGGCTTCGCTGAGAAGTCCGGTTTTGCTATTCGGACGTTCCGGGGTTTCCACAAACTTTGGACAAGAACGGATATGATATGTTAGCACAAAGTTGCCAGGTGACTGCTTGAGATAGACGAGCTCCGCGTCCCATCCAGGCACCGCGGCAAAGCTCCGTGACCATTCGCATCCACGATCACCCGCGCCTCCACATGCCTTTTCGCAATCCATGCAGATGTTGGAACGATTGGATCGACCGTCGTATTCTGGCTGTTCGTGCGCGCATTCCTCGTCCGGGGCAGTTTCGTTTGGTGGAGCCTTTGATGCCATCGATTTTCCCTCCTTTCGTGATCAAAATTCATCGAGCCAGCATGGCTATAATATATAGATCATTTGCCGATATGATGCAGAAATGCTCCAGGGGAGGCTCTATTGGCTTCCCCTGGAGTTTTTTGTCTGAGATTTGGCATTGATTGATTCTCATGCGAGTCCTTGTCCTCGTATCACCGCAGCAGGTCGTCCAGAGCCAGATCGCCGATCGAAGCATCCTGAATGTCGGCATCAGGATCATCCACGAGGGGGATGTAGGCACTGTCGAGGTTGATGGTGAACTTGTCGGGATAGTTGCGTGTACGCCACACGTCCAGAATCGCCAGTTCGTCGACGTAGGAGGTGAGCACCACCTCATCCGTGTAGTATGGATACACCGCACGCATGGTACCGGTCTTGCCGACCGCCGCACCATAGAAGATATACTTCGCAAGCACGTTCTCCTCGCAGGGGAGATACACGGTGTCGGTGGACTGGAACTTGGTCGAATCGATGGCGATGGCCTGGGGCACCGAGATGGTGTACTGGGCGATGGTGCCGAGGGTCACATGACGCATTCTCGTTTTGGTATCGAGGTTGCGACGCAGACAGGCACCGGCCTGGCTGATGAAATCGAGACCGGAGAGCGGTTTCTCATACTTCAACAGATACTTATCCGGAGTTTCCGGAACAAGAATCAGTTTGAAATCCATTGTTATTTCACCCCACTTTGTTCGATGTTTTATGATGACTGGATTATAACACTGCCTGTTTATACTAATGTCCAGGTCGAGAAATCTCACGATCGGCCAGGTAGTTGCGCACCAATTTGTCGATGATGCGACCCTCCGATGTGCTATTCTCCATCGCAAGACGTCGAATATTATAGGCCGTGATCTCGGTAACATGATAGTTCCTCTTCACAATCTTTGGCCTATGGGGATCATTTGGTTTCATGCGCTCGGGCTTTGTGCCACGGTTGCTGGGCTGTGACATCCAGAACCGCCTCCTCCGTTACAGTTAGTTGTTGTTCTGGGCGGCATTCTGTGCTGCGAGAGCAGCTTCGCGCTCACGGGCTTCGCGGGCAGCGCGTTTGCGTTCGGACTTCGTCATGGTACGCTTATCACCGATTTCATCGGCGATGCTATCATTTGCCCGCTCCACCGGCTCTTCGGAGGGAGCCGGAGCCTCGCTCACCATCGTACCGTCGGCATCAAAGGTCGTGCTGATGGCCTCACCGCTGGCAATCACCGCATTCTCGGGGAGCACAACGTCATGCTCTACGGTTTTGACGGGATTAACCTCGTCTGTGGCAGAGACCTGCACCGGAATTTCGGAGATCTCCTGCGCAAGCTCTTCGGCGCTCTTCTGCTCGGCGCCCTTGATGCCCATGTCGGTGGCAAGTTTGTCGAGATTCTCTTTGCTCATGTCGTCAAACTGCTCGGGATCAAGATGACCGACGACGAGATCGGAATTTTCCTCTTCCTCAATCTTCTTGGCCAGCTCGGCGTTGGTCTGGATCTTGAGATCGTTGGGATCAACATTGTTGAGCTCCGCGAGCGGATCGATCTGTCCAGGGAGAATCGATGTGAAGTCTTCGGGAATCTTCTTCGGATCCTTCTTGACCACCGTCGGTGCGACGGAGGTTGGCTGTGTGGGCTCGGAGCCGGTGGTGGTTCCTGCGGGGACAGAATTCGATTCGATCCCGGCGATCTGTTCGTAGGGAAGCTTATAGTTTTCGAGGGTCAGACGAACTGGATCTTTCCAGGTCTTGGCATCCCGGCGAACCACCTCGTAGATCTCGAGCTTTTCTTTGCCGGATTGAAGCAGCAGTTTGCCGATGACCGCAATCGGCGCCGGCGTTGGTTTGGTGAGCGGGCCCTGGATGGGACCGAAGCATTCCCGCATGCTGTAGAGAGGTGCATAGGTCGGGATCAGGATATACTTGCTCTGTACCATTTTTATTACCTCCTGGTGTTATGAATTTTTAATGGGATACCGGAACCTCGACGATCCCGGTATCCCAAGCGTGGTTTACTTTCTATCAGGATCTCTCTGCCACTCACGATCCAATGTTTCGCAGTTGTCAATGAGCTTCTCTGCCACCTTGAGCATACGATCATACTGGGCAAGCACCTCGGCTCGTGTGAGTCCGAGCTTATACCATTCGTCGGGATCGTAGTTTTGCCCTTCGGAGGCTTCCTTCGCCTTTCTCACCGCATCACCCTTTGTGAGGTCAACGCCATCGAGGTCGCTGCCCTGCGAGGATGTGATGAACTTAGCGATGTTTATGGCGATCGCTGCACATAGACCGGAGAAGATCTGACCAGCTCCATCCTTGATGACCTTGAGAGCTTCGACCACCTTCTTGGTGTTCTTGACAGTCTCCCAGGCTGTTTTGAAGACCGGAGCAATGATCCAGGATGCGGCGAGGGTCGTCGCCAATGTCCAGGCGATGCTCTTGATGGTGCGGATCCCGATTTCGACAAAGACATTATCGTCCGGAATCTCTTCGGCAATCTTCCTGAGCTCTTTGATGTCGAAGATAGCCTCCTTTGCCTCACCCTTCGCACGTTGGATAGCTTCTCTGGACTCGTTCTTTCGAATGAGTTTTCGTGCGGTGTTGAGATGTTTCTTGGCACTCTTCGTGCGATCATTGAATTTCAGTTTCCATTTCTGAATTCTCGGATCAAGAGCACCCTCATCCAGACATTCACCGAGGAGATCTTCGCCTCCGAAGGTTTCCACCAGGATGGGGTCCCAGCCTCTGGCGATGGCTTCGAGATCGGTGAGAGTGTAAGTCATTTTACGGACACTCTCCCTTCACATATTACTCGCTGACCTGGTTTTCGGTCTCAGGAGCATCGATGGTCTCGGCCACACGATAGTTGGAGATGACCGCAACGTTTTCGTAGAGTTCATCATCGATGCCGGGAAGACTCTCGTCCTCATCCATGTCTTCGGCAGCTTCGCTCAGCTGGTTAGTGGCCGACTCGTCAACCTCTTCTTTCTTCTCTGCCTTTGCCGCAGCCTTGTCAGCCTTCTTGGAGATGACCTTCTCGATCTCCTTGAGGTTCGCAATGGTGCTGTCGAGCGTCTTGGTATACTCACGAGTGCAGAGATTGAAGTCTGCCATGCTGATCTCTTCACCATTTTTGTCTTTCTTGATGATGTTGATCAGAGCAGAGACGGAATCGACGAGCTCCTTGAAGTGCACAACGATTCTGGTGATGTCATACACAAGACTGAGGCCGGTGAAGGCGGAGATCATGATCATGAGGAAATTCCTGAGCTCATAGATCAGATTTCCGATGATGGCATCGCTGACATCTTGCTCTTTGCTCCAATCGGTGAAGTCGGACTTGAACTGCTCAAGATTCTTGATCGCGTCGCCGATCTTTGCCTTCGCCGTATCGAAATCCTTTGCCTTTGCGGCCTTGCGTGCCTCTTTGGCCGCAGCATTGGCTTCCTTGAGCGCAGCGGAGACTTTCTGATGCTGCTCAGTGTTGTATCCTTCATCAACGATGTTTGCCTCATTTTCGGCAATCATCATATCGAGCGCAGACTCGAAGATGGGATCACCGAAGGCCACGTTGGAATGACCGAAGGTGAACATGACAGGCTCGACACCTTCGCTCAGCTGACTAGCAGCATCCTTATTCTCAGGAGCAACCTCGACCTCGGGGGTCTGGTTCTCAGGCTTGGCCTTCTTGTCATCGTCGGTCCAGGTGTTAGGGCCGCACTCCTTGTTCTCGAGCTCCTTGCCGGAGTTGTCGACGGTGGCTTCCTTGACATCGGAGTCCGAGCCCTTCTCCTTCTCATCGATGGGATCGGGGAGCTCCTTGCCCGAAGCTTCGACCTTCTTGTCGGTGGAATCGTTGGCGGGGCCCATCTCCTCGGACTCGAGCACCTTCATATCCTTCTTGGATTCGGCGCAGTGTCCCAGGGTCTCCTCACCCTCGGGGACATCCGTGGCCTTTTCGCCCTGGTCGCCGATCTCGACCTTGTCGTCACCCTTGGCGCCGGAGGGCTCTTCCTTGGCCTCGTGACCGTCCGGAGAAGCTTCCTTGTCGGAGATCTTCGTCTCCTTCGCCTCGGCCTCGTTGATGCTCTGCATGCCGGTCTTGATGCCGACGCTGACGGCCTCGGAGATGGCGTTGCCCATGGCCATGGCCACCTTTTCGACGGCCTCATCCATGACGCTCTTGTACTGCTTTCCCGCCAGGGTATTCTCGTTCAGCTTCTTCGAGGGATCGAAGAGAGGCTGCTGCTTCACGCCGTCGGCGCGATCCTGATCCGGATGGCCGATGTTCTCGTCATCGTACCAGAATTTCTTGTCGGCCTGGCCGACCGCCTCGGTGATCACGAGGTCGATGTCTTCGCTGTTGATGTCACTCATGTCGTCATCCACCATTTCCTCAACTTCAGTGTCATCGATGCCGTCGCCGATCATCTTGTCGAGGGCCGCATCGACGCGTTTGTAGACGTCATCGGGGATGCTGTCCGCATCCACCACATCCTCCATGTCATCGTCGCCGCCGATGAGTTCGTCATCGTCGAGCACCGATTCGAGCATGAACCGACGTTCCTTGTCATTGTTCTTAGCGGAGTTGAATGCTTTATTGATTTCGCCAAGCATTTGCTAACACCACCCTTTCATGAAATTATTAGATAGTATAGGCTGGAAGTTTTTATGCGTGAATGACCCTCATTTCTGAAGATCATGAATATAACTCTTGTAGGCTGCCAGCACAAGAGGGATCAAAAAATAGTTTTCGCAGGTTCTCTTCTCCTCGATGATCAGATCATCCCAGTTGATCGTCTCACCGTTATACCAGGAGATGATTGCGTTGCGAAGGATTGGGTTGTAGTGTGAAACCATCACACCATTGTCGTAGGTTGTGCGCATCTCATCAAAGATGCCATCGTGCAGGACATAGTCCTCGGTTTCCTTGTAGGGAACGTTTTCCCGGATTCGATCGACGAATTCCTGATCCCAGAGGGGGCATGTCATGCACATGGGGTTGCAGTCGCAGCTATCGCCGTACTGTTCGAAATAGACAAGATTCTTTCCCTTGTATTTCCCCATCTGTGGATCCGGCTCATAGGACTGCGGATACTTGTACTCGTCGAAGCGGTGCTTGCGATCCTGCGTGTACAGTCGATATAAGATGGATCGACGATAGGTATAATCGTCGAGAAAGATGTCGGGACAGCTGATGTAGATCTGGTCAACATCTCGTCTGTTGAGATTGTTGATCGCATAGGTGACCACATCATCGTAGACCACGATGCGTTCATCGAACATGAGTCTCCAGAGAGTGATGTCGAGAAACATTTTCTTCTCTCCGCTGGCTTCGTCGTAGATGCCATCGAAGATAAATGCCGAACGCGTCCGATCATAGAACAGTGTCTTGTAGAGATCGGCGAGGTCCATGTAGTTTTTCACATGATCCTGGATGGTGAGATAGGATTCCTTCTTGATCACCAATGAGCGATCCGTGCCTATGGCGGTCACCGTGGTCACATAGTGATCGCGCACCTGGCGTCGCAGAGCTTTGATGAGCTCCGGATCGCGACTGTAGAGTCGAAATTGGATTTCGACGAAGGGATTATCTCGCACCGTTACCGGGCTCACGCCTGTCACCACATAGAGTGCCGTGACCTGGGAACTCGGTAACGTGAAAAACTCATTCGGCTTCGGAATGATCGTGTTCGGAAAAATGATCGCTCCGCTCTGGAGATCTTCGTCAAATCCGAGTTCCTGATCAAATTCCGCCTGGGTGACAAGATTATCCGCTCCGGACATTGGGAGGTCTTCAACCTCATTGTAGATAACCGGAGATTCGGGTCCAATGAAATCTTCGATGTTCTTGAACCCATCCATCCTCGGACTCGCGTCCTGATCGATGGAGAAATAGTCCGCAAAAATTTGCGGGGTCTGAACAACCGCCGCGACGTTGGACAACTCGCCAGCAATGTAGTTCACAGATTGTCTCTGTAGAATATTCTGCTGACCAATGACTCTCATAAGGCCGTTTTCACCTCCTTATTTATATAAAAATGTTCGGTGACATTCATTCTGAACATGTTCTGGTGGCGGCGTATATATTATAACGATGATAGATTAGAAAGGAGGACGCTTAAAATGTCCACTACTGACACCATCACCGGAGTTTACAACAAGGAGATCTTCGACAAGGCCATGCACGAGGTGCGTACCGAAGAACACTGGAGATGCGCGTATCTCGACGCGGCAGACCGCTTCTATGTACATGTGGAACTTACGGGGCACCAATACTATGGAAGTCCCTACGAAAGCTGCGATTCCTGTGGAACCTGCGATGGCGCACGCTGCGATGGTTGCAAGGTGGTTTGGATTCTCGAAGAACGGGTCGGTGACAGCGACGAGCTCCGCGAGTTCGCCACGGTTATCACGAAGGAGTTCGACGAAACCGATCAGGTGCTCAAGGTATGGAAGGAGCACTGTGAGGAAAACAATATTCCCTGGTGAGGGAGAAAAAGAAACACCCCGGAAGGCCCGGGGTGTTTCTTTTTGTGTAAGCTCGTTGAAAAGCTGGAATTCGGTGCTGCCTCGATCACTTGGTGGCGGGTTCACCGATGATGATGAGGATGGCCTGGGTGGTCGGATCCTCGAAGGCCTTGGCGGACCGCTCGTCGACGAGGGTGTTGATGGGGCCAACCTTGATGTCAGCGACCTTCATGCGCGCGGCCGCATCGTAGAGCTCTTCGCGGGTCTCGGCGACCTTGGCACGGCGCGCGGCGATGGCGTACTCGAAGGGGACATCCTCGGTGAAGAAGCTCACCAGTCTCTTGTAGCGCTTCTCGGCGTTCTTCTTTTTCTTGCTGATCTTCGGCAGCTCGGTGGTGGCGCTGAAGCTGACACCGTTCTCGTCGGCACCGGTGATGAGGATGATCTCGGGACGATCCTCCCAGTTCTCATCCTTGACCAGATCGCCGAGGCTGAACTTGCCGAAGCCCTTGACGAACCCCTTGAGCTTCTTGCGGAGCTCCTTCTTCTTCTTGCTCTCCGCGTAGACCTTGTTCAGACGGTACACGATCTCCGCGAGTGCGCTGAGGCGGATCTTCTTGCTCTTGGACTTCTTGCTCATGATGTAGTTCCTCCTTGTGATATATGATATTTATAGATTGACCTGCGAGCTCACCAGGTCAAGCTATCTGGGAATGACATCGCACAGAAGAGTGCTTCGAGTGCGATGAGTGTGAGTCGGTGTCTGACATTCGATGTGCCACACACCTAATCATCTGTTGTTTGAATTTTCAGAATACATCAAGTATTTCCTTCATTTCAGCTGTATAGTATATATTCCAATATCTTTTTTGGCATGTCCGAAATCTTCAGCCCTTTCGTTGTAGTGTATCTGCACCGAAACAAGATTCATGTGGTCTTTGACCTCGCGAATGAGCTGTTCATATTTCTCGATTTTGATCTCCGAATCGCTCCAGACATGCAGACACACGTCCAATAGCCCATACTGTCGAGTCAGGTGCATGAGCGTGTTGCGATACTGCGATCCACAGTTCGCTGCCCAGACACTGTTTGGATGATGGAATCCCACATCTCCGGCGTGCAGATACGCACCGAGGAGACTGAATGCTCCCTCGGCGAGGTTGATATCGGCCGGGTGTGGATCCAGCAAATCGATGTTGCGGGGGATGGTGTAGATCTTGGTGTCACCCTTCTCGGACTTGCCCATGATTCGATACTGTGTATAGCGTTTTCCCGTGAACTCCTTCTTGGATATGTCGCGCAGGATGAGATAGTCCTGGTAGGCGCTCACGAAGCCAATGCACCATTTGTTCAGCACATCGCAATAGCGTTCGCTGTACGCGAGCTGATGAATGTTGTTGATGCGGATGAAGTCGTAGAGACTGAGCTGGATCTTATAGTCACGCAGCTCAGAGGTTGTGAACTTTGTTCCGAGCCGTTTGTTTATGTACGCGAGCTTGAGCTGATTCGTTTCATTGTTGAGATTCACCATGGTGAAGTCGCGTTGCTTGCGCATGATGAATTTATTGCTCGGTTTTCCGCTCGTGGCGGCATTGTGGTTCGCGAGCTGGATCAGCGTGTTTGGATCCATGCAACCCATTCTTTCCAGGTCCTCCGGCCTCAGCATGCCGTGCACACCGCACGATGCTCGGAAACAGTTATATCCGATCACCTCGCCATCCTCGGGCTGGAATTTGATGCTCATGGAACCCTGGGAGCTGTCTTCGTAGCCGCCACATACCCAGCATTCGCAGGTGGCCCAGGTGCCATCACCGGTGAGCTGAAACTTTGGCAGGCCTCGGAGAAAATCCTGGACAAGGTCAAGATCAGCCATGGTGAATCACTTCCTGTTCCATTGTTAATTCTTGCCTTTGTATAATGTAGTTACCCTGATCATTTTGTACGATGGGATTGATCTTCCTCAGTATGGGTTTTTCACATCGCAGCGCTCCAGATCCGTGCGATACTCGATCCGGGTCAGAGGATGATCAACATAATTGGCACTGCCCTTCTCCGGACCGAAGGTGACGAGCTTCACCGATCGTCTACCGATCTTGGTGGTTGTGGCATCGACGATCGCATGTCCCTCATCGATGATCGAACGATACTTCTTCCGCTCATCATCGAGCTTCACATAGGCGGTATATACCTTCGCCAGATTTCCCACCGAGAGCGTCGGCATATCATTGCGGTACTTCGCATAGAATTCGTCAAAGCTAAGCATATTCATTCTCCTTATCTTATGTAGGACGGAGATTTTACCTCCGTCCGATTTTTATTGATGTTCTAGCGCATCGGCGATGCGGCCGAGTTTCTCGTTGATGGATTCGAGGACTCCGAGCGCCTTCTTTGCGAGATCAATGCCGGGAATCATTTAAGCATTCAACCACCTTTCTCTCCGAACTTCTCTCATATAATATATAGACCAAATCGTATCGATTGAAAGCCAAAACATCCCTATAATCAGTTTGACAACAACGAGAGGAGGGTTTCAATCCCGATGAACGATAAGATCATCAACTCGATCGTTTATGGACAAAGCTCCAACCTCACCGACGAGGCTAAGCAGCGGCTCGAGCTCAGCCTGCGCACGGTCATGAAGGGTCTCGAGGATCGACGGAACAACACGAGTTCCAGAACCATCTTCGGCCGAGGAAGCAACCCAAATCAGATCGGGAACAATCGCAAGATACCGGACAGCGCGGTTTCGGATGCGCAGATGTTCACCAGCCTCAGCGACATGATCAACGGAAACAACAGGGATCCCGGAGGATTCCAAAACATCCTCGATCAGCTGGTCAACAAGAACAAGAAATACTTCAGCGTCATCAAGGATTACGAACTGATGCCGATTCTGATCCCGCAGATCAATCGAGTGCTCATGTTTTTGGTCAACGAATGTTTATCCCCCGACGTGCAGAACGAGCAGACATTTCTGATCAAGTATATCCCAAAGGATGATCCACATCAGATCCAGAGGGATATCGATGATATCAAGAAAGAGATGAAGCTTGACAACTTGCTGCGCGAGGTCTACACGAATCGATTCAAGCTCGGTCATGAATACTATCTCGTGCTCGACTATCAACAGGTTCTCGAACGCATGGAACGGCTGCTCCAGCGCAAGAGCCTGAACGAGAGCACCGCCGGGATGACCGACAGTGATTTTTTCCAACATTCGCTTAGCGGTCTCTCCGAAAACATTGGAGAGATCGAATGTTCGATTCGCATCAATCAATATGACGAGGTGAACGAGTCGGGCAACATTGCCAATGACCTGATGCGAAGCATGGGCAAGAATGCGATCAATCAGAACGTCATGACGTCAAACATCAACGAGACCGTGGTGGACCTCAGCTTTGGGGACATGAACATCATCGTGGAACGCTCTGGCATCGGACACATGGTCGAACAGGCCAATGCGATGGTTATCCAAGAATCCAGCAACGCCTATTCCATTGATACCATGCTCGATGCTCTCGATGGTGACAAGCCGCTCAACGAGGCGATCATCGACAACACACGCTTCGAGCAGGTGATTTCGAACATCAAGTCGAAGAAGCTCCAGCGCTGTGTAATCGAGCGCATGGACCCGGCACGCGTCTTCAAACTCAAGGTGGCGGGGAAGACCATTGGGTACTTCTATATCCGCGACATCGATACAAACGGATCCAACGTGGTGAACTTTGCACAGAGTCTCAAGGACCAGCTGCTCAAGTCACGCGCCGTCAACATCGAGAAAACGTCCGCCACCGCCGAGGAGGTGATCTCTCGCAGTCTCGCTGAGAAGATCATCAACACCTTTGATCCCAACATTGGTATCAATCGCATCGAAGACGTGGATCTTCTCATCGACTACATCCGCAACAACGAGATCTTTCGCGGCAACAAGCGCATCACATTCTACTACAGCGACGAGATCTTTGACTGCTCAAGGGCGGATGGTTCCATCCTCACGAATGCGGTCTTCTTCACGAAGCTCTACTCGACGCTTCTGCTCAACAACATCATGACGAAGGTGCTTCGTGGACGTGGACGTCAGATTCACACCGTGCGCATGGGCGCATCTCCAAACGTCCAACGCTACATCCAGAACGCCATGGCGAGTCTCACCATGCCCGAGAACAATCTCGGCACGCTGCATGGATCCTTCGAGCAGATTCTGAACCCGTTCAATGCCGCCTCCGACATCATCATTCCGACCGAGGACGACAGTCAGAAGTACATCGAGACCGACTACATTCCCGGACAGGATGTGAACATGGACGATGACTTTCTGCGGACGCTGCTCAACGCGATCATATCGTCCTTTGGATTGGATTCGGCGGTGATCGATGCCACGAACGGAAATCTCCAGTTCGCACGAACCTTGTCCATGGAGAGCCTCCAGATCGCAAACATGGTGCGCAACGAACAGCAGGATCTCTACGATGCATGGTCGAACCTCTGCAAGGAGGTCATTCGGATCATGGGCAGCGAGGAAACCGTCAAGGCCCTCGAACGATCCGAGATCGAGGTTGCGTTCTTCGAGCCGCACACATTGATCACCCAGACGATCATCGACGACATCAACCAGGCAAAGACCTATGCCGAGGGCATCGCGGACCTCATGCCGGAGCTCAACGGAGATAACACAGAGAACCAGAGATCCAAGTTCATCTTCGAGCTCATCAAGAAGCAGGTCAATATCGACTGGTCTGCATACACAAGCCTGCTCAGCGACGCGGCCATCACCAACATCGGTGATGAGATCGAGCGAGAGATGACCGCGGTGGCTCGTGAGTACAAAGAGAGCACCGAGGAGCGAGATTTCGATCCAAACGCAGCGGATGATGAGTTCAGTGCGGAGGAGGAAGAAATCCTCAATACCAAAACCTAAGTACCGAAGATGACCACGGGAGAACATCGAGTTCACCCGTGGTTGTTTTCATTTGGAGTATGATATGAGACGAAGAGACAAGTACTACGATTCGATCTACAACGAAGAGATTGATCGCCTCGGAGACGTGCTGATTCCGCTTCCCGTATTCAACGACATGGTCGAATATGTCGAGGGCACAAACAGCTTCGAGGTTTCCTACAGCATGCGCTATGACGGTGATGTTGAGTCCCACAATGCCACGGCAAGCATGCGCATCATGCCCTATCCATATACGACAGGCATCGCATATTCTGAGCCGATCGTGAAATTCGCAGAACGGCTTCGGGTCGCAAACGGTATCGATGAGAAGACCAAGGAAATCATGATCGGCAATGCGATCAGCAACGCGATAGCGAATCGCATCAGCACCTTCGCACAAAACATGGTCGAGACCAGTTTGCTCGAGAAACTGGATGCGGATCCTGATGTCGGATGCATACTTCACATATCGACCGGAAACATGATCTTTTACCACTTCTCATGCGTGGATGATCTCGAGGTGATTCAGCTTGATAGCATGATACCGCGGGTTTTGAACGCCGCCACCATGAGGGATGAGCCCAGAGAGCGAGAGCTGCACAATATTCGACTGGCACATAGTTATGGCCCACGCTATCGGCATCTGTATAGATTTCACTATACCAGGGTGGATGAACTCAATCCCACGGGCGAACCGATCTTCGGGACCATCACCGATTCTGCGACGATCGAGCTCGAGAATTCTGCGATCATATCAGAAAACATTGTGCAGAGATTCAAGGCTCATCAGAAGGTGATTCTTACGGCCTGACACTGCTTCATCACAAAAAAGAAAGAGAGGACCCGTCGGAGGTCCTCTCTTTTCGTTCTGATAGTTACTCGTTGACCGGTTTGACAGTCCAGCTGCCATCGCCGTTGTCCACCGCAGCATAGCCTTCGGCCACGAAGTTGGTGTTCGGACCCTCGGCCGCGCAGTTCTGCGGATTGAATTTCTGGAAGGTACCGCCCTTGACGCTGATCACGGACGGGCTGTAGATACCGCCGGGATATGCGGACTCGTTCATGTCCAGCATGTTGAGCGTGTACCTGAAGTTGCCCTGATCATCATAGGACTCACCTTCGTCGGGAACCGTGATGAACGTACCACCGAGGATCTCGACCTCACCACCGTAGTATTTCTTGTTGCTACCGGTTCCACCGGCGGTGCCATCCTGGAGGACAGAGGTCTTGCCCGTGAACGTGCCGGCCTCGATGATCAGCTTGGAGACATAGTCTCCGGCCAGGTGGCTCACGACGAGTGCATAGTCCTTGCCGTAGCTGATCGCACCGCCGCCGATGCTATCTTTGATGGTCACGATACCGTAGTCGCAGCGGAACGCGTAGGACTGGGTCGCACTGCTCGTCCAGGTGTGGCCATTCAGATCAATGTTCAGCACAAAGCCATCCACACGGGGAAGTTCACCCGCGAAGCTCACGCTTTCGACCACATCGCGCTGGAGAACCAGAGTATCACCGGACTTGGCCGCCTTCAGCGCACTCTTGATGGTATCATAGAAGGTGTCGTCGATCTTGACCGCTGCCGCGACAAAGGACACCGTGGCGGTGGCAGACACGCTGGCATCGCTCTTCTTGGTCGCGATGACATTGATGCTGCCGGCCTTGAGCGGGCTGATCGTTGTGCCATCGATCGTGGCAATGCTGACATCGGAGCTGGTGAAGGTATATTCGTCGAGATTCATGGCCTCGCCATCGAAGGTGCTGCTAGCATCGATCTCGACCGCACCCGCTTCGACGAGGTGTGTGCCACTCGGCGCGATGCGGATGCTCAGATAGTGATCGATCTTGATGGTCGCACTGACCTTCGCCGTCTCATCTTCCTTGTTGCGATATTCGATGGTCGTTTCGCCGGCCTTGACACCCTTGAGCACAAAGCCGATGTAGGATGAGTAGGCCGTCGGAGCGGTGGATACGCTGAGATATTCGGGATCATAGACCAGTTCCCAGTTCGGGAGCTGTTCGGCGTACTCGGCCTTGGTGTCGAGGACTTCACCATCGTCGTAGATCACCACGCGACCGGTGGTAGTTCTGGTGATCTTGGTGTCGGCGGGAACGAAGCCGGTCTTCCATTCGATGGAGTCGAAGGGCATGTCGATGACCGTGTCACCGGCCAGCGTCAGATCCTTCGTCTTGACCACCTTTTCGTTGATCACGACGATCGGAAGATTATCCTTCTTGGAGAACTGGGTATCATCCTTGCCGGCGTAGAGGTAATACTTGCCGGTGAGATCGACGACGACGCTGTTCATGGAAACCGTCTCGGTTCCGTACGGCTGGATCGCCACGATGCCTTCGTATTCGCCAACGTAGGACTTCGCGGTGTTGCGCTTGGCCTCGATGGTGACGCAGGGGCTTTCCTTCGGAGAGACGATGATCGCCGGTGCCGATTTCTCGAAGTGGTTGTCGTTGATCTTGATGATGCGGCAGAGACCCTCCATGCTGAGGTTCGTGAGCCTGAGCGGCGCCGCAGAACGAACAAAGTTGTTGCAGAACTCGTTGTTGCAGGAATCGAAGTTCTCGATGAGTTCGTCATAGTCGCCCTCGATGGGCATGCCGAAGTAGCAGTTGCTGACACAGAGGAGCGCAGCGTTCTTGATCTGAATCGGAGCTGCGGTTCCGACGAGATTGAAGAATCTGCAGTTCTTGATGGTGACGGTGCTCGCGTACTCGATGATTACATGCGCCTCGTTGCTGAAGTCGCATCCATCAAACACGACATCTTTGCCAGGAGCATCAATGGTCACGGGTTTGGTGAATTTGGTTCCCATCATGCCACCTCCTCTTCCGGATTCTGATCAAAGTTCTGGGGAACACTCGCGTTCTCGCCGAGCACATTCGCATCGACGGCGATCTGGATGGATTCCTCGATGTCACCGGTTCCGATAACCAGAGATGTCGTCACCTCCGGATCTGCCTGGGCCAAGAGCTCGGAGATAGACACCGTCTCATCGGTGAGATCCACGGTCATGGTCACGTTGCCCTCGGGATCCGTGAACGTGCCGGTGATTCCGACAATGCGATCCACCGGAACCTTCGTCACGACGATCTCGTGCTCAATGGCACCCTGGCCGGGTTCCACGGGCGCGAGGATCATGAGATGTGCGATCTCGGAACTGAGCTCGAGGTCCTTGATGTTTGCCATGTGATCCGTGACAAACATGTGGGTCGGGATACCGTCGTAGATGCTGGCATCTCTGTTGGAAGAATGACGGTCGCGGATGGAAAATCCGATGAGTTTACCGGATACGATCTCATCGCTGTAGGGGCCATGCACTCGGAGCTCATCGATGTCTCGGCCCTTCTCCATGTAGTAGTCCGCACCGTTCAGGGTGAGCGTAAAACCCGCCCTGATCTTGCTGGTTACCTTCGTCATGAAAGATTTACCTTCCTTTCCATGAATTAGTGAAACCCTGTCTGGGTTTTCAACCTTATACCAATGTCAAATTCACCGAATACCAGCATCAGATGATGACGATGGTCTTCATGGGATCACCGGGATCCACGAGGTCGTCCTCCACGGTCGGTATCACGGGCTGATCATCGGTAAGGATATCCGCGATACCGTCATACTTTGTGGGTTTCTTCTGCATCCTGTGTCCCTTGCGAGGAATGAGCTTTTCCGGGAAATCTTCGGTCATGTCCGGCATGGGAAGATCTTCGATGCGCATGATATACGGGTCCGGCAGATTGAAGCGCTCGCGGAACTCGAGCTGCCGAATTCGCAGCATTTCCTTCCGTGCTGTCTCCTCGTCCTGTTCGTTGTGATCCTGTTTGCGCTTGAGCCATTCACGGGTCTTGCGATTCGTCTCCGGATTATTCATCGTGTAAGGGTTGTAGTACCCGATACCCTGCTCCAGACGTTCGTTGTCGAATTTGATGCCAACGAAGAACTCCTTGTCCAGGATCATGTCGTGGAGACGGTTTGGTGGAATATCACCGAATCGAGCGTTGAGCTCGTTGATACGACGATAGAAGGTTCGTGTGGATATGCCATAGGTCGCATGACAGAATTCCTGGAGCTCACCCACCGTGTATTCGTGAGTCCTCCACATGATATATATCTCCCAGAAATCAAATGGCATCGGCTTCTTCGGTCTCCCGAAGGTGACCTTGCGCCTGCGGGCCGCCGCATCGATGCCCTCTCGCTGGCGTTTGATGGTTGCCTCGCGTTCGTTCTGCGCAACGAAGGACAGGACCTGGAGCATCATGTCCGTGATGAATTTCGAGACCAGATCCTCCGGATCACCGGAGGTGTTCAGTATCGGCATGTCCACCACATGGATGCCGCAGCCTATGTCGATGGTCAGCATGCGCCATTGATCGATGATCTCTTGGTAATTGCGTCCGAGTCGATCGAGCTCCTTTATGACGATGATGTCTCCCTTGCGCACCACGCGCACCAATCGCTTGTAGGCAGGACGATTGAAGGTCTTTCCGGATTGTTTGTCAACGAAGATCAGATGCTCTGGGACGCCATAGTTTGTGAGGCTGTCTATCTGACGATCTTCCTTCTGATCGGTGGTTGAAACTCGACTATCTGTGTCATATGCAGTAGCCGAAAATCCTTCCGTACTTATTCTCTATCTTTCCGTTTGATTTTCTGCTATCTCCCATGACCGATCACTTCCTTTCATTGTTTGGATTTCGGTTGTGTCGATCTTCGTTGAACATATCTATACCGTATTCATCTTCTGGTCACCTGCCAATCGATGGTAACAGGTCTGCTGGTCTGATATTGACATCTGCTCTCGGGCTTTGGTGTATGGCCCCACGCAGCACAGGCGTTCTGTGAGCATGATGATCGCGGGGTGTGAATCCGACCACACCAGGTCCACCATCGTATATAAAAGAGATGCTCCCCGGATATTCCGGGGAGCAATCTTTTTGGACACATTTTCTGGCATTAACAAATCTTCGCCTATTACAGTCTGTGGGATAATACCCATGATCATGGATGTTATCTGGATAATTCAGTGAGAGCTGTGAAGATATTCTCCGGTGACAAAGGATTCCATGGCCTTCGATTCGAAGGCGCGATAGCGCTCCACCGCCCTGGTGATATTGCCATCGAGATGATTGTCACGAAGACCCTCCGAGAGTGTCGTCACAAGTTGCGCCAGCTCATGCGTGTACTGACCATTGAGCTTGCTCAGTTTCTCAACCTCCGCAAGATCCCTAGCCAATGAGTCCAGCGTATCCTTTGTGGTCTCGGCATTCTCGCTCACTTCGTTGATGCGATCGATGGCATTGTTCAGCTTCTCGGTGAGCTCCTTGTTTTTCTTCTCTTCGTTCTTCTTTTCGAGCTTCTTGAGCTCATCGCTCTTGGACTTCTGGTGAGCGTAGTACCAACCGAGGCCCATGAGCGCGATAGAAGTGAGAATACTTAGAATGCTGCTAAGGTTAACCGTGAGTTCTGCCGTATTCATCTTGCTAATCACCACCTTCTGTAAACGGCGCAGATTTATATATTTGTTCACCGTAAAAAGGAGCGGGAATAATCCCCGCTCCTCAGAAACTCCAGATGGTGCGACTCTCCGAGATTCCCGTGGTACCCCTCAACACCAGCTTGTCTTCCCTATCTCTATCTGGCAGGAGCACGGCGAGTTTCTCGAAGGTTGATGTGTTTCTTGGATGCCACAGCATGGCAATGTGATGATTTGTGTTGTCGCGGTAGCGCGCGGTGGCGATGATGAGCGCCGTGGTGGAGAACATGGATCCGCTCTGTTCTCGTCCAGGCAACGCGCAGGCTATGGCACCATACTCATCCGGATCAACACCTTTGTCGCGTGAGGGTTTGACACGACCAGCCTCAATACTGATCCAGTCATGTCTCCTCGGCAATACCCAGTCCCACAGATCCTTCATGTGTTCTCGAGTGCATCGTTCCTCGAATGGTAGCGACGCGGCTGCGAAGATGTGATCCATCACCCGTTCGGCGAGTTCCCGAGATGGATCCATACACACGGCCATGAGATGTGTGGTTACGCTGGGGAGTTCATCGAGGTTATATAAGATCCTCATCCGTTTTCGCCTCCCGCGGGTCGCAGGAAGGTGACACTGATGGCCTTGTCGTCGAAGAGCGTGACGGGCAGATAGCCGCCGCCCTTTCGCACGAACATGAGCGGGAACAGGAAGTGTGTCATGCCGTCCTCCGGAAGCTCCGGATCCGAGCAACCCTTGGACTGCGCATAGAGCTCGGGGAGATTCATGGTGATGAGCATGTGTTTCTCGTGCGCACCGCACATGGTGAAGAGTGCCGCGATCCCCATCTGCTTGTTCACGTCCGTTTCCTTGAGACCGATCAAAAGCGGGAGATAGCGTCCCTTGTCGAGGTTCTGCCTCAGAATGTTCCGCAGCTCCGGGCTCTGCAGCGAATCGAAATCGAAGGTTCCGAACGGACCACCGAGGGGATCCACGATGGATCCCCGGATCTCCTCGAATCCGAGGCGAATTCCGGTGGCCAGGCGCTGGACAAGATCATCGTTGGCATGGCTTCGGGAGATCACATCCTTGGCGATGTCCAGCGTCATCTCGTGGATATTCCCGATGTCCTGGCAAACCAGGGCGATGGCCGAGTCGATGGATTTGATGATTTCATTCTGATATAGTATGATCATTTTAGTTTTCCTCCTTGGCTTCCTGAGCCATTTTTTCCTGCACGTTGATCTTCTTCTCCCCATCCTTCGGTTCGATGCGTTCGAGACCATAGTCCTTGAGGATCTTCCAGGAGAGTTGGTTGTCGTCGAGATACCACCCGAGATGCTTCATGAGTCTCTCGCGGATATCCTTCTGTTCCACGAGGATGAGCAGCTCGTGGCGCATGGACAGGTTCCGACGCATCGCATCGGCGGAACCGATGTATATGCGAGCTCGATCACCCTTTCCGAACTGATAGATCCGGGAATGCTCGAGGTGAAATCCGACGATGGACTTCACCGTCAGGTTTCTGCGGGAACCGATGATGCAGGCGCCTCGGATGATGAGCTGGACCCTGACACCGCTGTCCGCCGCCTTCTCCAGATGCTTCGCCAGGGATTCGTCGGTGAGCCCATTGCACTTGATAACAATCCTGGCAACCTTCCCGGCCCTGGCCTTCTTGATCTCGGTGTCGATCTCTTCGTCGATGGTTTCGCGCATGTTGTATGGTGCATAGACCACCTTGCGGGATTTGAAGGTTCCCTGGTTCGAGGTCAGGAGATCGAAGAAGCGCGTGAGATCGTATGCCATGTCCTTGTTGGCGGTGAAGTACGAATAGTCGGTGTACTGTTTAGAATTGGTCTCGGAATAGTTTCCGGTGCCGACCTGACAGTAGGTCACCAGTCCCTTCTTCTCGCGCCGCGTGACAAGGCAGAGCTTGGCATGGGTCTTCATGTTCGGATCGGTGAAGGCAACACGCACGCCACCGGATTCGAGGAGATTGGCGATCTCGATGTTGTGCTGCTCATCGAAGCGCGCCTTGAGTTCTATCAGCACGGTCACCGACTTGCCTTTGTCGGCGGCGGTCAAAAGCGCGTTGATGATCTTCGAATTGTCCGAGACGCGATAGAGGCTTATCTTGATGGACACCACGTCCGGATCGGTCGAAGCCAGCTCCAGGAATCGCACGAAGCTGTGCTGATAGCTCTCGTAGGGATGCGCCGCGAGACGGTCCTGTTTCTTGATGTGGGCGAACAGGTCATCCTTGGGCCAGGTCTTGTAGATCCTCGCCTTGCGCGAACGATCCTTGTCCCGGAACACCTCGCTCGGGATATCCTTGAGCGCGGCGAGACCGATATCATGCTTGGACGCGAGAATCACCGTGTCCGGGGAAATGTTGATGAGATTCTTGAGTCGCTTGAGCTCCTTCTTGTCGGTGGTGCCCACCTCGAGCGTGGAGATCCATGATTTCTCCCGCTCCTTGAGCGTTGCCCGAACCTGATCCAACGGATCGAGATCGGAGAGCTGGCTGAGCTGTATCTCGGCGGAGCGATTGATGATGATCGGATAGCTCGAGACGATGCGACGATCCTTGAACATGAACTCGAGGTTGTTCTGGATCAGATCCACCACGTCGACTGCGAAATGCTTGTCGTCGACGACGATGTGGCGCGGGAGCTTCTTCGGTATCTCTATGTAGTTGACCATCCGGCGATCCTTCTTCGTATCCTCGGTGGTCACGATAAGATAGAGACCCGGACGCAGATTCAGATCCTTGCCCTTGTCAACGGTCATGGGCTGGAGCGCAGGGAACACATCCTTCTTGAATGTTTTGCGCACCCACTCACCTGCCCCTTTCTTGAGCTCGTCGACCGGCTTGATCAGTTCGTATCTCTGATTGAACTTGTTCCAGGTCTTGACGATCTGCGCATAGAATTCACCGATGTCACGCTGATAACTCTCGAGATCTCCGTGCTTGAGCTCCTTCACCGCCATTGGATAGCGTGTGGTTAGCGACTCCATGAGGTTGGATGCTGAAATGCCGACGAAGAATACTCGCTCCTGGAGCGGAATCTTCGAATCCACCTGAGCGAGACATTCCCGAAAGAATCGAATGAATGTACGCTCATAGATCATTGTCTTCAATGGTTGTTCCTCCTCTGGATTGTAGTTCCGCGAGTCTATCGCGGTAGGACAGAATAACCATCAGCACCGGGCGGAGAAACTCATCGGAAACGATCTCTTTATGGCCGGTGAGCATGTTGTGTATGCGTTCGGCCGACATGTAGCGCAGCGTTCCCATCGTGATCAGCGGAATCTGTTTGGTGATCCCCCAGACGAAGGTCTGTTTCACCTTCTCCGGGACTCTCTGATCCTCGAGGATCAGATTCAGCATGAACTCCGCACGATCGAACTCGTGTGATCCAACCTTTTCGACGATGTAGCGGGCCATCATTTTATAGAAGTCCCTCGGTCTGATCCAGTTCCAGAGATACCAACGTGATCGGAAGAATCTTGCGATGTTGACCCCTCGATCCGCTTTGACCAGATCATCCATCAGACTCTCGAAGTCGGCATAGCTGCACGAGTTATACATCTCCAGGATGCGACGGTTTAGTTCCCAGATACCCATGATACCCTCCTTTCTGGGAAATAGAATTGATGGAACAGAGTTCTTGTATCTCTCCGTTCCATCACCATTATAATATATAGTTCATTCCACATTGAGATTAGAAACGGGAGACCCATCATGGTCTCCCGTTTTCATGTCAGTCGTTGCAGAGATGTTGCATGGTTGTTCCGGTGAGGGTGCCCGTGGCCGCGAGGTTCTTGGCCCTGCAATAGCTGGACACCGCGGCCTGACATCCACTTCCGAAGGAACCATCAAAACCGTTGGGATCGTAGCCGTTGGCATAGAGTAGACCCTGGGCCAGATACACAAGCTTGCCCTTGGAACCGAACCTGAGGGTCGGGAAGGCCATGCGCGTGAGCATGCCGAAGGAACCGTCGACGGTGAGTTTCTTGCCGTGGTCGGTGTTGAGGGTCTTCTGGATCGCCATGATAGCGGCTCTGCGTGTCTTCGGACCAAAGTCTCCGTCCACGGAGAGCTTGTCTCCGATGCTGAAGTTGGCATTGATCCATTTCTGGAACTCTCTGACCATGTTCGCATACTTCACGGTTCCTGTCGTTGTTCCATAGTTCACGTATGGTAGTTTGCCATGTTTGGTCCAGTTGCGACGATTGTAGCCGATCTTGGTTCGATTCACCGCGGTGATCTGCACGCCGTTCTTCCATGATGGGGTACACTCTACCGCGAGACCATCGCCGATGTAGACACCAACATGTCCACTCATCCACAGGAGCTCACCCAATTCGATGCTGTTGAAGTTTTCGGAGACATCGGTGCACAGGCCAAACATCTGATCTTCGCCGATGTCCTGGACTCCGTTCGAACCGTAGCGAGCACCGCCGTAGGTATCGGAGACATCTCCGTTCCAACCCCAGAGCACACCCTTGATGAGACAGACACAGTCGAAGCCGAAGGTGTCGGCCGACGCGGCGAGGATGAGCTTCGTCCGTGCGGCCTGTTTGTTGTAGCTGTTGTTTGTGCTGTAGCGCGCCTTGTTTGCGGTGGTCATGGGCGCACCGAAGCAACCGGACACATACAGCGTCTTGTATCCCTTGGCGATCTTCGTGAGGGCCTCGGCGAGCTGTTTTCCGGTCTTGATGACTCCGAAAGGACTCTCCTGGGCCACATTGGTTGGCGTGGGAGAATCTGAGGATGATGTGACACTTTTGGTATATTTCGGCCAGTAGGTGTTCTTGGCCAGCAAGCCGCGAGCGTTTGCGGTCTTCGTGGTATCCGACGGGATCTCGAATTTCTCACACCAGATATATCCGGATGAATATGCGCCGTTGGAGTCGTTCGATGCTGATCTCATCCCGTCGAGCACCTTTGAATAGGAACCCTCGAGCTCGGTCTTCAGGAACCGAAGCTGGGTGTCCAGGGTGCGGTGGTCCTTGCCGGCGGCGGATGCGAATTTCTTGAGATTGTCAAAGCGTGAATTGTGCCATTGGCAAATGCCGTAGCTCGTACCACCATCGCCGCTGGCATTCGGATTGAAATTGGATTCGTTGGCGATGTTTGCCAGCGCACCACAGGCCGCGGCCACGCTGAGTCCCATCGCCTGGGTCAGGAAGTTGAAGATCGTGTGCTCGTTGTCGGCACCGACCGCATAGCTGATCGCGGTCGATGTCTTCGAGGCCTGATACTTCGTCCAGGCATCGTCGGCGGAGAGGCCGGTGGTCTTTTTGGAGTTGGGTCCCCAGTAACCATCAACGGTGAGACCATAGTATATTTGCATCTCCTTGACCTGGGCGTTGCTGAGCTTCCCATTGTCATAGCCGGCGGAGTTGGTGATGGCACCTTCGTAGTTGAGTGCGCCGTAGCCAACGATGTAGGCGCTGTTCAGTGCATAGGATTTGTGCCGCACGCCCGCGTCCGGATATCCGTTCTTGGAGTTGCCCTCGATGGTGTACACCGTCGATCCGACCACCTTCTCGACCATGCCGACGTGCTGCACCTTGGTCATGACCTTGTTCCAGTTGAACATGATCAGATCACCGGGCTTGGGCACATAGCCGGAGCTGCGTAGCTTCCAGATTCCCTTCGGAATGAGCCATCCATCGCGCAGGGTTGTGCAGGATGCAAAGTCCGGGCACACCGAGGTTGGAACCCCTGCCTTGCGCAGGTGGTGGGACTGGAAGATGGCGCACCACGGAGTATCATCGACATTGAAGGTCGTACCGTTGCGCTTGTTGTAGTATTTGATGTAGATATCATCGCCACTGTGTTTTCCACCGAGCACACCCACATCGGCGAGTTCGTTGGCAACCACTATGGCACGGTAGTTCTTGGCCATGGTTTGCCCTCCTTTCTGAGATTTGTTCATGGCAAAGCGGCGACGCACCGGAGCACGCCGCCGATCGGGCATATCAAATAACAGCGGTCGCTTCCGTCCGGACAAGAGATGATGGAAGGAATCGTCGAAGAATGGTATTATATCTTGGGAGGATGACATGAAGATTGCTGCACTGGTCCTCTGATGTTTCGTTCTGTCACGGCTTGTGTTCCGCACGCCCCGCACGTGCAAAACAACAACGGAAACGACCGCTTATAATCATGTCGAGGCAAAACTCGATCCAGCAACATTGATATAATGTGATAGAGAAAGGAGGTCAAAATCTCTGTTATGAGCGATCAAACGTCCACAATGAATCCCTCAACCTTTAAGCAGGTGGCGGAGAACTTTAGGAAAATCAACGAACTTACGGGTCAGTTCGATGATATTTCCGAGGCACTCGGTGATCTGTCCGATCTTCCCTTCAAACTCAAAGAAATGGCTTCTCTGGTGCAGGATCTGGAGAAGGCAGTGCTCGAGCCTTCGGAGGACGAGGATACTGGACTCATCCCCGTGCTCGACGGCGATGGCAATGTGATCGGTTCCAAGGTGGCCGGTCTCCACAACATTCTCATCAACGTCGACAAGAATCTTTCACCCTGCGAATATGGACAGGGACTCACGCTGGAGCTCAAGAAGCGCAGCATCGTGGGCCTCGGCGAAGAGTCATCCTTCGCGGGAGACTATTGCTTCGTGCTCACCATGGTCCAGGACGCTGCCATCAAAAATGACAGCATCGATGAGACTTCCTCGGTGGTACCGGCAACCGACTACAGGCCTATCCAGCTCGCCTTCGCGGATGCAAACACGATTTACTATCAGCGCTGCGGTGATGAATACGTCGCAGGCACCGGCTACACCGCATGGGGACAATGGTCCCAGAACGGCGGCGGTCATCAGCAGATTGTGCAATCCGATGAGGCGCCAACCGATCAGACCGTCGGCGACTACTGGGCCATGCCCATCACGGATGCCGAGGGCTAACCCTCTCGTCATCATCTTCCAGACAAAGATTCATGAATCCATTCTATTAAGGAGGAATACCAAGCATGGCCATTCTGAAATATCGTCTTCGCAGAAAGAACACCGAAGGTCAGTATGACGTACTGCACCTCGAAACCCAGGCCAGCGAAGTTCTTCGCTACACCGTGGGTGGTGCGGCCAATGGCACAGTCGAGTCTGCGCTGAGCGTGCTCGAGACCAACAGTGCCAACAAGGTTACCAGCGCCACGTCCGGCAACTTCGCGAGTCTCACCTCCGCCGGCGACCTGGCCGATTCCGGCAAGAAGGCTGCTGACTTCGCTGCGGCCGAGCACAACCACGATCTGAGCGATCTGGTCTCCGACACCATCAAGGGCAAGGCCCTGATCACCAATGCCAGCGGCGCCGTCGCCGACTCCGGCGTGACCGCCACCGAGATCGGCTACGTGGCCGGTGTCACCTCCAGCATCCAGACCCAGCTCGATAACAAGCTCGAGACCAGCCTCAAGGGCGCCAACAATGGTCTCGCGGAGCTCGACAACACCGGCAAGGTTCCCTCCAGCCAGCTGCCCAGCTACGTCGACGACGTACTCGAGTTTGCGAATCGTGCTGCTTTCCCCGCCACCGGCGAGAGCGGCAAGATCTATGTCACCAAGGACACCAACCTGACCTATCGTTGGGGCGGCAGCGACTATGTCGAGATCAGCGCGAGCCTGGCCCTCGGCGAGACCGAGTCCACCGCCTATCGTGGTGATCGCGGTGCCGCCGCCTATGCGCATAGCATCGATGACACGAAGCATGTTCCCGCCGCCACCGCCACCGGCAAGGTCCTGAAGAGCGTCAACGGCGCCCAGGCCACCTGGCAGGACGAGGCCGAGCTCTCCAAGGGTACCACCCCCGCCACCGACACCGGTAATGTCGTGACCGATATCGATGTCAGTGGTCACACCGTCACCCTCAGAAAGGGTGCCACCGCAATCCTCGAGAACGATCCTCGCCTCAGCGACGCTCGTACTCCTCTGAGCCACACCCATGGCAACATCACCAACGATGGTGCGATCGCCAGCGATGCGACCATCGCCAACGGTGACAAGCTCGCCATCATCGATGCCTCCGACGGCAACAAGGTCGCCCGTGCCAGCGTCGCCTTCGATGGCGCCACCACGAGCAAGGCTCTGAGCCAGGCCGGCACCTTCGAGACCTTCCTGCAGGCCAGCGACATCGCCGACAAGGCTGACAAGTCCGCCACCGTCTCCACGGTTGCCTACGACGGCACCAACAAGAAGATCACGAAGACCATCGACGGCACGACCAGCGATGTGGTCACCGTTGCCCAGATCAAGAGTGACATGGACACCATGGGTGCGGCCTCCGCGAGCGCGGCGGGCACCAAGGGTCTCGTTCCTGCTCCTGCGAAGGGCGATCAGGGCAAGTTCCTGAATGGCGCCGGCGAGTGGGCCACTCCCTACACGCATCCGACCTACACCGCCAAGACCAACGGCTTCTACAAGGTCACGGTCGATGGCACCGGCCACGTCTCTGGCACCACCGCCGTCGTCGCCAGCGACATCACCGCGCTCGGCTTCGTCGAGGCGTCCTTCGCGGCCAGCGAGCCCACCAACCAGCAGACCAACGGCCTGTGGTTCGAGACCATTACCTGATCAACGAGCCTAGGTCGATACTGGGAACACAACCGGGTCCCGGGCTGAGCATCATCAACCCGGGGCCCTTTCCCGTCTCGTACAAATTGAAATACCGAACAGAATAATAAGAGAACGCTTCAGGAAATCATGATGAAATGAGGGTTATGACCCGAGAGGTCATTACCTGCGGTAAGGCAATGTGAAAATCTCTGCCAAAATGTGTGGTATTAGATTTTCTGCCAAAAACCCTACGGTCAGATAAAAACCTTCATTACCCCCGTTTCCGGGGGCGTTTTTCTTACAATTTTTACGAGATAGGAGGTATGAAATGGCCACGACTTCGATTCGTGCGCACAAAAACAGTTCCCAGACCAGACGGGGATGTGCCAACACCATCCCAAAATTCCATCGAAAAGGAGGATAAACATGGCAACTCTGAAACAGAGGCTGCATCGCTACAACGGCTCGAGCTATGATACGGTGCACTTCGAGACGGACAGCAGCCTGGTGCTGCGCCCGGACGGCACCACGGTTGAGGGTAGTCTGCCCGAGGTGCAGGTCACCGACGATGCCCCCGAGACCCTCGCTTCGGGCAAGATCCTGGTGGGTACCAGCAAGGTCTTCATTGGCATCAACAACCTCCCATACGAGGTGGCGACCTCCGCTGCCAATGAGGAGATCGATGTCGAGCCGTCCGTGGCGAGCAATCCGACCTACAACGGCTCCAGCCGGAGCCCGAGCTGGAACAACTACGATTCCACCAAGCTCACCATCTCCGGCGACACCAGCGCCACCAACCAGGGTACCTACACCGTGGGCTTCACACCCAAGAAGGGATACGTCTGGGCATCCACGCTGGATCGTCGCATCGTCTACAAGACCTGGACGCTCAATCCGGCGACCCCGACCATCACGGCTCCCACGGCGAAGACCCTCACCTACACAGGATCTTCGCAGACCCTGGTCAATGCCGGCTCCACCACCTTTGGTACGCTGCTCTACGCGGCGGTCACGGCCGGTTCTTCCGCACCGGCTTCCAGCGCCTATGTCAGCAGCCTGCCCAGCGCGATCAATGCCGGTTCCTACGACATCTATTGCCGCGTGGATGCTGATGCGACCAACGGAAACTGGACCGCGGTTGCGGCGGCGAAGAAGTGCACTGTCACCATCAGCAAGGCGGCCAACACCATGTCGCTCAGCAAGACCAGCATCACGCTGAACAGCACCACCAAGTCCACCACCTTCACCATCAGCGGCAACTACGATGGTACGCTGAGCGTCAGCTCCGACAATACCAGCGTGGTCACAGTGAGCCGCAGCGGTTCCACGGTGACGGTGAGCAGCGTGAACGATACAACTGGTACTGCCACGATCACAGTGACAGCCAGCGGCGGTAACTACACCGCTGCAAGCAAGACGTGCTCGGTCACCGCCAGCTTCTTCGTGAATCCGATCAGTGGCACGGTATCTGCTGGTTCTACGGTCACCTTTGCGGGCAAGAGCTGGATCGTCCAGCATGTTGACGGTAAATATGCATATCTGGCGTCGAATGGTATCGTTTCTACCGGAGCATTTGCGTCGTCTAACAGCAATGTTTACGCGAATTCCGATATCCTCAAGACAACCTGCGCTAACTATGAGACGACGCTCGGTAGCGAAGCTATGTCGTACTGCCAGTCTGTGACGGTCAATGGTGGTACCAGCAAGGTTTTCATCCCGTCTAAGGCACAGTACGAGTCTGATTGGGATTGGCCAAAAGCGTCTGCGGACAACCGCAAGCAGACCGGCGGCAACAGCTGGTACTGGACCTCTACGCCGGATCCCGGCAACTCCAGCGTTGTGTGGGGCGTGCGTTACGATGGCAGCTTCGGCAGCTACTTCAGCGCCAACGATACCAATGGCGGTTTCCGGCCCGCAGTTAAAGTACAGTTCCAGGCGTGATAGATGTATTGTTGCATGTATTTGAACACAGGTTCAATAGTGGGCATATTTTGTTCCGACCATAACCCGCCCATTGGCAGGGTTATGAGCGAAGCGTAGTCGAGAACAATTATGTCCCACGACCATACATGCAACCAGTTATTTGATTCCAGACATGATTGCTCCCGGGGTGTTGTATCACCCCGGGAGCATCAAATTTTTATATCATTTTTGAAATATAAAGACACAATTATAAGCCAACACGGCCGAAGGCCGCGATGCTGATTATATATTTGGGGGAATATGCTCTATGTCAAGGCCGAAATATAAAACCAAGGGCAAGGGTGAACCCTATGCGGTGGCCATTCATTCAGAAAACTTATTCAAATATCTGGCTACGGTCTATAATAATGAAAAATATGTACCAAAACGCTATCGATTTGTTGTAACGGATAAAATCTTATCTGAATGCGAAGAATTTTGCGCAGAACTAAACACTGCTCTTGCGATGAGTCCCAAGCACAAAAAGACTGCGAAGAAACAGCTAAAACATTTTGAAAAAGCACAAGATCATTATCATCGTCTATTATCGCTTATTCAACTATCAACACGAATTACCAATTTGAACAACACGAAAGAGTTGGCAGAATTGATGACTAAGGTTGAAACGGCATTTGGATATACAAAGAAGAATGCATACAACAAAAAGCGTAAATTGCCAAGCAGAAAGGAATACGTTATCAGAGCACATGAGCGTTGGGTGAGAGGTCAGATTAAACGTCAGTGGAATGAGTTGGAAAAATATAGGGATAGTGATGGGTTTGTCGTTTTGATAAAACGAGCAAACAACTCTGATGACGAAAAGGATAAATTCACTGCATGACGCTGTTTATTTATATCACACACAATGCGTTGTCTCACATAGACACAATCGGGCCAATAGGAGTTGTTGGGAACATATGTATATTAGGTTACGGTCTACGTGAGTAAAGTTCGCCGAATCCCAACAACTCCAACAATGTGTGGAACGTGAATAACGATGGCAACTTCAACAACAACAACGCCAACAATACCAATGGCGGTTTCCGGCCCGATTGTGCCTATGTTGCATGTCTTATAGACGTGCAGCAGCGATCGATCTAGTAAACTGATCTCACATTGGATCAGTCGAACGCATATCGTAGGTGCAAGGAGATTGTATCCTGTCCGGAGAGGCTCTACTATGCTTCAATGGAGAAACGTACCCGCGCTCATTCATATGCCCGACTCGGTTGAAATAGCACCGATTCTGGTACGTGGATGAGATCAACACCACCGTATGGTGGTGGGTTTATACTGTCGTTTAGATCAAAGTTAAGAGGCCAAGAGATGAAGGTTATAAGATATGAAGATGTGGTTACCTATGAAAATCTTCTGCGAGCATACTACCATTGTCGACAAGGAAAGACCACTCGCAATGAGGTTGTTAAATTTCACCTAGATCTGACCAAAAATATCAATAAATTATATACTCGCCTCATAAAAGGAACCTATCGTATCACTGATCTATACTCATTTATCATATACGAACCGAAGAAGCGAGAGATAACCGCAAATCAGTTTGAAGATAAAATAGTTCAACGACTCATGTGCAAACATGTCCTAGAACCTGCCATACAACCAATGCTAATATACGACAACTATGCAACACAAGAAGGAAAAGGCAGTGCACTTGCGGAGGAGCGTATTAGACATAACATGAATGCATTTTCTGCCGAGATGGGATACACCAACAATGGGTTCGTACTATCTTGCGACATCCATCATTTTTTCTATGAAATCAATCGTGAGATCTGCATGAAGATGATTCGAAAGCTACCAATAGATAAAAAATTACAGGACCTCATGCATACTCTCATATACGCAATCGAAGATTTTGATGGGTCGACCCGCGGTCTATGCATCGGGTTCCAGACGTCACAATGGCTCGCAGTCTATTATCTAAATGGACTCGATCACTTTATCAAAGAGAAGCTTCAGATAAAATATTATGGTCGTTATATGGATGATTTTTATCTTATTCATAAGGACAAAGAGTATTTGAAGCATTGCTACAAAGAAATCAAAAGATACGTTGAAGAGAAACTTGATCTTGAGCTCAATCCGAAGAGTCAGATCCATCCTTATGCAGAAGGTATTCGATTCATTGGGTTCAATTTTAGATACAACCTACGTACCCATAATGTTGATATGACAGTACTTCCTGGCAAAGTACGTAACGAAAAACGCAAACTCACCAAGCATGTTGCTATGGTTGAAGATGGAATCATTGAGCGCAGCGCTGCGATAGATTCGCTAGAATCATGGCACGGTCATGCAAAACGCGGCGAAACTGAAAAATCTAAGAATTTATACGAGAAAACCATGCATATGCTTGGAGGAAAAGAGTTCGAACCAAGAACCATGGCTGAGTATAGAACCACACTGGAAGATACAGATTTCGATAGTAACGGCTTTATCATATTGCGAAAACGACCAAAGAAGAAAGATGGGTCTCTATATGGGGATAGGTTCTATAACACAATTAAATCAAAGAGGAAGATGCGATGGGCTGGGGTTCATATGGAGCGAGATATTGCTAAGTTTGAAAATCTGGATATGGTTGTGGATGACGATAGATATCTTCCGCTACCACCGATAAGCCGAAATTATCAGGATAAGAATAAGCATGAGAAATCTCATAAACGAGGCAAAAGTACTGAACATTCCAGAATTTCGTTTACCGATTTTACTACATATTGATACAAAACATTATCACAGGGGCACAATAAAGGCCCCTGTGATATTTTATCTTCTGAATTCTGATTATTTTGTACCATCGACGGGTACTGATCTTGACACAACAAAATCCCCTCCCGAATTGGGAGGGGATAGTTTTCTTTAGATCTCGTCCTCGAGCTGATCGATGGTCACGAAGACATATGCACCGGAGATCTTCACATGCATCTTGTAGCGGTGGATGCCCATGCTGATGACCTCCTTGTTGGTCTGTTGTTTCACCCGCTTGGCCAGCTCCTTGCTGGAGAGTTTCATGGCCACGGTTCCTTCCTCATCGATGCCGATGTAGACCATGTCGGAGGGTTTCATATCCAGCTCCATGATGGCCGTGTAGCTACAGTAGGGGAGGGCATTGCCTCGATTCATGAGCTGGATCAGATCAGACTCACGAATGTCGCGATGGTCATCTCCTTCGGTGAGAATCTTTCTGAGAAACTCGGGGCGGGTGAGATTGAGCTTGTGTTCTCTGCTCATTCGTATCTCCTTCCTCCCGGTTTTACCATGTTAGCCTTGCCGGAAAATTCGGCTCTGAGACGGTCAGCCTCCTGGCGCCGTGTGATTTCCTTGAGTTTGGGCGTGAAGTATTCGATGTCATCGATGATGTCCCGCAGCGGCGTCGACATGATGTCATCGTAGCTGTGATAGTCCTTGAGGATCGTGTGCGCGTTGTAGACCATGTCGCGATAGTCCTTTGCGGTATCCTTGCACTTCTTCACCCATGCTCGGATCAGCGGGCGGTTTGCTTCAACAAGCGGCTGACCGTGGTATGGAAAAAAACCAGGTCGGTGAGATCGCTGTAGCGAATGTTGTTATTGTATTTGTGGCAGTGGGGACATCTCACGCGGCGAATGCCAAACTCGGGAACGACGATCTGACGACGCATGGCGTCGACGTGTTCGACGAGCTCGGCGTACTCATCCTCGTCGAGCATGGTGATGGCCAGATATCTCTGGTAGAGGTTGTTGGTGCGACCGATCTCGGCGAGCTCGGCAGAACGAACATAGGGGAGAATCTGCACGATGGCGCGGAGTCGGGTATTCTCGGTGGAGCTCAGCTGACGCAGCGTGGCACGCAGCTCCTCGAGGTGACGAATGTACTCGTGGTATGACGGATGACCGAGGATCACCGTGTGCCCGGTGCTCCATTCGAGACGCTCGTCCTTGGCCAGCAGAGAGTTTTCTCCGGCGCTGGTGGCCGAACGGATCTGTTGAATTCGCTCCTTCATGTCATCGGCGTTGAGCACCAGATCGGTGGACGCTGCCACGATGTGGAAGTCCTTGCCGCAGGAATCGCAGGTGTGGATGAGCTCCACATCCTTGAGTGTTCCGCAGACATGTGCATAGGCCATGATCTGATAGTCGGCGAAGTGGATCATGTTGCGCAGATTCTCGGACTTGACCTTGGGATTTGCCGCAACCACGTTGCGAATCACGGTCTTCATCTTCTCGATCTCGTAGTCAGCCTGCGGAGTATTCTCATCCACCGCGGCATAGAGCAGGGTCAGATCCATGGGTGCTGTTCCTACGATGTCAACGCTGAAGCCTGAGTTGATGAGTGGCGCGGTGATGACGCGGAACTTATCGCGCTTGTATCGATTCATGGCGTTGATGAAAGCCTGGTCTCCGACCGAACGATAGTTTGAGCTCCGCTCGGTGGAGGGCACCACGGTCGCCCGTTCGCGGCGCACGTGTACCACCGAGGAGATGTCCATGCCCGCGTCGTCATCGTCTTCGGCGCTGCCAAAGTTTACGGTTCGGAGATTTCGAATGTAGTCGGCCTGCTCTTCATCGGACTGATCCGGAGTCGGACGTTTCTGTTCGTCGGCCTCACCGTCCGTGGCCACAGGAATCGGATCGTCGTCATCGTCGTAGGCCGGCATGAGATCGTCCTCTTCGCCAGCTTCGCTGTCCATGGCCGTGCGTTCATTCTCTCCGGAGACAAGACGTTCGCGGCGCTGGATGAGCTCGTCATCGTCGTCCATCATGTCGGGTTTGTAGGCAACCTTGGCCGCCTCGGCCTTCTGCTTCTCGGTCACGAGCTTCTCGCGCTCCTCCGGCTTCTTTGCCGCTTCGACGATGCGCTTCTCGCGTTCTTCCTCCTCGTCAAGGGCGCCGTCGAAGAGATCTTCCATGCTCTGGAAACTTTCCTGCGCATGTTTTTCGATCTTGGCATCTTCGGCCTCCTCGAGTTCCTTGTCCACATCGATGGGGACATAATCGTCGGATAGTTCCTGGGTCTCCTGCGGCGTGAGGGCTCGCAGGCCACTCTTGCCGTAGGAATCGCCCGGGCTAATCTCTCCGGCAACCTTCGCGGTTGTTGGCTCATCGTTGGTGATGCTGCGCAGATCAGCCTCGGTGATATTGAGGCCGGTGGCCTGGCGCACGGCGGAGAGTGGATCCGCATCCACGGCCCGTGCCACGGTCACCTGGTTTGGCGCTCGACGCTGGGCGATGTTGTCGATGTTCGGGAACTGCCCGTTGTGTTTATTTGCCATGTTTTATGGTCCATCCTTTCTTTCCAATCTCATATCACGGTGTTTGCCGTGGGGCTGCGAAGCTGTGAGGTCAATGTGTTGTCATCAACCTTGATATCCACCAGGAATGCCTCTCCCTGCCAGGTAATTGCCATGTAGATGAACATGATCTCATCCTTGTAGACCACCATGACCTGAGAAACGATGATATCGGTGTACTTGGTGATCTGTTTGGTGATCTCGGCCTCGAAGCTGGTGTCCCGGGTCGGCTCCGCATAGGTTTTGTTGAGGCGGGATCTCACGTTGAGGCCCCGTTCAGGATCCCTGGGATCTTTCCCAGGTATGAGATTCAGCAACATCTCAATCTTATTGAGCACGAGCTCCGCACGTCGGGATAGGATAGGAGTACCGCCGCCATCGGTTCTCCAGGTCAGATCCACCGTCCGATTACCCATGCATATCACCTTCCTTTCGGTAGAGTTGGGATATGTCTGATTATAGTGAAGTTTAGTCATTTCATTTTATACGAGAAGTGTTCCAGAATGACATGAATATAAGAGAGATATGGGCCCAAATGCCCTATTTTCCAAGAAAGGAGGACGTGTAATTTCATGTCATACAGATGTCATTTCTGCGGTAGAACCGCTCGTCTCAAGGACGATATGATCGAGCATCTGAATCGATACCACGCCCGGGAACTTGCCGACGAGGGCCTGGATGCGGCACAGTCACTCTACAAATCCACCCATGGTACCATCCACGGTCGCTGCATGGTCTGTGGTGGTGAGACCGATTGGAACGAAAAGACTGGTAAACCGCACAAGCTCTGCAACAACCCAAAATGTCGTGAGACCGTGCGCAAGAATGCGGTCACCAATCATGTGCGCATCCATGGCAAGGAGACGTTGCTCGACGACATGGAACACCAGCGCGAGATGCAGACCAAGCGACACACCGCCGGCACATACCGCTTCATAGACGGTGGTTCCGTGGACTACCTCTCTGGTCCCGAGAAGAACTTCCTGCAATTCTGTTCGCTCGTGCTCGAACTTCGTTCCAACATGATCACCCGATCCCCGGAGTTCTTCGAATACTACGATCCGAAGAGCGATAGGATTCGCAAATATGATCCAGACTACTATCTGCCGGACTACAATCTGCTCGTGGAGATCAAGGATGGCGGTGACAAGACCAACACGAATCCCGCGTTTGTGAAGGATACCAAGTATAAGAACTATCTCAAGGATGAGGTCATGCGTCGTCAGACCAAGTACAATTTCATCAAGATTGCCGGTCAGAACTATGGTCCCTTCGTGGAACTTCTCTATCACATCACACACGAGGAACCCTACGAAGATTCCGCGGCGAGATCGAAGAACTTTGTGGTCATCCAAGAGCATGCTGCCGACCCAGATGCTTCGGTCAATCTCATGGGATTCGATGAGGAAGGCGGTTGTTATCTCATAACTGCCTATGACCCCAGTACCAATATGCCGGCATTTGTGGGTCTCAGCGAAGACTCAAAGCTGTCGCGCATCTACATCGATTCACTGCGCGAAGATACGTTGCACGAGGTTTCTCACGACGACCCATGCTTTGACGGTCTCGAGGTACATAGCTTCGTGCCGGTCGGCGTTTTATCCGAGGCGCGCATGGATGCGCTGCGCAGCATTCGTGCGGCGATCGACAATCCGCAGGCGTTCGGGCATAGACCATCCATCCTCAGCATTCTCGCCGAGTGTGGCATCAACTTCACTGATCCACATGGGTCCTATCGCAACAACACGGAACGGCGCATGGACTTTATCTCCGCCATGAGCTATCTTCCTGATCTGAGCAAAATGAAGGAGGGGTGATTTGAATCATGAGCATGAACTATCATCCCAGCAACGTGTCACCGGAGCCCAACGCAAACCGCAGAGATTGGCTCGATACATTCTACACCGAACTTAAGCGTGAACTCGAGAATGATCACAGGCCCGAAGAAAATCTCCTCGACCACAATGACGATCATGTGGACGATGTGCACGACATGACCGGAGAAGAGTTCTTTCGAAACTCCATCCTCGAACAGGTGTACGATCCGGCCTATACGAGTCATTCTCCTATCGCGAAGAATGCCAATGTTCGCCACGATGATGGTACGGATTTTCCGGAATCGAAGACCGACAGCATCATCGGGGACGATGTGAGCACGGAGACTGATCTTGAGATGGATAATGAGAAGCGTGCGGACTACGACTATATCCCGGACTCGATGCTGGCCGAATCCTCGTCAAAATCCAAACTCGATCCGAAGCATAGACAGGGCGAACCCATGAAGCTGTCGGACCTCAAGCTCATCAACGTGGACACAACATATCTTCGCGAGAAAGGTAAGAAGGGTGTTCTCAAGGATGTCGGTCCGAGTTCGAAATACTGCGCAACCGTTTGCTGGGAGCTCGACGGAAAACCCGTCGTCGCTGTGGCTGTTGGATATCCGGACGATGGGCGTGAAGAGGGGGACAACTATAATTGGATCGGAAACCTCGAGGTTGAGAAATCTCTGCGAGGGCACGGTCTTGGCACGCAGGCCCTCGACTATGCGGTGAAACATCTTCGAGGCAATGCACTCGCCGTGTTCTGTGACAATAAAGTTGCCATCGAGATGTACAAGAAGTACGGATTCAAGATCTCGGCCGAATCCATGAAAGAAGTGGAGTCGCGAAAGGTCAACTATTATCAGATGTTCATCGGATCTGCACTGCACGAGACGGCTGAGAGTGCGCGAAAATATCGTCGCATCTTCGTCTCAACCGAGAAGATGCTTCCGGCAATGCTCAAAAATTTCGAGGAACAGCGCAATGGTCCAAGCTTTTCCAAGGATGCCAAGGGTCGTGAGCTTCGTCGTGGTCCCTGGGATCGTGCATTTGGTGATATTGGTGAGGGTGACCTCTGGATTCATCTCGGTCGATATTGCACCGGCCAGGATAGGAACTATGAGAAGCTCAAGAGTATGCTATTCGTCAACTGCACAAAGGCATTGTGCGAATTTGAACCATACGGAAATGAGTGGAAGACTCCTACCTGGGTAAAGGATATGCTGGGCTTCGATCATTATGGAGACAATATCAAGGTTGGAAATCTTGTCTTTTCTTCGGTCGCTTATCCTACTCAGTCCGGCATGATCAATATCTACGGCAAACGGGTTGGTGATCCAGTGTACGATCTTTCCGCCCATATCTGCGTGGACGATGTGATCAAAGATCAAAAGCTAGATTGCGCCAGACCGATTCTCATTGATGATCTATTTGATGCGGCTAGATGTTATGGTAAGAAGTTTGTTGGGCAAACCCTCAATGCCGGCAACGATACCGGTCGATATGTGCGTCACCCTGGCTATGATGTGATACTTACCGATGCGAAACGGGATAAGAACTTTGGATCGATTGTGATCGAAGCGCAAGAGAATCTCGATGAGTCCATGACCAAGGCCGAGAGGGATAAACTTCCAGACTCAATGTTCGGTCTTCCGAAACAGCGTCGATATCCACTCCACGATGAGAAGCATGTGCGGGCGGCAATCTCCATGTTCCACCACTGCAAGGATCCGGAGGATCGAAAGACGCTGGCCCACAACATTTGCCGTCGCATCGATGAGCTTGGAATGGATATTCGTTTCAAGAAGGATTCGCCGATCTATCCCTATGCACCGAAGAAGCTCCGTCTCGATGAGTCGGTGGCGGGATTCTACGGTCTCAACTACATGCTGGATATTCCGCTCGATGAGGCGGCAGACTGGGTGACCATGCTCGATGAAACCGCCGGTGTGGCAGAATTCAAGGAGGATGACTATCTGCTCCCATCCAAGAAGCTCTATCCGGTGGTGAATGAGCCTGATGTGCGCAAAGCCATGGATAATATCTCCAAGATTTCGAAGGATGATCGAGCGGTCTATGTGAAACACCTCAATGAAAAATATCGCCAGCTTGAATGCACCTTCCAGCTCCCGATCAATCATCCATACGCAAGGTACCTGGATGAGGTCCTCTGTGAAACTGTGCTTGTGCACGTGCTTTCCGAGGGTGAAACTGCGGTTGCCGATGATGGGTTAGGTAGCGATGCGGGTTCCTCTGCGGAGGATCCATGGTACAAGCGTTTAGATATCAACGGTGATTTTCCGAAGAATCTGCTACAAAACCATGAAATTGGTCCGGCGAGCTCGAAGCAGAGCAAAAATATCAACTACGATCAATATCAATCTGAACTCGACTGAAAGGAGAGGTAAACTATCATGATGCAGAGTGTTGAACTTTGCCACATTGGGCTGGCAACGCCGCTGCTCGATGAGGCGGTGAACAAGATGCGTGAGCTGCACGTATCCTACAAGGATCTCCCTCCCCGCGTCAAGCGTGAGCTCCAGGAGTGGGCCTCCAAGAATGGTTATCCCATGGCCATGATCATCAACTATATCAACGGCACACGCTGGGCGACCCAGGACAGGTCTTCGCTCCAGGAGGGCGATGCCATCAATACGGTGCTCGTTCGTGCCATGGATCAGTATAAGAAAGAACAGGATGAGGCGGTCCTCAATGCCGAGAACATTGTGAAGGCCTACAATGCGATGCTCCAGGGTCAGGCCCAGAAGGCCATCGACTTTGTCATGGCCTGCCTCAAAAACATGTCCAATGAAGATGCGCAGCGCGCCATCGCCGAGGCCGGTCTCCAGCCCGTGCTCAATGCGCTCAGAATGGTGCTGGATATGCAGGGCGCCGTTGACAAGACGCATGGCGCCGGCATGGAGATTCGTCTCACCGAGGCGGAGATTCGTCAGATGGTCATCAACTGTGTCTATCAGCCTAGCAATGATCCCGAGGAGATCAAGGCCATCCTCAAGGCACGCCTCGCCATGTACGAGGCCATGGTCGGAACCCTGAGCACCATGCTCGACATGAACTACGCGATGCTTGGCATCACCAAGGACCAGGCAAAGATGCTCTCGGTATCCATAAAGAATGGCAACGAGAAGGAACGCACCGCGTCGATCCGACAGGTCAAGCAGCTCATCATCCAGAACAAGAAGAAGTTCCAGCCCCGTGACGGCATGTTTGATTTCCGTTCCGTGGGCGGCGGTGTGCTCTTCTACACCACCGACAAGATGGGTCTGGATGTCTTTACTGCCATCGATCATATTCTCGGTGTCTGCCTCAACCATGATGCCACGGTGCTCGCCCATGGTGGTTCTCAGACCAGGAAGGGTATGAAGTATAACAACGAAGTGCTTCATCCCATCACCAAGAAGGTAGAAGACCTCATCTCCAAGATCGAAAAGCTCGAGGACGAGAAGGCGCGCATCATGCGCAACATCAAACGTGACGAATCGCCCGAGGTCAAGAAGATCCGCGAGGAGTTCGGCAAAAAGATTGACTCCGCCAAGAAGGAAGCGCTCAAGCTCAAGGCCGTGCGTGACAAGATTGCGGCGCAGCTCGACAGACTCGATCCCGCCCAGACCGATGCCAAGGAGATTGAAACGCTGCGCAAGCAACTCGACCAGGCAAACGTGGATCTGGCCCAGGCCATCCAGGTCGTTGATCGACTCATCACCGATATGAATGGTCTCGTTGGTGCCAAGAACATGGAAGAGTACAAGAAGCAGGTTGCCGATCTCAACCAGGAGATCGCCGATGCCAAGAAGAAGATCCAGAGCGTGGCCGGAAGATATCAGCGTGCCTGGTATCAATACGCCCGCATCGAAAACGGACTCTTCTCCGGCAAGAAGGTATGGTACTGCCAGCCCGTGCGCACCGAGAAATCCTCCGGAGCGCTCACCGATGTCAATGAGATTTGTCGCCAGCTCGCGCGCGAAGGTTTCAAGAACATCTGCATCATGTCCTGCAACCCGGGTCATCATGAATTGGACAAGGACCTCAGGGAGATGAAGGATGTGACCTTCAAGGTTGCCACCAACAGCCTCCTCGCCGAGGGTACCTACGGCGCCGACGAGATCAGTGAATTCTCCCACTGCTATGACATCATGAACGAGACCGAGCTCCATCTCATGGAGGCCTGCGAGGAGCTTGGATTCTCCTACCACGAGGTCGAATCGCTCAACGAGGCCGCGATTGCGCTGGGCGACGAGATCATCGACGAGGGGGTCTCCGACCTCTGGGCAAAGATCAAGAACATCATCAAGCTCACAGCGGTGAAGTTCTCCAACCTCTTCAAGCGGGGCATCGAGAAGTTCCGTCGGATGATCGACAAGATTCACGGCTTCTTCAAGGACGTGAAGAAGGGCAAGACCGTCGAGGACAAGCTGGCCGACGGTGTCCCGAATCCCGCCATCGCTGTGGATGGAGACAAGGCCAAGTTTGAGGAGAAGGCCGTGACGAGCTGGAGCGAACTCGAGTCCTCCATGGTCAGGTCCTGCGAAAGCATCGGCGAGCAGATCCAAACCCTCGAGAAGCGCTGCATGGATTCGCTCAAGGACCTCAACGCCGCGCTGACCAAGATTCAGAACGAGTGTGCATCCTCCGAGGACTATGCTGCGCTCGGCGAGGCGGTGCTCGCGAAGGTCAAGGAGAATCGTGCGGAACGGAAGCTCAACAAGAAGATTCGCGGCTGGATCGCCGACAACTACATGACCGGCGAAGATGAGCTCGATGAGAAGCTCAAGACCCTCCTCGGCGAAAAGGACAAGGAAGATGGCATCGAAATCGGCACCGACTTCGTGGTATACTATGGCCCCACCGACGAATACAAAGGCAAGAAGGCATGGGGTGTCGATCTTGGCTATGTTTACGTGCAGAATCGTGGCGACGAAGAGATCAACAAGCGCGTCGAGGCGCTCGCCAAGAAGGCCGCGACCACGACCCAATCCTGGCTCCGTTCGCGCAATGTTCCGTTCAAGGTCGAAACCACGACCAAGGAGCCGAACCTCGTCAACATCGTCGGATACCTTCCGAAGGATGTGGCCGAGGATCTCTACGCCAAGGCAAATCCAGAGGCACAGAACGAGTCCGCCGAAGAGCTCATGAGCGGCTGGCTGAACGAGGCTGCGCTTGGTACGTTCGATGAGGCCAAAGCAACCAAGATTCTCGAGAAATGCCCCGATTTCATTAACGGCCCAAATGGTGACACCAAGATCAAAGTGACTCCCAAGGCTGTCATTTCATACTTCTGTGAAGATACCTATGATGGGAAGTTTGAGGGTCTCAGCACCTCCGATATCGCAACCCTCGGCCGCATGATCTACGGTACCCCCGAACTCACAAAGAGATTCTATGGCGCCGACACCGAGGAAGAGGAGAAGGAGTTTGATAAATATCAGCTCATCCCGCTCGGTGCGGTGGGCAACGGTGATCACTTCCTCTTCTCACTCAGGTCGAAAAAGGTGTGGTACTATAGCCACGACAGTGAACCCAGCATTTTCGAATACAGCACGCCCAAATTCGAGGATTGGCGCAGCAAACGTTGCAGATGAGCCACGACAGGATCCCCGGTCAATTCCGGGGATCCTGATATTCTGGGACATTTCTATAATGAATAAACAGACAAAGGAGTGATTCCCTTGCTTATTTCCAGTCCAGTTGGATACCTCGAACCGATGCTCGAGGATGTCAAGAAGGAAGCCGGAGGCATGAAACAGGTCGAGCTAAGCTTCGATGCGCTCCCCGAATGGTTCCGGAAGAAGGTTCTCGCAGGTGCGGAGCATGAGTATGCGGACTTCGGAATCGGCGGAGATGAGGAAAGCGTGCGCGACGCGCATGAAAAGACCTCCGGCCCGAACGCTATCCAGAACACAAACGTGGCGGTGGCCGGATCCGACACCATCACCGACCGAGCCATGCGTGTGCTCGAGGAGTACAACAAGGAACTCGACGAGGCGGTGCTCGCATCGCAGGACGTGGTCAAGGCCTACAACGAGATGATCGAGGGTGACGCCAAGAAGGCCTGGGAGACCATCAAGAGGTACGAGGACGAGCTCATTGCCCACGCCACGGGCGAGCGTAGCATGGAAGACGAGGCCCCAGATGTGTCGTCGATGATCTACGCAGGATGCACACAGCTCCAGACGATCTATTCGTTGCTGGTGAATCAGTACAAGGAATACATGGATGTTTTCGGAGATCCCGAGGAGGGACCGCTCAACCTCGGCGATATGCGCAAGCTCGCCACCGAGTGGACCTATGAACCAAAGAGCACTCCCCAGGAGATCAAGGCACAGCTCCAGTATCGCATCACCATGTGCAATGCCCAGCTCCAGACCTTCCGCAACATGGTGCGCATGAACTACAACATCCTCGGCATCACCAAGGCCGAGGCCGAGCTGCTGACCACCAAGCTCGACTCCAAGGATCAGAAAACCTGGCAGGCCGGCGTGCGCGAGGTCAAGGAGCTCATCGCCAAGAACGAGAACAAGTTCCACAAGGATACCATCTGGGATCTGCGATCGCTCGGCTACGGTGTGCTCTTCACGGTCTCCGAGGATGACGGGTTTCTCGGACCACACGAGGTCTCCCAGAAGATCGATCGCACGCTGCAGCTTCTCTCCACCCATGATGCGGTGGTGATCGGCCACGGTGCCTACGAGAACGAGGCTATGGCTGATCTCCGCAAGCGCGCGGACAAGCTGGCCATCGACCTGAAGAGATACTACGAGCAGCGCTACAACGCCTTCAAACCGAAGTGGGACAAGGCCGTTGCCCAGGTTCCGCAGAAGGTGGCGGTGGCCATAGGTTCCGCGATCGAGAAGACCGACAAGACCATCAATGCCACCTTCGGAAAGATCGACAAGAAGAGCTGGGACAACTACGACCCGAAGCGCGCCGATAAGATCTTCTCCGAATACAAAGAGGCCATCGATGAGGTGCTTGAACAGCTCAATGATGCGATCAACGATGTCTGGAAGGACGCGGTCGAGGCATCCCGCGAGAACTACGCGGACGATGGCGAGAAGGCCCAGGATCAGTTCGTGGTCAAGTCCTTTGCTCAGCAGCAGGCCACCATCAGTCAGATCATGCTCCAGAAGTATATGGAGATCTTCGAAGAATCCGACGGTGCGGATGCGCGCTGGACCATCCAGCCCATCAAGTCCATCGATGGATCCAAGTACGAGGATGTGAATGAGCTGGTCAAGAGCTTGCTCAACAATGGCTTCAAGAACATTCTTCTGCTCTCCTGCAATCCCGGCGGCCAGAAGCTCGACAAGGAGACCGAGGAGCTTCGGAAGCGCATGAAGGCGAAGGTTGAGTATCCGATGTCCAGCGTTGTTGTGGAGTCCTCCGCCGAGGAGTCCGATGGTGCCGGCTGGAACATGCTCGATGATATCATCAACGAAACCTCGGCTCATCTCGATGAGTTTGTGATGGACTTCGGTCTGGGCGAGTTCGACGATGACATTGTTGAAGATGACTACGCGATGCTCGTGGAGAGTTTCGAACCCATGAACGAGGTGACCGCGGCCGAGCTCTGGGCAAAGATCAAGGCCATCGTCCGCAAGGCCGCCGCCGCCGTGGCGGGTTGGTTCAAGAAGATGCTCGCCTTCCTTGCCGCGATGATCAAGAAGATTCGCGAGAACGTCAAATCTCTGCTCGGGCGTGCCAAGAGCGGAAAGCTCTCGTCTCCGGTGCCCGGCGCGGTGTTCCTGGTCGAGGATGCACAGCTTCGACAGTACCAGATCAAGGACATCGCTTCCATGGAGAAGGAGGTTGTGTCCGCCTGCGAGAAGATCAATCGCAAGGTATCCGAGCTCGAGCGCGAACAGACCGAGAATTTCCGCAGACTCGAAGACTTCGCCGACAAACAGGCCTCCGGCGCCGAACCACAGATGGAGAGCCTCATGCGTCTGATCATGCGATGATCCGGAGGTGTTAGCATGAAAGGATACTATGCGGTGGGTATTGCCGCTGAGAACAAGCGCTATGATAAAGCAATCGACATGACCCGCAAATGCCGTAGTCGCAAGGAAGCCCTCGAGATCAAGGCTTGGTTAGATGGAGAGCTGACCAAAGCAATCGAAGATCAAGATCATATGTTTCAAATTGATCTTCCAGCACACGGAAAACAGGTGCCAAGAACGCTTTTCATTCGACCAGCAGATTACTCGATCATCAGCACCTCGGTGGTATTTATGCCAACCTCGAGTTGTAAGGGCAAGATTGGCTTTCAGAATAACACCAAGAAAGGGGTTGGTTAATCATGCTCAGAGAGACCCAGGTAGCATTGCTCGAGGTCACAGAGACTCACGGTGCCACAACCTTCGTATCCTACGACATGATTCCAGAGGCGCTGCGTGAGAGACTGGTTGCTGCGGCCGAACATAAAGGATGGAACGAAGAGCGCCTCCGTGCCGAGTGGAATGGAACAAACATTGCACATCCGGATCATCTGGAAAAAGCCGATTTTGTTCACGGTGGTGTGCTGGATGACATGATTCACATCGCCATCGAGGACTATCACAAGGAACGCGACGAAGCGATCCTGCTCTCCGAGAACATTGTTGGTGCTTACAATGCGATGGCGAGTGCTCATCTTGATGAACTAACCGACAAGTACAACAAGATCGACCAGTACCTAGAAAATTCTCGCAACACCAAGGTTAGAGCCGGCATCTATGATACCAAAGAACTGCTTCAGCGTAATAATAACCTGCTCGTCTTTGAACGCATGTGCTCTTCGATCAAAACCTTTGCAGAACGCTTTGCTGAATATACCGGAGAAAACGCCGAGTATCGTAGTGATTGGGACAATCTTGCAAGCGAATTGATTCTCTCGGTTGGGTATGGAACAAAGGAGACTGATCCAAAGAAAGTTCATCGCATGATCCAAAGCCGCATCGACTATTGTGACATGATCTGTGCGGCGCTCCGAGCAATGCTTTCCATGAATCATGAGCTACTCGGATACACCGAAGCCGAGGCACTGGTGCTCATGCGTGGACTCGAGTCCAATGATGATCAGGTACGAGCGCTTTCGGTGAAGAATATCAAGGATGCCCTCAAGGACAATGAGAAGAGCTTCAAGACGAGCTACGGTTACGACTTCTCCAAGCTCGGAGCGGGAAAATTCTACGTAACCAAGGGGAAAACGGGTTTTGAGCATACCGAAACCATCGATCGTATTATTCAGCATTGCATCGAGTACGATACCGTTGTTTCATGTCATGGTAGCTACAAATACAAGGATGCCAATACGACCAACAGAGAAATGAGACGCATTAAGCATAAAACCGAGATCGATCTGCTTGATTCGAAACGAAAGGTGAAGGATTATTTCGATGCGTTCGAGCATGGTGCATATGAACTAAACAGTGCACTCGAGTATCTACACATATCCAACGACGACATGATCGACGGCCTTGAATCTGCCATCAAACGAGTAGAGAGCAAAGGTGAACCCTCCGATTCTGATAAGAAAATATTGGATATGCAGAAGAAGGCTCTGCGCAACTATCAGAACCAAAACAAGTCGCTTGATAAGTTTTTTGAAAAGGAACTTGATCCAATCGATAATCCCTACTGCTCATGGCAGATAATCAAATATGTTGTTGATTTTGACAAACATTATCCAGACAATGATCTGACCGATTCCGATAAGAAGAATGCTCACAAACTCTGGACTGATTATCAAAAGTACAAGGATGAGATCGCAGATCAGTCGAAGATCACAAATCGTGGAGCTCGCGCTGGCAATGAATTGATTCGACGTGCCAATCGTGATATGGTCTGGACTTGCCAGCCGATTTCCACCGAACATGGTACCTTCACCGATGTGAATGAACTGCTCCAGAGTCTAATCGATCATGGTTCAAAGAACATCTATCTCTCGATGTGCAATCCGGGTCATATGAATCTGGATCCGAAGTTCAAGAAGATCAAAGGTGTGAAGGTTCACTATGCCAGGAATTCGCTCATCGTCGAGGATGCGATGGATGTTGATCTATACGCTTCGGCCGAGAGCTACCTAAACGAGGCGGCCGAGATGCTCGGCGAGGCATGGTACTTTGCACAGTCGACGGATGACGAATTCGATGTTCCTGTGCTCGACGAGGGAACCTTGCTGGAGGCAATCACGGTTGCAACCCTCTGGAGTCATGTGAAAACTGCTGTCAAGAAGGCGATCGATTTCCTGAGAAAGCTATTCGCTCGATTCATCGAAATTGTCAGAAACATGATCAAGAGCATCAAGGAATGGTTCGAGAGACACAAAAATGTTTCCTCCGACAAAACCAAGGATTCTGTGGAACTCAATCAGATCATCATCGAGGACGCGAACACCACCAAATCCTCGGTGAACACTCTGACCGAGATCGAACGTCAATCCTCCAGAGCCTGCGAGAGCATCGCCAAGAAGCTTGCCGAGATCGAGAAGCAGCAGCTCTCGGCCATGGAGGAGCTCGAGAAATTCATCGAATCCCAGGAAAAGACCACCAACGAGTCTGTGAGTGCTGAAATGGAATCGCTCATTGGACTCATCATGTGAGGAGAGAATATCCATGAATGATAACGAACTGAAGCAACTCCTGGAGACAGCTGGAATGTTGCTCAACGAGAAATCGAACAAAAAGATCCCACGCAAGAATGACAAGGGTGAGGATGTGCCCGAGGTCTGCCCAAAATGTGGCGCCAAGGTTGGTATTTTTCTGCGCGGTGAGCCTGTGTTCCTCTGCACCAACAAGGACTGCGAGAAATACTTTGGAACAGTCCCGTTCAACGAGGATGCCTCCGAGCTACTCGCGGAAAATGGTGAGGTCTCCGGGTACGACATGCTCGAAAAACACGATTGACAACAAAAAAAAAGAGACGGACCCAGGTCGGGTCCGTCTTTTCTTCGTTTGAATCGTTGCTAGTCCATGTTCCAGCATGCCGCATGTGGCAAAAGATAGTAGCAGTCCGGATAGTGACTGCTGATCGGATGAAAGTTATTGTATTTAATGTTGCGACGCATCTTTTCCAGCATATCACAACGTCCGGGATCATCCTCATCCATATATCAGCTCATCACCGATCTCTTTCTTTGGTGCCAGAACAGTGACAAAGCCGAGAACATTGAGAATGGATAGCCGTTGTACAAAAACGTGTCCCAGGAGCACTATGATGGCCCCTGGGACAAATTCAGCTGATAATTACATCGTGAATGATTGATATATGAGTAAACACACAAGCATCATCTTTACAAAGCTTTATATTTAACTTTAACCGCTGGACGGAAGCCGAACGCAGCCGACGGGCCGTAGCCGCTGTAGAAGTTGCCATCGCCACTCACGCTCCACACACTGCCGGAGTCGGCCGCAGTAGATGTACAATATGCTATATAGGCACCGTTTATCATGCAACTACGATTGGAAGCGCTGGTCTTCGGCCAATTCCACTCGGTCTGATACATAGCTTTAGAAGGAATGAAGACCTTAGCAGTGACACCGTTCACAGTGACCTCTTCCAGATAGTCAGCAACATTGGGTATGGTGTTATTCAGATAGTCTGTGCACTTCTGTGCAATGGTGGATCCGGAATAGGTTGTACTGGAACCAAATACACTCCGTTCAGTTATCGGATACAACGCCAGATAGGCATAATTCCCATCCAGATGCTGTACCTGCCAGGTAATGGACGGATAGGCGGTGAAGTAAACGGTTTCATCCCCAAGTGTCATGGTATCCTTGTTGAGCGGATTGACAAAGAAGCTGGTGGTGACCGCCACGCTCATGACGCTCGGATAGGCGATGTAATTATTTCCGGCACCGACACCGATGCTGACATTGGCGCTGCCGGTGGTATCGTTGACCGAAGAAACGGTCACAACCTTTCCGGATACGCTGGTCGTGGCAACTCCGGTGTTGTCACTGCTTGCACTGACCGCACCATCCGAATTCGTGGTCACCGTGATTGTGTCGGAGGTCTTGCTCGCATCCAGGGTCACGGTACTCTTGTCGATGCTTGCGGTGGGTGTGGCCTTGCCGATGCTCCAGCCAACATTGTACGGGTTACTTGTCCCATCCTCCCAGAATACTCCGAGCTTCGGAGTGAATGTCGTGGTATAGGTACCAGCGTTGATCCCGGAGAGATCCCCGGAGATGGTGAGTTTGTCCGGATCATAGTTGTCCCAGACCGGGGAGAGCGACTCCCCGGTATATACGAGCTGGGACGATGTTGAGGGTTTGTGCAGGAGGACATCCCTGATGTTTGGTTTGTTCCGATTGAGAACACCGAGAGACAGAAACGCCATGATGATATACCTCCTTTGTTAGCTTTGGGTGACTTCGATACAGGGACGGAAGCCAAACACAGCAGCCGGAGCGCTGCTGCCGAAATTACCTTGATTCTCGGCCTCCCAGACAAAGCTGGAACCGTCCAGATCAGAGCACCAATAGGTATAGATACCCGACACGGCATAGTCATCTTCAGTGGTTCCAGACCATTTTCTGATACCAGACCAGGCAGAACTGGTCGGATTAGCAGTATCGGTCCAGGATTCGATGTCGGATTTTGTTGCAATCCATACCTTGGCGGTGAAGCTCTGGACCGTCTTCGAGTTGACCACTGACAGTGCATTGGCCGACATCGCGTTCTGGAAGGTCGTGCACTTGGATGCGATGGTGCTGCCAGAGTATGTTGTGCTGGATCCAAATGCAGTGGTCTCCGTCATCTTCTTCAACATCAACGTATAGGTTGAACCAGATACATTGGCAACGATCCAATCCTGCCCATCAAATTTGACGAATTGACCCTTCTCCAGAGTGCCGGCGATCTTGGAAGAACCATATTCACCGTCTCCGATCTCCTTGCGGAACTTCACGGCCACCGCGGGCCGGAAACCGCCATCGGCATAGTTGGCGATGATGCTGTTGAAGTTGCCATCCACGAACCACACATTGCTGGAGTCGTTGGGATACGGCGAAGAGGTCCAATACCAGCTGTTGCCGCCGGTCTGCTTGCGGTTGTCCGCCGAGGCAGACGGCCAGCTCCATTCGGATTCATACTGAGCTTTAGAGGGAATGAAGACCTTGCTGGTAACTCCGTTGACGGTAACATCCTGACAATATTTGAGCGCTTTGGCACTCATGTTGTTTGTTTGGTAGTCAGCAGCTTTGGCTGCTAGATCCGAGCCAAGGTACGCGTTTCTGCTGTTGCTGTTGAACGCACCCGTGGACAGAATCCCGTTGGATGCCAAATAGGCAATGTTTCCATCCACGTGCTGGACAATCCAGCTCTTGTTGTCAAAGGTGACAACCTGACCGGGCACAACATTTCCCTCGATGGGATTGGTGAAGTATTCGAGATCCTCTTCGTAGTTGGTCTTCTCGACCAACACCTCGGTTTCACTCTCGTCCTCACCGAGCGTGGCTCTCAGCGTCCAGGTTCCCTCCTCGGTGGGTTGGAAGGTATGGGTATCCGTCTCCGCTCCAACATCGATGGACAGTGCGGTGAGACTGATCGTACCCTTCGTGCAGGATACCGTGCTGCCGGTGGGCACATTCACGATGATGCTCGGGCAGAGTTCAACCTTCTTCCTAAGATCAATCACGGCTCCGATGCCGGGATTTGCTCCGAAGCCCGATACGATTCCCATGTGAAATTCCTCCTTTATTGATTGATTTTGAAACGATGGGTGCCCCGCCCCTTGATGGAGGCGGGGCTGTTATCTATGATCAGGATTGAGTGACTTCGATGCAGGGTCGGAAACCATACGTCTTACTCGGACTATTGCGGCCGTAGAAGTAGCCGTCGGAAGTGACGATCCAGACATAACTGGAGTCGTTCGTATTCGAGCACCAGTAGTTGGTAGCTCCGACCGAATCGTAGATGCCATCGTTGGCGGTCCATTTGCGAATACCAGACCAATCTGACGAAGACGGTTCGCTGCTGACAGTCCAGGATTCGATGTCGGTCTTCTGGGCAATCCACACTTTGGCCGTGACAGATTGTACGGTCTTGGAGTTGACGACCGACAGCGCCTCGGCAGACATGGTACCCTGGAAGGTCGTGCACTTGGATGCGATTGTCGAACCACTGTAGTAGATCGACGAGCCAAACTGCGTCGTCTCCGTCATCTTCTTCAGCATGAGTGTGTAGGTGGAACCGTTCACCTTGGCGATAATCCAATCCAACCCATCGAACCTGACGTATGAGCCCTTTGTGAGAGTACCAGCAATCTCGGGAGAACCATATTCACCAGGAAACACATAAGTGCCAGTGATCAGTGTGCCGGTGGCATCCCAAGCCTTAACCCCCTGGAGAATATCGTCCGGTGTTGCGGTGGCCCCAGAAAAGTCAAAAGTTTTCTCCTCATACCGCCTTTTCCAGTAGTTGATCTCAGCCTGGAGCTCTGATATGGTATTGGGATTTGGTTGATTCTGAATCAAGGAGCATTCCTCCTTTCATTGTTATGAGAAGACCCGCCCGCTCCTGGGCGGGTCACTTTTGTTCATTGTACAACTTCGATACAAGGGCGGAACCCACGCGCATAGCTCGGACCGTTGTCGTTGACGAAGAGGCCGATGTAAGCGACGGCCCAGACACGGCCGGAGCCGTCCGGATCAGAGCACCAGTAGCTATAGATGTCTTTCACGGCATAGTCATCCTCGGACGAGCCCGTCCACTTGCGAATGCCAGACCAGGCAGAACTGGTCTGGTCGTTGCTATCGGTCCAGGATTCGATGTCGGATCTCGTAGCGATCCACACCTCCGCTGTAACCGACTGTACCGTCTTCGAGTTGACCACCGACAGCGCATTCGCCGACATCGCATTCTGGAAGGTCGTGCACTTCGACGTGATGGTACTGCCACTATAGCTGGTCGACGAACCGAAGGTTGTGGTCTCGGTCATCTTCTTCAGCATCAGGGTGTAGGTGTTGCCGGAGACATTCGCAACGATCCAGTCGATGCCATCAAAACGTACATATGAACCTTTGGTAAGAGTTCCGGAGATGACATTGGAGCCGTATTCACCAGGATCTGCTTCCCGTCCTATCAGTGTACCATTAGCATCCCAAGCATATACACCGATTGGCAAATCATCCACTGTTACATTCGCTCCACTGAAGTCGAACTTCCCTCCAGATTTGAGTGCATCACCATAGATTGTTCCCATGGATCAATACACCTCCTTCAGGTTGACCTGGAGGGTCACCGCAACACTCAACGGAGCATCCTTGGCCATGAGATACAGTGTTCCATCCACGTTCTTGACGAAGAGGTTGCTGCAACCATCCTCCTCCATCTGGTCGATGACATCCTCATCGTTCTGGAGATCCACCTGGGTATTCTCCGTCGTCCCGGGAATCGTGATCGTTTGTTGATACCAGCCGTCTCCGTTGTCGGTCCAGCTTGTACCCGTGGTCACCGTCTTCATGGTAGCGTACTGGTGCACACCGATGCCTGCCCCGACTGGAACGGTCCCGGTGGTCTCGGCGATGGCGGTGATGAGCACGTAGACCGTCAGCGCTGCGGTTGGAATCTCATCGCAGGTGAAGGTGAGCGAATCCGTGGCCTGTGCGGTGGCACGCACGTTGCAATCGAAGTACTCAGCGCTCGACGCATTGGAGGGGTTCGGCTCGATCTTCTGCTTGAGTTCGTCGGCGACGATGCCAGGTACCGCCACGGTCTGGGTCTTGGCGGTGGAATCCCAGCCGGCCACCGTGAGCGTCACGGGGATCGCCTGGGGGCAGGAGCCGATGAGATAGCCCTCATCGGTGGTCGTGGTGAAGAGGAGAATCTGCACCGGAAGATCGATGCTCGGTTTCGCGCCCTTTGCCGTGATCGTGAGCGTGGAAGAATCCTGGGCACTGATGCGCATGCAGGCATCCTCGATGGCCGTGGCCTGAGCATCGCTGGCGCTCTGGCCAGGACCGATGACACCATCCTGGCCCGCCATGAGACCAGAGACGAAGATGCGCTGGGTGTAGGGAGCGGAGCTTCCCTCCCAGCCCGAGGCAGCGAGGGTAACATCAACGCTGCGGGACACGCCCTGGGATCCGGAATCGAGGATGTTCACTCCATGAACCCAGGCACTCGAGGGCCCAACCACGAGCTTGGATTCCTTGGTGGCGGCGGGCGCATCGTCGGTGGCCTGCACCTCGGGGAGATAGCTATCCAGGTCGGACTGGACGGTGCCACCGGTGGACGTGATCTCCGAGGCTGTGTAGGCCGGCTTGGTGGCCGACTTGACCCACTCCGGGAGTCCGACAACACAGGCAACCTCGGTCTCGAAGTGAATCGTATCATAGGAGGCGCCATTGAACCTGTGAAGCCTCTGTTTCAGAACTGCCACTAAATCACACCTCCTTGGTGTTGTTATATTTTGACGAAACGCCCGAAACCCGCATGAATAAAGGGTTTGCAGCGAGTTGATGTGCTGAAATCTCTGCCAAAACTGCCATATGTCGACACCTGCCAAAAGGTAGGGTCTAAGATGCAACAAAATTTAGGGGTAAAAATGTTGTTTTGAGGGAAAAAGAAACCCCTCCCGGATCACCGGGAGGGGTATTTGATGGTATCCTAGAAGGCATTTTTCTTCTTGGACCGAGTTGTTTTCTTCTCGGTCTTGGGTTTTTCATCGGTCTTGGGAGCCGTTTTGCGCTTGTAGACCTTCTTTTCCACGGTTTTCTTGGGTTTCTTGGGCTTTTCCTCGACGACCGGCACATCCTCGACGGGGACCACCTCGGTCGGAGGAGCATCGATCGGATCCGGCTCTTCGACCGGATAGATCGGATCCTCATCCTGTTCGAGACTGTCGACGGGCATGTCTGACGGATAGAGATCGTCCGGATCGCCGATCGGTTCACCCTCGGGAATGATCTGTGCGTTGTTCACGGCGTTGATCATGTCTTGGAGAGCCTTGAATTCCTCGGAGATACGCAGGTTCTCGAATTCGAGCTGCTTCTTCTGGGCCCGGATCTGCTCGTAGGAGTTTGTAATCTCGCGGAGCCTTTTCTCGAGATTGTTGATGCGACGCTCCATGGTGCGCGCGGCGATGAGCTGTTCCTTCTCGCTCATAGCCTTGCCCATGGTGACGATGACAAGGCCGTTGCCCTTGTCGACGACCGAGCCGGCCACGATATAGGATGCGTAGTCCTCGCAGACGTCAACATCACCGGCATCGTGGGTAAGATCACCCTGGTCATAGTGTGTTTCGATGACGAAGGATGATCCGTCGATAAACGCTTTCTCGACATCCACCGGAGATGTGTTGGTGAGATAGAGCGCAATGACATCGCGCACAGCGTCGCGCAACGGCTCGGTGCCGATGCCATAGTGGTCGAGGGGAAAGATCTCCCCGCTGTCCAGATGTACGATTCGATTCATGTTGTTTCCTCCCATGTGTTAATTTTTGACATCGTCTTTTACGACCGTCCTGTCATTGCCGAACATGCCGGTCATCGAGAGATTATGCTTGTAGTTGATGAATTGTTCTGCTGTGTAGTTTCCGCGGTTGAATCTTGATATTTCGTTGCCGATGAGCTCGAGACCGCGATCATAGAGTTTGATGCCGTATTTCGGATTGATTCCCAGCAACACCGCACCGGTGTATTCCAATGCCTCGCAACGAATCATCTCGTTTCTGGTCGCGTGATAGAATGGGATCAGCTTTCCGATGTCAAGCATGAGACGGTCGCGTCGGGTCGCAATGGTTGCTTCGTTGGTACTCTTTCTGAGCGACTTCACATCATTGATGATGGTTGCTTCGAGCTGCGCGATGCGATAGCTCAGGATCAGATTCATGGATATTCCTACCACCTTTCGTTTGTTACTTCAAGGTTATATTATATAGACCAAAGTAAAATCCCCTCCCGATGGTTGGGGAGGGGATTTTGATCACCTATTCGCAAAGGAGGCCGGATAGACTCCCGTCCTAGCACTGCCCTGTTCGCCGGCCGCCGTGTAGATCACGGTGTTGTATCTCCACATTTTCTTGCCGTTGTTTTCGAAGGGTTCGTGCACGCTGAACTTGCGCTCGCCGGTCTTGGTGATCTCGAGCACATAGCGACGATTCTTGAATTCAACCGTGCGTTTTTCAGGTTCTTCGATCGACATGGCAAAGAGTTCATCGCGGAGACGCTGCTCCACGGATGCGTGCTCGGCCTCGAGCTGTGCTGTCCTGCGCTGCTCGCTGCGTGCTCTGAGCTTATCAAATAGACCCATGATATCCTCCTCCTTTCCCGAAGCATTAAGTATACTAATGTTCGATGAAATTCAAATTCGATCACAAAGAAAACAGGAAGCAATTCAGTACTTTTCGATGGTGCCGATGTGTTGTTTATTTTTCCCCTCGCGTATGATATTGATCGTTCCGAGGTTGATGTAAACCATAATTGTGTATAGCTTCCCGACCTGCGGGTTTCCGATGGTCAGGATTCCCTCGTCGTCAAACACGGCCGGCGCATTCATGTAGGAACCGTTGGGGTAGGCTCGCACCAGCATGAGATCTGATAATTTCCCCTTCTTCTGGACACACTCGAGGATCACGTTGCGAATATCCGGATCGATGGTGCGATAGCATTCGGGGAGAATGGCAATTTTGTTGTCGTCGCCCTGCTGGAACTCCACATCGAACTTCACCGCCGCCGTGTACCCATTGATCTCGGTGGGCCAGTCCAGATCCGCATAGTCCGGGTTAGTGATGGTGATGAGATCCGGCGTGTCATCGATGATTTCTTCGTAGGGGACAAAGTCGGCCTTCTCGGGAATCATGAGAATGAATTCCGACGGCACATCAGCCTTGAAGATGAATTCTTCGGTGAGCCTGGCGCCCCACTCGATGGCATTGCTGGTTTCCGGCGTGTCGCGGTTTGGATAGCCGGTCACTTCGCACATTAGCTGTGTTGGGACGAGCATGTAGTGAAGAACCACGCCGTTGGGTGTGACACGCATGATGATCGAGTATTTGGACACGGAGTTGAGGAATCTCACGAACTCCTCGGTGCCATATTCATACCCATGCACCTTGGCGATGAATTTCATCTGCTTGCTCGGCAGCAGATACGGAAGCGTTCGATCCAGCGTAAACTTTGAGTTATGCCGAATGCGCATGAGCAACATGTTGTAGGTGTTGAGCTGACGATCCAGATTCTGCTCCATGATCATCATGTCAAAGTCGAAGCGGAAACGATTGCGTCGATAGACGAGCTCGATGGAATCCGTCTTGAGGATCGGAAGCGAGTAGATCAGGGCGGGGCCAATGCCCTCGTTCCCCGGATCATAGAAGTTGTAGCGATCGGTCATGTTCTGACCAAAGAGGCTCTCATCATCGTGGGTGATGGATTGTGGATCGATGATCATGAACGGTTTTTCGAGCTTGTATATGTTGCGCATGAAACTCTTGAATTCCCCATACGCAGATTCGGTGGTGATCCTCGTGCGCTTGAAATATCCTGCCGGGAAGAATGACTTGATCCAGTCGACCACGGCACCGGTGATGGTGGCCTGGTTATAGCTTGTCTTTTGGATATGACGATCGTATTGGATGACCTCTTCCTCGGGCCATTCTTGCACGGAATAGAGTCTATTCCACTGCCCGTAGTCATCTGGATAGTCCTGTGGTCGTCCTACATGAAGCATGAGAATGTCTCCTTTCTCGGGGATGTCTATTATATATGGATGTTCGAGCAAAAAGAAACCGCCCCACGAAGGAAGCGGTTTCTTTGATTCCTCAGAACCAGATCGAAGGTAACGGACCGATGCGACGGTATGATGGTTCGCTGCCATAGTGGCCGATCTGACTCATCAAACGGTTATATCTGAGAATCCTTTCCGTGTACGCTTTGGGCACAAGTTGCACGAATATCACACCATCTTCCTCGATGATATGTTTTATCGCAGGTTCAGCTTGATTGTGCGTGATGGTGTTGATGAGGACGCATTCCCCGTTCCTTTCGATGGCACAATACGCGAACTCAGCCTCTGACAGGATAATGCGATTGGTGCGAAAGCTACCATCGTTCACGAAGATCACTGCGGATAGATAGTCCGGATTCTCGGCGATAACCTCGAGGGCGTCAACCACGTCCGAATGGTGTAATCTAATGTATTCATCCACGCGATCGATGAAGTCCTTGATCAACTGCGCCTTTTGGTCAATATCGGTGATGTTCTCCTCGGTCCTGGATCGATAGTCGACGATATCCTCGATGAGCTTGACTTCGGATACGATATACATCGGATTCTTGGAAACTCCCGGAATGAACGTCTGCATCGCATATGCATAGTACATGTGCAACCAGAAAGTCACAGGGTTGATGCCTCGAATCTCCGGATGCGTATTCCAGTAATTCCGCATCGCCTGAATATTATTCTCCTGATCAGGTGACATTGGATACATGCTCGCCCCTCCCAATAACTTCGATGCAGGGGCGGAACCCACGCGCATCGCTCGGAATGTAGTTGAGGAAGTAGCCGCCACAATTAACGTACCAGACATAGTTGGAGTCGGACGGATCGGGGCACCAGTAGGAACCGTTTTTCTTAGCATCGATCGTCGTATCTTGGAAATCCCACACACGCACACTACCATACATGTTGTTGGTGGGATTGTCGGAATCCGTCCATTCTTCGATCATGGACTTGGTGGCGATCCATACCTTGGCAGTGACCCCCTGGACAGTTTTATCGCTGATCATCGAAAGTGCAGCATTGCTCATGTGGGCCTGAAACTCTTCGCATCTATCAGCAATGTACGAACCGCGATAATTTGTGGAGAGTCCGAACGCGGAGATCTTGTCGATCGTCTTCTTCATGAGGGTGTATCTATCCTTGTCCACATTGACCACGATCCATTCGATGCCGTCGAATGTGACGGTTTCGCCCATGGCAATCACACCATCAACCTTGCCGGAACCATATGCACCAGGGGCTGCAGATTCATTCCCCTGTTCAGCCGTGATTATCGGTACACCGAATTGTTCCGCGATCAGCCGGAGCATGATGAGCCGTTCGTTCAAATCCGAAGACTCCACACGATCGATGAACGCAATCATGTTGAGCATCTTCTTATATTTCTTAAGCTGATTGATGCGGTGCAGATAACGACTGGTTTCTTTATTGCCGCAGGCGGTGTTGAGACATTCGGTGTCAATCTCGATGCGCCTATCAACATATTTGAGTCTCTCGGTGAAATGATCGCTGCCAACGTCGAGTTCTTTCATGACGTCAAACATGGCCTGTGCATTCTTGTAAGGTTCGACATTGCACATTGGGTCATGCGTCGACATGTGTCGAATGTCTTCCACCGTCACATAGTTCTCATCCCCGGCAAACTCGATCAGGGTTTGGATCTCCTCGTCGGTGAGGGTATGAGACTCATCCTCATCGAGCCAGCAGAGGATCAGATCAGTCATGGAATCCGCCTCATTGACGTAATCATCCATGAGTGCTTTCAATACATCGCTGGGATCCTTAACCGTTCTGGTGATGGGAACGATTGTGATGCTGTGAAGCTCATACTCCTCAGTCTCGTTGAGCTCCATGGTATTACGCTCTTCGACGAAGCGGTCCATGGCCACGACGAGGAAACCTGCTTCGTTGGGAGTTTCGCCCTCTTCGATCACGTCGGTGTCGCTGAGCTGTACGTAGTACTCACCCTCGAAATCAGGGCACTCCGGATGTTTCTCGGGAAAGGCATAGCCGTAGGTAAAACGATACTTGCGTTTTGTGAGATTATTCATGATTCTCCTCCATGTTCTTCGTGTATATGAGCGGGCCACCGGAGTAACCCTTCGCATGCATGGATCTTGTTTGTTCCTCTAGGAACTGATACCAGGGGTCTCCCCCAGAATGCTCTTTGATCATATCTGCGGACTCATGGTTCCATAGACATGACCGTGGGCGAGGAATCTATCCTCTCGCTGCAACCTATCCATGGTACTCTCCGTATCGATAGGTCGATGTTCATTATTGTTATTCATTTTCATTGTCTCCTTCGCCATCTTCCTCGATGAGCTCACCTTTCCTACGAGCTTCCTCGATCTCCAGATCATCCTCGTGTTGGCTCGTCGGAAGAGATGTGCACTCGATCTTGGCGCTCATGCCGAAGAAATCATCGCCCATGTTTCCAATAAACGATATGACGGGTTCGTCGCCCATTCTGAAAAGATCGCTGAACCCACATATGGCGAGAATACGGTTCTTTGCCTCCTGGGTAATGTGGGTAAAGTGCAGATCGAGATCGATGCGCTCCGGAGTCTCCAGCCCTCCGTCATAGTGCTCATGGATGCGTCGCAGCAGCCGCTTGAGTTCGTCAAGGTCTTCGAAGAGCGCATTCGCATCCTTTGGTTCAAGATCCTCGAGATACTCACGCATCTCATCGGGAGTAGACCCGTCGATATGCTTGAGCAACGCTGCGGCGAGTTTGATTTCATTCTCAAGTTTTCTATCCATGGTGTTCATACCTTTCCTGAGTCGTATGCCCGATTATGTATTTCACTCATCGTTTTCGTCATCTTCATCGAGCACATCAGATATGCCATCGTAGTCATCCTGGCACTCAATATCACCGATGTCTATGTCGATCACATCGCCGTCGTTGGTTTCAATCTCTTCGAAGCGGGGATCAAAGTGTACTGTATGACCCTCATTGTCGAGCTCAAAGCTCAGGGTTACATCGAGATCAGGGTCGAAGTTCTCGAGTACCGAAATAAGATCTCTAACTTTCATTGTCTACTAATTCCTTTCTTGATAGTATGGTTACAATGATGTCGTCAGCTGTTCGACACCATTGTTCATTTTTATATTATATAGACCAAAAAGAATCCCTCCCGGTTATTTGGGAGGGATCCGACCTATCGCACAGCACTGGGCTTGAGATAGCGCTCGGCTTCAGCATCGTAATCGATTCCAGCCAGATCACAGTATCTCTTCATAAGCCAAATACACCGAGTTTTTGATATGTACGCCGTTGGCACCTCGCTCGGAACATGACGGAAATCTGTGAGCATGGATTTCGGAATCATATCAATCGGTATGAAGTAATACGCTTCGCCATCATAGAAACCACCATAATCATAGCAGGTTCCATCGTCGTCCATCCAGACCATGTGACCGAAGGGAGCAGCGAGGCATACTTTGCCGCGCTGAAATAGCCCCTGTAGCATCAATGCGAAGTGTAGACAGTATCCACTCATGAATTGGTTGTATAACACATCAACTCCGTGAGCCTTGTCGTTGGATACACCGTGCTGAATGAATTTGTCCAAAAATCCAAGAACTTCGTTTTGACGCTCGGTTGGTTCAACCTTCCTACCGTTTACCCATCTGTTATTCATGTGAAATCCTCCCATCATTTGATCATTACCTCTATATTATATATTCAAAACGAAGACCCCTCCCGGAAATGGGAGGGGTTTCAAAGGAGAAGATCATGAAACAAATCGACACCCTGCGGCTGAGCATCATATAAATGTTCAGTTCTTGTACATCAGCTTATAGGTACGAGCACTATTCAGATCATACCACAACATCTGTTCCTTTTAGCTTTGTTTTATTGCTTCCCGTTCCTTTTGCTGTTGGAAAATCCTCGTTTGTTCTCGGAATCAATACACGAAAACCACACTTGTCATAATATTCGCGGTTTTTACGATGAACGCTAAGATCTTGATGTTCAATAGCGTATGCAATGGCCGAATTACTCCACCCTCCCATCACTCTATGATTTATGAAATGTTCGCCAAGGCCAAATACTTCAGCGGCTTGAGCGTAATTGTATATCTTATTATTTATTCGTATTTTAGAATTTGTCCATCTATTGTTTGATTGTTCCTTCATTGTAACCCACCGACAATTATCCGGTGAATACGGCCCTTCTGGATCTGGCCATCTATCTATTGTTAATTTATCCTTTCGAGGGGTTTCTTTTGGCTGCTCGTAATAGCCGTTTTTATATGACCATTCTTTGAAATTTTTATATCCAACACCATTCGGAAGCGCCCACTCGGCGGCAATCCCGCGTGGAATATACACGGGGTTATTTTTAGTCCGATCTAGTATACCTGCATGGATCCAATAAAGCCTACTATTCACGCTATCTTTATTGACAGCATATTTCTCCGCAGGTATTTCATGATGTAAACACCCACAGCTTTTTGTAAGACCCCCTACTAATTGAGAATAACGCACAATACATGTATTACCACAATCGCATTTGCAACGGTATCGAACAATATAGTCTTTTCCGTTGCTTTTCTTTTCAGTCTCTACAGGTTCTATAACGGTTAGCTTACCAAACCGTTTACCAAGCATTTCCTTGTCTCTTCGAATCTTTTTTATTTCACGCACATAACACCCACAACTTGTTGATCGACCACTCAAAAGATTGTATACGTCAACTTCTACTGTCTCTCCGCAATCACATTTGCAATAATATACATACTTGAGTTTACCATTTGACCAGCGCTCTGTTGCTTTGTATCCTGTAACAGTAAGCCTGCCAAAACGTTCTCCCTCTTTTACTGTTTTCATCTGTAATACTCTCCTTTATTTAAGAAACTATAGTACTGTTATTCGTTTCAAAAATAAAGGCCCGGTATACCGTTTTGTGTGGTATACCGGGATTCTTTATGATTTGTACATCAGTTTATAGGTTCTAGCCGAGTTCAGGTCGATCGCTCTCCCCTTTTCGAGCGAAAATCTCATGCGAGCCTTCTTCTTTTTGGGAAGAAGATCTTTGTATGCATCATCCTTGAGGATCTTGCCGGACTTATTGTCTATCGGAACATACTTCCAGGTACCGTTAGGATCCAGCGGATCACAGAGCACCATCACATGGAAGGTTCCCTCGAGCGCGAGCGCCTTCTCGTGCGGTGTGAGCTTGATCTCGTCCTTGCGGCTCTTGAGAGTCTTGGCGAACTCCATGGCAAGCTCCTTCTGTTCTTCGTCGGACACCTTTCCCTTCTTTCCGCCGGACTTGCTAATGCTTCCGAAGGTTGCAACATCCTCGTCATCATCGTCATCGTCGGCAGAGAGTGACTTGAAGTTACCATAGGGATTTCTGGTGCTCTTATCCTTCTTTCCCTTCTTGTCCTTCTTCTTGCGTTTCTTGGAGAAGTCCTCGTCCTCGATGTCGTCGAGGCTGCCGCGCAGGAACTTCGCGGCCATGCTGGCAACTTCCTTATCCTGGTTGCCGGTCTCGGCCCGCTTATCTTTCTCCTTTTGATACTCGAGTCTGGAAAGAGTCGTGGCCAGAGATGCCATGGAGGTGATGGCCGAGAGCGACGATGACTTGGCCGATAGCATGTTGCTCATCTGCGAGGATCGATACATGGATCTGGCACTGTTCTTGTTCTCGGCGAGCTCAGCCTCGATGTCTTTTGCGATCTGGTCAAACTCCTGGGACTTTTGGTTGAGCATGTCCATGATCGGCGCAAAGCGCATGCCATAGGTGGTATCGAGCGAGTTGCCCACCTTTTTGGGACGACCGCGCTTCTTCTTTTCGATGTAGCCGGAACCGTCCTCCTCATCGTAGAGCTCCTCATCTTCGTCGGCGTTGTCCGCATCGGCGGTGTTGAAGACCATGTTGATGAGGGTCTCGCGCTTCTTCTTTTTCTTCTTCTTGTTTTCGTTCTTCTTGGACTCTTTGTATTCCTCGGACTTCTGATACTTCGCGGTTTCGGCCTGTTCCTTGCGGTACTTCTTGAGCTTCGCCTCGAGCGTGTCGATGTCGGTGCTCAGAGCATTCATGTGACGATCGACGTGGGAAGCCGTCGGACGAAGTATCACAAAGCCGTCGTCATCTCGTTCCAGATCGTCCCAGCCGGAGGCGGCGTTGTAGCGCGCATAGCCAACCTCCAGCAGCGAGGTATCAATCGCCTTCGGGATGGCGCTGTTCTTCCTCGGTGGCATGTTCATCCTCCTTCTTATCAACTTTAGCAACGGCCAGATCCATGTAGGTCTTGCCGCTGCGTGGTTCTACTTCATTTGCTCGCATCTGTGCGAGATCCGGGAGTTCCCGGAATTGATCGGTCACATCCTCGATGATGGCGAGCGGATCGATGAGCGGTGTTCCATCGGTGGAGGTTCCAATCCGTTTGCCAACAATGATGTAGACCTTGGCTTCGCCGGCGTAGACAGCCTCGAGCAGATCCGCGAGAATCAGCACCGTTGCACCATTCACGGGCTTGGACAATACGATTCTCCAGTCATGGAGATCCTTGTCTCGGGCGCAGTCGTAGACCGCAAGACCGTCCTCCTTGCCGACCGGAAGACCGTTGTAGTATATTGTGGAGTGCTTGTCCTTCGGTATCTCACCGATGCGGATATAGGTGTTTTCGGACAGTATCATGATTGTCATATACCCCTTTCTTCCATCTCCCAAGGTATATAACCATGTCAAAATGGGCAGCATCAGGGATACTTTATCTGATGTCCATTATAGATCTGTAGCATCTTGTATAAAAAGAAAGAGACCCCGGGATTTTTATCCCGGGGTTCATCTCTTATTCACCGTAGTCGATCAGCACAAAGCTTCCGTCCGGTCTGAAGTAGAAGTTACAATGATACCATGACATCGGACCCTCGTGGTCCCATGGATAGAGTTCGAAACGGTTGTGCTCTCGGAATTCTCCAAAGACGTCGCCGAGCGCTGCGACCATCTTGTCGTAGAGGGCTTCGGTCTTGAAGCCGCTGCAGTTGTTGAATATGATTTTTTAGCATTGGTTCAGTCCTCCTTTCTGAGGGCGTGGAGCTCAGTGAACTTCTTCTTGAGCTGGTCGTCCTCTTCGATGGTGATGGGATAGTCGAAGCCCTTCCGCTTGCCGTCTTTGTCGAGCCAGATGGCCTTCTCCTCGTCGGTCATGTCACGGGTGAACGTGGCCCAGCGCTCATCGACGGTCATGGTCTCATAATCGGCCTTATGGTCGTATTCCGGACCACGGCGGTCAATTCGAGCCCGTCGAGAGAACCGTCGTCATAGAAGACTCTTTCCCAGACGCGGTTCACCAGATCCGTATCGAAGAGCTCGATGTCAACGTCGGTGTCGCATATCAACACGTCGCGATTCAGGAAAGCGTCGATGCAGGCGATGGAGAATTCGAGCCTGGTCGGAATGGTTGCGTCGGGCGTTGCACTAAGGCTGGCAATGTAGCCATCGTAGAGCACTCCCTCCGGAGTGGAAGATTCAAGGTCATGTTCGCAGTGCTCCGTCAGCCACGCTGCCACATAGTCATGGAGCCTAGCCTGCTTCTCCTTGACGGTATCGTGTTTGTCGCAGTCCGCCTTGACATTGGGCCAGCGTTTTCTGACCTCATTGAGATCCATGAAGCTGACGTCGGCGTCAGTGACATTGGCGCGAAACGTCACCTGGGGATTCTTCGGCTCCGGGGAACTGGGACGCTCTCCGTTCAACATCAGCAGGATAGTGTCCTGAGGGTCGGTTTCGTCTGGCTGGTGGAGAAGGATGTCGCTGTCGATGTAGGCCGGGCAGCCGACGAGACTGTAGTGGATCTTAGCGGCGAGGTCCTTGGTCGGAAGGCTGGTCTTGTTGACGATGATAAGTTCGAATGCCATAGTGTGTTACCTCCTGAATAATGATTGTATTTTCTTTTGGATCTTCTGCTTTCTTCTGATGCGACTGAGACTGCGACGGGCTATCTTGACGTACTTGAGTTTCTCGATGTAGCCATAGTCACGACGACGGATGAAGCCTCGGTACCAGAGACGCCGATGATCTGAAACCATGGGTTTTCTTCACTGCCCAGATCTTCTGTACTCTCGGCGTAGAGAATCTTCAGTCTGTCAAAAAGTTGTTTGGTTGCCTCGAGATCTGTGAGGTTCATTTGATCCATGGCTCTAATCTCCCTTCTTGAGTTCAAGCATGATCAGGAGCTTCGGTTTCTTGCCGTTGGTGATCATGGTGGATTCGAGTTTGGCATCCTCGCCGTAGTCCGAGAGATAGAACCCGACCTTGATGTCGCCTTCTGATTTCTCAACCTTCTTGAGGAATGAGATGAGTTTGGAGATCCTCATAGACAACCGCACTCCTTCCAGGCTTCCATGATCTTCGGGCCCTGGAGGGCAAACCAATCGACCATTTCCTCGTTGTTTGCCCAACCTCTATCAAACTTTCCACAGCCTGAGCCCAATCCGCTCTCGCGGAGAAAACCGTGGACAATCTCATGTCTCAATGTGCTCTTCCACTGTTGTGCAATGCATTCGGTCGTATAGCCATCATAGGCTGAATCCATCATATCCTCGATGACTATGACATGAGCGCCATAGGTAATGTAGCCGTCCGAGGTCAACAACTTCTTGTCGCTATTTGTGCTATGAATCTCTATTTTATACTCGGTGCCGAGAATATGGACCCCATCGCTGAGCAGCTTAACCCTACCGGTTGACATCTGTGTATCTGCCTCCGTTGAGGCTTTCTTTCTCGGCATCACAATTCCTCCGGATCTGCACCGTCCATGATGTCGGCCTTGACGGTTCCATCATCGTAGATACCGGTGCCGACGCGCTCCACCGGACGGAAGTTGTCGCCGGAACAGGGCGGGCACATGCACTCAATATCACCCTGAATCACCTTGATTGCCTCGAGAGCCGAGATGACTTCGCTGATCTTCATGGCATGGGTTTTCTCGGGCTCGAAAACAGCGTCCGGCACGTTCTCCATATATTGTTCGATGCTGGTGATGCCGGAGACGAAAGCAAGTTGGGACGCAATGAGCTCGAATTCGTTGAGAAGCTCGCGCGCTTCCTTGCACCGTTCGGAGCTTGCGGCGTTTTCGAGGACATTGATGGTGTTGACGACCTTTGCGATGTTATTATGCATTGCATCGTATGCGCTGCGCGTCGACTCCGGAAGTTTGGCGTAGATGATCACATCGTTGATGTAGCCGTGGCGTTCATCGGCGTCGGAGCGAACGGCACCGACGCTGTCGATCTCGAGATGTCCGATGAGATCCATGTTGCCGATGACCACCTTGGGATTGGTATCGAGATGCTCAAATGCGCTTGTGACATCTTCGATCAGTTTTGCCGCTTCCATATTTCTTGATCCTCCTATATTTTTATGATCGTTACCTCATTGCAGGAAGGGTTCAGCTTCCTCCAACAGTGTGCAGAGGTTATCATTGCACGTGTTCTCCTCGATGTCGCGCACCGTGTCAGGGTCGAACTGGCTCAGCAGAACCTTGGAGCAGTCGTCGAGCTCGTCGATGGCCGAGCGGAACTCGATGCTGCCGGGTTTTGCGGCCGCGGCGTCGTCGCAGATCTGCCTGACGATGTCAAATACTCTGGGTGCAAATTCATTGAGTTTCTTGACTTCCATGTTGATTCATCCTCCTAATGTCTAGAGTTTCTCGATCTCGGCTTTGATCGTGGTGATCCTACCGTTGATCCAACCGGTCAGAAAATCCATGAATTCTTTGTCCGGTCTGATGTACATACCATCAACATTGATCCGAAACGAATCCCCGTGACGGTGGATGTAGCCATCGTAGTTCGGAGCGCCATTCACCACATCCGTTTTGATGATATTGTATAGTCTGACAAGATTGTCAAGCTCCATCACCTTTTTGTTGGCATTGCGAATATCTTCTGCCTTCATGGTACCACTCCTTCATTCGTCGGCGCTAACGTAGGCGGCGAGATCTCCACCGCCCAGTGCTTCGCTGATTCCAACATCGGTGACGGGCATGCGCTCGTCACCATCACCGCTGGTCACGACCAGCTCGAGATCGCCGTGCTCGGCAATGATCTTGTTGAGGGTATACACTACCTCACTGATCTTCATAGCTATCTGCCTTTCTTCGTCGGTGTCGGATATAGATCATATCCGGTGTTGTTCCTGTTCATGTAACATTGGACATTGTCCCAGCGTGGATCATCTTCGATGAGAGGATGCTCGATGCTGGCAATGATCTCGTTCATTGCATCCTCCGGAATTACACGCTCGCGGGACAGGTTATTCGCAACACAGAGTTCCACGGGAGCATTGACGAAGATTAGCACGTGCTGGTCGAATCCGCCGAACCAATCCAGGAACTCGGTGCGCTTGCTCTTGGTCGGAGAATTGGTGTCCACGACGATGTTGCGCCCCTTGAGCTCAGCGAGGTGGATGGCCTGAAAGAAGGCCATCCACACATCGAATTCATCCTCGTGTCTCTTCTCAGAGCCGTTGAATACGGCGTAGAAATCGTCGATGCCGAGATACTGCAGGTTCCTATCCTCGGCGAGTTTCTTTGCAAAGGTTGTCTTTCCGGCACCGCTTGGGCCGGACATGAGATACATGATCGACATCTTCTACCTCACTGTTCATAGGGAAGCTTCACTCCGGGACGCTTCTTGAGCACCACGAAACCGTCCTTGGTCATGGTGTGACCGTCAGCCCTCTTGTCGAGGACCTCCTGGCCCTCGGCGAAGATCTTGTTGAAGTTCACGGCCTTGCGCCCTTCCTTGTTCACCTTCTGAATCTCGCCGGTGTTGCGTGCGGATACGAGGATTCCGGTGAGCTCATCAACCTCCTCCGCGGTGAGCGTGACGCCCTTGCCGAGCTTGAGCTCGCCGTCATCATCCTCCCAGCAGGCACGGATGTTGAGCTTCGGATCTCCATCACCCCAGGCAACGGTTGCCACAACTTTGTTGTGACGTTCGTTGAGGTATCCGTGAATTTGCTTGATGTCAGCCTTCGGAGCTTCCCTGTCCTTCTTTGCCATTGACTTGACCCTCCTTGATTTTGCACCCATCGCGCCAGCTTGCCCACTGCGCATTTGCTCTGAGATATGCCTCGGATCCACCGAACCCTACCAGCGACCTACCGATAGATTCGTTGAGGCTACGGAGAGCCTCGAGGGCCCCGGCATCGTCAACGTCGATGAGCCAGCCGAACATGATCGTGCATCGATTGAGCATGTCGCTGAGGTTGAGAGCATCCATGAGTGAGATCACAATCTGCTGAGTACCGTGATCAACCTCGACGGTCTGGTGCTCTTCGGTGCGCTCCGGATGCTCGAGCAGCTCAAGCATGTCGATGAGACGCTCGTACGAAATGCTCTGGTGTCCAAAGAGTTTGATATCGTCATGTGTGCCGAGCTTCTCGTCGAAGCACTGCGCGTTGAGTGCAACGTTCAGCTGATGAACGATGCTCTCGGCAAGGTCCTTGCTGATGCGGATGGGATTCACTTCTTTGTTCATGTCAATTCTCCTTTTTAATATCATGCTCGTTCTTGAGAATACCGAATGTCTCGACTTCATCTGAGCTGAAGGTGATTGGATTTCCGACATCAAACTCTATTCGCTGAAACGGAAATGCAACATCAGATTCGATGATATCACCACATCCTGGGCACTCGTACACATAGCAGTGTGCACCGCCATGTATCATTGCATCGATGTTTGTTTTGGCTTTTACCATATCCACATTACATTTTGGGCATACGGCCTTGATGTTTAGTGTCCTGATGACCTTATACCCACGGATGTAATCACTCAGACATTTGTTCTGTTCCATCAGTATCTTCCTCCGCATCGGAATCGTTGCAGATCTTGTTGATCATGTCCATATGTTTCCGATAGCATTCAGTTCCGCAGAGCCTGGATTCGGTGCACCACTCGACGAATCGTGTCGGTTTACCACAGACCCTACAGGGTACGGTTTGCTTGGTGCAGAGCAGACCGTAGGATTGGATCTTGTCGCCTTCATTGGCATATGGGAATAATTCCTCGAAGCTGCTGTCCGATTGGGTCAGATTATTCTCCATCGTTTTGACCTCCCTTCCCATTGGTTAATCCTCGTCGAAGGATCCCTCGGGATATGCATCGTCGAGGGGGTCGTGATCAAGGGTGGCGCCGATCACATTGTTGTGATCATCAACATCCACGTGGATGAATGCTTCGTTGGCCCCACAGATGCTGATGGGCGTGTCGGCCGGAAGACGTCTCAGCTCATCCACAAGACGCTCTGCGCTCAGTATTCCGGTGAGCGGATCCCGGAGGTTTCTGCGACGTTTCGGATCAAAGGACATCGTGGCTGTTCCTCGCTTTCTTCTCATTCGCTTCGAGCTCAGCCCTGAAGATGGCTGAGAATCCTGGCGGGTTGAGATCGCTTTCATCGGGAATCATGTAGTTCGGATTCTGCCAGTAGGGCGGACGATATTGATAATCGGTGTACATGACTCATGCCCCTTTCATGTCGGCATGGATGGGATGGGGATGTTGGGACTCAGGATCAGCTGCGGGACCTTGTTCTCACCGACCATGTGGGTCCTGAACGTCATATGACCTTCGTCGAGCCCGGGCTTGACCGAGATCAGCACCTCGGTTTCATCGCCATACTTGTCGGCGACCTGCTCCAGCGTGTGCATGAGATCGGCCACCGTGGTTCTATTACCGTTCATGGTTCAATCCTCCTCTTTTTCGATGCGTTTCTTGATGTACTTCTTGAACTCCTTGGCCGCATCCTCCATGAGTTCGCTGATGAACTTGTTGGTTTTCTTGTCGTCCATCCACTTTGGGACGACGAGATTCACCGACATCTGCATCTTTGCCTCGGGCTTGGATTTGGGACCATCGAGCAGATGTTCGGGAATCTCCACATAGCAGTTGCTACTGCGATTTACCTGTGCCATTGGATTATCTTCCTTCCTCAGTAGATTTCAAAATCGAGCTTGCCATGTTCGCGAGAGATGTCCAGGAGCTTGTCGGTCTGATAAAGTGTGACATCATGGATCACAATCTCACGATGCAACGGATTACCATAGAACAGCTCGCTCGGCTCCTCGTTGTTCATCAGCTCTCTGAGCTCATGATCCGCATTGCAGGCATCGATGTAATCCTCCATCGACGAGGTCGAATCGAAGATGATTCGAAGATTCTTGCGCACTTCCATCTCAGCGGAACTTGGTCCAGGATGTGGTGTTCTTGCGCTGACGCTTGGTTGCCTCCTTGGCCTCCTTGGAGACCTTGGAGGCGATCTCCTTGCGTGACTCGACGGCGATCTGTTCCTTCTTGGCGCGTTCGATGAGATACGCAACCGCCGTCTCCGGCTCGTAGGGAATCGCATTGTCGGCGCTCCATTGGACGGTGACCCTGACCGGGAATTCCTTTTCGGCGCCCATGGAAATCATGATGGCCGGATGTTCGGCGTCCTGGTTGTCGCCGTTGCCGATGGTCTGATAGCTGACCGCAAAGTTCGGGTCAAAGAGACTCAGGTTCAGATAGGATGCGAGGATGATGTCGATGTTGCCATAGACCGCCAGCGTCTCACCGTCCTGGTCGAGCTTGTGACCATCCTTGATGACGATGGCGGGGAGCCCGGCGTCGTCGGTATCGATGTGATACTTGGGAACCGCCATGTCCATGAACACGGCTCCGCCAACACGGATCGCCGCATCGGGATCACCGAGAAAGACATGGTTCTGGAATTCCTTGAAACCAGGATGCAGGACCAGGTCGGAAGAGGTGCTGCGGAAGCTCGACTGCTTCTTGTGCGTTGCCAGCTCCGGCACAAAGTAGATCTTGGTTTCGATGTGATCCTTCACAAAGGATACGGAGCTCGCGTGCAGATAGCCGAGCTCGGCCAGCGTATAGTCGCTCTTCGCGATGAGCTGGTGCAGGTGGGCGGTGATCAACTGCTGAAGCGTGTGATCGGTGCCCATGGGATCAAAGGTGATGCGCTTCACCACATCGCCGTTATCCAGCAGTGCGGTGCTCGCCTTGCTCAGAATCCTATCCCAGAGATTCTGCTCAAAGTTCGTGCTTTCGTTGCTCATTGTTTGTTTCCTCCTATGTTTATTGGATAACCTCGAAGAGACTGGCCATCTCCCTTCGGAGTTTCATTGCTATAATATATAGTCCGTTTCGAATTATGTGTCAGGAAAAGGTGACACCCGGAACCACAAGGGGCCCCGGGTGCCTTTGAAAGGAGAGTAGGTAGGTATCAGAGCACAACATCGAGCAGTGTGAGTTCACCCGATGGTTGGACGAGGTTCTTGGAGCGCAGAATCCACGGATCATCACCGTGTTCTTTGATCGTTTCGCCGCGCTCCACGAGCTTGCGATGGTAGCCGGCAAATGCTTCGTTGGCCGTCACCACGAGTTTGGCCATGTCTGCGGCAACGATGTTATCCTCGAACTGTGGGATTCCACCAAAGTTTGGGCTGAAGTAGAGATTGAGCACGTTGGTGAAATATCCATAGTGCTCCACCGCATCGCGAATCCTTGCGAGATCCTCAGCATCGAGGGCTCTATCGCAGCAGGTGCGGAGGAGTGCGTTGCGCCTAAACAGCACCAGGTACTCGTGACGTGTGACGACGGTGCGACCATTGCGGAAACGAAGTTTTAGGCTCACGATGTTCTCAGTGTAGCGATCCCACTCGTCATCAGAACAGACCCTTGCTTTGTATAAAAGCGTGTCATCCTGATATAGATCAAAGGGATTCAGGGCCGCATTCATGCAATTTCCGTTCTCACGGGCCTCCATACTGCTCCTGGCGAGACGTGCAAGTCTCAGAATGGCTCTGGATGACATGTGCAAGGGTGAGTATACGTTAGTCGTATTTCCACGACCTCCGAACACCGGGATGGCTTCACAGTTAGCACCGATGAGTGCTCCAATGAATCCCTTGACAAAGTCTATGCCATCGTCATCGGTTTCGTCCACGGCGTTATCAAGGAGTTTCTCATTGATGGATAGTTTTACCTTCTGGGACAGACAATCCTCGAGACGATCACGAAGACACCGAAGTTCATCGGTGGTGAGAAGGACCATGTGGATGGTAAACCACTTATTTCCGTCCGGACGAATATCGTAGAGTTGGCGTGCAACGCTTCCATCCTTGGCCGAAATAATAAATCCGTTGCTGAGCTGACAAGTCGAGGAATAACCAATATATTCTCTGGTGAGCAGCACGAAACCATACGTGAGTGTGGTATCTGTGGCTGGCTTTGTCGAGAACTTGATATTGACCGGCAATGCAACCGCCGCCTCGTTGGCGAGAGCCTTGTCGAAGTAATTGTTCTCGCCTCGATTGCCCGGAACAGTCATGGTCACATCCTCATTCTTGTTCTGGGTCTGTGACGTATTCTTCTGGTCCTTCGATCCGATTCCGAAAAATTCCTTGACCTTGCGCACGCGACGCTTGTGTTTCTTCACCCTGCGTGCCTTCTTGAGACTGTCAAGCTGCTGCTGATAACGTTTGCGCTGCTTATCCTCCGGATCCTCATACTCCTTGATCTTCTTGTCGGCCTCCACATCATGACCAGGGGATTTGATACCATGTTTCTTGGCGTAGTCCTCCTGTTCCTCACGAGTATAACCCCTAAGATCCGCCGCATCTTCAGACATCGGTTCGTGGAGCTGATATATGAATTCAGTCTCGCTCTTCATCACCTTCGTCTTGACAAAACCACAGGCCACCGCCATCTTTAGACTGACCTCATTGTCGTTATCCGCGAGCCAGCGCAGGGCATCGATATCTTTGCTGGATTTCAGCGCTGAGATGGCTCCAGCAACCAGTTTCTTCCCGATTCCCTTGCCGCGAGCATCCTTGGATACCGCTAGTACCACGAGCCCCTTTCTCGGGAACTTCGGAAGCAAATACACATCGATGAATGCTACCGGGCTAGAATCGATCCGTTCGATCTTGCGATAGATAACATGATCCGATTCAACCCAATAACCGCCTCCGACATGATCAGACTCTTCCTTGGAGAGATTAGAGATGATGGTCTTGATGTCTCGCACATCATTGTTGGTACTCTCATTGATGATCGGATCACCCTGGATGATGGGGCGCACTCTGGCGTCATAATCGCGAGCAATGCGATGGAAGTCGTTCATGTCAAGAATATGCACCGGTGTGTCGGCCGGAATCTCTATGGTTTCTTCGTTCAGTTGCTTCGTTGCCAGAGGACCATAGTAATTCTGCCAGGCGGTGATTTTCTTGTCGAAATCCTTGTAGCTGAGATAGCTGCTGCGACGATTGGCCATGACAATATCCTTGGCCAGGCGCTTGACCTTGTTCACCGCACCCTTCTCGCTTCTAACATCATTGGCAATGTCACGTCGATCCGCTCTCCACTTGGATAGCAGAGCGGATGTCCCCTTGATGTAGACCGCATAGTCTTTGAGCTTTCCGGGTTCGATGAAGAGAAACATCCAGATTCCCTCGAGCACGAATCGTTGATCTTTGTGTGAGTTGGCATAGGTGATCGCGTAGTCCACAAATCTGGTGAACAGAGCTTTCTCGTAGGCGCCCTCCTCGTTTCCGATGTGCTGCTTTCGACAGAGTTCGGCATACTGCTCGTCGGAGTTATTGATGTAGAAGTCCTTGCCAGGACCGGCGAAGAAGCTGTAGATAAGGCCCGAATACTCTCTGAGGTTGTCCATGGTGAACTTCTCGGCCACCACCTGACAATCATCCATGTTGATCCAGTCTGTTTTCTTGGACTTATCATTCGATTCCATGGATTTCCCCATGGTGGACTTGCCAGATCCCGAATGCCCGGTGATGAAGCATAGATTGATCTCACCCTTGTCGAAGGCTTCCTTGTTGTAGTAGATGTCCGGAACACTCTTCACCATGCTCTCGACCAGATATTCCTCGGTGGGTTCCCATACATGGGGATCCACGTAGCGCACATAGTTCACGGCCTCGACGAGCTCCTGTTGTTCCTGACCATCCACGGCAACGCCGAACATGCGCGCAGACCAGTCGAGGATATCCTGCATGCGGTCGGAGAGGTTCTTCTCCTTGGATTTCATCTTCACCGTGTAGATATCCACTGGGTCGGTCTGGCCGATGCGCCAGATGCGATCGGAGGCCTGCTCATAGTCGGTGGATCTCCAGGGTGTACCGAAGTAGAAGAGCTGAGATGCTTCGGTGAGAGTAACACCCACTCCGAGTGACTGGGAGGTGGCCACCATGACCAGCGTGCTAGGATCTTCCTTGAATTTGGTGAGTGTGGAGAGTCTGTCCTTGGTTTCGCCGGTGATCTTCACGGTTCCGATACCGAGTCCATTGAGACCGGCGGCGATGACATTGACAACCGGCACCATCGTAGAGAAAATGATGGTCTTCTTGGTGCGATTTCGGATCATCTCGGCAATCTGGTCGGTGTTTTCACGAAAGAGTTTTGTGTAGAGTTCGTTGCGACGCGGAGGAAGGATAGACCCGATGGCCTTGCCCATGGAGACCTTGGCCGCCTTGCGGAAGGTGAGCTCCAGTTCAATGAGCCGATTGCGATCCTCACCGATGCACCATTTGTTGTTGAGCACATGGTCCTCGAGGAAGTGCATGTATTCCTCCACCGTGAGTTCATGGTAATCCTCTCCACCACCGTTGCGCAGCGAATTGGAGCTCCAGATAACCCATCCGAGATATCCATTTGTGGTGCGACGATCGGTATCAGAATAGGTTCTCACGGTCTGCTGGAACCATTCCATATCATCACGGGATTCTTTGACCCATTGGCCGTGGCGAGTCTTGAAATCGGCAATGATCTCGTCGTGCACGGTGCTGAGGTAGTAGCGAGATTCCTGTGCGGCCGAGAACTCGAGCACATGCTCATTCTTGGGTGGAAGTTGGACATTGACATCGAGCGGTCTGTATATGACCTTACCAAAGCGTGTGGCCACAAGGCTCATGGCCTCGGTCTCGTTGAGACTGAAACAGCGACTGTACATGGAAGCCGCCTCGTCCGTGAAGGTGGGGTCAATGAGCCTCAACACCGGAGTAATTTCGGCCGGTGCGGCTTTGATCGGTGTGGCAGAGATGCAGAGCACGTTGTGCGAACCGATCGTGTCGGCGAGCTTGAAGAGCTCCTGCGCACGACCACCGGTGTAGTTGCGGAAATTGTGAGACTCGTCGAGAATCAGCATCGCATCGGGATCATTCTCTGCAACGGCCTGCATGAGCTTGATATTTTCATTGTTCGTGATGATCCAGCGCGCGGTCTCGGGCTTGGCGTTGGGCGTGCCGAGAATACAAACCTCGTCCATCCAAGTTCTCATATTTTGGTATCGTTGAAAATATTTTCTCAGCTCGAGGGCCCAGTTATCCTTGAGGTTGTTCGGGCAAACGATGTAGATGCGTTTTGCGTGCAGACACTGGGCCAGCCCAACCGCGGTGAGAGTCTTTCCCTTGCCCGGTTGGAAAGCGAGCACATATCCATTGAGGTTGAGCTGCGCCTTGAGTTGATTCCACTGGCGGATGAACTCGACCTGATGATCGAGAAGCTCAAGACGAATGGAACCGAGCGGTTCGAGATTGAGATCGTCGACCCGTATCTCATCCGCGTGCGAAAGCCAGCTATTTTCATAGATGAGTTCGGCGATGTGCAGATAGGAACGATCACCGTAGGCTTCGCCAAGCTCTCTAAACAACGTGACAAACTCTAGACAGAAAAATTCCGGCGCATAGACGTAGTCTATCTTCATTTGCCCACGAGAGATTTTCTTTGCCTGGAATGCCTTCCACGATTTCTCGTTGTATTTGCACTCAAAGATGTAGCGGAGTTTGCCCTCGGCATATTTCTCCTTGATGCGCTGGAGCAAGAGGTTGCAGTTGATGCCACGGATCTCGATGTGTCCATCTTCGATTGTCACCTTGACGAAGAGATTCGAAGCCAGACGGCCAAACAACCTTCCGCCGAAGAGCTTATCGCGCCAGAGACTGCGAGTTCTTGCCGCCTCGTCGATGAGTTCGACCGATTCGTTGGTCGGCTTCTTTTCCTTCTTCTGGTCATAGCGCTCGAGCCACTCGAACATCCAGCTGTAGAGCGTTGCGATTCGACCATCACCGTATCTAAACTTCTTGCCGACTCCTCTGGTCGGATGACACTTGATCTTGCCGATGCACGAGAGTTTGCACGGTTTGTCAAGCCAGACCTCACCGGTGAGCTTGCAATCTGGAACCTGTGCCGTGGTGGGGTGATATATGGTACATCCTGGAGGAAGTTCCTCTGGCACATGCACATAGAGAATCTCGTCGGTGAGATTGCGCGAAAGAGCCGTGAGGCATCCGCCGATCGAAGTCGAAAAGCATATCCTCGGAGTCTCATTGTCTTCGTAGCCGTGCTTGGTGAAGTAGTTTTGAGGAATGGACGGGTGAACCGTCTCGCCATCCATGTTGCCGGGAGCAACGCGGTAATACTGTGTGAGGTGACCAAAGGCCTCGTTGAAGATGTCAGCAAGACCATCGATGGATTCGTCAACACACACCTCACCATCATCCATGGAGGTTGGACGTTCGGCCACCACATCATTCTTGCCATGGATCCGATGAGGCTTCTTTTCATCTTTGTGATCGTCGGTTTCGAAATCTTTGGTCTGTTCCACATCCTGGAAGAGGATCTCGTCGAGGATTCGATCCTCGTAGTCGTCCTCGGAATCGCACTCATCGACGGATTCATCCATCGGATACGGTTTGATGAGGAGACAGAGATCGAGGACGATCGGTTTCCCATCCTCTCGGTTCAACACCGAGGGATCCGGGTATGACCAGCCCTTGGTGTTGGTCATCTGATGATCCTTGGCATCGAGATCCTGGGAGATCGCACCGCTCAGATCGAGGAGCTCATCGAGCATGATCGGTTTGCCGACGAGATCATCGGCATAGACGTTGATGTGGCATCCATCGTTTAGTCTGTGCTTTTCAAGATGATCATCACCATGGATATTGATGTAGTTCGGGCTGACCCTGAGACGCTGGTGCGAGAACACCAGGTCGTGATATTCGCAGATATCACAGACATATTCGAAGCCGATGCTGTGATAGAACTCATCAGTCTGCACATCATGGTTCCCCTTGACGAGTATGCGATGACCGTTGATGCTGCGGATGAAGTCACCGAGCTCCTCTCGGTGTGATGTTGGTTCGTCACATAGATCTCCGAGGAAAATCCAAATGTCGGATTCTCCGATCTCGGCGTAGGCATCCCTCAATTCCTTGAACTCACGTTCGCTGCGGAAGGGACGCGAATGTTTTTTGGTGTAATTATTCCACAGATGAAGATCCGTGGATACCCAGATGTTAGGCATGAAGGAAAGCTCCTCTTTTCATTTCACATTATAAAAATGTCGTCGTGAAATGTGAAATGAAAATCCCCTCCCAGGATCGGGAGGGGATTGATGTGTATCATATGGAATACTTTGGTTTTGTCGCATTGACATCTGCCAGCCTGATAGGCATGTCACCGAATGGAACCGTGAGATTGTAGCAGCATAGACTAAAATCTCTGCTCATTTCACGCATGTTTTCACCCTCGATATTGAGGATGTAGGCAATGCTCTTGATACGTTCTTCGCATTCGGCATTGGCTTCCTTGGTAAAAACTGGACGCAGAGATACAGTGTGTTCCAGATGTATAACCAGCCGGCTTCCCTCCTGGTCTTTCCTCTGGCCAAACCGAACGTACGAGTTTCCCCATATTCGGCTTTCACCGGGTGATAAACATCACCCGCTAGGGTCCTTCCCTCCATCGTGATTGGCGACTTCATCGGTACTATGACCCCTCCGACTTCTCATGGTTCATTTGGAACAATGAGATCTCCCAGGTTGCATCTGTTCTATCATAAGATCGATTTAGGTGCATCCTATTACATGACTGGTCTGTAGCATTGGCCCCATGAGCCAAAGAGGACTTTCGCAACAGAGACAAGACTACTCGTCCAAGTCCAGCCATCCGTGAGGATGTTCGTGTTCCTCACCATGTCGATCTGACTCCCGCGCTCGAGACGCGACTTCACCGGTCTTACAACCGAGCTGTCACCAGCTCCATTGCCCGGATATTAGAGGGAATGCTTCGGAACGTTACTTCCTCATTTCATTCCTCGAACAGACACCTTGCCTGGCGTCAACTCCGTCATACGATGTCACGTATTAAATGAACTGTACAACATATATTTACTGAGATACCGTATAGAAAGGTGGTATTATTAGATGGGTAAGCTCAAAAGTTTCGCGGGTGTCTATATGCTGTACAATACTGTCAATGGTATGAAGTATATAGGCGAATCTGGTAATGTACTCAGAAGGCTCACAGAACACAAGACTGATTCAAACTCACCGATACATCAAATCGGTTCAGAATGTTTTGTACCTATTATTCTCGAATCAGAATATAACGATGTACGACTTCTCAACAAAGATTATCGAGCAGATAGAGAAGCTCATTATATTGCAAAATTCAAAACAGATAACCCGAGATATGGATACAATACGCTGTCGAAGCAGTGGCATAGTAAAATGACACCGATTCAACGTGGAACCGATAAGCGTACACAGATGATAATGAACTTTACTAAATCAGACCCGATAATAATGTATGATACAGATACCAAAGGAACCTGGGTCGTACTCAGTAAAAAATCTGCCGGTCAATACCTATCAAAAGATAGATCACACATATCCAGGTCAATGAAGACTGGAAAGCGAGTAGAACAATACCTTTTCTTTGAATTGAATGCCAATAAGCGACGTAAGCGCGCAGAAGAAGTTGTTTATGCTAAGCTTCATAGCACCTCACGTAATAATTTATCAAAGAAGAGTCTTGTTAGATATCGACAGGGTCTTATTGATGTTAATATATTCTGTGAAGAGTGGAATCTTCCTACCATTGATCTGCGTGATTTAATCTGACTCCGGACCATCTCTTTTCCTCGGGGTTCCGTTGCTCTCCGAGGCTCAGCACTTCGGTGTCCGGCCGCAACCGGATCCTAATGGGATTAAACCCATGGCCTCTACACCCGTCCCCGGACGTTCCCATCCGGTTATTGGCACGGTATTCCCATATGGCCTCGTCGGAGGCTTCAGGCTCTCTTAGTCACCGCATTCATCGGTTTGGTGTGACCAGGCTGAACGACTCTCTGGTCCCGACTTATTATGAGTGAAACCGTTAGCAGGCTTGCGCCCACACCGCTTGTGAAGCGTTCACTGATTTGTTCTTACGGGATCGCTCCCGCAGGGGACTATGAAGAGTCACTGTCATCTCGTAATCCCCGTTCATGGCACCGAGCATGGTGTTGCTAAACTGAAGAGTATCGATGAAGTTGTTGGCAGGATCGCCCTCACATATCGGAAAGAATGGATAGTATTTGTTTCCGATGATGGCGGGAGTCGTACGCACCGTGGTGCTAATCTCGACTCTGCCAGGCCATTGACCATTGTAGTTGTCGAGTGGATAGCGTGTGATGAACACATGCTTATCCTCGGTGGCAATCTTGGCAACGATGTAGAGAATATCGGTGATCGTTGCCAGGCGCGTGATCGTGGTGTTTTCCTGACCGAACTTCCCGGTGATGAGCATGGGGAAGCGTCTTCCCTGCACATCCTCCGGAGTAAGCACGGTGTTGTGACGATCCGCCGGAACATTGAGATAGTGTGTGATCATATCGGTGATTTCATTCTCCGAATAGGACCGCGTGATGGTGGTATATCTGAGCTGTTTTTGATCGTCGAGATACGGATATTTACCACCCTGCAAGAATTCCTGATCGAAGAAGCGCTTCATGTGATGAACAACAAACGGGAAGAAACATGTGATCGTATAGGCCAGTGGCACCACAGCCGTACCGAACTTCACCATCACGTCACGATAAGAGGATCTCTGAAGGATCGGAGACGATATGACCAGACGTGCGGAATAGTTGACATTCTTTCCCTGCATGGCTCTCCGGATAAGTCCAAACTTTGAGGGTTTGCCCTTGACCTGCTGGACCATGAGTGCATTGTAGATATCGACCATGACGGACTGGATGCGACTCTGGGTGAGGTTGGCCATGTGACCGAAGGTATCGGTGTATTTGCGCAGCGTCTTCGTGTAGGCAATCATGGATGAATATTGCGAGTTGATCACGTTGGAGCTCTTCTTGATGTAGGCACCCTCACCAGACACATTGAGATCGCGATAGAAGGCCGGAATGATCGGAAATTTATCGATGAATAGCTGTTCCCTCGGCACCTCGAAGAATTTCTGGACCTCCTTGGTGGTGATGGTCTCCTTGTCCTTGACCTTAACTTTCCCCCATATCTCATAGAGAAAATCTGGACCAGATTCACCATTTACGAAATCTTCGATGAGCTTCCCATCCTCGAAGCGGTAGCGCCCCTGGGAATAGAGTATCTTGTTGAGGGTTCGATCGTATGAATTGAGAGTCGCCGCGGCCAGCGGCGTCATATAGTGATGCGGAGAAAGGTCGATGTATGCCATGCGATTCTGGCGTTCGAAGGTTGACGATCCGAAGATCTCATAGGACAAAACACCGTCTGCGGTCGGCGCGTTGCGGTCGATGTAGACCGGATTGTCGCAGCTCTGGAGTCGATTGATCGACACAAACTTGTCCACGTCAAGCAGGTTTGCAAAGAGTCCAAGGGCTCTGGCCATGTTCATCATCACATCCTTTGATTCATTATGATTATAGAAATGTCGAGTTGATTCCGGATTGAAAGGACAGAGTTCCCCTCCCATCTCGGGAGGGGACTGCGTGTTCAGGTTGTGAAGTATGGCCACCAGCGGATCGGAGACGGAGTCTCGGGCTCACCATCCGGATCCTCGACGGTCGCATGATCGCGATTGTAGAGGTTGAGCTGCAAAAAAGAAACCTTCATGCACTCGTTGATGTATCCCTTGGACACGAGCAGATCGAGGTTGGCAACCCACTCACCATAGGTCGAGTTCACGGTGCTTCCATTGATCTCAAACTTTTTGCCCATGGCGATCTTGCCGAGGTGCCGATGATCGATGGTCTTCGGATGACCGCAGGACCAGTATGCATCGCCGGTTGGAGAAGTAGAGTCACCGGAACCAGAATCATCGGAGGAACCACTCGAGGCGCGGATGGCGGCGAGGGCATCTTCGGAGAGCGTGGACGAGTAGTTGCCACGGTCATTGCCCGAGGTGACGATGGAGCCTGTCTTATTGATGGAGCCTTCGCTCATGATATCATTCTCCTTTACAAAAAGATTACGACGGGAGTTTATTATAACCATGTCAACGAAAAAGAAACCTCGCCCTAGATTGGGCGAGGTGATTCTTTTCTGCTCAGTTGAGCTTGGACTCGTAGCGCTCGGTGCGCTTGGCAACCTTCTCGGCCTGCTTTTTCTTGTACTCTTCCTCGTCGAAGCAGTCCCAGAACCAGGACAGCTTGGTGCTGAGCAGTGCATCGAGACCGAGTGCAAAGAAGATGATGGTGATCAAGATCGAATTGACCTCGTTCAGGAAGATGCCGACGTAGGCGCCGATGATGAGCATGAGCAGACCGACGAGGCGCTGGATCCAAACCATGGTAGACTTTTTCATGTTGATTTCTCCCTCATATGTAGATAAAATTTAGAAGGCGAAAGGCCCAACTTTCTCTCCTTCACCGTTATGATATATATTCCTGTATGTGGAAGAAATCGGAAATTTTAATAGTCGATGTTGAGACCCAACGCGCTGTTCAACTTTTCTTTTAGATAGAAGAGATCACTGCGAACATTGTAGTTAAAATATCGTTCCTGCTCGGCGATGATATTGTAGAGCTCAAACATGTTCTGAAGAATCCTGAGCTCTCCCTCGGTAAGATCAATCTCGGTCTTCATCCTGTCAACTCCTTTCACTCAGAACGGATTGGAGAAAATGTTCTGCATCTTCGCATAACCGTTGTTTGATTCTCAGGTTTGTGTAATAGTGATGTATATGCATTGTTTGTCGCGAAAGCACCGTCACGCTATCACAAACATAGTTGGAATACTCTACTATGGAGTAGATTGGTGGTAATGAAGGAATCCCTCGATTCATCATTTTGTTTCCTCTTATTTAGTCATTCAGGTTGGTGTGGTTGAGCAAGGAAAAACTTATTCATATCCATCATTTCGGGAAGTTCTCCATATAATCTACCATCTTCTCTTCTTCGGTTATTGCAATCGTCATATCGCAGGGAGGAGGAATTTTAATTGTCATCTTTTGTTTCTGATGATCATCATTGTATCCTATCATCAAACAGCTTAGCTTCATATATAATTGCATCATATGTTGCAGCTTCTCTCCCAGTAGCGGCATGAGCCACTCTTCTGTGGTATGGCAAGCGCCTGTCATGGATCCACAACATAGGTTGAAAGCGTGTACCGGATTCTTATCATCGTCGTCGAAGATCTCGGCTCGGTATTGAGTTTCCAGGGGATTTGCAGAAATCGGATAAACTCTAATCAAGACTCGATCAGTGTTCCCGTTGAGCACGACGCGACCCTGTACAATGTTATCTTCGTCGTTGATCGACTTGGTTTGATCAAGGGTTACGAGTAACGGAATCCAATTCAATTTTGTATCCATAGATATTATACCTCACATGCTCTCGAATTCAACCTTGCTCTTGGCACGAATCTTATCGAAGATATCGCGCAAACCTTCTCGTATGATATTGATGTCACGATTGTCCAAATCGTGAACGACGCTGTCCGATTCAATGGTTCCCTTCCGATCACGATACTGTTGTCTTGTGATATGAATCTGACAATTCTCACAGCGATTTGCGTCAAGCGAAACATCGTTGTAGGCGATTGTGATGGTCATATCAGTACTATTATCCATCATGTATATGGTATGAGCAGCAAGGTCGGTCTTGCCGATGAGTTCTGTGGCCTTCTTTACATCTTCGCGTGTCATTATAGCATCCTCCTTTTAATAGTTGTTTTGAACATTACATACAGCTGAAGCTAAGCGACTTCTTATGTTTTTGCTCGAAGACTTTGCGCCATTCTTTGCCTCGCCTAGAACGATAGAACCTCCAATGATTGCGAAAATCCTCTGTGCTGGTCGGCTCACGGATTTCACAGCACAGACCATTCATCTTGTGATCAATCACATACCAGTGACCAAAGAAGTTGAAAAATCGCATGAATAAGGAATTGCAAATGAGATAGACGATCCAAAACAATGATTCCCTCTGCTTGAAGATCTCATTGTCAATACGAGAACCGATCCTATCGAAGCGATCGTTGATATGATCCATGAGCAATGCTTCGCTCTTTTCGTAATCCTTCTTATCCAGCTTCTCTTCCAAATCTCGGCGTATCGTGGGTAATGTGCTTATATTAAGATGGTTCAGCTGTTCATTGAGTTGTACCATGTCCCTCTCCGTTTCTGATGCTGTATTGTAGCGATCTGTTATTTTACCGCTCAAAAATTTATCCATGAGAAACAGCTCCAGTCTTTGATATTAAAATCCCACCCGAGCCTTGATGGTCCGGGTGGGAATGTGATGAATGTCAATTTTCGTTCTTGTAGCTGAGCATGTCTGTGGCATATTTAAGAGCATCGGCCTTGGTCATCTTTTCATACTTGAAACCAAGACTGAAATCGAGCCCATCCTTGCCATCATCCTCGACGATGAAGCGATATCCATAGATCTCCTTCTCGCTGAAGACACTCTTATCGTTGGCCGCCTTGAGGAGCGCCCAAACAATGGGTCCGGAGTATGGAGACTTTTCGACGAGTACTCTGTCGTCCTTGGTGATCCCGATGAACACCGCGGTGTCAGGGTTCATGGTTCCGAAGAAGTACATGGTCTTCGGTCCATGATAGCTCTTGTAGAAGGATGCCGCAATGTAGCCGAGCTCATCGATAACACTGTTTTTATCGGTGATGTAGTCCATGTAGCGGGATGGAGACACCGCCGAATCACCGCTCGGATTTATGGAGACGCTCATGTCCGCGGCTTTCTTGGCCAGCTTGTCGGGAACCTCTTCGTCCTTGTCATCGGCATTCTTGACCTTCTTCGGTTCGAGATCCGCAAACTTGGCCATGGCATTAACCCTGGCCTCGGGCGCATCGGTCTTCTGTTCAACCTTCCCGCCGGGCTTGAAGAGATGCTTCACCTTGGTTGCGAGGGTCTTGGCCACGTCGATGACGCCCTCGTTGATCGGTTCGATGGCCGATTCATTCTGTGCATCTTTGTTTTCCTTCTCACATGCTTCGTTCACGCTCTTCTTGGACGCATTCTTCTCGGCCTTGTTGAGTTCCTTCTGGAGCTTGCGCTGCATATCGCGCAGCTCGGAGATGAAGCGATTGCGTGTGGTATGCGCCGAGATGGGAATCTTGGTGTAGCTGAAACCAAAAATCGACCAGAATAACTTGGACGGAATCGCCTTGAGGTTGACGATCACGAAGCTGATGAGCCATTCGGGGATGTTGTCGGCTGGCATCTCCTCGGCCTCTACGATGACCTCTTCGAGAAGATCGATGCATGCTTGGATAAGCTCAGCCTGTTTCGCAGGATCCTTTTCCGTACGATAGGCCTTCTTGGCCTCGAGGAACTTCTGATAGGCCTCGCCCTTCTTGATATCTTCGCGAGCCTTGATGGCTGCCTCGTCTAGTTTCTCGTCTTTCTCCCAGGCATGGAGATCGATGCCGGTCTCCGAGAGAAATTGGAGTTCTTCTAATGTGTATTCCATCGTATAATTCCTCCCATCAACCAGTGTAACCGTCGGGACCAGCGCCTCGCACCCAGAGACCGTAGGGTTTCCGAGTGAGGTCCAGTTCCAGGGTCTTCTTGCGGAGCATGTCGAGCTCATCGAGCAGATTCATGATGAACGTATACTGGTGGTTCAGCGTCTCACTGCTGGAATCTTTCTCGAGATCCTTCTCGAGAAGACCCTTGACCTTGGTAAACTTGAGAGCCAGGTTCTTGATCTTGATGAGGATCACCTGGCGTTCGGCCTCGGTCTCGCAGTAACGAATGTCGGCGATGATCTTGTCGACCTGGAAACGATACTCTACTTCATTGCGGGGGTTGATGTAGGTCTCGTTGAGCACGGCTGCCTCGTTGATCATGGAGCCATCTTTGCCCACGAGACGGTTGCGCACCGAACGTTTGCGGGAGATGAAGCCGAGCGAGGTCACGGTGGTCTTTCCCGCGAAGATGTTCTCGAGGCTGACCAGCGGAATCGCGTTCTTGAACACCGCATAGTAATGCCGAATGTCACGATCCATGCAGGATTTGATGATGGTGCGCACGGTGCGATAGTCGTTCTTGGTCTCGGTCTCCATGCGAGTTTCGACCGTATCGTTGGACATGGGCAGCACCTTCCGGAGATAGCTGTCATAGGCGTCGGCGAGGCCCAGCTCCTTGAGCGTCGCATCGGTGGCCACATATTCGGCCTCGGAGGCGGGAACCCGGAAGGGTCTGCAGCAGATGTCCACAAACATCATGAACATCACCTCGGAGGTGCTGATGTCGTCGAAGAGATCCAGCACATCCTCGTTGCGATACTTCGAAAACACACTGTTGTAGGCCGTGAGCAGACGCAGCTTGGCGGTGCAGGATTCGACATTCTGGAGCACGTCATGGAGCACCAGCGCCGTGAGCTCCTCGGGGTTGAGCTTCTCAAAGACGCGCTGGTGGATCTCGATGGTGTAGCCATAGGGGCAGCAGTTCGCGAAATCATCGGTCATGATGAAGCTCGAGAACTCTTGGTTGTAGAGCGGAATCACCGCCACATCGGGGATGTTGAACTGGTCGTCGGTATTCACGAAGATGGAATCCAAGGCATTGTCGCCGAAGATATCGTTGATCAGGCCGACCAGCTCCTTGGTGACGGAGATGTCCTTGCCCTTCTTGGTGCAGAACACATCCATCTTCAGGATGAGGTCCCTGACCTTGTCTGACATGATCATAGGAGATGTCTCCTTTCCTATTAAAATATGATTATATCATTGTTCCGGGTACTGTTAAACCTAAAGAGAAACCCTGGTGGAGGGTTTCTTTTTTTTTCATCTAAAGTATTGCGTAATCAGAAATCGACCACCGGCGTTTTTCGCGATGGTCCGGTTGTGCATATCCGAGCATCGATAGCCCTTCTTGTCGAAGACGGTATAATCAGCGATGGTCTCAGGTGGTATGCGATTTTCGCTAATCCATTCATATCCATTGCTGCGCAGTTGAATACCATATTTCTCTTGGTCAAGATCTAGCTCGATGATGAGAATAGGTTTATCTTCGTAGAGTTCGCCAAGCCAGGTCAACAACGCGTCGTAGAGATCATCCTTGGAACCAAAGAGATAGACCAGCTTACAGGATTCGCTAGCGATCTTTGAATGTTTCCCGATGCGTGGAAGCAGACCCTTTTCGAGGATGGATCCAAGATTCTTTGGATCACTCACGTGATAAAATCGTCTATCCATATGGATGATCCCCCAGCATGAGATGAGTTGCGGCCATCATTGAGATCGTCTCGGCCAGACTGGTCTTTGGCATACGATCTTTCGCCAGGCGCCATACTTTATACTCGGCATCCATCTCTGCGAGCAGTGCATCTAGCTGATCCTGATCATCACAACGACCAAAATATTCATTGAGTGCTGTCTGGAATACATTCCACAGACGGTCGCCGAGACGCACATATCGCTTCCAAAAGTCGAGGTTCATGTTCATAGCCTCATAGATCCTGTAGACCCCAATGCGATCGAGCGTATCGAAGATTTGATACGGCAGATCCAGCTCGGCAATGTTGAATTTACCATATTGCGTTCTGATGGATTCCGTGCGTGCTTCACGTTGCAGTACCTTGTAAACCTTGGATGGGCTACAACGACATCTTCTGCCGACAATGGCGCATTTTTTGTAGTAATCCCCTGGCCCACTATCGTTAAAAACATCGATGATCTTCTGATCAAATGATGTATATTTCATCTTCATCCTTATCCTTTCTCTTATACCAATTTCTTTCCAATTTTACTATTAAAAAGGAACCGATCTATCACAGACCGATTCCTCTCCGCTCGATGATATGTTAGATGTAGATGTGAATGGTATCGCACTCGATATAATCACCGGTGCTAACGGACCGGAAGGAATCGCTCTCGATCTCTGCCCTTGTGTACGGGAGGAGCAACGTGGACATCGACGGGTTCTTTTCAGAGAACTTCTCGAGGAAGTCATAGATCGTCTCGTCATCTTCGGGCATTGACCAGCGGTACTTCTCGGTGAGCCACTCAATGAAATCTGCTGATATTTCGCACCTATCATCTCCGTTATGGATAATAAGGGTCTGTGCAGGATCCCCGGAATAGAGATTCTGGAACGCATTCCAAACAACCTTGGAATCGCAGGTAATCTTGCTCATGATAGTTTCCTTTCTCTCTTGTGACCCCAGAGTCGGGAAGATATTCATCGTCTTTCGTATCTATAGTATATATCGGTGCGGGTTATCATTTCCGGAAATCCACGGAACCAAAAATCCTGACATGAGTATAATGTTTTATTATGATAAAGGAGGATAATTACTCATGCAAGTGCAAAAGGTTTCCAGCACGCTCTGGATTGTGACTTGTCCGGTCAGTGATTTCAAGGTCAAGATGCTCAACGCTCCGAAGAAGGTTTCTGGTCTAAAGAACTATGCAAATGCTTCGTTTTTCCAGGGCTATGACGAAGCCAATCCGAAGGCTCACTTCACGCTGCCGATCGGTCACGTGGTCTGCGACATGGATCTTCCACAGTTCAAAACGTCTATCGCCAGGGATTACTGGTGTGACCACTATATGAAAGAACGTGGACCGAGAAATGGAACAAAGCAGGCGTTCGACGGCACAGCCTGGAACTTTCAGAATAAACAATTTCATGGCAAAGCTCTCACCACGCTTACCATCCGCAACGGCGCGGCCAATATCGCCAATCTCACGTCCATGGATCTCAGCTATAAATACGCTGTCATGGGCGTTCCTCTGATGCTAAACGGAGCCGATGTTAGCTGGGCAAACTATGTGAAGAACCAGGGTTGGTATGGTTCCGAGCTCTATGGAACATACCACACAATTCTCGCCATCAAGAAGCCGAACGACACAAATGTCTATATCATCGGATGGCGCTCCACCAGCGGCAATATGATCAGCTCCGGCGAAGCCTATAGGATGCTCAAGAAATATGGTTTCTACTCCGCGATCAAGCTCGATGGTGGCGGGAGCTACGTCATGGATGTGAACGGAAGCAGAATGCAAACCGCCGAAAATCGTCAGATCAACACGATCGTGATGTTCGGTCCATCTGGCACCGAGCAACCTGTCTCCCCGGTCACAACTGTCACCATACCGGTTAGCACGAAGAAAACTGTCGTGAGCACCAATCCATATGCGGCTCCGACCAGGGTTCTGAGGAAGGGATACTCCGGCAATGATGTGAAATGGCTCCAGTACCAGCTATATGGTCTCGGCTTTGCCACCAAGGGACAGAACCAGACAATGTTCTGTGACGGTTCATTTGGACCCGGGACCAGAACCTGTGTCATGAATTGGCAGCGAGCGTATGGGCTCTCGGCGGATGGGATCTTCGGACCAGCCAGTCGTGCGAAGATGCTTACGTTGTGATAAAACCATACCATATGGATCTATAAAAAGAAACGCCCGGGTAATCCCGGGCGTTCTTTTAGTTGATTTCCTTGCGCGCATCGTCTGCCATGATGCGCATCCTGATCTCAAGTATGTCAGGATCGTGTTCGCGTCCGCACTCTTCAGCCACAGACGCATTCGCATCGATGAAGTCGTAGATATCGCGCTGATCATCCGGGTTGCGCCGGACAACATCGTAGGAAACGATCTCTCCATCGGCGTTCCTGACATAGAACACCTTTCCGGCATCGACGTTGATCATGGACAGCACGCACATCTTATCGGCCGCATCGTCGGTGACAACGGCCTCGCTGTTCTGCTTCGTGGTGTTGACAAAAGCATCGAGAGCGTTCTTGTCGATCTGGTTCAGGTTATAGAAACTTTCCTGAGCATCTGTGAGTTCGCGGAAACTGCGAATGAGCGTGCTCATTGAAACTAACTTCTTGACAGAGACGTTGCCGGGACGATTAACGCTGTCGGTGATCTTATTGGTTTCACCATCATAGATAAAAGTACACTTCAGGTCCCCGTTGCTTTTGGTGTGATAGTCGTATTCATAGAGGCCGTAGCGGGTGGCAACGAGCTCGTCGGGAAATTCGATGTTTACCCTCGGATATTCCTTTGCGTACTCGTCCAAAACCTCGTCGAAATGATCGGGTTTGGATGCCGCAAAGCGCTCCTTTGTGCGCACAAGCATGTCGGTGCAGGATGCCAGGTCTCCGGTTCCAATCCGATAGACATAATTGCCGAGTGCGCCAGATATGCTGTCGGAATCCATCCAATCTCCAAACTTTGCGATCAGATCCTCGGTGCGAATTTCGTCGTCGGTCTCATTGCGCATCATGGACATTTCGATAACGTTATTCTTGTCATTGTTATCGGCAACCGTCAGCGCCGCGAACTTCTTATCGGAGGATACCATGAGATAAAGCCCATATGCGGCGTCTTTGCCATCGGAGAGATGACAATCCCCGACCCACGCCTTGACCACTTCTACGCATTCGCGCTCGCAACCAACATGAAGTGTCATGGCCGTACCGTCGATGATGGCCTTTGTGATGCTACGGTTGACGCCATTCAGGATTTTACCACAGCACTGAGACTCGGTGTCGACGAAAGCTCCGTCCTCGAATCGATAGCCGACAACAACGAAGGCCCTATCACCGGCAATATCGTTGGTAACAACGGCCAGGACCCGGCGATCATTGGTATCGAATTTCGCGAGATAGACCACATATTGATCCGTCTTCGCATCCTGATCGATTCTCCTCGAAACTGTTGCCAGATCGGTCATGAAATCGCAGGCCTCGGCGACATCGCAGAAGTCATACCCACAGAGTTCGACTCTGTCATTGCACCTTTCATCGTCGATCGCGTCGTACAAGTTCTCAACGGCTTCGAGGTCGTCTACGGGGACGTTTTTCTCGTTTCGGATGATATCATAGGCAAGGACGTCCTCGTTGTCATCGGTTACCATTGCGATGACGAGCTCGCCGTTCTCGGAGATGAGTTTTTCGACATAGTAGTCATCATCGTCCGGATAGTCGTCGTCATCATCGTCGTCGGAGGTGCCGTTATCCTCGACGATTCCGTAGATATCCTCGACGGTGTTGCCGATTTCCTCTACCTGCTCCGAGAGGTCATTGATCCTCGTGTGAAGTTTTTCGGAAAGACTGTCGATGCGTCCGGAGATCTCATCGCTGACCTGCCGGTTGAGTTCTGCCTGCTCGGCGATGAACTGTCTGTTGTTCTCGGTTTGCTTTTCGATGTGATCAGCGAGCGTCTTGCTGAGATGGTCGATGCGATCATCGAAAAACCTCTCCCGGTGATCATAGAGATTTTCGATGCTCCTGAGCACGATGCTGAGTTCCTTCTTGGTGAGTCTAAGTTCCATTATCTTTCATCCTTTCTACGTATACGTTTTGACGATCTTTTATCCAACCGATCGTCGGGTTGAACTTCATGTTTATAGTATATAGCTTCGTATCGACAGCAATTCGGAAATATACTATAGAAGTGAGAAAGGAGAACATGTTTACTTTTCGAGAAATTCGACTACAAGAATATACCAACGAAGGGAGGAATCTGACTTTGAAAGTGGTCGATTTCGGATTACGCAATATTTTGAAGGACGTCCACGAGGGCGACCCCATATCTGTCTACAATGTGTTGAACTACAATAAGTTCAGCTGTCACGGTGTCCAGGAAGAGGACGAGCTCTTTGTCGTATATCGCACACCGGACGGAGAGAAACATGTGCAGGCGATCAAGGATCCTGACTATGAATTCTACGCGGTGAGACCAGAGTATCGCAAGGACTTCATCACGCCGCGCGAGTATCTCGAGATCGAGAAGACCTATCCGATCAAGGTTCCGGCCAGGGCAATCGTGAGCCGACTGTACAAGGAGATCCGAACCTTTCCGGATCCCGTCGATCATCGACTGTGCCAGATATATGACAATGCCGTGGCGACCGGGAACTGGAAGATGCGGAAGCAGATCATGCTCACTCCCTATGTGCTCATGGCCGACATTCCCGTGGACTCATACTATTGGATACAGCTCGGAACACACTATGATCTGACGCAGAGCGCGGTCACGGACATATGCTTCGGGGATATTGAGAATGACATCTATGGTCTCACATCCACGGAGCAGGCATTGAACCTCGATCCGGTCAATGCCATGACCATGATATTCCAGTTTGATCCGAAGAGTCCGTATCATAGGCTCGGGACCCAGGTGTTTACCTATCTGCTGCGCAACCACAAGCGCTACCCCCAGCAGGCGGATTTTGAGAAGAATCTCGACAAGTTCTATGCGGAGTGCCACGAAAAGTTCGATCATCAAACCATCATCAAGAAGGGGAAAAAGAAGGTCATCGACACGCTGGCAGAATATCATATTCGGCTCTTCGATACCGAGGAGGAGCTCCTCCACGAGATCTTCCGGACCGTCAATCGCTACAAACCCGATTTCATGGAATTCTGGAACATGCCATACGATATGCCGAAGATGGCTGCGCGGATGGAGAATCTCGGAATGGATCCGATAAAGGAGATGTCGGACGGTGACTTCTTCGACGAATCGGTGCAGCACATCAACTGGCACATCGACAACCGACCTATCGATATCGCCGAACGCAATTCATACATTCGGATGACATCCACCACCCAATACATTGATCAGATGCAGAACTATGCTGGCATCCGCAAGGGTCGCAAGTCCTATGGATCCAACAAGCTGGACAACATCGCAAAGATTGAACTCGGCATGGGTAAATGGGAGTTTCGCAAGGGAATAGACGTCACCAACGCCTGCATCCTCGACTACTGGAACTTCGTGCTCTACAACATCCGCGACGTCTGGTGCCAGGTTCTCATCAATCAGGTGACCAATGATACCATGTCCCTGGTCTACGATATGAACTATCACCAGTGCCCGCTGCATCATCTGGTCAAACAGACCAAATACCAGAAGCAAATCTACTATGCCGGATACATGCGTCGAGGATTTGTGCCGGGTCACAACATCAATGTCAACTACACGCAGTTCGGCTCCGATGATGAGGCCGAGAAGGCCAACGAAGCGAGAAAACGAAGAGCATTGCGCATCCAGCTCGATCGCATGGGCATGGACGAGGATGATGCGGAGGAACTGCTCGCCGAGGGTGATGCTGCGGTCGAGGAAGTCCTGTCCGAGGACGGTGGCAGCGTTGATGACGTTGTCCAGGATGCGGTGGAGGCCGAAGCTGCCGAGGTTCTGCAGAAAACCATGGCGGCACAATCGGTGTTCGAAGACTCCATCGACCGTAAGCTTCCGCTGCCGGGCGGTTTGGTGGGAAATCCGAACAATAACTCGGCGAATGGACTCGAGCTCATCGATGGTGTGCCCTCCAAACATTTCTTCGACGAGGTCATGGATGAGGACTATTCCTCAGAATATCCCTGGGCGAAGTATACGAGATCGCTGTCCAGATCAACTCAGATCGGCAGACTCATCATTCCGCACAAGGTTAGCAAATATCAGAACATGCTCCCGCTCGGACAGATCAAACGCAAGGAGGATACTCGCTATTATATCCCCGGCGCCGAGTTCACATCCGACTACATCTCCCAGGACTGGCTATCTCTCGGTGCGGCATGGTTCAACCTCCCGCTCACCGATGAGATGAACAGACTCGTGGATTTGATGGCAGATGGTATGAGCTACGACGATGCGGAGAAGCGGATCAAGGAACTTGACCTGGGTGAGGAGGGTTGATCATATGATGCCGAACCAGCCATTGGAACAGATCCGCATAACCATGGCGGAGATCATGAGAATCAAAGCAAGACATAGATATTACTGTGATATTTATAGATCGATCCTCATGGATCATTCCAAGTCCCAGAAGCTCTTTCTCAGCACCACACGGCACGATGAGGAGCCGGATGATGATAGGTCCAACACCGTCTCGATCGGTCAGCTCGACCGAGAGTCGCTGGCCTGGTTTCTGCGAGCGGTGATCAACGACCTCGACCGTCAGCTAGCTTTGCTCAATGCCGAATACAACGATTTCGTTAGACGTCACAAACAAGAGGTGATAACCAATGGAAGCGAAGCCGCTGATTAAACTGCTCCAGCGAGCGAATAAATCACGCTATGATCAGTTTTTAATGCACAATCGAATGCTCATGAATTGCTACACCGTTGACGAGGACAGCGACATCGGCATGCACTACATCCTCCACATCCCTGACACCGACGAGTATGTCGGCAGCTTCTACGATGAGACACTCTTCCTCGACGTGAAGATGATCAGCACGGCATATTCGAATGGTCATGCCAAGCTGAACGAGGCTAAGAAGGGTTCCAAGGAAAAGGTGAAGCCCAAGGAACTCCGCGAAGAGCTCCATTTCCGAGCCGAACACGATCATGCGATCCTGAAGTTCCTATTCTACCTGCGCGATGAACTCGTTGACGTGGAAACACTCAGCCTCGACTACCCGATCACCACCACAAACCCCGTGGCCAAGGTGATCGAAGACACCTATGGTGCCATGATCTCGCGAGTGAAACCGGGTGGAATCTGTCTGCAATTCGATGGAAACAAGCTAAATCTCTACGAGCTGGCCGTTGCCAGACCGGAGATCTATTTCTTCGATGTCAAGGTGAACGGAAAACGGATACGCATACCACTCTACAAATCGCTGTTCCTAAACATGAAGAGCTTCGACGAGTTCTTCATATCTCTCCAGGAGACCCGGCTCGTCGGAATCTATCTGTACACAGTTCAGCTTAGCGTCAACGGATTGACAGATCAGCAGGTTGGATATATCCAGAATTTTTAGGGAGGAGAGACATGAATTATCACACCATTGCGCTGAGGGCATACTGCTATCGAATTCTCGACGAAATTCTGGCCGATGCCGGTCTCGACAGTTTTGTGTCGTGGAATGTTAGTCACAAATCATTCCTCAGACCTGACATGATAGACCGCTGGCGCTACGAGAATATGGAGACCGGCAATCTGCTTTGCCATGACATCAGACAGCTCACAACGATTGTCTCCGATCGGCTTGGTTTTGATGAAACTCGGTATGCATCGTTGCTTGCGCAGCTCTTCTGGGATTTTAGCAATGACTACAGACCCTATAAAATCACGGACGATTCGATCGATAGAGTCTCGATGTATCCCTTACACACAAGCACCGCTCTGTTGGCATTCTGCTATGCATCCGCGAAGAGATTCTTGCCGTCGAAAGAGAATTCAAATACACTTTATTCCGATGCGCTTTTTCAGAAATACATCGATGAAACTTTCTCACAGGCAGTAAAGTCTAATATGATCAACCCTCTTCGTGATTGATAAAAACGAAAATATCCCCTCCCGACATTGGGAGGGGATATTGTTTTTATGACAAGACGATCCATCCCGGTGACCAGCCGGGATGGACCATCTTTTACAAAGGAGAAAAACACTGAACGAACAAGAATAAACGTTGAGCGAATGAACCCACGAGCAAGTATGAGCCCATTATATTTTTGTTATCACCAGCTATAGGCATCGTAGATGCTGCCGCCAGAATTATTATTCTGGCCAGACCAGCTTGGTTGCATGAGCTGATCCATGAAATCGTCTCCATCGGAACCGCCATTGATCATGGCATAGTAGTTGCGAAGGAGCAATCTCTGCGTATCCTCAGGGATGGCGTCGATGGCGGCCAATGCACTCTCCTCTTCGATGTCGATGCCATCGGCACGATCCATCGCCTTGTACATCTCGGCACGTTCACGCTCGCCGAGCGATCCAGCATCATAGACCGGATGTTCGGAGCGCATCCATGCGACGAGCTCATCCTCACCACGAGCATTGTCACGATCGAGGACGAGACGCTTTGCGGCGTTGAGGGTGCTTGTGTAGTCGTAGAGGCTAGAACTATCATCGTCACCTTCGTTGATGTTGTAGTAGATACCCTTGCCTTTGAGACCCTTGCCATAGCGCACAACCCAGAGAGCACCGAGATAGGACATGGTGCAGTCGTCGTGGGTGCTGGACGAGTGGTCGATGCGACCGTGTCTGAGTTCCATGTAACGAATCTCGTCGTAGAGTTCTGGGAATCCAACATGTGTCGGAGAGTTGTGCACGATGCTTTCGAGCATCTCCATCATCTGTGCACGGCTCGTGGTGTTGGTGTTGTGACCATATTCGACCACATCACGCACACGCTTCTTGGTCGCGTTGTTGGGTCCCTGATCGATCTCTTTCTTTTTGCGCTCGCGATAGAGCACGCGTCCGACCGGCGTATCGCGAAGTTCGTTGATGAGCGGTGTGCCGACCGAGTTATTTTCGATCGTGAGCACGCAGTTCGGATAGCGCTTTGTCACCAGTGTCACGATGAGTTTCTTGAGCTGATCCGAAGGGATCATGTTCGATCTGAAGAATGCCATGGGCAGAAGATTCTCGGGGTTGATGACCGTGATGGCCGAGCTATCGCGGCCGAGACCTCCGGAAACGTCGACGCCGATCAGCACCGGCTTCTTGCCATGGTACTCGGAATACACCATGAGATTGAAATATTTGTTAATCTTGAGGATCTCCACGCCAAGCTTGCGCTGGCCCGCAAGATCTCCGATGACCTCGATGTCGTCCGGATCGAAGGGTGAATTGCCATTGGAGTTGATCCATTCGAGCAGATACTCACGACGCGCCTTGATCGGATTGGCCATCTTCTTCGCGCGTTCGAGATACCAATCATCGGTTTCGCCGAGCTGCAGATGACTGAACTGGATGAAGATGAAGCCGGTCTTATCCGGTGTGTTGTAGATGATGTCGTAGAGCTTCTTGCGTTTCCAGTCATACATCTCTTCCTGGAATGGGATCGCCGACTCCATCATGCGGTGCGCAAACTCACCGTGTGGCGTGGCCAGGTCACCGGGCGTCGTTGTGATGCTGATGCCGTACGGGATACCATTCTTTTCGGCGATCTCGCGTGCCTTTTCGTAGGCAGGCGTGGATGCACCGTACATGGCTTCGTTGAAGAATATGAATGCAATCTCATCCCACCAAATCTTCGCCGCAGTTTTACCACGAGCCATGGAGTCTGCCTTTGCCTCGTTGCCGGCGGAGCTCATGGCCTCGATGGTGGCATTGATCGTGTTGCGAATCGTCTTTTCGTTGTTCTTGATTCTGCGCTTTTCGGAGGGATCGATGAGATCCGGATTGGAATGCTGCATGTAGAGCGGAAGCATCTGGATCGCATCGCGAACGCGTCGCAGGTTCATGTTCGCATCCGACTGATTCTTGTTGAAGTGCAGAATGTTGGATCCACGAATGAACTGATGATTCCAGGTACAATCGGCGATGGCCGCCCAGGTCTTACCGGTCTGTCGAGGCATGATGAGGTAGGTTGACAAATTTAGACTGTTGGCCCAGAGATATGCGAGATTTCCTCGGTTGAACTGGAACTGTGTACCGCCGCCAACCTCTGTGCTGGCACCGGCCTCGGACACGCGGAACACCTCTCGGAAGAAATACCAGCGGTTTTCCGCACACTCACGGAAAACCATGTACTGCTCTTCGCGAGATAGATCCGGATCATAGGGATCAATTCCGTTCTTCGTGAGAAGTTTCTTGTTGTTGACTGCGAGGAAAAAGAAATTCGAAACACCAAGGCTGTCGAGCAAGACAGCCATCTTGAGTGCCGAAACATTTTTCGTATCGAGATCAAGATAGTAGGTTTCGGCAGTTTGATAGTTGTATTGTTTCATATGCACATTCACCTCTTTCAGGGATAAGGTTACTGTTATATATGAATGTCAAACCTCGACAACTTGGAGCCTCTAATCCGGATGTTTTGTCATATTTTCTATGCTGGTCGAATAGAGTCGCGGTAATGGTATAAAAAGAGTCAAATTGCAAACAAAAAGATTCTCAGGGGCACTATAATGGCCCCTGAGAAATCAATTTGAACAACACATGGATATGCGCAGTTATCAAATTAGCGCGACGTACGTTGCGATGATCTGCACAATGTGGATGCTCTGGTCAACCGTGAGTGGAATTGTTCTGCGATTTGCTTTGCAATGATCAACGATCGCATGCACGATCATGTTTCCAATGAAGATGCCAAGGAATTCCATGTCGATCGGTTCGCCGCTGTTCATGGCCAGCGGAAGCATGATCATGAAGGTCCAGCTAAAAGAATGAAGCACGAGAGCCGGAATCCAGTCATGTGCATACATCTCGTCGTATCCTTCCTGCCGTTTCCACCACTCACGCTGCTTCATCTTGGCAAGGATTCCCTGCAGATGGAAGTCATCGAGAATATGAAGGAATATCATGCATAGCAACACAAAGATATCATGATTCATCAGCCATACTCCTCTCTGGCGATAAGTTCATATACCGGTCTGGGAACCATTTTATCGAGGACCTGTAGAGGGATGTCCGGTCTCACCATTTCTCGAACAAACGATGAGGACAGATATGTCATACTTCCATCGGATAACAGATACACGTGCTCTAGCTTGTCAGCATTCCCGGGATATAACATCTTATTTCCCTGACATACCGCATTTTCATAGTCTAGATCACTGGCGGTGCGAATTCCGCGGATGATGGCGCACGCATCATGCGTGATCGCAAACTGCGCAGTTGTCATACCCCTCGATGACAACACGAAAACTCTGTTCATTTCAGAAAATGCATCGATCTCTGCATCTATGGTTTCTGCGATGGCCTCTTCCATGAGCCCTGCTGGCCAGCGTCTTTCCTTCTTTGCCGAATTATCGGCCATGACGATGATGACCTTATCAAAGAGTCTTGCCGCCCTTCGAACGATGTCCAGGTGCCCATTGTGGAATGGGTCGAAGGTTCCTGGATAGATTGCGATGCGTTTGTCCATTCGTTCATTCCTCCTCGCTAAAATCCGGAATGCGAACGCGCACGGATTTCATCGACGTGCGTATGCGCATGATCGGAAATGTGCCGGTCTTATTTTCTGCGTAGTGGATCAGGAAGTGCTCCAGATATTCATCGGTGTTAAAGAAATCTTCGATGACAATGTTGGTGGATGGGTCGATCAGAGCAAGATACTCCATGATCGATATGGGTTCGCTGATTCCGGGATGTGGACACTCATCATGCAGATCAATGTGATAGAGTATCGCTAGTTTGTTGTCCGGATCCTTCACGATCTCGATCCGATGAACCGGATGATCCATCACGGTCTGAAGTTCATCGTTCTTGAGCAGGTCAAGATCGATGATGGGATCATCGTCGGTGGAACTATCATCTTCGACATAGATGACCCCTTTCCCATCGCCGCCTGCACCATGGTTCATGAGATCCACAAGATCGTATACTGTTATCATGCAAAATCTTCCTCTCTGAGCGGATAGTCTCTGTGAAGCAACCATACGATGTAGCGTTCGGTCTTCTCATAGATGTCGCTCGGCAGTGCATACTGCGTCACAAGATAGCGAGCACCGGCATCGATAAGCTTGCTGACCTGATACCAAAATTCGATATGATTACAATATTGATCTCGACCTCGAATAATGGATCTGTCTGGGTTTACGATGATATGCTCAAACATCACATTACCACCAGTATCAATCTCACCATAATCATCCATTGGTAATGCATGATTTCGGTTGCACATGGCTTTGAAATATCGCCGACTTAGCGAGGTTATGAAGTTGCTATCTTCGTTTGGCATCAACACCATGACAGCTTCGCGGTCGTTGGTATCTTCGCTGTCATATTCCTCAATGCCGATACTGAGTACCGAGTTGCCATCGAGCGATGTGCGTGTAATCGCTTCGTCGGTGAGGTGGAAGCCTCGTTTGGTCTTCCAGAGATCCTCGTATTCACGCCTGTTTATCACATAATCAGCAGGATCGAAATGATCGAGCGAATTACGTAAGAAAAGACTGGTTGCCTGATCGCTTGGGATATAACGAAATTCTCCAGGGTATCCAAGTCCAGAGATGGAAATATAATTGATGTTATTGTTCGCTTTGCCGGGTCCAACCATAGACCAGTTGCACGGATCATCCTCACCAAGCTGTGAGTATAGTTTTGGTAGAAGTTTCAGCACAAACTGAGAGGCAATCGGCCTTTTGTCATTCATATTTTATCCTCCCATATTAGATTAGATCTTAGCCAATTTGATTTTACCCGCATCGATCTTGCTTTGGATATTCTCCTCCGCATTTTCATTTACCTCAGAAACATAGCCGATGAGCTTAAAAAATTCATCCCTTCCAATATGAATGAATGCGGTGAAATTCTCCGGTTCAAAACCGAATGCGACGGTCCCCTCAGGAATGCATTCATACGGAACGATGGCCCCATCAACGATAGCTTCATCAAGAAAACGAATGCCAAACCGCTTGTCCATATCCTTTTTCCAGTAAGCTCCGAGAATTCTGTGCGATTCATTCGGATAATATTTCCGGAATATATCAAGAGAACTGGTACCGGAATCGTTGCGACGCTCGTGCAGGAATTTGCAGTGATGAAATTGCTTTTCTATTGCTTCCAACACCGAACCGTCTTTGAGACCCAAGTCATCCAGATACATATCCTCCAGCAACAATTCGCCGAAACTCTTCTCCCAGACGCAGCAACTGGCCAAATGCTCTCCGACGGTGGCATAGTCCAGAAGAAGTATGAACTGAGAAACCGCTTTACCATCTTCTCCCTCCACAAAAATGCGATAGGTGCTGGAATAGCTTCCAACTTCTGGATCATTCCAAATATAGAACGTTCCCAAAATCGGAGACTCGATCTTCTTGATCATCGTTGATGTATCAATATCCCTTTCCCAGAGATAATCGAGAATTGCAGGAAGATTGTCATAGGACAGGTCAGGAAATTGCGGAATGAAAAATCCGTAGTTTCCCTTGTCTGCCGTAACTTTCACATCGACAGGCGCTAGTACCAAGATCTGTCCATGATAGGAACGATCAAGAAATAGTAGCTTGCCGTCCCCATGTCCATCATAATTCGGATTGACTATTTCACGGATATAATATCCTCGATCATTCTTGAAAATCATCGAATTCTTAATGATGGCATCCTCCGGCATTCCGGGATACGTCAACAGATTGAGTGATACTGCTTCTCCTCCTGTATCGGTAAGAGAAAACGTTGTCCCCTTTGGCGGTGCCCCGAAGAGCGCATCTGCACAGTGATCGGGGTAGATTTGGATGAAGAGTTCCGGTTTATACTCACCTATCCAGCGTCCTTCGTCCGCGTCCCTACATGCTTCGATGCGAGAAAGCAGATCCGATTCCTCTTCCGGCGAACATTTGAGCTCGTATTCTTTAATCGAATCTTGCGGATGTCGAATATGTGCATAACGACAATCATCCATAAGATTGCCTCGGGATACGTACGCGTGCGCCATCCTGTCATGCATATAAATTTTCATGATAGCTCATTCCTTTCGTTAAAAATGAAAAACGGGAGACCCCAAAGGATCTCCCGTTCTTAATTATGATATATATTTGATCACAGGTTAGCAATCAGGTCTCCCTGCACACGATAGATGCGGTTCGCAATGAGAAAATATGAGACAACCGGAGAATTCATCGGCGATGCAAAGTCGCGCAGGGTTCCGTTTTCGCAGAAAACTTTGCGAAGCTTCCCGTCTGAGCTTTCCACAAGTCCCCAGCCGGTGACGGTATCTGGGCCTCCGGCGATTGAGACCTCATCCTTCTCTTCCTGGCTAAGAGAGTTCTCGCCCTCGATGATCCGGAAACTTGCTCCACAAGCTTTGAGAGCAACGTTGGCCTGATTGAGATCGTAGAACCCGTTAACATATGATATTAGTATGTTTGCGACCGCAAATGGCATTTCTTCCTCGGCCGGTTTCTTCTTAATCTGTTCCATGGTAATAGTATCCACCTTTCGTTAATTGTTTTCAAACACAGACCCATTCCAGACATCCAGGCGGTATAGCGTTCCATCATAATCGGGGTATCGCTCGCGATCGATCGGCGACACGAACATATCGTACGGCCGCGCATAGATCTTACGATCACCATAGAGCGCACGATAGGTCACAAGACGCTCCTTGGTTTCGGTGTGTTCTGTGACACCAATGACCTGATAGAGATACATGTTTGGTTCGCGGGCGAGCTCTTCGTCGGTGCAGAGCATACGCTTGAAATGGAACACCACCGTGCCCGGTACGGTAACAGCTTTGGCATGTTCTTCGATGGTCATGAGATTATTTCCTCCTTTGAACCTGGTGAAATTATAGTCATGTAGCACGAATTATAAAATGAAAAACCCCGGAGCCGAAGCCCCGGGGTTTCATCATTGTGCTGAGATTAGTCGCTCGTGGCGCTCGAACCATTATAGCCGAACTCGCCACCATCCTGCCAGGAATCGATGCCGATCTGATCGGCGGTCAAATCCTTGAAGCGGCGATAGAGACGCATGCGACGACCGAGGAGCTTCATCGCCTTGGCGGTGATGTACTCGTTGTTCGAATCGGGCAGATAGACGCCAGAGAACTGAACATCCTGCGGCTGCACGATATCGATCTCGCCGTTGGTCCAGTCGAGGTAGTTGGAACGCTCGACATTGGTGACGATCGCCATGGGCCAGACCGAGATATCCTGGATGCGCAGGTTCGTCTGGTCAGTCTGGACCACCATGATAGAGAACGTATAGTTCGCCAGCGTGGGATCCATCGGCGCGGTCTTGTCCGCGTTGAGGGCACCGTGGAGCATGGTGGCCTTGACGTTGGCATCCGTAACACCGTTGACGTAGTACTCGAGAGCGCGGCGCAGGGGCTCACCACGGGTTTCGAGGCAGCGCAGCGTGAAAGAAGTGCTGTCATAGGCCGCGGTGGTGGGCGCGGGATAGTTGCGCTCGTTGAAGCCGGTCGCAACCTGGGAAACCTGCATCTGGAGATCGGGCGTACCACTGTAGGAGGTGGAGCCGAGCTCGAAGAGGGTCTTGAGGTTGCGGCAATGCGCACGGGCGATGGCTACCGGAGAGGTGGCAGAGAGCTTGTCACTGTCATCCTTGCCGGTCTTGTAGCCGTCGTAGCCCTCCATGAGACGACCATCTGCGATGGCGGTCATGAACTCGGGAAGACGTAGAACGAAAACGTGCGTGTAGCCCGTGTAGGAGGGATCGAGTTCCTGGAGCTTATCCTTCGAGAAGGACATGGTGCCACGGATGAGCTGAGACTCAGCATCATAGATCGTGGACTGCTGAATACGATCGCCCCACTTCAGCTTCCCATCTTCATTGGTGGTATAGAGCGGATTGGGATTGGGGCCAATTTCTCTTGTTGCCATATGTCATGTCCTCCTTTCTTAGTTATCCTCGAGAACAATCTCGACGTCGGTCTGTTTGTTGATATCCTTGAGATCAACGGTGACCTTGATCTTGTTCCGATAGCGCGCACGACCACTGGTGCCGGCACGATAGACCTCGCAGCTCATGGACGCGGAGAATTCGGCATACTTCTTGTTGATCGTCTCGTCGACGTTGGTGTTGAAGCGACGAACCTCGGCGGCCTCATTGAACTTGAAGTGATTCACGTGAACCAGATAGAGCAGGTCATAGAGCATCGAACTGATGATGAAGGAGTTGTTGAGCTCGGTGCGATCCGAGAGCAGCAGCGTGTTCATGAGCTGATCGGACTTGTAGCCGCCCTCGCGGTTGTCCTTCATGTAGACGTTGATGCGGTTCTTCTGGAGAGAATTCGCCAGATCCACCTTCTCGGGGGCATACTTCATGGTATCCTCGATGTAGCCGGTAATGCGGAAGTCAGCGCCGGCGCCCGGATTATACGGATTGCCGTAGCCCTGGATGTTGCGGATCAGCGCAATGGTATCCAGATAACCGACCGGATACTGAACCGTGCGACGGATGTAGGGGTTGAACATCATCGCGCCCTGGCAAGCGGCGATCATGTGGATATCGGGCATGTCTTCGTAGAAGTTAGCCTGACGATCCACGATAGCACTTTCGAAGGTGCCGGTGGTGGAACCCATCTCGAGCATGCCGACGGTGAAGTTGTTGCGGTTCTTGATGAACTCGACGATGGAGAGCTTCGTGTTGGCATCGTAGCCGAGCGACGGCACATAGTTGAACTGATAGCGAAGGACGCTGTTGACATCCTCGACAATCTTGGCGTTGAAGAAGTCGGCGAAGAGCTCGTCGCGAGTCTTCTTGCCATCGGTGCCGCTCGCGAGCTTGATGCCGGCGGTGGCCTTGACGTTGAGGCTGCCCTCGTCGACGGTGAATGCGAACTCGGCCGCATTGAAGATGTCGACCTGCGTGAAGCTCTTGGACGGAGTGATCACACGCTTGCCAGTCGCCTCATCGATCGGCGCAACGATGTAATCGTTGAGCGTGTACATGTACTTATTGACAAGCTCATAGAGCTCTTCGATACCGTCGAACGCCACCATGTGGAGATTCTTGAACTGATTGTTAAAGAGTGTCTCCATGAAGTAGGTGGTATTATAAACAGCCCCGCTGTTGATGTCCAGGGACAGCATAGAAGCAGTGGACGTGTTGATACCATCGAAGGCGGTGATGTCGTAGTACATGTTGCCATCGTACTCAGCCATCTTCGGGACAAGGTTCATGTAGGTGTTGTTGCCGAAGGTGGATGCGCCGTTGTACATGACCGCAAAGACCGGAATGGTCTTGTAGCCATCGTCGTCGGGAGTTTCGGTGGCCATGTTGTTCATGGCGGTGATGAGATCGGTCCACTTGGTGATGCCGCCACTGACGGTGCCATCGGCATTGACGGTGCCCGCCACTGTGGCGGTGGAGAACTTGACATGCATGACATCCCGGATGATCGGGGTGTTGGCCTTGCCGCCGGTTGTTTCCTCGGTGGTGAGCTGACCATTCTCATCGTAGTAGTACTGGTTACCATCGGCGTCGGTGTACGCCTCGTTCTCGGCAACGCGATATTTCATGAGCACGACCGCGTTAGCCTTGCGCGCATTCTCATCGCGGAGGTTCACAGTCCAGATACCGATGTCGTTCAGATTCATCTGAAGCAAATCATTGATCAGATCCGGGCCGAAGCCATACTTCGTGCAGTTGGGCTTGCCGTAGGTCTTCTGATAACGCACAAGCTCATCGGGATAGTACAGGTCCATCTGGTTAGTGGGACCAGCGTCCTGCACCGTCGGCACGAGAAGGCAGAAGTTGGGAACCTGGGTGTAGGAAGTCGTTTCTTCGTCAGGCACGACGGTGTTGTCGGTTACCTTGACGCTCATCTGCGAAAACAGATAGGAGCTATTCTCGGAAGACAAAACGAGCATTTCTACGTCTACCTCCTTTTGATAGATTTGTGGTATTCATTCTTTGCAAAAAATGAAAACATATAGAGCTGGAAGGTTGTTGTCCGAGACAATGTTACCCTCATTGTTCCGGATACATAATACCCTTATACTCATGTTTGCGTAAATCTGTTCTGCATCAGGACATTTATATATTCCAACGTGTACCCGGTCAACGGAATACCGAGGGCTGATGAGTAGCGCTGTGGATTGGATGAAAAGAAGCAGGAGGGTCACCCCTCCTGCTTCTCGTTTGTCGTTTCTTTTTCTTGGTCTTGGATCTCTCGATCCTTGGCATTCTCGGCAGCCTTTTCTTTTGCCACCTTTTCACGTTCGGCGTTGCGTTCATCGCGTTCCTTGGTCATGCGGTCGAGCTCGCTTGTGATATTACGAACCACAGCCTCGGACGGTGTCGGTTCATCAACTATGCCGGCCCTCTTTCGATTCACCGAAGAAATCAACGATGTGTTGATATCCTCATGAGTGATTGCCTGGTATGTGGTGGAAGACATGGCCTCCTGACGCATGTTCAGCGACACAAGCTCATCCGGAGAAACGAACGGCCCTTCGTGATAGCGCGCTTTTCGCATGTGGTTGGACGGATCACGATAGCGCTCGGAGATCATAATCTCCTCTTCCTCCGGCGGAATCCTCAGTTTACTCTTATTCATGAGTTGCACATCACGGAAGATTTCCGCCGCATCATCCGGAAGCACATTGTCAAGTTTTCCAGATTCGATGAGATTCATTAGGACCATGACGTTGTTGCCGTTCTGGAGAAGATTGAGATTGTCCACGAAGATATCGTTGCGATAGAAGGTGAGCACGACACTCTTGCGCGGTTTGCCACCCTTGGTGAACTTCACATCGCGCACCGAAATGTCGGAGGGTTCGCAGACAAGCATCATCGGTACCCCTAGGGTATACACCTTGGAAGAAAAAGGATCCTCCATGGCTTTCTCCGAAGCAAAGAAGCGCATATTTCCAACGCCGAAGAACTTCACCTTGGTTCCGGCAAGTTCATAGTACTTGTATCCACGGTAGGCCTTGTCGAGCATGTGATATGGGACATAGTATTCCATCGCATATGCATCAACATAGGCCTTTTCCTTATCAAGACGGAAGGTTTGCATAATCTTTATCACCTCACATTATAGAGGTGTTCACTCTTCCCAGAGACGAATCTCATTGAGATTGCCTGTTTCGCGCATGGCTCGTAGATTGATGAGACGCTGATTGCGAGAACCGCGGAAGGTGAGAGTGAGATCCTTCTGAGCTTCGACAAAGGGACCATCAACGAGCACATCAATACATGAAAGCATGGAATCAACCAGCGACTGATCGACGCTCGGATGATACCTTTGAATGTTTCGGAGATATTCATAGGTATAGCCGGTGTAGACCCAGATGTCTTTGTTTTGATACGCGTTTCTCACATGAGTCATGAGCTGGGTTACCTGAAATATGTTTTCGGGCTCAAAGGGATCTCCACCAAGCACCGTGAGCCCGCGGATGTGCCCCGGACATAGCATCTCCACAACCCGCCGCATCACATCGTCGTTCCACTCCTTGCCATAGTTGAAGTCCCAGGTTTCTGGCTGAAAACATCCGGGACAATGATTGCGACAACCTGACACAAAGACCGACACCCGGAAGCCGGGACCATTTGCCACGTCCGCATCGAATATTTGACCGTAGTGCACAATTTCACCTCCTGTGATATGAAAGATGGAGCCGGGGATAACCCAGCTCCATCTCTTTTGTTTGAACCTACTCGTTTGGATTGCCAACCTCAGGGATGGACACGTGGAGCACGCGGTCGCGGATCTCCTCGGTGCGTCCCTGGTTCCACCACTGGGTTCCGATGTATCCGCACGTGCGTCTCGCCACGTTCATCTTCTTCTGATCGCGGTTACCACACTGTGGACACTCCCAGATGAGTTGGCCGTTGTCTTCCTTGATGAGAATCTCTCCATCGAAGCCGCATTCGTGACAGTAGTCAGACTTCGTGTTGAGCTCCGCATACATGATGTTATCGTCGATGTAGCGGATGATGTCCAGCACTGCGTCGATATTGTTCGACATGTTCGGGACCTCAACGTAGGAAATCTGACCGCCGGGACTGAGCTTCTGGAACTCGGCCTCAAAACGCAGTTTATCGAAGGCAGAAATCTGCTCTCTAACGTTAACCTTTAGTACCCTCGGTTTCCCGATATTTATTAGGGGAATAGACTATCTCACAATCTGCTCATGCAGACCTCAAGTCCTACGGAGCCGGACTTTCACCGGACTCCTCTCGGGCGCTACCCCGGTTAGTCGTTACACTTTGTCCTATTGTACAATAGAACCTTAGCACGGTATCACCCAGCTATCCTATTTATTAGGACCTTCAGGCTCTCTTAGTCAGCATATTCGCCCGGACCCGATTATGAATCGGGGGCTATGATTGTCACATAGCCTGTCTTAGTTCCGCTGATACCGTTAGCATTCAGAACTCACAGTCCTGAACACACCCCGCATGTACGGGTTCACTTGATTTTATCAGCATGCCTCACGACACACTGCCACCTTAACGTTGATGGTAGCTGTTGGTCACATATCCGTGATCAGAAACATCTTCGACGATGCCGAAATCACGCTGGAGCGCCTTCGCGAACTTATAGGTCGTACTCTCGATGGGTGTTCCATACAAAGAGTAGTCGATGTTCTCGGCGAGCTTCCATTCCTTGCACTTATCATTCATGTATTTCATGACCTTGAGCGCAAAGGGCTTGCCAACATTGGGATTGGTGTGGGATTCCCCGGTCATGTACTTGACACACTCATAGAGTCCGGCATAGCCGAGCGAAATGGTGGAGTATCCATCGTAGAGAAGCTTGTCGATGGTTTCGCCGGGTTTCAGACGGGCAAGCGCACCATGCTGCCACATGATGGGCGCCATGTCACTCGGAGTCCCGAGAAGTCTCTCGTGGCGAATGCGCAGAGCACGGTGGCACAGCTCAAGTCTCTCATCAAAGAGTTTCCAGAACTTATCCATATCACCGTCGGATTCCATTGCGGTATAGGGGAGATTGATCGTGACGACGCCTTGGTTGATAATCAGACGTCGATAATTGGACTATCTCTTATCAGCTATTTGCTGATCCATGCGCTTGGGTGATCATCATTGGACATTTGATGACCATGTGGTCTTGATACCACTCCTACTCTACTAACTATAGATTTAACGCATTGTAGTCCTCGACAAGCTTTCTATAGTTTTCGATAGTCTCTACACCCGTCCCCGGACGTTCCCATCCGGTTATTGGCACGGTATTCCCATATGGCCTCGTCGGAGGCTTCAGGCTCTCTTAGTCACCGCATTCGTCTTTCGACTTATTGTAAGTGATACCGTTAGCATGCAGATATTAACATCGCACACACCATCCATCTGGATGTTCACATGGTTTATCGACGGCTCAACCTTTGTAGTCAACCGTCCATAGTATTTACCGTGGTCAGCCTCGTAATTGCCAGCATTGGCCACATTACCGATGCCAGTGCCGACCATTCGATCCGGAGTCAAGAAGCTGCGACATCCCCATAAATGTTCACGTGATTCGCAACATCACGCAGTTCTCTCATGAACTTCCCCATGTTACCATGGGATATCAGACTATATCACACGCTGGTCACTGTTTACCGTGATCCAGACGTCTCATCTTTTCGATTTGAACGGACTTACTTTCCCAATGCCGTACCGCCATTAGCTTGCGGCCCTACTCTACTTGCTATGAATACCGTATTTCTCGAATATACATGCTTTCGATAGTCGTTAGACTTTTATGATTGGTTTGGTGCTATCAATCAATTTAGTAAGGTAAGTGATCCTGATCCATGTCACAATGATCAGGACTTTCTCCTTTTAGATGAGTTTGCTGATAATGTCACCATTATCAGGCACAGGTTTTGTTTATGCAGGGGTATGAGTCGTGCTGGCCGATCGCATTGATTTTCTGCTCCTTGATCTGTTTCTCGGAGATGTAATCGGGAGTCAGACGTTTGATCGAGCACTTGGCAGCCAGTTCGGTGAGGTACCAGTACTTGGTGCCGGGTTTGTTGTTATCGTCCTCGAGGAAGTATAGGATCTTCGGGAACGGCGGAGAGATCCAGACACCCTCCTTGTTTTTGATGCCCTGGTAGCGCTGCTTGAGCACCTCTTCGATGATCATGGCAAGATCCTGGCGAAGAACTACCGGATCAAGACCGTTTACCCGAGCCACATCATCAGCTTCGTTGAGATATGCGGCAACCGAGACAAAGGGCGTTTGCCCGTTGGTTGTCATCATGGTCAAAAGCTGGTACTGAATCGTCTGCACGCCGGCCTCGATCTCACGCGCGAGTCGAATCTGAACATGCTTTTCAACCTGCTCTTCATTCATTGTCGTACCAGACTCTTCGTTCTCGGCGAGGAGATTCTTGCGAATCTTCTGACGGGAAATGTCAACGAATGGGGCCACATGCGACAAAGACACTGTCTGACCACCATACTGGCAGGAAGCAACCTGCATCACAATCTGGGTCATGATGTTACAGGCTGTTGCAAAGGAATGAGGTTTCTCGATCTTGGTGTCCGTGATGACTGTCCCATGCTGAAGCATGTCGTCAATATTGATGAGTGCGCAGTTGTGAATCTTCTGGCCGAAAAAGTCGCTGTCATGGAAATGGATGGCGCCTTTCTTGTGTTCGGCGATGATTTCTTTGGGCAGGAGAATGCGTTCGGTGATGTCACGATTCACCTCACCGGCCATATAATCTCTCTGCACGGGTGCGATGTCAATGTTTTTGTTGGAGTTTTCGGTGCGAGCTTCCTCGTTGGTACCTTCCAGAATACTGAAGATCTTCTTGTCGATGGTGTTGCCCGCCCGCACGAGGCTCCTCTGGTACCGATATATGGTGTAGCTGGTAGCAAGGTCGAAGGCACCGTAGCGCTGGATGTCCTTGATGACCATGTCCTGTACTTCTTCGACCGTGGGAATGTGCCCAATGTTCTGGCATCTGTGTTCAATGGTGTTGGCGATCTCATCAATGACCGCGTCGCCTAACCGTTCGGAAACATCGACGGAATTATTGGCCCGCTTAATCGCCTGTACAATCTTTTCGCGGTCAAAGTCAACTTGTGCACCATTGCGTTTATTGATTAGCATGGATCAGCTAACCTCCTTTTCTGGTAGGATATAAACATGTCTAATTTTTGATGAATTGAGAAAAAGAAGAATCGAGCCCAGGATTTGGACTCGATTCGTCTCTTCTATTATGTTCAGTTGCTCAGTCGGCAAAGATCGTGGCATTGCCGGGAACGAGGCCGGTTTCCGTACCATAGGTCTTGATGAGTGCGGCGTATACCCTCGGTCCGAACGATCTCAGACTGGGCAGCGGCATGTCACCATTGGCGCCGAGGAACATGGCGATGTATCTTTCGAATGAAATGTACTCACCGCCACGATCATAGGGACCATGTGCACCCTGGGCAATGAAGAGCGCCCGATAGTAATGTGCGATGAGAGCCAGGACTGCCCTGCGGTATTCATCGGTGACCTTTGCATTGAAGGCGTCACGACGGAGCTCTTCGGGATCCTCGTAGTAGGGATAGATGGTGTGCTGGGAATCGATCCTCTCGTAGAAATCTACCATGCGCTTGTGGTAGCCCTTGTGATAGATGCCATCACCATTCTCATAGATGAGCATGCACGTGGGACAGTGATGCAGTCCGTTGCCGATGGAACGAACCTGTTTCTTGATCTCTTCATATTCGGCGGTCATGTGATCTCATACTCCTCTCATTTCATTTTATTGGTGAAATCGATGGCACCATCGATTTCCCTCTTCTGGAGTATAATATATGATCGAAATCATCTCCCACGATTTGCCTTCTTGCGACTCTCCGAGCGCTGATATTCGATCTTCTGCGGTTCATAGAATGACTCGAGGATCCAGCGCACATCATCTCGGAGCATTGTCCACACATCCTCCATGACATAGAGGTCGGTCCCGAGTCGACAAAAGAGCCTGAAGTACGAGTCGAGGGTGATGGCGTTGTACTTGTTCGGATCCTTGGTGAGATTCTTGAGAATCCGTCCCATGAGAATCACCAGCAACAGCGCAAACACCTGGCACACATCGGCATCGTCGTGATCTGGAATGTGAATGAGAGAAAATTTCATCGGAGCCGATTCGTAGCCTTCCTTGACGGTCATATCGGACACCGTCTTGTTATGACCGAGGAGCATGCTTGTGTAGGATGCGAGGTAGGCGCTCAATATCTGGCTCGACCGCTTCATATTATTCTGGAACCCAGGGAAGGGCAGTTCCTGTTTGCAGCGACGAATGCGTTCGACCGCGTCCTCGGCATCGTCCATGATGCTTTTGAGCGAGAGTTTCATGTTGTTTCGATATCGATCGGAGAGAATGGCATGCAACCTGCGCATGAGCTCGAGCTCGGAGATCTTGGAGTATACTTCCTGTTTGATCTCGCACTCTTTGATCTCGTTCTCGATGAGCTCACGTGCGGAGGCATTCTCGGGAGTATCGGGATAGTCATCGAGGATGCGTTCGTATGCATCCTCGTATTCTTCGAAGATCACCACACCCTGGGCAAACTCGTTGTGTATGCGGTTTGGAAGTTTGATGTATTTTTGCCAAAAGGTCGTATCGTCGGTGATGAGCTTCTGGGACCGGGCAACGATCTGTGAAAGTTTCTCCTTGTCCTTGAGCATCTTCGAGAAGTTGATCTGACATTCCATGAGACGCTTGGATACGAGGAGGAGCTTGTTCTCGTTCTCGATGTAGTCGTTGAGATAGTCCATCTCGGGACCCATGGAAACCATGAACGAAAGCACATTGATGAAGCGATTTCTGGCCTGTATACTATTGAACTTGATCTCATTCTCGCTCACGAAGCAGTCAACAAATTTCTCGGGAAGGATCTTTGCGATGGCATTAAGCGGACGTTTGCCGAGGTCGCCGGTGATGAGATCCGATGTGACCTTTCTGTCTCCGTAGAAATTGCGCAGCGCATCCATGGCAAGCCTATCCACCCGCAGAAACTCCTCGTCGGTCATCTCCGGAGCTCCGGAACGCCTCATAGTGTGAAACATATCCACGGCATGGCGTTCCGATTGTTTTCGCAGATCATCCTCGGAGGGAATCACGTCGCCACGATTGATGGTTTTGAGTATCTCCTCGGCGTCCGAATCGATGCCATCGAGCACCACGTGTCGGCCATCGAGGGTCTTTGCGTATTCACCCATCGGAATCTGCGTGCTCTGACCGGTCTCATCCGTATCGTTGACCACCAGCATGGTGTCCGGCTGCTCGGACCGGAGACGTTCGATGATTTCGTTTTCCTCCGGACTGAGTTCGCTCTCATCGCCAAAATTGTCCGAATTGATCTCAAGGTCAGTCTTCGCCTTGGCATCGAGATCGTCTCGCAGTGCATTCAGGTTATCAAGGTTCATTGTGTTAATCTCCTTTGTTGGATCTCTAGTCCAGATCCGATTCGGTTGGTCCTCGCTCGACGATGATGTTGGAGTCGTCATCGTCATCATCCTCGCCATCCACATCATCATCTTCCATCTCCATGATGGGAGGATTCTTGAGATCCATGAGACCGTTGTCCTCGAGATATGGGTTAATGAGATCGTCGGTGACGGTCATCTGGAGCTTGCACATGGACCGATCGTACTGATCGGAATCGCGGAACTGTTCGTAGATATCAGACACGATGTGGTAGTCGATGAGGATGCCTCGATCGAGCATGTCTCGGATCACCTTGAAGTATAGCGGATGTTTATCTGCGCGTTCGATGTAGTCGATGAACTTTTCGAGACGGATGTCATTCTCGAAGACGTCGCGCACGATGGATGGCATCTTTGTGATGAGTATGTAGAACTCCTTGGTTCCGTATTGCTCCTTCGGATAGTTGGGGATCTTCGCATCCATGTATTCCTCGACGAGATTTTTGCGATGCTTCGCCGAGTGAACGATGTACTCGCGAAGAAAGATGCGTGTGAGTTTTTGGATGTTGCGCACGAAGAATTTGTAGACAGCTTCGAAGTATTCGGAAATGTGCGCGTCGGTGTTTTCGACATCGACCTCGAAATGTGGGTATACGTTTTCGATCTGACGAAATAGATCGAGGCAGATCGCATCGAGCTTGTCCTCGTTGACCATCTTCGCGAGCTTTTTGAAATAGTTCGAGTCTCCACTGTCGAACGGATGCTTGATCTGATCGATGATGAAGTCGATCTGTTCCTCCACCGTGGTATTTCCGAGGATGAAATCTCGGTTGGCAATGTTTGCCACTTCCTGCTGAGAAAGATGCATATCGATACATCCTCCTTTGTTCCAAATGATTGCACTCAGGCCTGGATATTATAGATGTGTCGCTGGTTTCATATAAAAAGAAAACACCCCGGCGGGTGTCTTCTTTTGGGTGCGTTACCAGATAAACCTACAATCGATGTTGGACTCCTGGAGAATCTCCAGAATCTCCTGAGCATCATCTTCCTGCACCATGAGCGTCTGGCCATCCACGAAGTTATACTCAAATTCACCATCGTTGAGCAGTGCTTCGGCGTCTTCGCGCGCATCGTCGTAGAGTAGCCTGATGGCCACACTGAGAAACTTCTCGATCATTGAACATTACTCCTTACTCTCAAAGATTTTCTTAGCTTGGTGAGCCGTTTGATTTCCTCGAAGATAGAGCACGCCTGATTGAGGCAGTCCTCGGCCCGCTGTGCCTCGGCATCAATGTCGCGCTGTACTTCGTTGTGGATGAAGTCGTACTTTGCCCGGGCAGCGTGTTCCCGTTTGATGGCTTCCGCATACTTTTTCTGTTCTCGGCGCCGAATCGTCATCCATCGACGATAACGATGGAGATCCTTTCCACCGGTGAAACCGAAATGACGAACAGTGCCGGTTGCCACGTCGTTGTACACCACGCCGTTGCGGTATAACCTATACTTGTATGGAGCTAACCGATGATACCTGATAAACTCCTCGAAACCGAGGGTGAACTCGATGGTCGGTATGGGCATGTGCTCCCGAATGACATCAAGCTCTGGTCTGTCCACGATTCTTTTCCTTCCCATGACTATTCTCCTTCTAATATGTCGAGTGCTCCACAACGCTCCAGCGTTTGACGCTCGAAGGCTGTGATTGGTTTAACGATGGGATAGACTCTGCCTCGACGGTCGATCTTCATATCAATGATGCGTGCCCAGATGACCAGCATGTTATGATCGAAGCTGTCCGCATGCTCCCTGACAAATGTCTCAATGTCAAACTCTTGTGATATGAGACCGAAGGGTTTGGTCTTTCTCGTATTATCGGTCGATATCACAAAGGTACGCTCCGATCCAATCGTGTATGAGATGCCATGATATTCCCAGATCGTAGTGCTATTAGTATGACATTGTGACTGTCCCATCATCCAGTGCCTCCGTGCATGAGTTTGTTTGGTAGAATACCGCATCGCCATGATAATACCCCTGGAAGAAATGATCATCACCGTCAACGGTGATGAAGAAGTATTGCTCCGGAAACAGTCTGCCGCGCTCGACGATCATGTTGATGTGCGGCTTGTCGGTTCCGATATACGCGTCGAAGGTGGGATAGCGATCGAGCTGGTAACACTCGCCGAATCGACGCATTGATCTGAGCAAAGATACCTCCTGTTTGAAGATGTGTTTCGGTATCAAGAAACACTCGTGCTCTCTAATTTCTCGTTTTGTCATGATCTATGATCCTCCTAGATGTTAATTTCCTTGGATTCATCAATATGGTATATAGCTACCAACCCGGATCTAACCGGAAAAAGGAACCCGATCGGGTTCCTTGTGCGATGGGAAATTAGATGAACTTCGGTCGACCAGATGCTTCCGGTACGACCTCGTTGGGATCAACGTCAGGATCTGTCATGGTGAGATATGGTCTGATCATGCTCTCGGGGACCATATTGTTTAACATCTCAGCATGCTTCTTGGCTATTTTAACCTTTTTAGATTCCATGCGGAAACCTCCTTCTGTGCTATGATATATGGACGAAAACACCCCTCCCAAAATCGGGAGGGGTGTCTTTGTTCAGGCAGATTTGTTAATCCAATCAAGCACAAGAGATGGTTAGCGCCTAAATGGATTAGACACGCTTGATCCAGCGCGTACCGTCTTCCTTCTCAACGGGCATGCCGTCAATGGTGCAGACAGTGCTGAGCGGGCGGAAGACCACGGGCAGATTGCGCTCGCTGTAGACGATCGCGGGCTGCGCATGGTTGTCCGCGCGGCGGAGCTGGTCAGTCAGGAAAGAGCTGTACTTGAAGTAGTTGTAGGTCTTGACCTGGCTGTTGGTGAAGTTGTTGGGGATCAGCAGCATCTGCAGCGTGCTGTCGTTGATCTGCTGAGAGCTGATGAAGTAGAAGGTGCTGGTGGACGTCTTGCAGCCGATGCTGTAGTTGATGACGCCGCTGCCCTTGCTCTCTTCGCTCAGGCTCTTGTCCATGGTGTAGTCCGTATCCAGGATGCGCAGGATGTAGGGGCTGACGCCGACGCGGAAGTGGCAGTCGGTGATGTTCCAGTCGTTCTTCATCTTGAGCGCGCACTGATCCAGGAACGGGATGAACTCGCGACGGATCCACTCGAGGTTGCCATAGGCGAAGTAGCCGGGAGCATCGAACGGGAACATGGCCTCGAACTCGTGACCCTCGTCCAGGCACTTCTTCAGGCGCTGATCCTCCATGCGGGAGCTGATCACCGTGATGTTCTCGGTCATGGCGGTGATGATGTCCGTGTTCGCGAAGTGCTGAATGCTGTTCGCGATATCGGTGCGCATCTCCTGCGGCAGGCTGATCTCGATGTGCGGACGGGTCGGCACGATGAACTGCGTGAAGTTGTTGCGGAAACTCGTGTAGATCGGGTGGGTGTGCTCCTGATGATTCACGGTCGCATAGAAGTAAACCTTCTTGACGGCCTCATCGGCATGCAGGGACACCATCATGCTGCGATCAAAGTCGAGCTTCGCATCGACGGTCACGGTGGTGAAGCCGGAGTCGGCGTTGACGTCGAACACGCAGCTCAGAGTGTTGTTCTTCGCATCGAAATAGGGGGTCGTGCCCTTCGCCATGGAGATCTTCTCCTCGGGAACGGCCACACCATCGATCTCGACGTCGATCTTGGTGATGCGGACATCGCGGTTGATCTTGAAGAGCGGGTTCTTGCCCTCGAGCAGAGGCAGGTTCTTGCAGGCAGCGCCGGGAACCAGACCACCGGTGAGAGTCTCGACCTCGATCTCGGTACGATCAACGAACGGAGTGGGCGCATAGGGAGCCAGCGCGTCGATCAGGTCCTCCTCGCGGTCCTCGCCGGGAGCCTTGATGGTCGGAATGACCTCCTCGATCTCGACGGTCTGCTTGTCCAGAGTACGAGTGTCGAAGAGGCGATGCAGCACGGCCTCGTACGGAGTACGCATGGTCGTGGCGATGGACGCGGTGAGGGTGACCAGGCTGGGCAGAGACGCGGACTCGTTGAGGGAGTTCTTGGACTCGGCCAGGTTGTTGATGAAGATCTGGCTGACGGAGTCAGCATCTTCCTGGAGCATGGTCTCGAACTTTTCATCGGGGAGAATCTTGCTGTAGTGTTCCAGCATGAGGTCCTTGATGTTATCGGCCATATTCTTGATCTGGATGTCAGAGACGTCCGTACCGGCGACGCTCTCGTTGCAGATGGCCTTGGTGCCCTTCTGCAGACTGGCAACAATGTCAATGATGTCGTGGCTCTTATTAGTACCACCAAACAGTGCACTCATTATTACGCAGCCTCCTTTCATGAAAATTAAAAGTAAAAATGGGTCTGGACAGCTATGTTGTATGAGCGTACCCCTGGGAGGATACACTCCCCAGGCAGCCTGGAACGATATTTCGTTAATAGAACACGCAATCCATTACCAAAAATCGTCCATTATATTGTTGTTATGAACTTTCATTGCATATTTATAAAATGATACGCTCAGATACCCTCGATGTCAAAGTCTGGAATATCGATATCCTCGCTTCCTTCTCCCTCGATCTTGCGTTCGCGGCGATTCCGTGTCGATTCTCTGCGGGTCGTTCCTTCGATGTCCTCTTCCTCCTCATCGAAATCGGGAATATCGAGATCCTCGAGATCCAGCGCTTCGAGCTCTCGATCAATCTCATCGGATTCGATGTCGGTGTCTGGGCCCTCATCCGGAAGCTCTTCGAGTTCATCGATGTCGGTATCATCTGGCTCGTTGTCCGGCTCCTCGATCTCTTCGATGTCAGTGTCCGGCTCTTCGCCAATATCCTCTGACTCGAGATCATCGAGATCAATGTCCTCGGGTTCACCGATGTCTTCGACCTCACCGAGTTCGATGTCCGACTCCGGTTCCTCGGATGTCTCCTCGGGGTTTTCCTCAGTCTCTCCCTCTTCTTCCGTTGGTGTTTCTTCGGCGGTTTCACCATTCTCGGCTTCGACCTCATCGGACACCGCATCAAGATGATCATCGAGGGAGTCTAGCACGTCGCTAGATTCTTCCTCTTCGGTGCCAAGCTCATCGGGGCTCATGTCATCGAGATCCTGCTCGTCCTTCTCCTGTGCTTCCCTATCGAGGCGTGCAGCCGTGCGTTCCTTGGAATTGTCGGAGATGAAATCTTCGGCCCGGTGCTGAGCTTCCTCTTCATTTTTCCGATTGTTGCCATGATTGTTCACAAAGAGCATGAGGTCGTTGAGAGCCTTGGAAAACATGAGAAAGTTTTGGAGGTTATCTTCATAGGATGTGTACGAAAGCTTGTAGGTGACGTAGTCGGTCAGAGTCGTAAACAGATAGGTTGCCTTGTTGCGGGCATATTCTCTGATATCAGCATCGATGGCTACCTCGTTCTCATCGATGACGTGCTGGAAAGCACGGATGGATGTGCGCAACGATTGATAGTCGTTGTACATCTTGCGCTTCGCCATGAGACGGTCCATCTTGGAAAGCTGGAGAATATTGTAATGGATATTGAGCTCGCCGTCGAGGTTATTCTCTCCGGTGCCTCCATCCCCAATCTCGTCTGGTTCGGGAAGACCATCGGGATGTTCCGGAAGATCCTCTTCCTCCTCGTTCGTCCCATCCGGATCCATGGAAAAGTTTTCGAGGTCGGCCATCGGGTCCGCTCCCTGATCACCGTTCTGCGCGGCACCATCACCACCGAGCTCCGGAGGCGGAGGAGGATCATTTGCTGCGTTGGTTTGTCCCTGGGCCTGGCCAGGCATGGTGGCATCCCCCATCGCCGCATCCTCTTCGCCGGCCTCGTTCAGAGCATTGTTCTCGGTCGGTTCGCCGAGATGCTGCTCGTACAATGCTTGAAACAAAAAGTTTGTGTTGCTGTTCATCGTTCGTCCTCCTTTCTCAGCGGTTATAGCCATTGCGTCGCGTTCCCTGGAAGGGTATGCGATTGATGCGTTCGTATTCGCGCGCAAGTTTCTGACGAAGTCTGATTAGCTCGATCTTTGCCTTATCATCACCGTTGCGTTCTGCCATCTGGATCTTCTCTTCGACGATCTCGATCTCATCCTTGAGCTGACCGATGAGCACGTTGCGGTCTTTCTGATCGGTGGCACGATCCACCACGATCGAGATGACCCATGCGATGATTGCGAGCACCGGACCATGCGGCCCCAGCAAGCTCAGCGGAAGAACCTTGAGTATGCGCTTGAGCTCGTTGTTGATACGCAGAGACTCTCCCACCATCTCGGAGTGTTTGCGTTGCTGGCGCTTTGCGACAGCATTGCGGTAGGCCTTCATGCAGAGCTCGTCAAACATGCGCACGGCTTTCTTGGCTTCGATGCCGGCGGTCTTCATCGCCTCTCCGGCCTTGGACACGATGCCCTCGTCAAGCATATCTTGCTCGGTGACGACAACTTCTCCACGAAATCTTTCGATGTACTCATCCGCATGCTCGAGCATCGAAAACAGTTCCTGCCAGTCCTCGTCGAGCGGGGAGCTCATGTAGTCGTGGATGATCGTGATATCGTTTGGATCATGATTCTCGTCGATGACACGTCGAATGAGCTCATTGATGTAGAAAATCTTCGAGGTCAAAACACTGCGAACGATGGAACAGAATTTCATGGCCTCAAGATCATTGGTCTGGGCAATCACCGTCGCGGTGATCGATTCGAAGCTATTCTGCAGCAGCACAAAGAATGCTTTGGCGTCGGAGAGATAGCGTATCTTGACCTTTGTTTCGCCGACCTCGACATCCATGAGATTCACCAACGATTGGAACATGCCAAGATACTGCCGTGGGTGATACAATGACATGTACAGGCTCAGATTTTCGGTGAATCTGCGGTCCGAAAGCAGGGTCTGATAGATCTGGATCCAGTTCGGAAAGTTGAGCTCATCTTTGAGCTCGAGACTATTCATGAAAAATTTGGAATAGAAGTTTGCACAGGAATCCTGGGAACGAAACTTTGTGAGGGTACAGGTGTTCAGTGCCTTCTTGATCTCCTGCACCGCCGGTGTGGGATCAAAGACATTCGCCAAGGCTTCCTGAAGAATGAAGTTATTGTCAAACATGGACGCACCTCCTGCTGTCTTGTGTTCATTATAGAAATGTCAGCGATTTTCGCCTTTGAAGGGGAAAAAGAAACGGAACCCGAAGGTTCCGTTTCTCCGTTCTAGTCCACGTCCATCGACATGGCTTCACAACCGTTGGACGCGGCTCTCGTGCCATCGAGCCTGGTGCGTTTCCAATAGTGGTTCATCTTGTAATATGGATCCTCGGTGACATCTCTTTCGACGATCTCAGGCCAGGGAAATTCAAAGGTCCTGGCCAGTTCTTCGGTTTCGAACTCGAGCTCCGCGTAGCTAAATGCTGTCGGTGTGCCACGATCGACATCCATGATCACGAGCGGTTCGTCCTGTCCATCGATGGAGTAAACATTGTGCTCCTTGATGATCGGCGCAACGCCGAGCAACTGCTTCATCATGAGGAAGAACTGCAGTTCGATGGGAGTTTCAACCTCCTCGCGGGACAATGTTCCGGTTCCCTTGTAGGTGAGTTTGCAGTTGGGCTCCTTGAGATTCTCTTTGCCTTTGTTCCAGATGGTATACGATCTCCGCGCACGGATGTAGGGGTCCACCGACAGGTAGATGATTTCTACATGGGAGATACGAATCGGTTCGATGGACGGATGATTGATCATCATGATCGTATTCCACTCCGGTTTTATGAGCCACTTGCGTTCAATTTCCATTGTTCAGTCCCTCCTCGTATCTCTTGATGAGTTCATTCAGGAATCCCATGAATAGTTCCCGATGTTTCTGTCTCACCGCCGGCGCATCCTTCACATCATAGGAGATGATGTCACTTCCATACATGCCAATCTCGAGGCTGATGTATGGCAGTGTGAGATCATCATATACGTGAGTATTCCGCACATAGATGCGCTGCGTGTAATTCGGCTCATCCGCTAGCCTCTCTGCGATCTGAGCCAACAGCCCGATGTGAGTATCTTCGATGCTGATCGATGGGAAGGTCACCAGCGCTTTATCCGGATAGTGCGAGTTGGGTTTGATGCTGTCGTACTCGGTTCTGCAATTATCCGCATCCACATTGGATAGTTCGAGGAGTTTTGCGATCTGGGGAGCCATGTACCAACTCACACGACGCATGCGCTGTGAACAATGGGGACAGTCGTAGATGACATTGGTCAGATCAAGCTTCGGAGTCGTCTGAGTTTCTTCGGACGATGCCAGATAGGTCATGTGGGCGCTGGCACGCACAGTTTGATACCAGTGACACTTTGGGCATACGAATCCGAGCGTCATGGATGACCTGCTATGCATTTTCCTGCGCAGGTCCATCAGGATACTCTCCTCTCGACGCTGAGGATCTCGTATGGATCGCCGGCATCGAAGGTCCAGGAGCCCATACCTCTCCATTCTCTGTGAACCGTATTGGATCCTCCGAGTATCTTTGCGATCTTGCTGCGATCATGATCCTCGATGTGGGTCATCTTCAGTTCTTCGCGGGTGAGGAAGGTGCCATAGTGATTGACCTGCACCATCGGCTCGATGCTGTACGGGGTTCCGGTGTCATCGCGGTGACGGATATCATAGGCATGGATTCCCTCGGGAACCGTGCTACGATCCACATGCATGTTGGTGAATACTCCGCGGATGGGGTGCTTCGCATCGGGAGACAGGGTCAAGGGTTCGGAATCGTTCTCCATGCACCACCAAAAGTCTTTGTACTTGCTCATTGCATTATCCTCCTATTTTGTTGAATGTTGGTTATCCTCGGTCCATTCGAGGACGGTGTGGTTCTGGAAGCCGCCGCGACGTTCCAACTTCTTGGCCTGCATAGTTCCGACAAGATCTGCATCAAGACCAAGCTCCCTGGTGAGAGCATCAAGAACCTCGTAGAGGTCGCCGATCTCATCGGCCACGGTGTTGGTGAAGTATCCGGCCGGATTCTCGATGACCTCGCGGATTTCCTTGGCCTCCTCGTCCACCTTGTCAATGAGGAGTCTGATTATCTCCCGGTGATCGGCTTCCTGGTGGACTCCGTATTTGATCCCCTTTTGATCAAGGATTTCGGGGATCTTGTCTCGAACCAATTTGTTATATTCTCTGATCATATCAGTCATCCTCATGCGCATGCATGCCGCTGGCCATGACGCCGGTGCTGAAGTTGAGCTCCACGGAGGTGCCACCTTCGATGCGATGAGACTTGAGCTTGATGATCGGCACGTACTCATCATCTTCGTTCTCGAAGTCCTCACCGATGGTGAGATCGCCGCTCACGATGATGGTATCGTCGCCGGGGCACATGATGTCTCCGGGAATCTCATCGATCTCCGCGCCGATCTTGATATATACATCACGGAAGAACTCGTCAATCGACGCCACGTCATCCATGTTGTTTTTGATGGTCTGGAGTGCCTCCCCAACATCTTCGGTGCTGTCGAGGCGCAGCGCAAGATGCAGCTCTCTGGTCAGCGCGACGGGGATCATCACAAAATGATCCATGCCATTGGGATGCGCGAAGATCTTGCATCTGGCGGCGACTTCCTTATCGTCGATGAAATCTTCGGGCACCAGATTCGCATTGAGGACAATGTGTTCACCGGTCGGATCAAGCATGAGGTTAACCTCGGGAGTCTGGTCCTCTTCGTCAAAGCGATAGGATACGAGACTGGACTCATCAAGCCGCTCGAGCTGTTCGAGGAAGTTCGGATCGGTGGGAGGAGCCACGATGTCGAGGTTGAGCAGCGGCTCGAACATGTCCTCATCGTCATCGTCCTGATCATCATCTTCGTCATTGTTGTAGTCATAGGCAAAGACGGCGCAGGAGTCAATGGCGAGGAACGGACCCTTGTCTTCCTCATCTTCGTCAACCTCGAGAGTCAGATCAAGTCTGACCTTCTCATCCTCGTCGATGGTTTCGAGTTTGAATTCCGGCTTGGCCACGATGAGCATGCCGATGATGGCATCGGTCACGGTGAGGCCGTCGCAGATGGTGCTGAGGGTGCATTTTGCCACCTCTTCCTGGTTCTCGGCGTTGCGGGTGAAACTGGGGTCATAGAGCAACGTGCTCAGCTTTTTGAGGAGCTCGTCGATCTCCTCGGTGTGCGCCGCGCGAATGCGGTCCGATGCATTGTTCTTCATAATTGTACACAACCTTTCTTTTATTCTAGTTTACTATTCATATAATATATGGCTCTGCCCAAATTCCGGAACATTCCTATAACAGGAATTAACATTATTCATTCTAAGGAGTGTGAATCATATGGCGATGAAACCTGTCTATTATCTCCTCAACGAGACAATCGTTAGCGAGGATACCGCCCGTCGTGGCATGGAGATCATCAACGAAGATGTGATCACGCTTGAGAATGGCCTCAAGCTCTTCACCATCACCTACAACATGGTGCTCACCGAATTTGCCCGTCGCAACTGGAATGGACGGGTCTATGGAGAGCAGATCTTCATGAATGCTCTCGATAACAACCCTCTGTTCCAGCATGACCTCAAGAACAACGGTGGCGTTGGGAGTGAATATGGACACCCATCCATCGCGTCGAGCAAGGCGGGCGATCAATCTGCGCTGATTCGGCAGATGACCATCGATCCGAAGCTTGTGTGCGCGATGCTCAAGAAGTATTGGAAGGATGGTAAGCTCCTCAAGGGAACCTACACCACGGTGGCCGGCGGCTACGGAGATATGCTGCGTGATCGCATTCTCACCGGAGTCCCGGCCATGGTGTCCTCCAGATCTGTCGGCGGTGTCGATGCCAAGGGCAATGTTCTCCCAAGCCTGCAGATCATCACCTGGGATCATGTGTTCAGACCGAGCTCCCAGGATGCACGGCTGATCCCCGGATCACTCCAGGTGAACGAATTCAACGTTCCGGCGGGCAACACGATGTCCGAAAGTGCTCTGAGCTACGATTTCCGCAATGATCCATCCTTCAAGGATTTCCTGCTCAGCGAATCTGTCTCGAAGGAACAGATCAACACCATCTGCGATGCGTTCGACATCGATGCTCACTCCATGGTCATCGACGAGAACTCCGTGCGCTTCACGGTGATCAACGAGGACGGTGTGGATACCGTCATCATGCCGATCCGCACGCTGGTCGGTGCATCCATGTACGAACTGTTCAAGTGACACAAGACAAACCCGGAGGATATCACCTCCGGGTTTGTTCATTCACCTCATTCGTAGGACTGCAACTGTTTCCTGAGATTCTTGATGGTGGCCGTGTTGTCTTTGATGCTCTTGTCGACATTCTGAAACCGTCTCTTGATATTCGACAGTTTCTTCTCGGTCTCTTTGATCCGTCGCAGTTGCTTGTCACAGAGCTCGTTGGCCGGAATAAGAATGTTTGTTTCCCATCTGCACTGCTCATTCTTCGCTGCAATGTATTTCCCATACGGAGTGCTAGGATCATCCATCTGTTTCATTCGGTAGCTGGCGGATTCTTCTAGAACATCTTTGAGATATGCGGACGCATCGTACTCTTCGGCATCTGTGATGTATTTTAACATGGTTCGCATCTGTCCTACCTTACAGAGCGTGAAGCGCGCCTGGCGCGTGTTGCTGTGATGCTCATCGGTCGGATCATACTCACATTCACCATACAATTTTACGGCCGCATCCAGCATATCCCTTGGATACTCGATCTGATCACAGCTCATGCGTCCTCTGTAGAAGATGTATTCGATCGAGGCAAGATTCATCAGCACGTTGCCCCAGTACATTTCATTGCTTGGACTTTCGAGCATTCGTATGATGAGATCCTGGTCATCATCTTCCTCGGTGAACTGTTCCATGAAGGTCATGTAGTTTTTGATGATGGATGTGTGACCGCACTTTCTCCACACCGAGGTTGCATTGCGGCTTCGCATTAACTGCATTGAAAAGTATAGCTCAGGTTTGCTTAGATTCTCGAAATCCATCACGTTGTATGTAGCTTTGACCTGCGTCTCCAGTGTCAGAAGCTCGAGCAATCGTGTGTGCTGCTCATTCTTCTTATTCTCAAGATCCGCCATCTGCTGAGCATATAGATCTTTTACAAGGTCGCAGTTGCGCTGGAGCTGATCCAGTTCCTGTTTGTATTCCGTCCGTTTCACCTTGCATTCATCGAGAACACGCTGTTTATCGGCAATCTCCGCCTCGATGTGCATGCGCAGCCCAGGTCTCAGCGCAGCCTCCGCATCATCATCGCAGCGAATGCGCATGATATCCTCTGTGTCCATACCGATGAGTCTGGCAATGCGCGCAAGAACTCTACGATACCAATGTTTGAAAGACACCACTTCCTGCTCGCTGAATTCAATATAGTTGTCGGGCGTTATTTGCTTTTGGTTTTTAATGAGGTAAGACGCCCCTATGATGCGACTGATGCTTGGAGCATGTATGTCATATTGATCTTCGAGCCACGATTGCTTAATGGATAGCTTTCTGCACACAGCTTTGAGTTCTCTAAATTTCTTCCCGATCAAAAGCGTCACTTCTTCATATCGATCAATGCTGGCTGCATCCGGCGTTTTAATATGAAATACGTTCTGAGTTGCCGATAGCTCGGCCGTACTGCAGCTATTCGTGACACTGACAAGACCGCGATAATCCCTCGCGATGGCGGGTTTATCCTTGGTATATCGCAGTATCAACTCTTCGAGCGCATCGTCCGTCAATGAGCTCGCTTGCTTGTCCATCGAATTCCTCAGATCGACAAGTCGATCAAACTCTTTGATGAACGGATCCTCAAACACATCGGGTTCACACATGCGATCGTAGGTTTTGAGATCCACCATCGCTCACGCCTCCTTCCAGTAGCCGGTGGAGATGTTGGTGATGATGCACCTGTTGTAGAACCCACGATTGGGCAAATCGCTGTGTGTATCTTCGCGGATGCGCACGTCAACCCAGCCGATCAATTCCCGCTCTTCGTCGAATTTACCGGACTCGATCTGCTCGATCACATCGGCGGTCTTGGGCATGAAGACAAAGGTGTAATAACCCTTCTCGAGGACCCATTCTCCCATGCTCGCCACCACGCGTGCCTCGAAGCTCATGGCCTTGAGATAGCTCACCAAGCGATTGTGGTCGTACTGATGATCGTTGGTCCAATGTCCCTCGAGCTTCATCTTGCCGAGGAGCAGCTTCGCGCTCTGGACGGCGTCGTAGGTTGCGCTGTTGATGTTGTTATCCATCGTATACCTCCATTTTACTTCCGGATCGGAAGAGCAAGATCTATTGATATCCTCTTGCAATGGATAATGTGTGGATGGGTGGTTCTTTGATCCCATCTCACCACTATAATATATAATCCGCTGGTCATAAAAACCGGAACATCCCTATATAAGAGACATTTCACCGAAGGAGGTTTTATTCATAATGAACGTACAAGGATTCTACAAGGATCTGTTCGAACGCGTCCTCGGACTCGACGTGCTGGGTCTCGAAAGCACATTGCCGGTGCTCGTGAAACTCGTCGAAACAAGGACGCTCGACACCTTCAGCAACTATCTCCCCGGACTATATCGCTACTATCTGACCATCGACAAGAAGGACGAGATGATTGCAAACCCAAATCATACGCTCGGCAACGAATACTACATCGAAGATCCGACACTGGTCAAGTGGGGTGTCAAGATCCTCGGCATAGAGAAGATTGACTATAATAGCTGGGCCGGAGCCGCAGATGGTGCAACGGTCGATCCCTATGATCCGAACAGCAGCTCATACTATTCCAGCATCGTCGCTTCCAGAAACAACATCACGCTCGATGCGGTGCTCATGGGTTCAGAATACACCTACAACCGTACCCTGACAGATTTCGCGTTTCCGTGGAAGAGGTACCATGAGCTTCGATCCAGCGGTGTTGGAACCGCGCTCGTATATCTTCGCAACTATGCATTCATGTCCACGGCGGAGATCGTGTTCAAGTGCAGCTATCCGAATCTGCATTGTGTCCCGGAGGAGTACAAGGAACATCTTATGAAGCTCGCATCGCTGGATGTAAAACAGTACCTCTGGCATTCGCTGAGATACATTGAGGATATCGTGACACCATCCGGCAATCTCCAGCTTCGCTTTGATTGGTCCAACGCAGAATCCGAGCGCGAAGAGTATCTCAAGGAACTTAGACTCAAATCGTTCCCGGACCGTCAATTCGCTTCGTACTATCACCTGGTATGATTGATTGGAGGCTTGTGCACGTTGCTGACTAAAAAGAACATGGGAAAGATCATAGAGAAAACGATCTTGAGCTTTCCGGCTTATTTCAACCAGATGGATCTCTATGCCAAACTCAAACGTGAGTATCAAATCAATGATCGAGCCATGATCAATGATATCCTCGACGACCTTGCCATCGCAGGAAAAGTGAACTACGTGGAAATTAGCGATGGTGTCTGGGCATTCGAGGTGACGTAGCATAAAAATAAAGCTCCCCGGGAATAGACCCGGGGAGCTTCATCGTTGTTATTTCTTCTTGCCCTTTTCGAGCTTGGTGAGCACGAGGAAGCCCTCGCTATCACGCAGCGGTTCGGTCTCGAAGAGCTTGTGCCGCTCCTTGCGTCTTGGCTGGAGCATCATGAATCCCTTCGGATCACGTTGTCCCTCGAAGCGCGGCTGAAGCAGTAGATAATCTCCCGCATCATATAGACCATACTTCCACGGGTTCTTGTTGAACTCCTCCGTCATCTCCTTCTGCGATTTGCGACGGTGGAGAACGATGAAACCATCAGCATCGCGGTTGAGCTCGTTCTGTTTGATGTCGGCTCGTTTCTGTGCATAGCCAGGTTCGGCATACTTTTCGATCACCTTGTCGATGGAGTCTTCGTACCCATTCGGTTCCGACTTCCCCGACTTGGAATCGAAGTATCCATTCTCATCGAACTGAACATTGATGCAGAGATATCCGGTGAGTCCTGGATCGCTCGAAGAGCACACGTTCGGATCGAACCTGCCAAGGTGAGACGGATAGATGTCACGATATTTGAGATTGGTCTTCTTCTTTCCGCCGTTGAGACCGGTCGGTCCCTTGAGCGTGAAACGCGAGAGCTCCAGCGCGGTGAAATCATTGTAGCGCTCGAAGCGGAACATCGATGTCTGCGAGGATTTCCCTCCCGACGAATGCGACGATCTCAGCACAATGTCCTCGGATATCGCATTGAATAGACGCATGTACCGATCGAAGGACGGATCATCCGTGTTGAGCAAACTGTTCACATTTTTCGTCACGTAGGAATCGATGAAGAATGCCTGGGTCTCATTGGCGCGCATGCGCTTGGTTGCCAAATCATTCGAGTCCTTTTTGAGCAGGTCCTCGAAGTTTGTCAGCATCCACTTCATCACGGTGAAGGTGTTCTTCTTCTGGTATTTCTTCAGTGGAAGACGCTTCTTCGTGTATGGATCCATGACCTTCTTGAAGGATATGAGCACGCGTTCACCCTTGTTCGGGTTTCTCTTCTTCGAGAATACCTCGGAGAGACGACCGAGCCAATAGTCCCGATCAAAGACATCCTGCAGCGTGAGCTTCTGCTTGTCCTCGGCGAGGGCATTGTGCAGCGTCACCACGAAGCGCGGGATAAACTCATGTGCAAAGAATGCCTTGCGGTTCACCTCGATGTACACGTGATTGTTGATCTTCGTATACATGTACCGATCCGGATCAAGCACATCATGGGTGATGGCAACGAGCTCCTCGAGGTTGAACATCTCGAGTGTGGACTCGATGCCGTATTCGGCCAGGAAATACAGCAGCGGATTCGTGGGTTTGGTGAAGAGATCGACCTGGAAGAGCGGAATCTTCCAGATGACATCTTTGGCATGATCCAGGATGCTGATCTTGGTCGGAATCGCATAGATCTTGATCGGATACAGCGTCGTCTTGAAGTTGAGAACATTGTCCTCCTTCTTGTTGCCCTGCTTTACGAAGGTGGAATTGTCCACGATCTGGATGAGCGGGAGAACCTTTTTGCCCGAGCGAAGATAGTAGTGCCCATCCACCACCTTGGGCACCCAGACACGACGAACGATATCCGCTCGCTGACCCTTTACCTTGAGCTCAAAATGCAATACCAAGAGGTCGTAGATCGAATCGTCCATGGTATAGAGCCGTTCGAGAATCTTGTTGTTTTTGATCTTGACATCGCGCTTGTTGCGCTTGTTGACATAGGTGTGGATCTGGGTCTGATCCGTGATGTATTCCCAGGATCTCAGCTTGACCGCGGGCAATACCTCGAGATTCTTGAAGGTATCAACGATGTAATCCACCAGCGGTTTATCGAATGTGCGATTGAACAGGTCAGGGTTTATCTTCTTTTCATTCTTCTTGCAATATTCTGCCAGAAAATCTCTCATGCTGCTATCACTCCAAAAATCTATATGTTCGGTGTTCGCTTCTAGAATGGATCGCCATCGTAGAGAGCCTGTGCTTGGTAGGCATTTGATGGGGTGGTAGTGGCTGACGCAAAGATGTTTAGCGCCATGGCCATATCTTCGACACGCAGCACGCTATCCTTATCCGACATGCGCACATCGCGGAGAATCTCTTCGACGAGCTTGGCATTGACATTGTATCCATAGCCGGTGATCCAGCTGTTGTGGGTGAAGGTGTGATGTGATATGTTTGCGGCCGGAAACTTGAGTGCGATCATGGTGGTGATGAAGTTTCCATTGATGTATGCCATATCACCCTTCTTCAATTCGCTGGAATAGTAGACGATGATATCAGGGATCCTATCGAAGATGTCGTCTTTGCGCATGCGAAGCAGAACGAAGCCGTCTTGATCATGAACCTCGTGCTCATGCTCCACCAAAAGCCCCTGCTCAATCTCGGTGCTCAGCATTTCGATGTCGTTGGTGTCGGCAAAGACGAAGGATGCGGTATCATGGAGCATCTCGGCATCGATGAGTTGCTCATGACAATACATGTCGTCCTCTGCGAGACCCGAGAGTGTGAGTCTGTAGCAGACTATCATGTTATCCGAGGTCAAAAAGGCAACACGTATCGCATTTTTGGCAACAACCACATGAATTCCGGTCGCTGCGACGTGATCAGAACGTCTCCATCCTGCCAGGGACTTGCCATTCATGGATCTGTGCAACAGCATATATTGCCATATGCGGTTCTTGAAGTAATCATGATTGTCATACCTTAGTATTTCTCGCTGGACGGTATGATTGTTCACCAGCATATCCAGCGGATCCTTATTCTTGGACATTGGGAAATCTCCTTTCTCGAATTGTCACAAGTATAATATATGGATGAATCCCGAATGTGAAAACATGGCACCCGAACCGGGTGCCTCATTGTTGATTCTCTAAAAAGAAATCCGGTGGACACAGCATGGCTGAGCCCACCGGATCGTTTTGTTTGGATCGAGATCCTCGATCCGTTCGGTTAGTTGTCGGTGACGGTCTGCTTGCCGGTCTCGAGATCTGTCTCGATGCGACGGCTACCGACGACCTCGGCAAACCGACCATCGTCGATGTGCGCGGCCGACTCGTCGTCCTTGAGCATCTGCTTGAAGGTCTTGTCCGCGGTCCAGGTAACCTTGACCTCGTCATCGTCATACGTGAAGTCGAAGACGCCGTGCGCGAAACCATTGTTGATCTCGAGGCGGAAGATCTTCCCATCACGCTGCTTCTCACGAGCAAGGTTCGCCAGCACCAGCGCATACTCGTTGAGGAAATAGTTGGCCTCGTTGTCGCCGATGCGAATACCCTTGTTCTTGGCCAGGTCATCCTTCTTGGCAGGATCGTCGTGGTCAAAGCAGCCATAGGCGACGAACTCGCGGAAGAGCTGGATGAAGCGCGCATCGATCTCGTCCATGTTGACCGCGGCGGAACGCTCGGTGGGATCCTGGATGTCATTGTTGAGGATCTGGCGGAAGCCCTTGCTCGGCTCCCACTTCGGGGCGATGTTGCCGGCCTCACCCTTGGCGATCTTTTCAGCATAGTAGGTACCCCAGGGAAGCGCGACGACCGCACGATCCTTCTCGGCGAGCTGCTCCTTCATGCGCTTGGCCAGACTGCGAGTCCAGGCCTCCTCGATGCGAGCCGCCATGACGCCGGTGAAGTTCTCAAAGGCAGAATGCTCCTGTGCAACGAATGCTTTGATGGTCAATTCAGACATGTCTTGTTCCTCCTGTGTTTAGTGATCACTTTTTGTCTGCGGTGGGAGTGCTGTGCATGCTACACCACATCACCCCTTTCCAGGTATAATAATGTATTCGTTACTGTGAAAATGTAATGAGGGAGGAGCCGTTTGACTCCTCCCGCGTTGCAACTTGGTTCATTCAAAGCTTTGATAACCACACGGCGATTGTGACTATACCAATGCTCACACATCGTCGAAAGAATCGTTATGACTATGGGTAACTGCGTGTTGATCATCTGATGATTCAACATGTGATGATGTTTCCAAACCCTGGCCTGGGATAACCCATCTTTCACCAGAAGTAGCCCACGAAGTCTACCATCTGGCTCGCCCCTGAACCACCTTTTTCACCATCAGCACACCCCATAGAATGTACCCAGCTACTTATGGCCACAGGATCGCCTATGCGCTCCAGGGAGGGGATCTACCACCACACAAGAACGACACGGACAGCCAACTTGGTGCCGAAATTCCGGTAACACCCGGTCCCCACTCCCTCGACCGGGAGCAGGTTGCAGGGGCACCTAGAAGCGCCAGCCGTCCGCATCCGGATTTTTCAACTGACATCTATAAATATGTTACCCCCTTGTCAGTTTCTAATTCAGGCACCATACTGCCCAATGAAGCTCTCGGGAAGATAGATAGGAAGGTTCAACTTCCTCGCTCGGTTCATCTTGGTTCCTCCTCCGGAGAGCGATGTGGTGATGAGAATGTCGAAACCAGAACCGTCCGTGATGATGAATCCGTTCTTATCACAGACGGCGCGGACTTCGGCACTGAGCTTGCCACCATGATGTCCAACCCGAGTAATCTTCTCCTTTCCTCCGCTGACCCTCTTCTTGATGTGAGGAATGAGAGCCTTCCAGGATTTCTGGAACCAGTGTCCCCAGTAGAACTCATTGGCGTCCTCAAACATCGAAGGTGCGAGTGCGAAGCTGAGAGCCTTTGTGACCTTGGACTTGTTCGTGAGCATGAGCTCCGGCCCCTCTTCGGTCCAATCGATGTCCTCGGCAAACGCCTGGATAAACTTCTGGGCTCTGGCGGAACCCATGTTTGGAATACCCATCGCGCCGAGAATCTCAAAATCTCGCTTGGATTCGATTGCCTTGGTGAGCAGATCAGCGACTCCGACGGATAGTGCACCGAGACAATCGGCCTTCCTGAAGTCCTCATCTTCGAGGTCGAGCAGATCTCCGATCGACGTCACATGCATCTTCTCGATGAGGAGGCGTGCGAAGGAATCCGAATAGCCGTCCATGCCCATGGTTTCGAAGAACCCAACGAGGAGCCCTACGAGATTGTCGGGACAACGATCATTGTCGCAGTAGAGCTTCTCGTTCTTGATCACGAGGCGTTTGCCACAGCTCGGACAAACCTCCGGGAGCCTGAGTCTCTCGCCCTTGCCCTCTTCGACCACGCTGATTGCCGGGATCACATCGCCGACTCGATGGATGTTGACCACGGTGCCATGCCGGAGATTGTGTTCCTTGAATAGACGCGTGGACAAGATTGGCACATGATCATATTCGACGCCATCGAGCAGAACCGGATGCTCGAGATAGAGTTGCAGGGTTCGATATCCTTTGCGTCCAGAATCCAGACGGATATAGCTCGCCTTGGAATTCTCGGAAGCCGGATTGAACTTGAGCGCAATCTGCCATTTATTGGTGCGACCGAGTCTGCCCATGCGCTCCTGATATTCGTCGTTGGCGATGCTGATCACAATGCCGTCGATGGAATGACCGAGCTCGGAACGTGCATCGATCATTTCCTCGAAGTATTTTTGAATCTGGGACAAGAGTTCTTCGAAATTGCCCGTCACGAGCCTTCTGGAGGGGGTATCCGCGGGCATCAGTGCAAAATTCCGCAGAAAGTCCATTCTCTCAAGATAGGTACCTTCGAGACCCTCGGAATTGATCGGATACAGGCTGATGAGACTCGCAAGGTAGGAATCCTCCATGGTGCTGAGCCTGTGGATGATTCCGGCCGCGGCATGTCTCGGAGATGCGTAGGGAGTCTCGAGCTTGAGATACTCTTCCGCCTTCTTGGCATTCTCGCGGGTACAGATTGCCTCGAACTGGATCCCGAAATCATCATGGTCAAGTTTCTCGTCGGCAATCGTGACGTTGTTGAGTCCGATCACCACCACCGATTCGTTCGCATCTCCGCGGGTCTGTGGTCCGCGAAGCTTGCCATTGTGGACCGTACCATTGACGGAGACGCCATCCTCCTTCGGCGAAAGATCCACGGTGATTTGCACGCTGTGCGGAATATCACACTCTTTGTAGACCCTCGTCAGGAACGACTGCACCGAATCTGTTTCCTTCACGCCTTCCGGAATCGGTTCACCGTCGTGGATGATATAGCACTTGTCCATGTTATTGTGCAGCGTCTTGTAGGTCTGCGCCGCCTTCTGAAGAGTTTTGTGACCCTTCGGAATGATGCCGGTGGGTTCGGGATTTCCGGTCTTGTTGTACATGGAGATGAGCGCGTCATACTGACGATCCGAAAAGATGTTTCGCACCTCGGTATCATACTCGTAGTACGACTTTCCGATGGTGATCAGTCGGCGGGCAATCTCGAACATCGGCTTGATCGCGGGATTCTTATCCTCCGGATTGAGCTTCTCGAGCTCGGTGATGAAACCGGCGAAGGTGCGCGCGTCGAATTCGGAAATGCCTTTGGTGAAACGGTTCTGGCGAATGTGATCCTCGATGCGATCCACCATGTCACTGATCGGCTCAATGTCATAGCCAATCTCTCGAAGCACCTTGTTCTGCTCGAAATCTTCGGCCTCGATGACGCGGAGCTTTGGTTTGTTGGAATCGATGCGCTTCCTTCCCTCATCTGTCGGTTTGAGGATGAAGAAACCATCCTCGTCCAGATCCTCTCCCGTGTAGAGAGCGGCTTCTGCGACAGATTTGTCCAGAGAGACCTTCGATTTCTTCTTGTTCTTGCTCATTGGTTCGAACCTCCTTTGAAGATATGTGAGAAATGGTAGCTACCTCATTGTCTCCAGCTTATAGTATATAGACCAAAAAGAAACGTCCAGATCGAACGTTTCTTCAGAGGTTCGAGGTCATTGCTCTTCACAGAAACCTGTTGATGATCGGTTTGGTAAACCTTGCGGCCACGGCCTTTCCGAGGTCACGATGGTTGATCTGCACAAGCTCTTCGCTCTGTCTTGAGCGGAAGCGTTTGATCTGTGCATTTTCGATTGGCGCATAGAGCACCAGATCATAGACTCCGGCGAGCGTGAGCCATGCGACGGATTTCTTTTCTCCGCCGCCATACTCCATCCGCGTCCTGTGTTCATCCGGTACGTAGTTCTTGAGGAGCTTCTTCCTCTGATTCTTGTCTTCGATTCCAAGGGCTTCGCAAACATCCTTCGCCAGCAAGAGAACCGCGGTATCGACCTGCGTCGTTGTTACCCGGGTCATGTCTATGCCGATGATGGTGCTCAGTTTGCGAAGGATGTCATTTTCTGTTTTTGCTTTCATTTCTATTACCTCCTCGGTTCAACTCATGACTATGATATATAGACCATTTGAAATTGTGGGGGTTACATTATTATAATGAATCAATCATAACAGGAGGAATTCGTCCAATGAAATATAGAGAACTTCTCTGGGAGAACTACTCCCAGGTAAAATCGCAGGAGGTTGTGCTCGAATCGATCAATGTGCGCATCGGCGAGCTCCTGATAGAATCCGAATGCGGAATGGATGTGCAGGATGCGCTTCTGGAGGCCATGAGCATCCAGTCCAGGGAAACAACCTACCATATTCGCGAGACAATAGCCAAGATCCACAGCTTCATCACAGAATTCATCCGGAGAGCCAGATTGTTTGTCAGCCGCATCATCAAATACATCGAGGCGCAGCTCGACAAGGCATATGTGAACGATCACAGCTCTGGCAAGAACAAGGGCTTCCTGAAGATGACGATCAAGGACTATCATGGCTATGACATCGAAGCGCTCGGAAACTACATCGGCACCGCCGAAACGGTGCTCAGAAACCATGCGAAGAACTTCGATGGTGTATTCAATGAGGCCGAGCGCATGGTGGCAGACATCGGCAGCGGAAAGAGCAGCGATGACTTCAACGACATGCTCAGCAATTTTTCAAACGAAATCGAAGCCGACCGCAAGGCCATGCTCAAGGATCTCGGCTTTGATCCGAATGTCGGAGAATTCGGCTCCAAGTACTGGGATAGGTTCGATGCGAAGTTTTCAAGGCATTATCCGGCACTGAATCGTTGTCCGGTGGCCGATGCCCTCCGTGAATACCGCATCGATCGCTATGATTCCAAGAGCAAATTGATAGACTATGTGCGCGGCATGGAACGTCATGTCAACAAGCTCGACAACTTCGATCGAGCGATATCCGAGGCAACCAGAGAGGTCGAGAAGCTGGACACTCGTCTCACCGAAGCATTGAATCGTGCCGTTGCTTCGTATCATGGCAAGGTTGATGATGAGTATGTGAAAAGACAGAACACGACCACTCTCAGAGCTCTCGACGTTATTCGACGGGACATGCAAAACTACATCTCGGATCTCAATGGCATGACCCATTTTCTGATCCAGACAGTGCACAAGGCCATCACCGAGGCCTGCACCGTGGCTAGCTGCAAAAGCCATATCGTCTTTGAGTCTGCACAATAATAAAAAGAAACACCCGGGAAGAAATCCCGGGTGTTTTCCTTTGATCATAACCAACCATGTCTGTTGACAGTGATGTTGCCAGTTAGCATGGTCGGCTCGCCTAGCATCGTGTGTAAGGTAACTAAATCACTCACATAACCATCTTGCCGATCAATATGCGCCTTTTCGTAGGTAAGCTCAGACGAACCACGAACGTAATCTTCTTCGTCCGCATATTCACCATTGTCAAGATTCACCCTCAGTTCATGGGAATTGCGAGGACGACGAAGCAAATGTATACCGCGATCTCGGTATACCTCCTGGAAGAAATAGTCAATGGTCTTGTCTTCACGACAACTCGCCCATGAGCTCTGATCCATCTCCGCAAAGCTGTGATGCTTATCAAATTTTTCAGCAGACATATCCTGCTTGACAAAGTCTTTCATGCATGCATGTTGTCGATAAACAGCGAAGTGGTCGAGAGTAAGCTTGAGTTCTTCTGCGAATGCACAGGTCTGGCAAAGGGATAGTTTGCCCCACTTAGGTGTGTATACGAACTGTTTCCCACAGCACTCACAGGTGCTCCGTCTATTCTCGGCAGATTGATGCGCTTCGAGCATGTCACGCACGACGGATATGTATGCATATAGATCAAGCTTTCTGCGAAGCTGATCGCCTCTGCCCGTGATCAAGGTCCTTCCCTTCCACTCGTCTTCGGTCAACCTCGTTGTTCCAAAGATGGTCGGAGTAATGTCGTCACCGTCACGCACCGATATTGACACAGTGTTGTATAGGCTAGTACTAGTGGTTGTATTGTTTAGGCTAATAGTACCGGTTGTGCTAGAATACGTCAGGCTAGCGAGGGCCCAGGTCTTGCCAGGTTTCCAGCCAACATTACGAGCATATTGAGAATCCGTATCATGGATAACACGCCCGTCTTTGATGTGGATTCGATCAAGATTGAGCAATCTTAGCATTTCGGGATCTGTGGATTCTCGCACGCGTTCGATACGTTTCTTTTGCATTCGTCTCAGAACCTCAGCAACCTGGTCATATTGATCATCATACTCGATTTCGTCACCATCAAAGACGAGGTTGTTGTTGATATTTTCAATGATGCCCTCATAGCTGGTATCAAGCCACAATCTCTCGTACGAATCAAAGTCATATGAGATCTTGTTCGCATATTTCCCATTCCTATCCCAGGGAAGCTTTGCCGGTTTGAGCTCATCCAACGTGAGCGGTGAACAAACGCCTCTGCGAAAGGTTCCATTTTCGGTCAGATCGATATCCCCGTCGATTCCCTTGCTTTTCATTTTCATGTGTTCGCCAGATGCTCGTTGAAGGAATTCTTGAACTCATCGAGGGACCCGAAGTCACTGAGCTTGGATTCCATGTTTGCATTGTCATGGTTCTTGGCGTATTCTTTGACCATCTTATCGAGGGTGAGATCGCAGTACTCATCCTCCCAGGATGCAATGTGATATAGTCTCGTGGAGATCTGGTCGCCGATCTTGAGCGCACCAAAGAGAATCGGATCTTTCTCGCGCTTCTCCTCCTCGACCTTCTTGCGTTCCTTGCCGGTGTAGTCGGTGAAGACTATGAAGTATGCATCGAATATATTATTCTGCTTGAGCCGTGCGATCTCCTCGACGATGTCATCCGGGATGTCGCGTTCATAGTTCTCAAGCTCGATGATGACAACGCTCTTCTTGGTGATCTTACTGATATACTCATCAACGTCCTGGCGCTCCACATAGGTGTCGATGCCTGCGTCGAGCACGCGAAGCTCCTTCTCGCAGAGTCTGGCAAAGTTGTAGAGCTTGAGCGCGCCCTTCTTCTGGCCCGTGATCTGATATTTCTTCATGAGTTTCATGGTATTCTGGTAGAGTTTCTGCAACGTTTCGGACGAGGCCTTCGCCGAGTGCTCGTTGAGGATGTTGAAGTATTCGCTCGGCGTGAGTTCCTCCGGTGCCTCGGGAAGCATCTGCTTGTTCTCCTCGCTCTTGTCGATTTCGGTTTCGATTGCAGGATTCTTTTTCTTTCTCGGTGCCATTGTGCATATTCCTTTCTATTCATAAAATGTGAGAGGGGATCCATGACGGATCCCCTCGTGTTTGTTCAATGCCGGACTCGCGGCACCGGCCATTCGGCGCCGGTGGAGTCGATGTACCCATATTCGTTCCAGAAGTCCTCGATCCCATCCCAGTCACGAAATTGCCCAACGCTGATGGCAAAGACCTCCGGTGAATCTTTTCGAAGACGCAATAGCAAGTTCTGCACAAGATCACAGACCTCGAGGGTATGCTCTCTGGTGCTCCAGATCTTTCTCACATCATCGATGACCGCCCAGCCGTCGAAGCTCACATCGCTGTTCGGATCGAGCAGAAAGCACATGACGTCATCGAAATCGAGAACCGGATCAATCCGTGAAATACTCACCGGGCTTCGCCTCCTCGACCTCGAGGCGGATGCGTGCGCCAAACATGTAGTTGTAGGCGTCGATCGCCTCGATGTTCTTCTGACCCGAAAACTCCATGCCAGTGATGTCGAGATCTTCGTCGAGATCACCGAGGTATTGGTGCTCGGCCATGCGCATCTTCGCCTCGAAGGACGTCGAATTCTCAACGATGAAGTCGGCACAGACCTTCGGGTGGTTGGTCATGCCATTGAGCACCTCCTGCTCGTACTCACCGATGCGAACCGGAACATCGGACACGGGTTCGAGACCACGCTTCTTCTGGTTGGACTTTGCCGGCAATGTGGTGATGGGATTGACGGGGCCCCTGGATCTTGCCGAATACTTTTCCTTCGGATCCTGCTTGAGTCGCATGTAGAATTTCTTGGAGCAGATCACCTTGTACATGGACTTGCCGCCGTCGGGGAAGATCACGTGCTGGAAGTTCGGCGGGAAATCCTTGTAAGCCTTGCCGATCTGGAACATGTCGGCATTGTCAATGGGATCCTGCACGATGAAGATACCCTCGCGCTCGATGCGACGGCACAGCTTCTTCTTCTCGGAGGAGTCCATGTGTCTCGTGAACCTTCGAAAATCGTCAGCCTCGTCAGAGTTCAGATACTTCATGAGCCGATGCACGATGGCAAGCTTCATGTCGAGATCACCGGTGGCACGCATCATCTCCACCGCGGTGTTGCTGAGCTCGGTAATATTGCACTCGTTCATCTGGGACTGATTCAGTCGACCGACGATGCCGAGGGTCGCAACCACCAGCTCGATGGGGGTTCCATCCTCCATGTGCCACGATTCCTCGGGTGTATAGACGCGGGATATGACACCCTTGTCGCCATAGCGGCCGACCATCTTGGAACCGACGATCATCTTCTCTTCCTCGAGCAGCGTGATGCTGATCTTCATCTGCTCCGCAGAATACACGGAATCACTGTTGTCTCCGAAGAAGCCGATTGCGTCGACATATTTGTGCGCTTCTTCGCAGATGATGCTAAAGTTGTCGGAGTAGGTATCGCCCTTCTCGTAGGCGGTGTTGGCGATGTTGATCATATACTCATAGAGCTTTCGATAGTATTTCTGCTGCTCCAGATACAGCTCGGTGAGCATCTTATTCGCTCCGGTGGTCGGAAGTTTATCGGTGGGACCATTGAAACGGATGTCGATATCTATGACACGTCCATTGCCAACGCGTCTTTCGTCGGTCCGCTCCATGTGCTGGAGACGCTTCTTCTTGAGCGCATAGGGAGCGATGCTATGATCGATCCTCCGAATCACAGCCAAAATGCCCTTTTTGGTCTTCTCGCCAACGAGCGGAATGCCCTGATAGTGGTCATCATCGCCATACCAGTTGATGAGGATTTGATTGTTGGCGAGACCGATGGTGAGCGTCTCGCAGTGGTATGCATTCATCTTGTTTTCGGCACCATTCATGACCATGATGCCATCCTCGAGATTCTGGGCGCTGACCATGTAGAGGGTGTTCAGATTCTTTCCGAGTGCATAGTTGCGATACTTGTCGAAGGCGTTCGACGTTTTCACATAGTCACCCTTCTTGATCTTATCGCCAACCTCTAGCGAATCGAGATATGAGTTATCATAGCGAGTGCAGAAACCCTCGGAATGTTCCTCTATCTCCTGACGCTTCCAGGCATCATAGTGGTGATGCTTCTTATCATAGCCGATGTATACCGCATTGTACTGATTCTTCTTGAATATCGCAACGATCACGTAGTCACCGTCGGCCCGCTTGGTCATGAAGGAATACTGTCCCATGACATTTTCGAAGCCGGTCGGTACCAGTGGCGGTTCCGGATCCTTGATGTTGATGCAGTCGCTCATTTGATGATTTTCCATTATCAAACGAGAAGCATTTGTGTGCGATTGCTGGGTCATGACAGATCCTGGCCCAAGCCTATCCGTTGGATAGTATAGATTAGCATCCTGGGCTCGTACCTGTCTCTCGATTTCGGGCATGATCTTCTTCTTGTTGCTCATCCTATCAACTCCTTAGTCTAGTTCAACATTGCTATCATTCGTCTCATTGTTGCTGTCTCCCCGTTCGTTCGAAGAGCGACCTGAAAATGTTTCCAAGCTTCGTGCGTTGACTCTTTGTCTCATGGTTCTCTGTGGTTTTCTGCTCCTGGTCATCACCGATGCGCTGGCTGAGACCAAATCCGAGCGTATCAAAGCTCGTACCGTTGTAACGCTTCAGCACTCCGACGGTGTTGATACTCATCGGAACGTACCTCGTAGGATCCTTGAGCGGTATGTAGGCGACCACATCGAGGTCGCCGTATTCGTTCTTAAACTTCTCGAGCTCTGCGATGAGTTCGCTGGCTCGAAAATTTCTCCTTTTATCCATCATTTGGATCCTCCTTCGTTTTACTTCTTCGTCACTATGATATATAGCTAGCCATCGAGCTTGCCAAAATACTGGGTATTCTCGTGACGATTGATGGGTTCCAAGAGGATAAAGCCTTCCTCATCGACGAGATAGTTCTGTGCTTTCTGGCGCCTGGCGCTGCGATATGCCTCGGGATGCTGTTCCAGCATGATGTCACGATAACGAGTCTGCACATCGACGATGAGATCACCGACCATCGCATTCTTCGGAGCATATTTGTAGTTGTTGGTGAAGATCATGGATTGGTAGAACACCAGATCCAGCACACAGGATTCGAGCGTGTCGAGATTCCGCTGGCTTCGGATAAATTCATAGGTCGAATGTCCGGCACCGGCCATCATGGAATCGTAGTCTCGCTCCACATTGTCGGTGAAGTTCATGTGTACCTGCTGAAAGATGCCATGGAGTTCATAGAATGCCGCCACCACGGTGAAAACTTCCTCGGTGACGAGCCAGAGCTTACAGGCACGACAGAGCTGCAGAATCTCCTGCACATAGATCTCACAGTTGAAGGTTGAGATGGTGAGTGAATTCTTGAGACGAACGGTCGCGGTCCAGTCATCACGTTCCTCGGAACGATAGACCTTCAATGTCATGGACGGAACCTGCCCGTCCATGGTGGACAACGCCACAGGCATGAGATACTCATTCGCAAGACGCACACAAATCTCAGCACAACGATCCGTGGTGATCATTTTCATATACCATACCTCCTCTTCCGTTGGTATAGTATATGGACAAACGTTCTTCGATGGAAGCGTGATCCCCGGGAATTAACCCGGGGATGTTGCTTCATGCTCTGTACAAGAGCGCCTCTTCGGCCTCGAGAACATACCTACGCAGATCGATCGGAAGGTCTGTGTCCTCGGATGATATGATGCGTAGACGATCGAGGAGTCCGGTGATGTGATATTTTCGAACAAGACCACCGAAGGCTTCCTCGAGAAAGCATGCCGCAAACCCATAGCACCCATCAAAGTTGATCTCGAGCTGATCATCGTGTTTCAGCGACGCAAGATATCTGGGATATAAAAAGTTCTCGCGGAACAACTCGCCAGAAAAGGGACCGTCGGAGATAAACCGTCCGCCGGGAGTTTCGGAAAACTCCTCGGATATATTCAATGTGATCATCGTATAGGTCCTTCCGATCAATCATTGACCAGCGTCGCGAACATGTCATCCATGTCCATTGCGGCGCCACGACTCATGATACCGTCCTCGTACTCATCGTGAATGTCATCGCGCACCGCGCTGACCTCTTTCTTATACTGCTCCAGCGCATGATCCGGATTGTCGAGCATCTTCGCTGCGTGCTCTCTGGTCTGGTCGTAGAGAGCCATGAAGAGTTCCGGATTGGATGCGAAGACATCCGCATAGTTCTTGAAGTTGAACGGAAGATCCGGATGCTTGTCGACATAGTAAAAGTTGCCCTTCTTCTGCAGATCTCCGACCTCCTTGGCATGCCAGAGGGTGGACAGCAGTGGATCATATCCATTCTGCTCGGTGTAGCACATGTGGCAGTTGTTGCGCTTGGAATTCGTCTTGCACTTGGACCATTCGGCGAGTGCAATGTGTCCCTTGATCCCATCTCCGATCTGGACCGCCGAAGACGATGTTCCTCCGATGGACTTGATCACATCGAGGCGAAGGAGCGATGCGAGCAGATATAGCGGCTTGACTCCTCCCGAGATCGTTTCACCGCCGCGCAGGAATCTCGCACCCTTGACCGGAATGCCCATGACCGCCGGCATGGTGTTGATGTGATTGATGCAGAAGATGATGATGTTGAACTTCTTTGCCACATCCACCATCTGTGTGTACAGGGCACCGATGACTCTAGCACGCTGGGCACCGGCCATTCCCTTGGATGCTGACTCGTAGATATCGGAGAGGCCCTTGCCCTTATTGTCCATGGTCTCTTCCTCGAGACCCTCGAGGGTGAGCTGTGTGACCGAATCCACGATGAGAACCGTGGGAGGATAGTCAACGATCGGATTTCCGTAGAGATCCAGCATTGGGTAGATGGTCTGATTCATGTGCGTTGACTTGTATCTCGCATGCTTTTCGAGCAATGCGATCAGATCATTGTCGGTGGTGATGTGATCGATGATTACGCGATTCTTGAGCTGCTTGTTCGTATAATGTCCGAGCTTCTTGACATAGTCGAGGGGCAGCGTTCCCTCGACATCGGCGATCTGAATGAACGGCATGCCATTGCTCGCATCGGTCATAATCTTCTTGAGATCATCCTTGGAAAGACGCTGTTCATTTTCCTTGATATAGCGATTCCAGTAGAGAGGTGAGAAATACGGCTCGATGATCGACGCTGCCATTTGGATCGCCGTTGTTGTTTTTCCGCCCTGGGTCTTGGAAATGAGCCCGATGACAGATCCTGCCGGCACGCCGACATTGTGGTATTGATAGAGCGGAATCTCGTCATCGTTGTAGACGGTGACATAGTTTCCGGCCGCATAGTCGAGATAGACGTAGCCGGTCGCATGGAGCGGTATGGTTGTGGTTGGCTTGAAGTTTGTGTCCTTTTTGTTCGCCTTTGCGCTCTCGGCGAGAAAGTCAGCAAAATCCATCATCGGCATGGATGATAATCTCCTTTCGGGATGTTTATGTATATGAATGTAGCTCCGATGATGGAAAAAGAAAAGCCCGGATCAACCGGGCCTTTCTTCCTTCCACAGTGCTTCGAGTCCTGCCGGGACATCCGGAGGATGATCCAGCAACTCGTGAATTCGATTCGATATCTTGCTCAGATGATCAAACTCCGGTTCGGTGAGCAGCTCCGGTAGAGACATGATGTTATCATCATAGTCATCGAGAGCTCTCTCGACCTTGTCGAACCATCCTCGATCCACACGAACGGCGGATCCTCCGGTGATGAGTGGCAGAGATCTTTCCAAGAAATCTCTACGTTTTTGAAACCTGTGAAAACGTTCTTCACATTCCAGGTAATCTTCGCGAAAGTGTGATTCTAGCATTACGATACCCTTTCTGCGATACCCAGAGCTATGATATATAGTTCGTTTTCAGTTGCTCGTGGTATTCTTGGTGAATGGATGGAGGCCAAATGCGTCAATGTTGTAGCCGATCACCTTCTTGCGCAACACGCTGGTGCAGCCAACAACGTCTCCCTCCTCGTGGAACAGCTCGCCGTAGCGAAGTGTCATCCATCCATCGGAGGTGCTGTTGATGATATTCTTGATGTCATTATCAACGCGTTCCAGTGTCCCATTGATATCGTCGGTGATGATCCCCAGACGAGAGTTGATCTTGCGACCACTATCGAGGATGAGTGTGATGATGACGCGATATGCAATCTTATTAGTCTCCATGATACGTTCTCCTTCCTTTTGTGTCGAAATTTCCGGTTGTGTTCTTTTGGATCGGATGGAAGCATTCATCCGACCAAGCTGTTTACCCATGCGCTTCATTGAATATTCACCCTTCCTCCATACTAGGATGGTCCCTGCGGTACGCATCCCAATCAATGTACGAGGCATATTCCTTGATGATCTTCTTCCCGAGATCGTTGCCGACCTGTGCCGCTGTTCTGGTCATGAGCCGATAATACATCATGGTCAGAAACTCGCAGTCCACGTCCGAGACATGATAGTGCTCGAAGAGATAGTCTGCGAAGGCTGTTGGTAACAGGTGCAGCTCTTTGCCAAGATGCTTTTCGGATCTCATGATGGCAGCTTCTATGGTCTCGCAGAGGGTGGAATTAAACGAGAGATCATTTGCCTTTCCATATGCGGGCACATAGCAATCATCGGCGGTGCTCTTGGTTATGCCTTCGAGAATTTTATCCTCGTATTCCTTGGAATGGGTCACATAGCTCATCGTTTCCACTCCTCTTTTTCGTAGCGTATCAGCTTTACACCCTTCTCAGTGAGCTTGAAATAGCAGTTCCAGGATTCTACTCCGGCCGCATGGGCACGATCAAAGGCTTCGATGATCTGTGTGGTATCCGAGTAGAGCTCACCGTAGTCGTAGCGATCCAGCTCCTCGTCGGGGTCAGGCATGTACTGATAGCACGATAGCATGATACATCTCTCATGTCCCTTGAGTGCGTCTGCGAGTTCGTTGGCATGCTTGATGAGACGTTCTCCGCCGGAGAAACCATGGAGCTTCTTCGGACGCTGCTCTATGTAGCTCGGAACCTTCTTCTCGATCACCTGGATCCAGGTCTTCACCTCGATGTAGGTATCACCCACTTTGAGATCAATGCGGGAATTCCCAAGCTTTCTTTCACGCTCGACCTGATAACCTTCGGTCATGATCATGCCAGAGAATGCTCCCTGGCGAAGATAGTGTTCCACATATCGATTGGACGCGGCTTGGTAAAACCCGATCCATTCTTTATGTCTATTCTCGGGTCTATCGTAGGATAATGCTTCGGCGGTCCACTTGAGCTTGCGCTTTGGATCAGGATGATATGACAATAGGACCGGTCGGCCCGGAAGCTTGATCGATCCGATCGAACCTTGGGTTGGGCAATGGGCTCTGACGGTTTCACCGTTGACCTCCACATCCATGATGAAACGATTCGGTCTATCGAGGATGACACCGACATATCTTTCTTCCGGATAATGATATTCTGTCACCTTTTGGTGTCTCATCATGTAACGATCGTAGTTTCCGCCCTGTTTTGGTATCAATATCATTGGCTCACCGGTTCCCATCGAAACATATCAACGATGTACCATTGCTCATATGTATCCTTCGCCATGGTGAATTGGAACTGATATCTCTCACCGGAGAGTGTTTCTCCCATTCCTTCAACAGTGAAGAGTCTTGGAAACAGCGTAGTATATGTGATATGTATGCGCATCCGTTCGGTGCCGTCGGCGATAACGCTCTGCACAAAATATCGATGCTCTTCGCCAAGTTTTTCAACAATCACATCGACAATGTCGTTGTCCAATGGATAAGCGTTTATCTTGTCCGTTTCATCATCGTTCGAGACCGGCATCGTCAGCTCCGATGTGATCACATTTTCCTCCGGTGTGATCGTATTCTCCGTCATCCTATCGCGGTTATCATCAATCAGGATGTTGTCAATGTATATTGCAGCAATGACCGGAACTATGACGATAACAAACCACAATCCCACAATTTTATAGATTTCTCGCATGTCCTGTTTCATGACACATTATACTCCTTCGTGAAAACAAAGAAAATCACCCCCGACCAAAATCGGGGGTGATTCACTGTTGTTCAGATCTTGAAGTCCGTGGGGAGCTTGACCTCGGTCTTCTCCTTCTTGGACTTCTTCTTTGCTCCTACCTCGAAATCCTTGTTCTTCTTCTTGCGGAGCGGCTTGAATGCCTTCTTCATGCCAATGTCGCCCTTCCGGAGCTCCTTGATGAGACGCTTGTTCTTGCGATAGAATTCGCCGTCGGACTTGAGTCGGAAGTTGTAGGTTTTGTTGCGCTTGAACGCCTTGGCATACTCATATACGATCGGCGCACGATCCTTGGTCTTCAGACCCATCATGAAGTCGTAGAGCATGGACAGGCAATCGCTGTTGTTGGAGTCGATGGTCATCGCGGCTCCGACCGCAGCCTCGAAACGCTTGCCGTACATGGCGCGAAGGATCTTGATCTTCTTCTTGTTGCTGACGCTCGATGCGTTGATGAGCTTATGCACGAAGCGGAAGTTCGAGGTCGGATCGCCATACACCTGGATGGTGAGATCCTTGCGTTCGCTGTCGTCGAGCTTCAGCTTCTTGGTGAGACGGAACACCTTCGGATAGATGATCGCGAAGACGTTCTGGATGTAGCGCATGCGGTCCTCGAACTCGAGCGTCTGGCGAGAGAACTGGTTCGTGGCGGAGCGCTTATAGCCGTCACAGACCCATGCGCGCAGAGATTCGAGCTCGTCCTTGCTCAGATCGGTCTTGAGTTTGCCCTTCTTGGTGATCTTGCAATGTTCCTTCACGTACTGCTTGAGCCACACACAGGTGGACAGATTCGCGAAGGCATTGGCCGCATACTGAGGATATCGGCCGGTATGGTTCCTGGAAGCGGTGATCTGTTCAAGGATCACGGAAACGTCTCCGTCCAGGATCTTGAAGATTTCCTGCTGAGACATCAGGTCAATCTTCTCGACGTCCTTGAACTTTTTGGCGGCGAGGTTGTTGAACTCGCCATTCTTGTTCTTGCTCATGGTGTGAGAATTCTCCTTTCGTTAAACTGGTATTAGACAGGGTACCCTTCTGTCTTCTGGGCTATAATATATAGCCCGTTTTGTATCACTCGGAGCGCCTGAGCTTGTGCACCTTTGTGCCACCATCGCTGGTGACAGCCTTCGGAGCACTCTCGATCTTGACGGTCTCTTCGTTGCGAGCATTGTCCGGGAAAATCGTTTCGGGATTCTTCTCCACGTTGTATGCGAAGACGTTGATGGTGTGGGCACAGATCGAAAGGAGGAAACTGCGCAGCGATTTGCCAAACGCCTCGCGACGAGACTTGTCGATGTCCGCGCCGCTGGCTCCGACCTCGATGGCATCACGAACATTGATGGCAAAGCTGCAGTTGGTGCGCTTATTATCGGCGGTGAGAGAAATCATGTAGGTGATGCCGATATCGCCGAGCTTCTTGAAGTTGCCTTCCTCGTCAACGTTGTCGTCGTAGACGACGTTGACGGTGGAATCACGGAGCATCATGTTGATGAGATACGGGGAGATGCCGGAGTCGAGCATGAGGTCGATCATGAGCGTGAGGAATGGATGCTCGAAGCTGGTCACGAAGGCTTCGATGCTGTTCTCGGTTCCATCGCGATCGAGAAAGGCCTCGATGTTGCCATCGGTCAGGTCCTCGATGGCCGGAGCGAGATTCGCGTTGTACCGATCGAAGAAACGCTGCCAGAGAGGGAGATCCTTGGAGGATAGGAAGGCTCTCGGCATCTTCGTCTGCATGATGCTAGCGATGGTATTGATTGCCAGCTGGCGGATGCCCATGGCAATCTCGACGAAGCGGTTCGGATTGTACTGCGAGAACGGCATGTACGACGCCACGGGCTGTTCGTCGAGATCCTCCTGGGAGATCGTGTCAAACTGCAGCGGCGTAAAATAACGCTCGGGAAGTGTGTCGTGCTTCATGAACGTGGTGGCGGCACCAACGATCGAGTAGACCGTGTGGATATCCCAGATGCCGGGATAGACCATCTCGGACCCTTCGATGCTCGCGATGATATCATGGCTGATCCGATCCGCGATGGCGGTCATCATCATGCGATCGAGGATATCAACATGGATGCCGAGGATGGCCTCATACTCGAGATGGTTGAGAAAGAAAGAGTTGATGGTGGCCATCTCGGGATTGTCGTAGATGAGCCGGAATACGGGGATGTTGCAGTTCTTGAGCTGATCGCGGTAGGCATCTTCGACGTCTGCCACGAATTTTCTCACCGGCGCAGACACCTTGTCGCTGGTTGTGTTTATGCGCCGCATGCCACGGATGGGAAGCTTGGTCTTGGTTTTCTTCACGGTTGCCATTTTAGATGTTCACTCCTTGTATAAAATGTTTGTGATCCATATTCAATAAAAAGAATCACCGTAGACGGCTGGTGATTCTTTTCTTTTGATTGTTATTGTAAATGCTTTACTATGAATAGGCGCGCACGAAGCCACATGTGCGTGGCATTGAGTTATAATATCTCCAATCGTTGGCCAAGAATTCTCATGTTGAGATACGCGATGGTCATGATAACCTGCAGAATCGAGTCATCCTCGCAATGCTCCGACGGGTCTACATTCTCATCCACCGTGTCAGCTCTGTTCAGGTGTATGATTCTGCCGAGGATGATTAGCAGACTGCCCAATGCCACAAGCACAAAGAGCACATAGCAGAGGGTTATGCGCATCATCGACATCACCTCCCGGTCACGACAAGCGTTTCCATGAGATTCCTGATCACATGCACATCCAGATCAGAGAGCGAATCGCCCGGCTGCTTGTGCAACAGGTTCATGGCGTGGCTAAATTTTTCGAGCATGTCCCGAGAACGGTGAATGCTGGTTGGATCCACATGCATTCGATCCATGAGAACTCTCACCGCATTCACATCAATCAGGTCTGGACAATTCATAGTGCTCCTCCATCACACATAATGATTGATCGATGGATCTTGACCATAGCTGCGCATGATAGAGACCCATCCGGAATAGTACGATCCACTCTGATCTCCGGAATACGCGTTGATCATCGCATTCACACTGTCATAGTTATCCTTGAGATATTTGAGATACCGACAAACGATGGAGATGTTAGTGTATCCATTGTCTGCCATCGCATGGCTATAGGATCCATTTCCGTTCCCGAGCATGTTTTCGTAGACGGTTTTCGCTGTGCTTGCCAAAGTTTGTCCAAGGCCACGGGCACTGCTGGTTTGGTTCTGGGCATCCACATCAAAATGCGACTCCTTGGTGATGATGGCCGTGACCATGTGCGGGTTTAGATTATATTCCTTGCATTGAGCATCCAAATACACGAGCATATCCCAGGTGAAACCGTTGCTGGTATCAACCCCATCGATTATATATTTATATTTCCTGATGAGTGAAAATGTAAGTGAACTTTCCTCCTCGAGCTGCATGTTCACCGAAGCCATTTCCTCCTCATAGGATTCGAGCTCGCGCTCGAGCTCATCGATGCGAAGATCATACTCTTCCCGCTGTTGTTCAATCTGGGCGGTGTATTCTCCGGTCACGGTCTCGAGGCGGCTGTTGAGAAAACGATTGCGCATGCTCAACCCATTCACCTCTTCGCCATACTCGATCGACATCCAGTTAATGAAGGCAAGACCGATCGCAGCCGCCAGCATCACTCCAATGATTAGTCCGGCATAGAGAAGTCGCTCTTCGCGCTTGCTCAGGGTAAAGAATCTGTCGATGCGCTCGCTGCTACTCATGAGTCTCTTTGGTGCATGATGTCCACGCGCATCGTGTCGTTTTGACGATAACGAAACTGTCATTTCTTTGGTGTACATTTGGTAAATACCTCCTTTGCATATCTATAGTATATAATCCATCGGAGGCCCTGTCCGTTTCTGTACGAATGGGCCAGTTCGGAGACATGAGCCCCCGAACTGGCCTATGATGATGGTCAACGCTGTGCCCATTCGTCTTCATCACGCTGCACCTCGTCGGGGTTAACCGCCGTTGGAACGGCACCCGGAGTTGCAACCTCGCTGAGATAGACGTTGCCCTGGGCCTGAAGATTCTTCAGCATATTCTGCTGCATCTGTTCGCGATCCATGGAATCTCTCCTTTCTACATCATGTGCCCTATCCGATGAACACGTTGGGACTGCCCGAATCCACAATGCCGCTTCCGGGATTGTGCACACTCAGCGCATCACCCAATCTAGAAGCTGGGATTCCGTTGATGTACACGCTGTTGCTTCCCGTTGCTATGGATCCATAGGATGTTCCACAGCAGGCGTCGTTTTCCATGGTTATGCTTCCAACGTGAGCGGCCGGCAGTCCATTGATAAACACATTCGACGATACGTTGTTGACAATTCTTCCGGTGATCTGGAGCGGTGGATGTGGCTCCTCATGATTGGAATGTTCGCCGGCGGTTATGCCAACGATGGAATCTCCGAGACGCGCAGCCTGTGGCATTCGAAGTCACCTCCTCTATCGTCGATCAACCATTGATGTCAACCCTGGAGCCATTGAGGCTAAGGGTGCCACCCGCGGTGATTGTGATGGCTCCTCCGGCGGTGATGTTGGCACCGGCGCACTTGACAGTCAGATTCCCGCACTCGATATTGATGTTCGCGCAGTTCACATTCACATCTCCGGCCAGATGGATCGTCAATGTGCCACCGACATAGTCCACATAGTTTTTGCCGGGATCATCGAAGATGAACCTGAAATCCCCGGGCTCGGCCATCGCGATGAAACGGTCCTTCCTCATACGGCTGAATCCTCCTTCATTCGCGATCGACGGTGCTGCTATGCTGCTCCTGTGATCTGAGCGTGATGGGTAGCAAATATCCGGTATCTTCGATGAGATTTGTGGAGATGCAGGATCCGAGCATGAGGTAGAAGACCGTGTTGGTGGTTTTCTGCGAAAGCGGATCATTCGGAAGATCGGCGAGAGATACCTCACCGTTCTTCTGGATCTGACGCTGCATTTCAAAGAATGCCGCTTCGTTGTCTGCCATGGGACCAAAGGATTCACGAGCACTCGCGTAGAGCTCCTGCACGATGAGCGAGTATCCCTCGACATCGGTTACCCTGGCGGTCTTGTCGGATCCCGTTACCTGTCCGGTGCGCGCATCGCGCTTGGTGTTGGTGACCGAGGTGTGACTCTTGGTCGCAACCATCTGCTTGAGGCGTTTGATAGGCAGATACATCACCATGATCTCGTGCGGTGTCACCGTTGGATTCTGCGGATTCCCATTCACATAGGGCTTTGCAACCTTATGATAAAAGATGATGTGGTGCTTCTTGGCAATCTTCTCGATGAATTCGATGCTGACCGGGTTGTTGTACGGCTCATAGGCAACCTGGATATACTTTCGATCGTCGTTAAGAAAGTCGTCCATGTATTCGTAGTATTCTTGATCGGTCATGCCGATGAGAAAGCTGCGAAGCCTTTCGGTGTTCTTTCCCGATGGATCCATATCGTCGAGGAAATCAAAGAGTTCCTCGTTGAGTTCGTCCCTGACACTCATACAACACTTCCCTCCATTCTACCGGCGATGGCCTGCGGGAGGTCGATGATCTCGGTAGTTGCCTGAACTTCCATCTCAAAAAGAATCGAAGCTTCCTGTATCACGAAATTGGGGATTGGGACAACGCTGATGGCTGGGGTGAGTTTTTCGTAGATATGCATTGACATTTCGCCTCCTCTCTGGCAATGGCGCGTCGATGCACCACGGCCTTGGCGTCCGCGATGGCCTTCTCGAAGCTGGCCCGCTCGTCGTCTGTGCCACGATGATCATTGCGTTCGATGGAATAGTATTCGCTCAACGCACGTTCGAGCTCATCGAGGATGCATTGTTCAAGAACTGTGTACGATGGCATTGCGTGATTACCTCCTCAGCTGAGCTTTGCTTCACGATTGATTATGAAGTTGAAGAACATGTAGAGCGCCTTCTTGTAGCCGAGCCGTGCGGTTTTACCATAGTTCTGGCGTCCTACCACGGTCATGTGCTCGGTGAGCCACTTTTCGAGCTGGTCCTTGATGCTCACCATCTGCTTGAGTTCGGTATTCGAGGCGTAGGCCGCCTTCATGTATGCGATGTATTCTCCGCGTGGTATATATTCGAACCCTCGCCCAGACATGATGAGGAAGTATTCGATGTTCGAGATCAGATACGACTTCAGAAGATTACCGTTGTCGCTATCGATGATATCATAGGTGAGATTCTTGAGCTTCTGTAGCGAGGTATCGGATCTCGTGATCGCATACTTGAAAAATCGTTCGTCGAACTGATGGTTAAGCAGCTTGATATAGACCTTATTGGCGAGTCGCTCGACCATGTAGGAATTGTTGTCCGCCTCGTGGTAGTTTTCGGAATCCTGGGTCTGGTCATCATCCTCGTTGAGATAGTTGCCAGCCTCATGGTTCTTGTAATAGAGGTTTGCTATCTTGCGAAGTTTGCCCTTGATGCGATCCCACATGGCATTGACGACCCAGGATATGTCCGCATCATCGCAGCGTTCAATGCGATCCTTGTATGCATTGAATGTCTGTTCGGCATTGTCATCGATCCAGGCAAAGAGCGACGGAACCGAACGCACCCGGAACGAATTGTCCAGGTGAGCGATGGTGTAGTTCATGATCTTATCATTGACGCCGTATTTGAAGAAACCTTTGTGCGCAGACGTGTACATCTGCATGCACATGTATGTCATGATGAGCTGAGCAAGCTTCTCGTTCTTCTGCTCGAGAAGCACGTGGGCGGTGAGCATCACCGAACAGTAGAAAGGATTTGATTGGATCTTGTTGCCCGAGTAGATCTGCTTCGATTCGCGAATCTCCTCCTGGAAAGTACGTTCATCGATTCCGATGTTATCATAGATGAGCGCACGATCCTGGTCTGCGAAGGAATAGCGCTCCGACCAGTTCATCTTCATGAGGATGTCGGAGTTCTTGTCCACATAGCGCACGATGCCTTTGTTGATCACCGTCGCACGGGCCATTGTCAGGTTCGCCTCGATGCGGGGAACCAGATGATCCCTAATCACTAGAATCACCCCTTTGTTGTTTCATTTATCATTATAGGGATGTTCGAGACGGCAATCTTCGGGGCATCTACCAGACTGGTGCACCGTCGGGCAAAAAGAAACGAGAAGGTGGGTGGTCCTCGTTTCTTTCCTCCAAATCAAATGATGCCTTCGTGTTCAGCCAAAGAACCCTACTCCAATGGTGGAGTGGTCCATGTCACCCACGAATCAACCTCCTCTCGAGCGAGAAAGTATCAGCTCAGCCCTTCATAAATGCTCTCAGCACCGGTATGCGTGCCGCATCGAGGAGCCCTCCATTGGGAATATCAAAACCCTTGAGCGCAGTTGCGTATTTCGAGGGATTGTACTTGATCCCATTGGCCTTGCAAAAGTCACGCTGCGCCTTGTAGTTGGTCGGGCCAGGGACTCTAACTTTGAAAGACATTTAATCCAGGCCTCCTTGAACCTAGTTGTAGATTATCTCCTTCTGCAGGAGATCGCTCAATGTTCCCGCGTTGATATGAAAATGAAGATGGGAGATCGGGACCCGAAGCTCTATGCGTGTGAAGGTTGGCAACCCATTGTCTTCGAGTGTCTTCCCGTGCTCCCGATAATAGTCTAGTACCAATTCGTAGAGTGTGTTGTACATCGTTTCCTGACTAGACGCAAAGCTGATCCACCTGGTTGTCGCAAGCTTGTCGCGCTTATGTTTCCGAAATATGGTGAAGCGCAGACCTCGAAGTTCCCACTGGATATCGAGACCAAGTTCGCAACCATCGAGTGTCACAAAGGTGGCAAGGTGTTTCCTGTCTTCGCGACTATATCTAACCTCATCCAATCGGTAGCTATCTATCATCACATTGACCCTCCTTTCGAAGCTATAGTATATAGTTCAAGCTTCGAATATGGTCGGATCAGCGATAGGTGTGATGGTGATATCCGCTTATGCCCAGCGACATGGTTAGACCTCCGATGGTATTGCCGACGGTGACACAGATGATCACCTTTATCACCTTCCAGAAATCTAGCGCCTCTTCGTTCGACATGATCAGATATGCAAAGTTTGCGATGGAATGTTCGAAGCCACAGAGCACAAAGACCATGATCGCAAGGATGATGATCACAACACGCTCGACGCCAACATGGGTTCTGAACACTTCGACGGCGATAAATATGCAGCAGTTGCAGAAAAACCCAAGGATGCAGAGGCTGATCCATAGATCTTCGGTCTTGTGGAGCATGATCTCGGTGGCGGCCAGCATGATCTGACGTCCATGCTTCGTGCAACGAATCAGACCGGCCGTGGCCGCCGCGCCAACGAAGTTGCAGCAGTATATCATGATGTAGTTGGAGATGGAGTAGCGCCTCGGGTAGCATATCCTTCCGGTGTATAGATCGAGGTTGAAATAGCACACGATGATGATACCTATGGTGAATATGAATGCTCCGAAAAGTCCACCCACGAGAATGTTGGCGATGGCACCGAGACCGATGGCTGCGCCGGCATAGATGCTGCCTCCGAGCAGTGAACGATTGCTCACGTGCCTCTTTTCATTTTCTATGACGATCACCTCCCTTCATCCATCATAGGAAAAAGAAACGATCCCTGCGACGGAATCGTTTCTTTCGGATCACTTGATCGAGAGCTGGTAGAATTCATTGCGCCCAATCTTGAAGAGCTTGACTGCTGAGCTTATGGAGGTTCCGATGCGGAACTTGGTCTCGTTCTTGCCGGAGATGAGATGCACCATCTTATCCACCGCAAGTTTTACCTCCTCGGTTCCGAGCTCATCGTCATAGTTGAGCATGCCACCATTGTTCGAAAGCGGAAGAGCACCGAACACATCCTTTCCAAGCTTGAGTACACAGCACTTCTTGGATTTCGGGAATTTCATGATGGTTGTCGGTATCACCTTGGCATAGCCAAACTCTCCGTAGTAGACCAGGTTGTCCGCCTCGGGAACATGGCATGCACCCGTGAAGTACCCATTGTCAACCTTTGCGATGCGATTGCCGGCGGCGGAACGTTTGAGCACCGGGAAGTCGCTCACTCTGGCGCAGTGCAGTTCTTCGCCATGAATCATGCAAATCATTCCATTGGCTTTCTTGGTCAGCGGGATCGCCGCGACGAGCTTGTCTCCATCGTTCAGGTTGATCATGCGACTCTTGATGTTCGAAATGATGTCCGCCATGGGAACAATCTTGCCAAACCCAGCACCGGTAACCATCGCAAGCGCATCGATGTTTTTGTCGAGTTTGATCAACGCGGCGACCTCCAGATGCGCAACCTGCGAGAAGTTGATGCCGGCGGTTGTGCTTCCGAAGGCAAATCCATCCAGAACCTTGGGCTCCCCTCGTGTGCTGATCACCAGAATACGATCAGAATTCTTGATGTGGAGACCATGCATGGACTTGTCGAGCTGGCCTCGGATGGCCTTGCGATCCGTATCAGACTGCACCGAATAGAAGGTGGTACTATTCCAGTAGATGGTCTTTTCCTCGTCGGGGTCAGCCTGGGAACTGAGGTCTCCGAGATCGAAGATCGGTGCAATGCGATCCTTCGCATACTTCTTTCGACCCTCAATGAGATCGTCACGCACTGCATCCTTGATGGCGGTTTCATCAGAGAGGAGTTTGCGGTAGCGTTTGTAGTCAGCAATGGTGCGGTCGCGTTGTTCACGAAGATCTCTAATGTTCGCATGGTTGAGCGTTCTGAGCTCAATGCGAAGGACCCAGTATGCTTGGAATTGGGTGAACCCGAAGACCTTCATAAGCTCCCCGATCGCGTCATCATCATTTGCGGAAGCACGAATGATCTTGATGGCCTTGTCAATGGCATTGGCCTCGAGGAGTGTGCACTTGGCTTCGAGGATCGCCCGATCCTTCGCGCATTTGAGCGCCATCTGGTGGTAGAAGCGACGTTTCTGGTCATAGCGCTGGTCAATCCAGTAGTTGAGCACCTGTCTCGGTGTGAAGGTCTCAAGCTTATTGTCCACCACAAGCGTGTACTGTACACCGGCAGTGACTGCCAGGCTTGTCATGCGGAAGAGCTTTTCGGCCAGAGCAATGGGATCGTAGCCCTTCTCGTACTCGATCGTGAACTCGATGCCACCAAGGGTATTGGCATTCGGATCCATCTCGATGTTGATTACCTCTGGCAGTTTCTTCTCGCCACTAGGAAGCTTGGCATCGTCTTCTTTGATCTGTTGGATCTCTTTCTTGACCGTCTTACCGATGACATTGATTGGTAGAGAAGTGAAGACAATGCAGAACTTGTCGATCACCTTGCCATTGGCATCGCGCTTCTTGTCGGCCACGATTTTATACTGGGCGCGCATCTTCACCGAGAACTTCTTCATATCAAAGCAGCCCTTGAGCTCCTTCTTGTTGATGATGTCCACCGGCATCTGTACATCTGGATAGATATTGATCTTCGCGTTTGGATCATCCATGAGCTTGAGCGTGGCGTCGAAGACATCCTTTGAATTGAACGCTCCGAGCCAGGCCGCTGCACCCTTGCCAATTCCCTGGTTCCACTGCATGAGAATATTCGGATATCTACTGGTGAGATAGATCGGTTCCTTCTCCGAGTAGTGGTAGTTATCCGTAACCTCAAATATCGGATAGCGGGCTCCCATCTCACTGAAGAAACAGTCCATGGAATATGGCATGAGTGATGCGGATGCATACCTCGGTGCCGCCGGCTTAGCATCGGTCATGGAACCATAGTTACCATGGGCACGTATGTATGGAATCTGCATTGCGTAGCGACGACCCAGTCGGTAGATGGTATCATAGAGCGACAGATCGCCATGAGGATGGAAGTGTGCGATGACACTGCCCGCCACGGTGGCCACCTTGTCGGCGTTACCATTGTAGTTTTTGTTGAGATACATGGTGTAGAGGATTCGGCGCTCGACGGGTTTGAGCCCATCCTCGATGCGCGGAATCTGACGACCGATGTTCACGTTCAGCGCATAGTTGAGACCTTTCTCGAGCACATATTTACCAAGCTGAACCTCGGTCATATTCTCCGTGTCCATGCCATAGGCCTCATCAAAGAGCTCCTTCTTGTCGATCTGTTCGAGCAATTTGTTGGAATTCTTTGGAATCTTGGTTTCTTTTTTGGTTTTCCTGTGCTTGGATTTCTTCATGTAGAGGTCAAACTGGCCTCCGGGGATTGGTCTAAGCACAATAAAACCTTCTTCGTCCCGACCCTTTTTGGTTTTCTTGGGTTCGGAATCAGGTTTCTTGACCGTTTCCTTCTTTGGCATGTCAGCCTCCCTGCTTTTCCTTCTTAATCTGATTATTGCGCGCCTTGAGCTGCTTGATGAAGGTATCGACGCTCCTAAAGGCGCTGTAGTCCATCATCGAGACCATCGGAATCTCCTTGCCGCAGTGATCACAGACAACGATGGCTCTCGCCATCTTGAGGAAGGAGTTTGCCAGCGGGTTGCTGATCTCCATCCGAAGATCATCCTCAGCGACATTGTTAGCATTGTCACAGAACGGGCACCTGGCAAGGCCAGGCTCATCCTTGAGGAAAGCTTTGTATATCTTGATGTCTTCGGGATCCCTGAGCCGAAGTGTGACGGACATGAGTCCCTTGCCAGGCACCTTGGAAGACGCTGCAATTTCAACTGGTACCATGATGATATACCTCCTTTTGATTCCCTATGTGTCTAGATCAATCAGGCTTAGTTCGCTTTTGAATACTAGGTCCTTGCGAGCATCTGCCCACTCCTTCTTAGATGAGAGCATGACATTGATCTTATCCTCATCCTTTTCGAAGTCATCGGACTTGAAAACGACCACGGTACGTTTCTCGCGATCGAGGCAGAGATCTCTGATTTCATCCGGATCGAGCTCACCGAGTCCCTTGAATCTCCGCACAGACTTGGGGATTTCGTCACGTACGGTGTGCATCACATCGTAGAGCGTCTTCTCCTTCTCGCCGTCGATGGTGTAACCGCCGAGCGAACCGTTCTGTTTCTGGTGTTCCTTGAAACGATTCACATGCTTATGGAAGTGCTTGTCCAGGGCCAGATTCATATAGTCTGCGCCGGGGATATCGCCATCGAGCACAAGCGTTCCATTCTCCTCGAGCACGCGAATACCAGAGTAGCGCCGCATGATTTTCTGCCAGTTGGATTTCTTCTGATCCTTCCAATCACCATGATAGTTCCAGGCGATGTATTCCATCACCTTGGGGTCACAGCAGTAGCGGTTGGCTAATGCTTCGAGGGTTGTGTCATATTCGAAGTTGATCTCAATAAACTGACGAAGATCCTTACCCTTAAGCTCTTTGCCAAGATAGAAGACTGTGTGCTTCTTGATAAACTTTTTCACAATCTGACCAAAGAACTCGCGCTGGGAACGTACGAACTCGTAGCGATCTTTTCCGATTGGAATTGCATAGGCCGGTGGCAAAATGCGTCCAACCATTCCAGCATCGATCATGGGTCTGCAATGTTTCCAGAGCAGACAGACCACGCCGATGCAGATATCATCGCCGTCCACATCACCATCAGTGAGCACGAGAATTCTGGTCATGAGTGACTTGCCAGGATCACAATCTTTGCCGGCGGAAATGCCGCAGATATCCAGCACATCATTAAAGGTGGTCTTCATTCGGTTGACCACCGCAGCATCCATATCGAAAACGTTCTTTGGTCTCTTGATTGGATACAGTGCCTGATTATACTGATCACGAGCCAGCGCCGCATTGTCCAGTGCCGAATCACCCTCCACCAGCAGAAGCTCGGGAGCCTCGGTCTTAAGATTGTAGGTGATGTCGTAGAATTTGTCGAGCGCGTCCTTTGAAAAGGCGTTGGATACATCCTTCTTGCGAGTTTTCTTGGAAGAGATGCGCCCACGGGTGACACGCTTCACAAAATCTACCATGGAGTTTATCTCCGAGGATTTAGCATTGCAGAGATACTCATAGACGGCATCCCTGACCGCGGTTTTAACTTCCTGGTTCATGAGCATGGCCTTTTCCTGTCCGGTGAAGATCGGATCTACCACACGAACAGTGATGAATGCAGCAATACCGGTGGTCATATCGCTCGGAAGGATGTTGAGGTCCTTGTCCTTTCCCTTGAACTTGGGAATCACGTTTTCCTTGAAAAATTTCTGAATACCGAGCTTCAGACCATCCCAGTGTGTTCCCATCAGATAGGTATTGATACCATTGCAGATAGTGAGTATGGTGCTATTGGCTTCCTTGTCCAGCGATGCCTCGGAGTAGGCGAAAGCCAGGTCGATATATACCGTCTCGGTGGTGAGATCGTCGTCGGTGATGGTCTTGAGGTAGGTAACCTTTTGGTCCTTGGTGATTCTAAGGATTGGAGTGTCCGGTTTCCATTTCTTGACCTTGTCAACAATATCCTTGCCGCCATACTTGATCTTTTCGACCTCTTTGCCGTTCTCGAGCACGATGAGCTTGATCTTGAGATCGGGATATATGTAGGATGTGAGCTGGAGACGTTCCTCGATCTCCTTCACATCCGCATCGCTGTGGTTGATGATGGCCGGATCTATGTCAAAGCGGCAGGATGTACCATGCTGGTCACTCTTGCCATGTTTCTCGTCCACGATCTCGCCATCCTTGATGGTGTAGGTGATGTACTTTCCATCCCTGAAACTGCTAAAGGTGGCGTTCTTTGCCAGAAAGACACAGGCCTTGAGACCATGTCCCCAGCGTCCGCCGGATGTGAGATATGCACCACCGTCTCCGTTGTGAAACTTGCCGGATGCGGCCAGCTTGGTGAGCACGTCCCTGAGCTTCTCGAGCGGTATTCCCGCACCGTCGTCGTCCACGCCGAAGGTGTGGGTCTTCTTGTCAAAATAGACGGTCACCGAGCGCGATGTGCTGTCCGGTGCCATGAGCTCATCGATGGAGTTTGAGATGAGCTCCCATAGCAAATGATAGTAGCCGGCCAGATAGATGTCGGGGACGTACATGCTCGGAGAGGAGCGTACGCGAAGGCGATCCGACTCTATTACCTCTATTTGATCGGCAGTATATATGCGCGCCATTGTTTCCTCCTACTTTTTATCTTAGTATTGTCTAGTCGTGGTTGTTGTGTTCTTCAGGAGTATAGTATATACCCCAAACATCATTTCACGGGGCTCTATTTGGGCCTCCACGACTACTCTATATTCATGTACGTGTTATTTTTACTGTCTAAAGGCATCTACCCGGATATGCCTCCGGAATTGGCCATGCGCACAAACAGCGCGGCCCTCGCCTCATCGTAGGCGAGGCGAAACTGCCCGCGCAGCTCGGTCGGTGCCGATGAGTATGACATGAACTGAGATCGAAATGGGGGCTTCGTCAGTGGCACCAGCCGCATGCCCTTCACAACGGTCTTCGAATCGAGTTCCAGCAGAGCATGGACGGGAATCTCATGCTCGCAGAGAATTGGGTAGTCAACCGCGTCTATCATCACCATACCATCCAGCGCAAATTCATCCGGAAAACATTCGGTGAGGAGCTTGGTCGGCATTTGTGTTTGGACATAATACCTATCATTTTGTCTGTATCTATATATGAACCGAGGCACGAAGGCATCCGCATAGGTTGCGAGATACTTCATCAGACTCAGAATCTGTTCGGTGTTGGTGATCATCATTCCGATGTATAGAAAATTGATCCGACCGTGGTACCCGGTCGGAACACGATAGTTTGTGCGACATATTTGAAGGGCACGATCGATCCAACGGCTCACGCTGGGTCACCTCCATTCGGAAAAAGAAATATGGGGCGTGGATCATATAGACCCACGCCCCCGTAAACAGTATGTTCGTTTCGCCGACTCAGTAGGTGGTGCCCATGTTGACACCCTTGCTGAGATTCGCGAGCTGCTCCTCGGTCATGGAGGAAACCTCGTCGGCATCGGTGGACTCGGAGATGGCGCCTTTCTTCTCGAGCTTGCCGATGGCGTCGACGACGAAGTTCCAGTCGCCGAGGTTGTCCTTGATCTTGTTGAAGCGTTCGATCTCCTTGTCCTTGAGACGCTTGCTGGAGACGGCGGTGTTCGATGCCGCATAGAGGACCGCGATGGCCTTCTTGACCTCCGCAAAGGTGGTGCAGGACGGACGGACGACCACATCGAAGCAGTAGCTGCAGACCATGACGTTCTCCTCGCCGAATGTCTCGACCATCTGATCAAGCATCGGGGTGTAGGCCGCCCAGGTCGGCGTGAGATTCTTGAAGTCCTGAACGCTGATGAGCTTGCCGGCATGGTTGCACGTGTTGCGGCGCTCCTTGAAGGCCTTGGAGACCTTGATGGGCTTCTGCAGGTCCTTCAGCTGAGCCTTCGCGTCCTTCTTTTTGATCGACGGCTTGACCGTCTTCATGGTCGGCTCGTCATAGGCGGACTTGCGCTCCTTCTTGGCCTTCTTCTCCTTCTTGCCAAACTGGTAGTCGTAGTAGCTCTTGATCTTCTTGTTCTTTTTCTTGCTCATGTCTGGTAATCCTCCTTGTGATGTATTGAAGATATGATCTTCGAACCTTGGCGCCAGAGTTCGAATAGATTGGGAGGTGTGGCGGATGAGCTGTCCAACCACACCTCGAAATCATCGTTATAGTATATAGCCCACGAAGATTCGTGCGCCATCGACTATACGGATGCTGCGGCATTTAATGGTATGTTGTACGCTTCATTTTCTACTTGCTGCGGTAATCCTTCGCGGAATCCCTCGGGCACATGATTGTCGGGGATGTGAAATCCGTTGAAGTCATCGTCCGTCACAAGCCTGCGATAGCAGCACATGATGAGCACCGCCAGATTCGTGTCGATCTTCACGGAACCGAAATGCAGTTCGCTCGCATCGCCGGCGGCGACGATCTGTGCGAGTTTTGCGCAGCCGATGGACATCGCAAGATCTTCGAGCTCCTCGCCCGGATCCACCTTGACAAGGTTTGTCTCGGTCGCAATCGTCCCGAGCGTGAGCCCGTAGAGTGCCATGGCTGCCTTCTTAACGTTCGCTTCGAATTCGGCATATATATCGACCTTCTCCGGAAGCTTAAACAAATCTCTCATGGTTACAATAACCCCTTTCATGTCTGGAAATAGTTATTGGGGACCGAATGCATTTGCACATTCGGTCCCCTGTGTTCGATCTTATAGTATATACGTCGTTTTCGGTCGCATGAATTACTCGGCGTCATCAACGCCATATGCTTCGCCGAGCATGACGCAGAAACGTTTCTGGATTTTGTAGAATTTCTTCCAACCATCCACATTTACGCCGGAGTATCTCCAGACCTTCGCGCCGGTATTCGCATCGACGACCTGTGCTTCCCCATCCTCGCGCGGGAACATACCGATGGCAGAAACAAACTTGTGCTCGACGTGATTCTTACGGAGTTCCATGCTGATCATGCCAACATCCCCATCCTTTACCTTGTCGAAACCGAGCTTGTTGATCTCGACGCCGGCATCCGTGACAAGATTGCCGCGCAGGAGCATGGCCTCGTCGGTGCCGGGATAGAGACCGGTTGTCTCGTCCTTCTCCAGACCTTCGATGGTTTCTCGGCTCGGGATGCGCGGATATGGAACCTTGGTTTGCACATCGGGTTTGTACCAGTTGAGGTTTGCGTACTGGGCTATGTCGAAGTGGAAGAGCAGGTTTGCGTCCACGACGGTGATCGCCGTATTGGGTCCGATGAACTTGGAGTCCATGTAGGCAAACTTTTCCTCGATGATCTCGCTGTCGGCGGAATCGATGGGGTTGATCATGAAGAAGCATTCGCGGCTGGGCGAATGCGCAATGTATCCGCGAGAATTCTGGACATTCATGAGGTAGTTGCAATCAAAGAGAAGATTATTGAAGCCAAGCCAGTTGGTCTTGGAAAAGATATCTCTCCAGAGAGAATAAACCTTATTATCGGCCATGGGTTGAAATTCCTCCTTAGCTCAGTGATTCGGCCTGGAAGTGGCCGATCATAACAATTTCATTATAGTATTGTTTCGAGGTTCAGTAGGCACCCATGATATATTGATCGCAGTTTTCTCCGGACCAATCGTCGACGCGCGCATGCTCTGCCCGATAGGATGCTTCACCATCCGGGTCCGGAACACCCCGATCGTTGTCCGCAAACACAACACGGGATATGCCTCCGTTGATGATCATGCGCTTGCAGAGTGCGCAGCAGTCC